ACAGGAGACGGGAAAATGATGATTATCGAGATTAGATCAGCAGAAGGTGGAATGGATTCTAAGCTATTGGTCGAAGACCAATTCAGAATGTATGTCAAGCGTTGCGCTTTGCACGGACTTTGACCCGGATACTAAGATCGAAATCACAGAGAAATCAGAAGGATTCATTGTCTTTCAAGTAAAAGGAAAAGACGCTCTTTTGCAAGAGTTATTTGGAAATGAGTCCGGTGGTCACAGAATACAAAGAGTGCCACCAACCGAGAAAAGAGGAAGGGTTCATACAAGCACAATTACTGTAGCTGTATTTGCTTCTGACTCTGAAAGACAAGAAGAAAAAGATAATGGACCGTATTCTGACTTAAATGAATACTCCAAAGATTTAGAGATCAAAACATGCAGAGGTTCTGGTGCTGGCGGTCAGCATAGAAACAAAACAGAAACCGCTGTGCAAGTAACGCATATCCCAACAGGACTTGCGGTTAGATCCGAAAACGGACGCTCTCAGTATCAAAACAAGATGACTGCTATCGAACAGCTTAAAGCAAAGCTGGTTTCCATAGAAAACGAAAAGAACAACAAGAGTCTATCGTTGGACAGGAAAAACCAAGTAGGTAGCGGAATGAGAGGCGATAAGAGAAGAACGATCAGGTATCAAGATGGAATTGTTACAGATCATATTCTTGGTATACAGTGGAATTTAAGAAATTATCTTAAGGGTGATTTCAAATATTATAGAGAGTAAACCGTGATGGCGATCGGAACTGTTTGCTAAACAGATTGTGCCTACCATAAGGCTAGGTATCAGGGTCGGAACCTGTGCTCTCTGCCAATTTTTTGGGGTGTTCTCTCTGAGAGAGCATCTGACTGCAAATCAGGTTGAGATTAGTTTGATTCTAATACACCCCTCCAATTATGGTTCATTGATGTAACGGATAGCATAAGAGTCTACGAAACTCTTTGAACAGGTTCGAATCCTGTATGAACCGCCAATTATGCCCGTATAGCTCAAAAGGACGAGCAACCGCTTCGACCGGGGGGATGTAGGTTCGAGTCCTATTATGGGTGCCAATTTTTTATGTTCTTGTAGCCTAACGGACAGGCACCCGCCTCCTAAGCGGAAAGCGAAAGCTTAATGTAGGTTCGAATCCTATCGGGAACGCCAAATAAAAACATGGAAGATAAAGCAGCAAGGTTCGCTGCCGCCGTCTCGAAAACGGATGGATCGTCTAATAAACGGTTGGCTTTCGATTAGTCTGTCTTCCTGAATTTCTCATCAATTAAATTGGTGATAATGTCTAAATATTTTTTAGATGAAGCTTCTTTAAAATATTTTTGAGATGATGTGTCGATAATGCAAAGTGAAATACTACGCTCTATACAAGCTTGAAATTTTCTAGAATCATTGTTTTGAATTTTGCTCAATTGCAATTTGCCAAATATAGGTTCATAGTGAAAAATCCCGTTTAGCTCAAACGCAAGTTTGAGAGATGGAATGTAGATATCAAGCTCTGAATTGATCGCGTCTTTTCTATTGAAGTGAAATTCTAAGTTTTGGTATTGTTTTGCCAATTCTTTTTGGCACCAAATTTCAAGCTTTGAAATTCTGTTTCCATATTGTTTATTTGCGTTATAATGCTTTGCATTGCAAGCCCTGGAGCAAAAAATTAATTTTGAGTTTTTTGACGAGCTCGTTTTTCTAACGAACATTTTTTGGCACAAATGACACTTATATTTTGTTTTTGCGTTAGAAGCCAAGTTTTTGCATAATTTTGTGCAGTATGAATTTTTGGAATTTTGTTTTTTTGATTTATTCAAATCTTTTTTAGTTCGTAGAAAAGCTTTAGAACAAAACGAACATTGCAATGTGTATATGGTAGGCATATCAATAAGTATATATCGAAACTGAATTTTCGATTAGTCTGTCTTCCTCCAAATTATGCGAATGTGGTGAAATGGCAACCACGACAGCCTTAGAAGCTGTTGCCTGTAATGGGCTTGAGAGTTCAAGTCTCTCCATTCGCACCAACTCATTTAGAAAAATGGACACCAACAAGAACTTGTCGTACACTTACTCTTTGTTGGAAAGAGAACAAACAAATGACACCTGACAGACTTGAAGAAATTTGCGCATCCGTGAATCAGATTCGTTTAGGGGTAATACCTAGCGAGCAAGACAGAGTAAGATATCTTCAAAGCTTAATTGACTTTGAAACAGAGCTTAAGTCACAGACTTTTTTGGAAATCTTGGTCCAAGACTTTCTTGTAGAAGTAAGGCTTGAGATTTTAAGCAGACCACTTTCCAAGTAACAAAAACATGCGGGTATGGTGTAGTGGTAACACAGCATCCTTCCAAGTTGTTATCGTGGGTTCGAATCCCGCTACCCGCTGGTTCCATTGATTTGCCTCTACGTGGCGGAACTAGAAACGTGATTATCACGGCTAAAAATCAACTTATTGTCTATAATTGTCTGAATTATGGACAAATATTTTGCAGAGTTTTTCTCTTTAAAGTATTTCTGTTGACTTGTATCAATGATACAAAATTCGATGCTTGCAGCTAAGCAAGCTTGAAATTTTCTAGAATCATTGTTTTGAATTTGAGTCAGCTTATCAGAGCCAAATATGGGCTCGTAATGAAAAATACCGTTAAGCTCAAATGCCAGCTTAAGCGAAGGGATAAAGATATCAAGTTCCGAGTTGATTGTATCTTTCCTGTTAAAGTGAATCTCTAGGTTTGGATATGAACTTACAAGTTCCGATTCCAGCCAAGCTTCCAGCTTGGATCTTCTGGTACCATGAGTCTTGTTTTTATTATTATAGGTGACACTACAAGACCTACAGCAGAACAAGTTTCCACTCTTTGAGTCTTTTGCTACGCGCGCGGCTTTAACAATTGGCGTACTACATTGTTTGCAGTTGGTAGCAAATTGCTTGGTCTTATATATCGCAAAGCATTTCTGAGAGCAGAATCGACCAGTGTTTGAATCGGATTTGTTGTAAACTTTTGTAATCGCTCTTTTTTGTTTGCCAAAGTGCGAGTGACATACATAACATTCACACAGTAAAATATCACCAGATTTGGCTGTGCGGTATTCTCTATCAGTAAAAAGCGGTTTCATACAATTAAGTATGATGCAAATTTCATTTTCGAATCCCGCTACCCGCTCCAAAACAAGAAAAGCCGACACGATTCCGTGTCGGCTTTTTCGTTTCCATACTTATGCTTAAGGAGACAACAAAACAATGTCAGCAAAAGCATTCTTCATAAAACTTGGCGCGATAAAAGAAATGTACTGGCGTGGATTGACCATGAGACAATCCCTTGATAACGCAAAGGGAGATAGATTGATAACAATCGACTCACCTAGAAGGCTTGCGGAGCTTCTTGATTTTGGCAGAGACTATAAGCCAGATCCAGGCAAGAAGGGAAGATGGGACCAAAGCATTCATCCATGCGCAGTTCAACATAAGATCAATACTCAGAGCTTTGGAACAAAGAACATGGACTGCGATGATCATGCAGTTTATTGGTGTGCTATGATTTTGAAGAACAAGCTTGCAGACAGAGTTTGGTTTACAACAATCAACTGGAGCGGTAGCGGTCACGCTTTCTGTGTTTATCAAATTGGTAACGACTTCTATTGGGGCGACTACATGTATCCAGCAAAGACAGAGGGCAAGTGGGGATACATTGACTTGGTTAACCAAGCTTACGGATACAAATCAGCAAAGCATACGGTTATGTTTGACGTAGAGTTTGATCCAGACACAGATTCAATCAAACTCCGCTCTCCAGAAGTCAAATGTTTTTGATTGTGATATTCTGAAAACAATCAATGTCGCTTCCTGATCCACCATATACCTATGATGATCCTAGATTGTTATATGACGAGGTTTGTTTCTTCTATGATGGAGGATATGACCTTGTTTGCTTAGCAGGTCCGGTCATTGTTGGAAAGGGTGGAGGTTCTTCCGATTCAGGTAAGAAGCGTGTTGAGGAACCAAAGAAGAACTTTGTCAACATATTCATTGAGCACAAGCTCATTTCTGTTAACGGAGTTCCCTATCATCCAGACGAAGATCCAGAATGGTTTCGATTCGTTGGAGAAAACGATCAGATTGATATCGTCATCGATGGCGTCAAGATTGACATTACCAAGCCAATGGTTGAAGGTAAGTTCTTGGAAGCCGTTAAACGAATCATGAACTACAGCGGAAGCTTTGAATCCAAGGCAGAAGTTCTTGAGAACGTTATCGTGTCCTCAAGCTTTTATATAACCACCAAATCTATGGAACCACCTGTGGTCCTCGAAAGAGTTTTGGAGCCGTATTCGGATTATAGAATTGATTGTGAGCTTATTGTGGAGAAAGTTCCCGGCTCTGATGCAGACAAAGATGATGAGTGACACTATTTATTCGATGAATAAAAATGTATGGAGATTCTAAGATGAGTTCAACAACTGTAAAATTGAAGCTTAACGAAAGCCAAGAATTGAAGTTCAAGCTTCATGTTCAAGGAACAACCTCAGAGCCAGGTGCTCAGAACCCTCAGTTTCGCTTTGTCTTAACCGAGAAAGATGGAGATGGCAAAGGTTTGGGTCTTGTTTTCCCTGTTAGAAAAGAAGAGAACGGAACCGTAGCCGTTTGCATTCCCTCCATGGATGAAGGACTTATCAAGGAAAACAAGTATTACGTTGGCAAGATGGAAGTCTTGATGGGCTCAAGGTACTTCACACCAACCGTTCTAGACATTCAGTTTGAAAGAGAGTTCAAGATCACAGCAGAAGCGATTGTTCAAAAGGCACCAGCTTCATCTGCTCAAGCTTCACTCAACGAGCAACAGGCAACTGTTACCTCTGAATATGTTAGCGTCGTATCTTCTGCTCCGCAACAACAACATCAACAGCCACAAGTTCATGTGCAACCAAAGTTCAAGATTACTGCCGAGGATATCAGAAATTCCCACGGCAGCGAGACTCAGTTGAAAGCTATCATTGCAGAAAAGGTAGCGCAACAGATTCCAAGAAACTCAAGCGAGTTCCTTCCTTATGTTGAGAGTGCCTTCAAAAAGGTAAGAGCAATGATAAAGGAAGCTCAAACCCATGCTACGCCATCATCATCATCAACAAAAACCGTTCCTCTCTTAGAAAGAAAAGAGAAGCTATCCGTTGAAGAACTTATGAGCATTGTCACAAACTCCAAAAACAAGTGATACAATAAAAAAATAAGTATATTACTTCATGTTTCGTGCAGGTCATACTTAGACTAAACTATAGTATGACCTTCTTTTGTTCCGCTTAAGAAGTCCCAATTGGAGAATCGTGTGGCAACCAACTATCCATATGGGATTGATATTTACAACAATCCCGCATCGACAAATCATTTAAGTGACGCAGCAGTCCCACACGCTGCTCAGCATTCGAACATAAATGATGCGATGACAGCGGTTCAAAATTGGATTGGTGTCTCGGCATCAATGCCGATGACAGGCGGTCTTTCTTACACGATAGAGTTTAGAATCCACAACGTAGTTTCTGGTCATAGCCATGATGGTATCAACTCAAGACCAGCAGCAGTAGGCATACCGTTAGTGCAAGGCTCCGTAGTAGACGGAGTTTACTCGTTTGTATCTGGTTTATTTCCATTCAGCAGCAGTACGCCTGTTGGGTATGCTGTTGATGAGATCAACCAATACTTGCTCCATGTGAGTTCTGCTTTGTTGAATGTGAGTGGAGTCGTAACAGCGTCCCTTGATCCAAGGCAGTTGCTCTTGTTATCAGAAGATGCTGGAGGTCCGTACGAAGGCTATGAACCCGGAGCTTATAGAGAGTCTGGATACATCAATAACGTATTCCTAACGCAGTCTACTTGGTGGGAGACTCCTGCAAAGGCAAAAAAGATTTTGCAAACTAACATTCTGTATAACCGAAACAAAACAATTAGCAGCATAACGCAGAGTGTTTACGCTTCCGATGGTGTCACTGTAAGGAAAACAACAATTGACACAATCTATTATTCTGGAATTATAGAAACTCACAGAAGCAGGTCCATATTTTGATTCGTTCGGATCTATTTAGTCATAGATTGTAACCAAGTTTGAGGTAAAACAAAATGTCGTTAGCATCACCAGTTTCAATAATCTATAACTCAGAAGGGTTCGAAGTAACCCTAAGTCAGTCCATGGCAGTCGCAACGACTCAGCCAGGTCTAATGGTTGCAGGCTCTAGCTCCCTTGGAACAAGATTTCTAAAGCTAGACACAGATGGCACTCTTTTCATCACTGGCGCTTTGAGCACCGTGGCAGCAGGTACACAGACTATAACTGGTAACGTTTATGTCTCAAATCCATGGGCATTTGCAACAGCAAGCAACAACGCTCTTCTTGTTAACCAAGGTCTTTCAAGCTCCTTTGTGAATGCTTGGAAGGTTGTTATCACAGACGCAAACAGCTCGATCTTTGGCACTTCCACAACTCCTCTTTGGGTTACAGGTGCAATGACCGTTGCTAACGTTGTAACCGTCACAGGTTCCGTTATTGCAAAGACAATTGCTTCGACAACAACTGTTGTTTCTTCAACAAACGCTTCGATAACAAACTTCACAATAATGCCATCAAATCAAAATAGATCACATGCGTTGTTCTACAAAACAGGTGGTGGAACCGCATACCTTAAGCTTGGTGCAACAGCTTCTCCAACAAGCTACACCGTACAGCTACAAAACAACGGCTACTACGAAATCCCTGAGAGATACACAGGTCAGATTGACATAATCTTCTCGGCTGCTGGTGCCGGAACCGTGGTTTCAACAGAAGTTACATTCTAAGAATAACTAAAATAGAAGCTTTTTTGAGTGGGTACTATTTACTTGGTATCCACTTAAACTTTTTCAACAGGTCATATGCCACTTACTATTGACGATCAATTTATTGCGTTAAACGACGTTTCCGGCTCCGCGATGGACGTCAGAGTTGCCAATTCAATCAACGGCTTATCTCAAAGCTTTTTCATCTTTGGTGGCGTTGACCAAACAAACTCTGCAAGGTTTTTGAAAGTAGACAGTAGCGGAAGTATGCAGGTAATCATTTCGGGAACAAACTCCATTGTTTCCGTTTCGAATATGCCTATAACTCAAGCAGTTAACTTGGTCACTGGCTCAGCAGGATTTAACGCAAACAGTCCATTTTGGGTAACTGGTTCTGTTCAATCAAGCGCAGTCTTCCCAAGTTCATTGAACGTAACTGTAGTTACTTCGTCTGTTACACAAAGCGTTTATCTTGTTTCTGGCGCAGCAGGCTTTAACTCCAATACTCCATTGTGGGTCACAGGCGCAGTACAATCTAGTGCTGTTTTTCCTAGTTCGTTGAACGTTACTTTGGTAACGTCTTCTGTAACAATGTCCGTTCTTCAACCAAGCGTTACAGCAGGCACAGGCTCAACTGCTCCAATAAGCGGTGTTCTCGTTGGGGGAACAGACTCTCAAAACAGATTCCAAGAAATCAAAGTTGATGCTGCCGGTACTCAATATACAACAATCACCTCTCCTTCTGGAGCTTTGGCAGGGTTGTCTGCTTTCGTATCGACTTATGGAACGTTGAGAACCTCAGACGAGCCAGTTGCTCTCTTTTCAGAAGACTTTGATTCGGCAACCATCGACACAACAAACAAGTGGATAACAGGCTCTCAATCTGGTGCCAACATGGCAATCATCAGCGGAGCTTTAACAATGTCTGTCGGTGTCGCGGCTAACGCAGGCACATACATACAATCCAAAGCAGCATTTCCTTCTGTTGGTCTTGGGTTTAGACTTCTTGGATTCACCAACAAAATAGAAACTGCCGCAATCACCAACAATCATAAGTTTTGGGGATTTGCAAGCCAATCTGGCACATGGACTACTACTGCTCCAATCACAAACGGAATTGGTTTTGAACAGACCATAGCCGGAGAGTTTTTTGCTTCTGTTTATTCGGACAACTCGAGAATTTTCTCTCAATCACTAACCAAGCCTACAGACGGCGCTATCCATAGATATGCTCTTGTAACAAGAGCCGATGCTGCCTTCTGGTACCAAGATGGTATTGAAATTCCTGTCGCTTCAACTAACTTTCCGTTAATATCAGCCTACAGCTTGCCAATCAGATTCCATACGCTTAATCACAGCTCTGGACCTGCTTCACAACCCACATCATCTCTTCGTGCTGTTGGTATGGCAGATTCGGCAAGAAGCAGCGTAGCAATTTCTGACGGAGCATATCCTTGGAGAAAAGCAACGGTTGACTTCAACAATGCGGTCATAGCAAAAGAGTACACCCCAAAAACTTTCGTTGTTCTTGTAACTGGTTCAACAATAGCCTTGACAAAATCTATGGTAAGTTTGCACAATGCATCAACCGAAAGAACTGTCAAGGTGCAATCAATCAGAATTATTAACGCACAATCTGCATCAATTACAGGTATCCAGGCACAGTTTCAACTGCTAAAAATCACAAGCCATTCAGCAGGTGTCAACTTGTTCTATGACGCATTTGATTCAATTGATACGATAGATGCAAGAATAACAGCAAAAACAAATGCTACAATCACTGGTGAAGCCGTAAGACCTCTCATGAGACGTTATTGGAAATCGGATGAGTTCACACCGGCAACACTTATTCCCCCAACGTTCGAACTTGCATTGCAAAACCTTTTCTATAGCTATGAAGCAAAACCTGGACTAAAACCAATAACAATTAGACCAAATGAGGGATTGAGTCTTAAGCAAATAACGGCATCTGCTTTGGGATCCTTTGACGTTGAGCTTATTGTTACGGAAGATACAATTTACTGAAATACTTGAGCAACATGTTGTAAAACATAAGCTACCTTGAGTAATTAAGGTAAAGGGGTTTGGATATGACAACAACAAAATCATCAAGTTTCAACAGCCGCAATGAAGACGTTACTGTCAAAACTAAAAATGTCAAAACCCAAACAACAAAAAAGAAATACGATCGAGTTTTAATTCTTGGTGGTGGTGGAGTCAAAGGTTCCTTTCAAATCGGAGCTATCAAAGCTTTGATGGAGCAAGGAATCAAGTGGGATCTCATTATTGGAGTATCTGTCGGAGCCTTGACAGGTTCTTATCTTGCTATGTATAACAAGAGCGAGATTCAAGAAGGCGTTGACAAGCTTGAGAATTTCTGGAGGACCAAGATTAAGAACGATACAATCTATAAGCCTTGTGGACCAGGGTTTTGGAAATATGCAATTGCATTCTTCACCAAGTACGTCAACTCAACCGAACCTCTAAGAAACCTTATCAACGAGAATTGGGACTTTGAAAAGCTAAGACGTTCTGATGTTGACTTCATTCTTGGGACCACTTCTCTTCTCACAGGCAGATACGAGAACATCAACAAGTACCACGAGGGAATGACAGACTGGATCATGGCATCCTCCGCATTCCCAATCTTGTTTCCTTCTATCAAGGTTGCAAATGATGAATACATTGATGGCGGACTTAGAAACAACGTTCCAATCAACGATGCTCTTCATTTCGATGTTAAACATATCGACGTAATCTTGTGTGAACCTTACGGAGATCACGCAAAGACTCTAAAGAAGAACAAGAATCTCATCGACGTTATTGTAAGAACAACAGAAATCTTGTCAGATGAACTATTTCTAAATGACTTGAAAGAGATTTGCTTTTTCCAAAACATAAACATCGACGTATATTCGCCAGTCTCTTATCTAACAAGCGAAACCCTGAACTTTGATCAGAAGCTCATAAACGAAATGGTAGATATTGGTTATACTTCCAGAAGGAAAGTCTCTGTAAAGAGAAGGTCATGGAGCAGGTATGCCTCTACGAAAGATCAACAAACCCAAGAAGAAGCTGAAAGAGCCAACGGAACAGGTAGAACAAATTACCCAACCGATGCAGTCGTCACAGACTCCCTCGGAATCTCAGCCAACAAGTGTGACACCATCGAAAAGTAGTGCTTCTTCTTTTTCTGTTAAGAAGCCAATAGATGTAAACGGCTTCAGGATAGAGTCAAGGATAAGGGAACTCGAAAAGGAGTATCAGCTAGCTCATCAAAAGATGAATCAACTGATTCACTCAAAGCAAGAGCTTGCCAACATTCTTACCTATGCCCAAATTCTCATAAATCTAAGCAAAAAGATTGCAAAATGGAATGAAGTCAAGTCTCTATATGAGCTAAACGTCAAAGTAAACTTGTTTGAATCTGAGCTAACATTGCATGAGTTGCAAAGACTAGCCTCAGAACTTGAGCCTTTGATTCTAACTATGGACAACCTTGCAACCTCTGCTGCTACAAGTGGTGACAGCGGATTTGAATTATCGTCTGTTTATCTTGAATTTAGGCGTCAAAAGAGGATATATGAGCACTATATTGGCTCAATTCAGATAGCAAAGACCCAAATAGGCACGTTTGAACTTGATTCAAGTTTGCTGGACGATTGATAATAATCGATCCTGTTTATAGTTTTGTCATTCCGATCTATCCTACAGAATCCAAATGTACGTTCTTGGATCAGAATCGGAAACACAAATATGACCAAAAAGCAAGACGAAAACAATAACCAGCAGCAGGCACCAACAAAGTTCGTTAATCTGCACGCGCACTCCAATTTCAGCATTGGCGACGCTATTGGATTTCCACAAGAGCATATTGACTATGCCATCGAGAACGGTCTTGATTCTCTGGCATTGACAGACCATGGAAACCTTAACGGTTATTCTCATCAATACTTTCACCACGAGAAGCTAAAGAAGAGCGGATCGAAGTTCAAAGCAATTCCAGGCGTAGAAGCTTATTTCATTGACTCTCTAAGTACATGGAAGACTCTTAATGAAGAGCGCAAAGAGCAGGCTCGTACAGACAAGGCAGCAAAAGAACAGGCTGCACTTGCTAAGAAAAACAAGAACGATCCTGCTGTTGAGTTGATTGGAGACGAGTTCGCAGAAACAAAGGCAGACCTCCAAGAAGAGTATGAAGGTGGCGAAGTAAAGGTCGTTGTTGATGAAGACGAATCTGGAGATTCTACCGTTGAGAACGAACAGGAAACGAAAACCTACAACAAGTTCTCCGATCCAATCAAGCAAAGAAACCATCTTGTTCTTCTTCCAAAAAATCAAGAAGGACTTTACTCCCTTTTCAAGCTAACATCAGAATCCTTCATCAACGGATACTACAAGTATCCTCGAATCGATTTTGATCTGCTTAGGAAGTATGCAAAGGGGAATCTTGTTGCAAGCTCTGCCTGCATCGGTGGTCGTCTTGCGAGAACCATTTTTGATAATCAGTCTGCCGAGTTTGAGAAGTGGGGTCTTGATACCATTCACGACAACGAGGAAAAGATTCAAGCGGAACTTGCTTCGGTCATCGAAAGGTTCCACGAAGCTCTTGGAGACAAGAATCGGGAGAGTTTTTACCTTGAGTTGCAGTTCAACAAGTTGCCTACCCAACACCTTGTCAATTATCACCTCATGGAAGCCTCTAGGCGCCTCTCTACGCCACTCATTGTAACTTGTGATAGCCACTATGCCCGTCCTGAGCAATGGCGCGAGAGGGAAATCTATAAGCTTATGTCATGGTCTTCCAAGACAAAGGAAGTTGTTGATAAGGATTCGATTCCAGAAAAGATTGAACAGCTTAAATGCGAACTCTATCCAAAGAACGCACAGCAGCTTTGGTCAACCTACAAAGACTTGAAGCAGACCTATGATTTCTATGATGACTCAATTGTCAAAAAGGCAATCGAGCAGTCTTACATCATTGCTCATGACCAGATTGACAAAGACGTTATTGAACCAAACAAGAAAGTAAAGCTTCCAGCTATCGGACTCTTGGTTGACAACAAGAAGCGTCTTGCTGAATATTTCTCAAACGACAAGTTCAAAAACTCTGATGGCGAGACAGATGAGGATCTTGTTGCTTTCCAAGAGTTAAAGCACAAGTCAATTGAAGGTCTTGTATGGCGCAAGAAAGATTCTGATCCAAAGTACGTGGACCAGATGAAGTATGAGCTTGACACAATCAAGCATCTTAAGATTGCCAAGTATTTCCTTACTTACGAGAAGCTCATGAAAGAGCTACAGAACGAAATGTTGACCGGACCCGGAAGAGGTTCGGCAGCAGGAAGTCTTGTTGCTTATTGTTTGTCGCTTACTCAAGTCGATCCAATCAAGTACGGTCTTCTATTCAGTCGTTTCTTGTCGAAGGTCAAGTTCGGTTGGCCAGACATTGACTCCGATTGCTCTGACAGAGAAAAGGCACTTGAGATTATCACCAAATATTTCGGTGAGCAAAACGTTGTCGCAATCAGCAACTTCAATCAGTTGCAGCTTAGAAGTCTTATCAAAGACGTCTCGCGTATCTATGGTCTTTCCTTTGAAGAGGTAAACAAGCAGACAGGTGCCATTGAAGCAGAAGCACGTCAGGTGGCAAAGTCTGTTTCGGGATTCGACGCAGCTACTTGGGTTCTCACCTACAACGAAGCGTTCAACAACTCAAAGACTTTCAGAAAGCTAATCGAGGATAATCCATCGTTCGCTCAAACCATTCAAGTCTTGTTTAAGCAGATCAAGTCTCAGTCAAGACACGCTGGAGGAGTTCTTATCACGGACAACGCTCCAGCAAACATGCCTCTCGTAAAGAGTGGTGGTGTCGTACAGACTCCATGGACAGAAGGATTGAACTATCGTCATCTTGAAGGTCTTGGATTCTTGAAGTTCGATATTCTTGGTCTTGGTACTCTTCGAATGTTTGAAGAAACAATCAGGAAGATCATTGCAAAGAAGAATGGCGTAAACCCAAGATACGTCTCTTTCAAAGAGATAAACGATTGGTACTACAAAAACGTCCATCCAGACAACAACATGATGGATGACATTAACGTTTTCAAAAACATCTATTGGGAAGGTAAATGGGCAGGTATTTTCCAGTTCGTTCAACCACCAGCACAGAAGTTCATTCAGAGAATGAAACCACGCAACGTCATTGACATTGCTGTAGCAACCTCTATCTTCCGTCCCGGTCCTCTTGGAGCAGGTGTAGATAAAATCTACCTTGAAAACCGCAAGAATCCAAAGAAGATCAAGTACGATCATCCTCTTCTTGAAGAGGTGCTTTCCGATACGTATGGTGCGGTTATTTTCCAAGAGCAGCTACAGCTTGTTTATCACAAACTTGCCGGAATGCCTTTGGAAGAAACAGACGCGGTTCGTAAGGCTTTCACCAAGAAAGACATTTCCAACAAGGATAAGGCAGCACAAGACAGACAGAAGCTTCGTGAGGATTTCTTGAAGCGTTGCTTGGCAACAAACAACGTTCCAGAGAAGCTATCGGGACAAATCTTCGATGACCTAGAGAAGTACGTTAGCTACTCGTTCAACAAGTCTCACGCTGTATCCTATGCCACCGTATCGTATCAGTGTGCTTGGTTCTTGAACTACTATCCAGACGAATGGATCACAACCTATATCGATTATTGTGTCACCGAAAAGGGCAAGGTAACTGGCAAGGATGATCCAAAGGAAGTGGCTATCGGAGAAGCTAAGTCTCTTGGTTATCTCATTGGTAAAGCAGATATCAACTATTCTGATATTGGATATGCTGTTCGCAGAGAAGGGGAGGATAAGATTCTCACTCCGTCTTTTGCTTCGTTGAAGTATTGCGGCGTTAGCGTTGTCAATGAAATCAAGAAGAACCGTCCCTACAAGTCTCTTAATGACATAATGTTTGAAAGAGACGGTAAGACTTGGAGACACAGCAAGTTCAATAAGCGCGCACTTGAAACCCTTGTTCGTCTTGGTGCTCTTGATTCTATGAATCTCGTCGGTTCAGAAGGTCAGCAGTTTAAGAACTACAAGCAGCTTCACCACGTTATTGTTGAAAATGCAGATAAGCTTAAGCGTGAGTCTGCGAAGAAGAAAGCCACAAAGGAATCCGTTCAAGAGATAATCACCAATCTCATTGCCGAAGCACAGGAAATTCCCGATTGGAATCAGAAGGAAAAGATTGAGTCTTTCCGCTCTTTGGCAGGAAACGTAGGAATCGAATTGATTATCACACCAGATATTCAGAAGTATCTAAGGTCATCTGGCATAAGGTCAATCGACAACTACTCAGATGAGTCGGAAACCTATTGGGCAATCGTCTCAACCTGCAAGATTGCCAAGACAAAAACTGGCAAGACCTATTTGAAGGCACAGCTTCGTGGAGAACTTGACTCAAACGTCAACTGCTTCATGTGGAGTTTCAGAGAAGGTAAAGATAAGCCATTGCCAGAAAACACTTTGATTCTTGGCAGTTTCAAGAAGTCTGATTTTGGATTTGCAACGCAGATGAACAAGGTTGATGTAGTTTTTGAGCACGATAATACTTCTCCGTCTCTTGAAAAAGAGTGAGAATGAGTTATGCTGCATATTTAACACTATCCTGGAAAATAGTGGAGATATGCAGAAATGACCATTAACGAAAAAGACATTCAATCTCTAGTGAAAGAATCGCTAGATGGTGTACTCAAGAGCAGCGGAGTAAAGTTTCCTGTGGCAGTCACCAAAAAGAGTGAGAAGACAACCATTGTTGAGTCCGCCAAGGAAAAAACAAAAGCGATTGTAGCCTCTCTCAAGGAAGCCCTTGTCCTTACCCCAAAAGCCTTCTTGAACAAAACAGAAAAGCTCTCAGAGCGTACAAAGCAGGCACACGAAGTTCTCTACAAAGGCTACATCGAAACCTTCAACAAGGTTTCCATAAAGCTTGATTCTGCCGCTAGAGACGATGCAAGCTCAAACGCAAGCGATTTCCGTTCTCTCAAAATGGATGAACAATACAACTTGAATGCCATTAAGCTTCATGAGTTGTATTTTGGAAATATCGGAGACTTGGCTTCTGAAATAACCTTCGAATCCATTCCTTTTATCAAGCTCAATCAGAGCTTTGGTAACTTTGAGAAGTGGCAATATGACTTCATTGCTTGCTGCATGGCATCAAGAGAAGGTTGGGCAGTAACCTATTACGAACCAATGCGCGGAGTCTACGTTAATGCAGTCATTGACGGACACGCAGTTGGAGTTCCAATGGGATGCGTACCTATTATCGTTATGGATATGTGGAGCCATTCGTACTACAAGGAATATGCGAATGACAAGAAAGCTTATGTCATATCCATGATGCGTGAACTAAACTGGAATGTGATCGAAGCTAGAATGATCGTGGCAGAGAGATCGGAGCTTACAAAGCTTTATCAGATCGTTCCTCTTGTCAACAACCAACCAGAAGTTATGTTGAACAACGCTTCTGCAAACGCTCTACCAACACCAGTACAACCAACCTCAATCCCTGCACCAGTGGCAAGACCAGCTTTGGGTCCAGGGTTTCAAGGCGGACCAGACGGAAGCAATCAAGGAAGATAAGACAAAATGAAAATCTCTAAAGAAATGATTCTTCAAATCGCTCGTGCAGAAAAGCTCAAAGAGCAACGCAGAGCAAACAGCAAGAAAAAGCTAATCAAGGAAGATGAACAATCTCCTTATCCTGGCGCTATGCGCGATACTGCTCCTGTGGTTCAAAAGAACGTTTCTTTGGACCAAGCAATCGATCGCTACCTTGTTCGTTATGAAAGAGAAGCAATCCCATCTTCCGCAATGTACGAAAGTGCTTTTGCAAAGGGTTCGTTGATTGACTTGTTCGAAGCTATCATGAAAGAACAAGATGATCCAATGGCAGGTATGGATATGGGAGACGATGCTGGTGGTGGCATGGATGACGCTGGTGGAGACTCTGGTGGCGGTGGAGGAACCGACGGTCCTCCAATGACAAAGACCCCAAGAATTGACCTCAACAACTTCGCAATGGGCGTGGCACGTCTTGTAAACAACTACCAATCTCTCATTGATCCAAAATCGATTATTCTTAATCGTGCAGAGCAGTATATCGCAAATAACTACGACGAGCGTACAGGTAAAGAACTTGTAGATATGTTGAAGAACAACTACGGTCTTTCCGCTGTTACTCAAGATGGTAGCGAATACGGTCAGGGAGATCCACAGAATCAGTCTCCAACTGACTATACACTAGGCGCAACAGGTGGAGGAGATCTTTCAGCTCCTTCTTCTGGTGGTGCGGTTGGTGGTGAAGGCTGAAACGCAAAGGCTGAAAAGCCATGAAAAAGAAATCGTTAGTTAGAGTAGAGATAGATTCGGATTCCCTTTTGGATTTCCGAAAAATCCTATTTGAACAAGGTATCGCAGCAGAAACCTTTTTCTCTCACTTGGTCCGAAGGGGCACAACGAGAGACGAAGCCGTATTGAATTTGATTAAGGAGGCAGCAAAGGAAAAGAAGTCTGATTTGTTCAAAGAGAGCAACATGAGAAAGAAAAGCTTGGATGCGAACGCAATATACGCGATGATCCAAGAAGAGCTAGAGCAGGAAAAACTCGACAATAACATAGAGGAGTCGGATAATGACTGACAACAACAAAAAACCTTTACTTCAAGAACTCAAAGACGCCTTCCTTGAAGGGTACAACTCTTCCAGAATGGAAAGAGAGTCGTCCAAAAATATTGTGATTAACCCTTCACAAGAAGAGCTTCTTAATGAAACAAGAAAGTTCGAAAACGAAATGTTGATTGAGAAGATCAGCAGACTTGAAGCAAACATTACCGTCCTCAAGGCTCAGATTAATGAGTTCATTGTTAAGGAAAAAGAAAAACAAGAGATTCTCATACAGATGACAACGGTTTTTGAAGAAGTTCTCTACTCTCTTGAAGAGCAGGGAATCTTATCAAAGAACGAACTTCCTGCGCTGCAAGAAAAAAAGAAGAAAAGCGACGTTATGGTTAAGACAACTTCTCCTTCCTCTCAACAGCAAGGTAGTGCCGTATCCATTCCAAAGAAATATGACCTAAACTGAAATTTGAGGATTATGATTATGATTACTACTGTTTTATTGAAGACAAAGATGGCTCTTGCTTTTGCTTGGATTAAGCACAATTGGAAAACCATCGGTATCGGATTGGCAATGGCAGCAGTCATTGGATACGGTATATTCACCAAGAGAAAAAATGACGAACTTGTCAGAAGCTTACAAAAGGCTCTGGAAGACTCAAGGAAGGACTTTGATAAAGCTTCCGAGAATCACAGACAGGAGATTCTTCGCAGAGACTTGATTGAAGAAAAGTACAAGAAGGTCATTGTAGACCTAACTGAGAAGTACGGTGAGGCAGTTGCAAAGGTTGACAGAGAAAAGAGTCAAGCCATTCGCCAAATCATTACCGATACTCAAGACAATCCAAGAATCATGGCATCAAGACTGAACATGGTTCTCGGTATTCCACTTTATGAAAACGGAGAACGTCCATGAGAAAAAAGATTCTTGCAGCAATTGTGGCTTTGTCTTTATGTCTGTCAACTACGGCATATGGTCAAGATCCAGACTTAACACAGCCTGGGGCTAGAAGTGTCACTGTTGGAGAGACAACTGTAACATACGTCTTACCGACTCCACCAACACTTACGCTTACTCCACCAACGATTTTGTCAAATCCGCCATCAGACGCAAGACTATATCCACTTATGTTCCGCGAGCAAGCTCCATACAACGGAGTATTGTTCAATGGACCAGCAAGTGCATGGCTTGAAGCAGAAAGAACTGCCCTTCCACGCTATCTAGCGGAATACCAAAATGCAATCACAGCACAGATGGTTGCATGGACTTACATGGAGCTTGAACAAACAAATCTTCGTCTTGCCACAGAACGTGAAGACGGAAGAATCAGGCAGGCTGCGTTGGAACGAGAAATCGCCTTGACACGAAGATTGTCAAGGCGTTCCGTATTACGTCCAGTCTTGTTAGTTGGCTTTATTGTGCTTACCATCGGTGCAGCGGGTACCGCTACAGCATACGTCATTGGTAGAAATCATTGAAACTGTCGGGAAATAGGGCAGCTAAAGAATATTTACCAAGTAGTTTACATTTAGGAAATCAGGTGTTATTATGAGTAAGTTGTATATGAAGAACTCAGATGGAAAGCCATCTGCCAGTTTGACGATGGCACTTTTGTCGTTCGTCATTGTTACTGCTTGGTTGGTATTTTGGGTAGTAGGTACAGCATTCGGTCTTCACAACATTCCGGCATTTGAGTCAACTGTAGCGATGGGGTATATGACTCCATTGCTCGGTTTGTATTTTGGTCGCAGATGGAATGAAGGAAAAGTTACCGATGCGAGTCAAAGCTCTGATGAAGCTGTTGACGAATCGCTTCCAGAAGAAGAAGAAGAGGAAACCACAGAACAACAAGAAGAAGAAACAGTAGAAGAAGAACAAGCTCCCGTAACAGTAGCTCCAGCAACTACAACTACCAATAAAAGAGGCAAAAGATCATGAGTTTCGCTAAGAAGAATAAGTCGTTTAACCTTTCTCCGCTCACCAAGATGATTCGTGAGGAAGCAGGCAAGCTCGTGAAGGAGCAGGTTGGTAAGAATAGCTTTAACAAGTGGGCACTTGATCTACTCAAGTCTGAGTATGGAAGTCAGATTCCTGCTTCGATCAACGTGGGCAACGTAATCGATTTCCTACAGGGAAGCAAGTTTAAGCTCAAGCCAGAAGAGTTTGAGGCACGCAAGACCATTCCTGCGTCCTATGCAAGTCTCTTGAATCAGTTTAAGAACCGTGATAACGGTCGTTCCATTCCTTCGGATTCGGAAGTCGTTCCAGACGACGAAGAGCAGGAAGATAAGCTTTCGTATCGTCAGGGTGATGTTCCTCTTGACGTAATTGGTCAGGAAATGGGAATGACCAAGATGGGTGCGGCAAAGAAGATTGATGCCGCAGCAGCGAAGCTACAGCGTCTTGCCGGTGGTGGAGACGAAGACGATGGCGTTGCAACGATGCTTGCAAACGTGGACAAGGCTCGTCAGTCCGCAGCAGCAGACTATCTCGTGCTTCTCAACGCAAGCAAGGGAAATGTCAATTCTTTCTTGAAGGCAATCCAGGCAGCGAAGCTTGTCAATATCGAAGATGATATCGGCATGGTCAGCAACATCGAGAAGAGCGCAATCAAGGAACTCTACAATTCTCTCAAGACTCATGGTCGCGATGTAGCTATGGAAATGCTTATTTCTGATGCGGAGTCTGATCCTTCCGATCGTATTTGGAAGACCTTCCAGGCTGCTGTCGCACGTAAGGCAAGTCCTCGTAGGAAGAAGGGTGAGGTCTGATCTATTTAGCTAGGTATGGGACACAACTCCTCACAAACATTCCTAGCTAAACTCAGATCGTTATTCTCTCTACCAGAAGAAGACCTTCTTTTAGAGCAACCAGAACAAATACAAAACCTTAACAAAACAGTTGAAGAGCATGGGTGGTATCCAAACGAGGATGCTGCCCATTTTGCGTTTTGCAAATCTTATAGATTCGACAACAACAAAGAGTTCTCAGACTTTTGCTTAAAGGCATTTACCGAAAAGACCTCCAGTCACGTTCACATTGATATGAACGCAAGCAAGAAAATGTTGGTCAGCGTAAATGTATATTCAGATGGTAACGACGGCAGGCTCTATATTCATTGCTTGAAGACTTGCCTAGTCTTAGATAAGGAGTATGAAGATCATGGCAAAAAACAAAGAGAAGAACAGTAAGGTTCTTGTTGGAAAAAAAGATGAAATGACCCTCGTTAGCGAAGGGTATGATGTTGACGTAGATTCAATGTTTTCTGACGAGCAGCAACAAAAAGACAAAAAGAAGTTCAAGAAGCCGAAGGTTAGAGAAGAAGAGCCAATTCTCAAAGAGTCCGATTCCGAAGAATCTTTTGAAGAATGGGAAGACTACATCAAGTTCTCTGTAGGTGGAAATAACCTTATCATCCACGGCGAGATTGAATCGGTTGCCTACAATGAAGACGACAAGATTTTGAGAGTCTCTATCAATTCGTACGATACCGTTGTGAAGACAAAGGCTTCAAAACTAGTAAAGTCCTTTATGAAGGGTCCAGCTTCCGAGAATAGCCTGTGTTTCCATAACATAAAGTGGAACGAAGAGCTTATGTTTGATGTTGACGTGTTTGGGTCGATAATTCAAGATATCGCGGTAAATGTTTTTAACATTGCACTGGTTGTAAAACTGAGCTAGCTTCATATTTAAGAGAAATATAGGTGAATCTACATGTCAACAATCAGAGAACAAATGGAACTTGAGAAGCAACGTCGCAATCGTGCTCTAGCTAACCTAATCAAAGAAGCGGTTATAAATACCATTGCGGAACAACAAGCTCCATTGGCAGCAGATCCAATGTCAGCAGCACAGCCTGCTCCTCCACAAGCACAGACTCCTCCACCTCCTGCAACACCAGATCAAAACTCTCAACAGCCTGGCGTACAATCTGAGCAATTCACTCTTGATAAGATGATTGAGAAGTTGAATGTCATCAGAGGTGGTCGTTCATTCACAGATCCAGAAATCTATGGACAACTTACAACCTTGTTCAAGAGTTGGGATGACGCAACAAAGCAAACCGTAGAAAAGACTTTCGACGAATTGGCAAAGGTTGTTACTCTTAATGGACCAGAAGATCAAAGTCAACAAAATCCAATGGATCAACAACAGCCACCTCCTCCACAACCAGCAGGTCCACCAACCACTCCAGTAAATCCAGGAGCAATGCCTCAAGGTGGTGGAATGCCAGTTTGAGTCGGATTATCTAGGAAATAATATCTCATAATCAGAGCAGGCATTTACATCCTGCTCTTTTTTTGTTACCATATTAACATGGCAAATTACGGAACACACTACTACGCACTTTCAGGAGATCCCTTTCCAGAAGGTCATCCCAAGATTCTTAATCAATTTAGTGCCTTCCGCGTACATGTAAGGGAAGAGCTAAGAGAAGAACTAGGAGAAGAGTTGCCAATCATTCCTATGACAAGGAATATCACAAGCAAGAGCTTCCGCGAGTATGCGAATAACAAGATGGTGATTAAGACAGGCGAGTTGATTCGCTTTAGACGCTACGAGGCAAGAATGAATCAATACATTTTTGCCACAGATGACAATGTTGAAATTGTCGTAGCAGAAGCCTTCATCAACAAGAAGTTCCTGTTTCCAATCAACCTCTCAAGATAGAGCGTTTGTCCGAGTCTTTTACATACTCAAGGTTGTAAACAATGTTGGACTCGTGAACAAGAAATCTACCGACAAATGGAGAAGACACCTCGATCAAAGAGAGTGTCTTTTGTTCGTTTTGGTCTAGCTTTCCCATATCAATCACGGCAGATTGATTCTCAACTAAGTAGCAGGTCTTGTTTGATTCCTTGTATTCAAACTGCTTAAGGGTGAAGTCTTGTGGAGCTGGACCAACGGGCACAACCAAGATTGCTGTGTTGCCGAACTCTTGGTTGATTGGTCTGTATAGAAGCGCACCCGCTCTTATTGAGCATGTGTTCGAAGGCTTCTTTGGCAATGGGGTTGTAAGCGGTTTAAGATATCCGCTTGAATCAATTTGGTTTATTGGCTGTTGAGGAGTTTGTCCTGCCAATGCACCTTGTCCCTGTTGTCTGTTTAGAATATATTTTTTCTGCCAATCTTCCATAAGATATCCTTTGTTCCATCCGTGTATTGATCTATTTCATCAGGTACAAACTTCTTGGGAGCAATCACTCCACCAACTGTACCTACGTTGCTATGAGTATCGAAGTTTCTCTTAATCTTTTCTGGCTGATTCTGAAGACCGGCTTGTACTTGAAGTTGCTTGCCCATTGTTTTTGACATTTGAGCAGCTTGATCTGTAGTTTGAGGTTGAGTCATAAGGTGGTCAATCCACTCTTCTTCATTATCCTTCATTTCCTCTTCTTCGGTCTTTTCTTGATCGTCTGGAATGAAGTCCATTTTCTTTTCAAGACTATTCTGTCTTGGATATCCGGGAAGATTTGCAAAAGAAGATTCTCTTCCTCCGGGTGAAGAAGACATTTTTGGGAAAGCCTCTGGAACTATGTTGTGGTCCATGAACTTCTTTTCCATGTTCCTTAGCTGTTCTTCTGCATATTCGTCTTCAAAGTTGTCGTCGCCTCTTTGATCTGCAAGATCAAGATTGACTTCAAGGTCTGCAACTTTCTTGGTTGCCTTGTTTAGTCTTTGGGTTGCAAGTTGTCTTGTTCCTCCAAGACCAACGTTGCCCGTACCTGCCCATACGCTAGATCCTTGGTAAGAGCCTATGCTATCCATAGCATATTCCCTTAGCTCTTCTTCATAGTCATCAAACATCAGACGCTTGCCTTTTCTCGAACTTGATTTTTCGCACTTCGAGCAAGGTTTGCTATTTGCTTGGACTATCTTTTTTGGTCTATCGTTTGTGGTTTTCATATACTTGCTATAAATATGGAACAAAAGAGGTATATGAATGACAATGAACATATTAGTCCTACACGCATCAGAAAATTCACATGGTAACGACGCAAAGGGAGCTTTCATTCCAGAGAGCGTTTTCCTAAACAGAACACGTACAGAAGCAGGAGACAAGGTACAGGTCTTTCCTTTCAAGAACAGTCTTGCAGGACCAAAGCGTTTTGAAGAGTTCTGTAAGTTGATTGACCAAGCCGAACCATTTGATGCTTTTGTTTATCTTGGTCATGGTCTTAGAAACTCACTTCCATCTGCGAATGTAACCCAAGCCAACAGAAAGAAGTTCACAGACTTACTCGTAAAGAAGGCAAAGAACAAGAAGAAGCTTATCGTTACTTTGTTTGCCTGCTCAACAGCAGAAACAACCACAGGACAACCCGGTGGTGAGGGTGGATTTGCAGACAAGGTTCGAGATGACCTTGTAGCAGCAGGATTCACTCAAGGATGGATTGACGCTCATCCAGTGCCAGGACACGCAACACAAAACTCTCTTGTTAAGAGATTCTATATCTCAGCAGACGAAGCAGCAAAGGGTGGTTCTTGGATTGTAGCTCCAGGTTCTCCAGAGTTCTCAAAGTGGAAGCAAAGACTAAACTCACCATACAAGAAGGATCCGTTTAGATTCATGTTCCCATATCTCACAGCAACAGAGATACTTAACGAATGCCAGAACAAGAAGTGAAAGAATAAGACAATGGGAATACAAGATAGAAACTTAGGCAGAATGACAACAGGAATCGAAAGAGTATTCCGTCCACTACCAGACGGACTCTATCGAGAGGTTCTATTGCATTGGGTTCATTACCTTAATGAAAGTGGAGAAAAGACCAGTTCGAAGCTTCAAAAGCAAATTGAAGGTCAACTCTATATTGCAATGAACGAAGACCCATCCAAGAAGCAATACAGAAGCATTCATGGAGAGGTAGAGTACACCTTTCCAGATGGCACTACAAGGCGTTTGGTGGCAGTTGGAATGGACTACGGTGACTTACAGTATGGTCGGGGAGTTCGTTGATTCTAGGGGTTATAGAAATCCTCTAGAGGCATTGCTCAATACCCAGATGGAATGATGATTGCGGTTGAGGAAGGTTTATCTTCTTCTCCGCTTTTTTCGTTACCAACGATTACGGTTATGTTCTTGTCCTTTGGAGTCAAAGGAACGTTGCTTCTTTGTTCACCAACAATTTTGGTAATTGCCTTCATCATATCAAGGTTTTCAACTTCCAAAGATAAGAGATAGATGATATAGACAAGCTGTCTTTGAGTTACTCCAAACTCTTTGATTTCCTTAACGATGTTCCTGCATTCTTGTCTTTTGTTTGGAGCAAGTTCTACTTCTACGTTTGGCTTGATATAGCCTTCGTTTTCTTGCGCGTCTTCTGGGTTGGTTAAAAACTGATCGATTTCTGACATTGAGTACCTCTTATACTGACTGATGAATAGAATGAGTATAGAAAACAGGTTATCCATATGTTCATATTATCAGGTCCATACAATTCAGCTTTTCTTGGAAAATCCCTTCGAAACCTAAATGAACTTGTCGTCAAGTTTGACAAAAGCGTTACAGAGCCGTACAGTGGTTCATATCCTTTGAACAACTTTGAGGACTACTTTGATATTGAATCTGCCTCAGAACAGAAGATCCTAACAAGTCTTGAAGACTGTCTTCCATGGCTCTATCAACATTTTGATGAATATGATCCTCATCCATCTGTAGAAGCAGCGAAGAGATTCAAAGACAAGTTCGACTTCAGAAAGACGATAAGTCCACTGTATCCCTACTTCCAGTTTGAGAAGATTACCAAGCCAACCTTTTTCAACTCTTCTGATTACGTTAACAACAAGAAAGTTTTGAAGCCTGTTTCTGGCATTTCAAGTCTTGGAGTTCACCTACTTGGAACCGAAGAAAAGACTCTGATGCTCAATGCTTCAGAAAGCAACCCATACATTCTAGAGGATATGATTCATGGAAAAGAGTATGCGGTTGACGGTTACTTTGACGAATACGGAGCACCAGTCATTCTCAACATAACTGAGCATCTGTTTGCTGACGACAAAGATAGTTCCGACACACTCTATTACACGAACGTAAAGCTTGTTGAACAGTTCTTGAATATAACCAATCTTCTCAATGACATTTCTAAGCTTTATGGTCGTCTGATTGACTTTCCATTTCATTTTGAATTTCGCTTCAATGAGAAAGGAAGACAGTGGATTCCAATTGAGCTAAATCCTCTTAGGTTCTCAGGGTATGGAACCTGTGAGATTGCTCATTATGCATACAACATCAATCCATACAAGGCTTTCTTCAAAGACAAGAAGCCAAAGTGGAGAGAGAAACTTGTGGACCACATGAAGTACGATAAGGAAGCGTATTACGGGTTCTACGTTGCCAAGGAAGTAAGCTCACACGATAAGCTTCACTCTATGTTCGAAGAAGTCTTGGAATACAGAATCATGCCAAAAGAAGCTAGAGAAGCCAGAGTCATTGTTTTCTTTAGAGAAACAAACAAGGATAAGCTTGTTGAGCTTGCCAAAACAAAAGGTATCGTATAGTAGCATTTTTGTTTGATTTGCCATATTTACTTTTACAAACCTGGGTGAAACAACAAATGGCAACAACAATCAAACTATCAAAAGAACAGCTTCTTGAATTTGCTAAGAAGATGACAACAGAAGTTCATTCCACAAGAGCAGATGTTAACAGAGCAGAGATTGATTCAAGTTTTGATGATCTCTCTGACCTTGATACAGAACTTCCTGGTGAACATAGCCCATTTGATGATGAAGAAAACCTCATTCAAAACGATGTAACATTCGATACCTATGATGGCGAATATGATGCAGACTATGATGACTTCTATGATCAGGCTGGCATTGGAGGCAGATGGGATGAGGAAGAATCTAACGATATGCATCCCTTCGAAGACGACTATGAGTTCTATGCTCACAATGATCGCGAAGAACGTCTTGGTGGTCATGAAAGATTTGAAGAGTCCGCTGATCCTACTCTTGAGGAGCAAGTCATTCGTCAGATTGTAAAGAAGATTGTCAAGGAAAACTACTACAATCTATCTCCTCTTCCAAGTGCCGAGCCTGTCAAATCCAATGGAAATGGCGTAGATGGCGTTATTCCAATGAAGAAGGTAGTGAAGAAAGAATCAAGAGTTGACGACGCTCAACCTTTCGGTAGAGCTGGTGGAGTTCAATCTCAACAAGCAGCAAAGGCACTTGCAGGAACTCCTTCTGCTGAGTCCGAGAGAATCGCTGCTGCAAAGAAGAGAGCGGCAATGAAGCAAGCTGCTGGAATGCAATCTCTTGAAGAAGAGATGGACCAAGCTTCTTATGTTGAAAAGGTGAGAGAGCTTGCCAAGACCGTTAACAACAAAGCACTTCCAAGAGAAGTAAGACTCGCAGCAAAGCAAGCTTGGAATGACTTAAACGCATCAAGACCTGCCCCTGCTGCTCCTAAAGTTCTATCAAAGCAAGTAGAGCCAGGAGATGAATGGTACGGAGTTGACGTCTATGCAGGCGCTCTAAACAAGAATCGCGGAGCAGATTGAGAATTTATCAGAAAGACCCTGCAATGAGATTAACCACAAAACAACTCAAACAAGTAATCAAAGAAGAATTGGAAATACAAGAAGTTAATGTGTTATCTGATAAAGAGGCTAAATTTGCGAAAAGCCTAGAGCAAAAAGTTCTTGATATTGTCAATAATGAAGTTATCCCACTTGCACTTAGCGGTAAACTTGTTGGTGCATTTGATAGCATTTTCTTTCAAAAACTTATGTATAATATCAAAGCCGCTAAATCAAAAGGTGGCAGAGTTAATGCCGCACCGAGGCGTAATGCTAAGCAGATTCAAGCAGACAACGAAAAATATGCAAAGCAAATGAACGCAGATATGCTTAAGAAAGAAAAAGCCCGTCTTCGTGGTCTAGGTTGGACAGAAGATGAAATTAAACAATATTTTTCGCCAGAAGAAGTTAGAAAACGAAAAGAAGAGAAGCGTAGATCAGACAATGAATGGGCTGCGGAAATGGAACGAACAAGAGAAAAAAATAAAGGCAGGAATCCCGAAGATTGGACTTGGGTAAAATGATAAGTTCTATTAGATAGAAATGTAGCCTTCTTCTTGTTCGAAGGTTTCAACTTTCATCAAAGCTTCGCTGATAATAATCAAATACTTACCATGAAAGACAGTAGCTTCGGCACTGTCTTTTTCTTTTGACAAGATCACAAATCTTCCCCACAGCTTGTTGTCTACAATGAACTTAACTTCTTGCCAAACGTGGATTGGCGCGTCGTATTTTTCCAAGACTGTTCTTAGGTGTGTAGGAAGGCTGAACTTAATGTCATCAACAGAGGGGACCAACGTACTCTCTTCTTTTTTGAGAACGGCTGAGACTCCAATGTCAATGATCTTGTGAATCATTCCACAGTTGTTGCATTGAGCATATGAAGGCTTGATTCCATAAGTCTTTGGATCCATTTCTGAAAACACGACGAACTTATGAAACACCATCGGCTCAACTTCTTTGAACAATGGATTAACACACTTGCATTCAATCAAGTGTTTTGTGTAATCCGCTGTTAGGATATTACTCGTGTCCTCTTCTTTGACTGACGAGGTTTGTTGTGCTGTTGTTGATGTTTTGGGTTGTTTCTTTACTGCCATGACTGCTGAAATATCCTAATAAGTTCCCAACAAGTGAAATAAGCAAAATGACATAAAGCAAGAATCTCAACTTGCCTCGAACGAAGCCAGTCGTCTTCTCTCTCCATAGTGACAGCTTTTCTATCAGCGACTTTTTGAAGTTTTGGAAGCCTTGCCAGCCCCCTTGCTTGCTTTTGGTTCCGCTGATACTCTTACTTCTGCCAATACCTTCGTGCCGCTGGAGCTCTGTGTATTGGTAGAATCCAAAGGGTCAACTGTCTCCGCAAAAGTATTGATATCTGAATCGATTTGATTCATGAGAATGTCAATATTCTTGAAGTAAGCATCGTCAACGCCCATACGGAACACGTCAAAGATCTTGGCGAGTTGCTCAGAGTCGTGTGGAATGTTGTTTCTACGAAGATAGAGAACGGTGAAGTCGATGACTTGTTCTTTGACTTTTCTGTCATTGAATTCAAAGACTTTTCGTTCGATTGCTTGACGTAGCTTTTGTTTTGCTGCCTTGATGTTGTCAGCTAGTGTTGTAGACATAAATGTAAACTCCTGTAAACCATGAGTTTATACGTCATGGCTTACAGAAGTATAAGCATTCAAGCTTTTTTGTTTCTAATTGAGCTATGCCTTTTTCTCTTCTTATCAACTCTTGCCTTGCTGTGCTTGTCAGCAAGGAAGCACGAAGCATAAGAATCTGGCTTGATCTTTACTTCAAAACCGCAGGAAATAGCGTAACCCTTCAACTGCTCAACGATGCTGGACGTGAACTCCTTCTTGTCCTCTGGCGAGGCGTCGATGTGAATCGTCGAAGTAAGTCCAGTCTTTTCGAAAAGCTCGTTAGCAATCTCTACCGAGATACCAACCTCATCGAACATACGCATCTTCTTGTTGTGAGGATTGTAGTTGTGAGTCTCCTTGTAGTCGGTGAAGTAGTAATACATACCACCCTTACCCTTAAGGTAAACACAAAGAACGGTCACGAACCTATAACCATGCTTGATGATTTGGCTGTCGGTACCAACACAGATTTCGTAGTCAACCATTGAATCCTTTGCCTTCGCAACCATCAATGTTGTCATATCGAAAATTTCGTTGAGTGTGAAGCTGCCTGGAGTGTCGGCAATTCTCCACTTGTCAACTGCGCTGATTGGCTTCTCTGGCTCTACTGTTTTTTGTGTTACCTTGGTCATTTTCGGGGTCTTTCTGTTTTCTTCTAGTCGTCTTCACTTTCGTTTTTTGATAACGACTTTTTTCGCTCTATTGTTAGATCTACTGCCGTCCATTCTCCTGAATGGTTTGGACTTCTTTTTAGGTTAATCAAGAAGTTTGATTTTAGATATTGGCAGTAGTAGTTTGCACACATTTCTGGTCTGATTGGGTATATGGTGCATTTTCCTGTGTGTACGTTCAAGAATTTGCAAGCAAACCTTGGTCCGTCAGCTTGTATTCGTAAAATCGGATACGTGTCCTTTTTCATAAATACAGGATGACTATTGAAAAAGGTTTCTCCGAGAATTTTTCCTTCTTCAAAATCGATAACAAGGTCATGGCGAGTTACTGCTGCCATTCCCTTTTTGTGGAACCATTTGATCGTCCTTTCAATCCAATCTTCACCGATTGGTCCAAGAACGTGCTCCAAGTCATTTGGATCTAACTTACAGCATCCACTCTTAAGTCCGGTATGTCCGTTACAATTCGATAGGCAAGCTTCTGTTGCTAACTTATCCGTTAAATGCTTTCGCTCGGAGAGCAGCTTGGATTCCCATGCCGACTTATCGTTGAGCCTCAATACAGGTAAATAGAACCTGTTTTCCTTTTTTGCCTTGTGAACTTCGGCAATTGATGCTTTAGTATTCTTCTTTCCTGCCGATGTTGTCTCGGTCTTTGTTGACGCAAGCTCATTCTCTTGCCTGTCAGCAGAGATAAGTTCTGTCAAACTTAGCGTTCGTTTAGGTTTTGTTTGTTGTTCAGTCATATTTATACCTGAAATATGGTAGGTATGAATATGAGTATATCATCACTTCGCGAAGAATTAAACAAGACAAAGCAAAAAGAAGAACTTATTACCGAAGACGGAGCAATGGAGTGGCTCAAAGAAAACGTTATTCCTCTCAACGAGGGCATTGACCCAAAGGTACTAAAGCACCTTATTGATTTGGTCCAAAGGTTCGACAGCAAGCTAAGAACCTATGGCGATAGATTGCCAACCATTTCCTCCATCATTGACAATGCAGAAAATGAGCTAAATCAAGTCATAAGCGGAAACGCAAAGTACCGCTCAAAGAAGAGAACCGGCGAGCTTCTTCAGAATCTCACCAGCGTTTACAATCATATGTCAGATCTCTTCAGGAATAAACTAAAAATCGTATTATCCGCTCCTTTATTCAAAAGGGCTAGAGAAGAGGGCAATTCCTCGATTCCGCTTAAGGCAGTTGAAGGAATTGACTTCGAAATGATGGTGAACTGCTTCAGACAAGCACTTAAGCCAACCACGGTCCAACAAAGACTTTGGGGAAAAATCATAAACAAGAACTCGTACGATGCGATCGTCAAAGAGCTTACAGATATGTCATATTCGGACTTGATGGACCTTGTTAACGGAATCCCAAAGGTTCCTGTTGTAGTTCCAGTGAGAGAGCCAGAGCCAGTTCAGCAACAACAACAAGAGATGGCACCACAAGCACCAGTTGCAGAAACTCCAATGGCATCGATCACAGCACCTTCTCCAGCAGAGGAACAGGTGATGAGCGAATCTCAAAGTTTTTTAGAAGAGCAACTTGATCAAAAGACACAACAGATGGTCAATCAGTCAAGTGCCATCATTGCAAACCTTCTTAGATCACTAAAAGGCAAGGGACTTCAGGCTTCAGAAGCAGCGATGGGAAATTTGTTAAAGCAGATGCGTAGAGCTATTGATGCAAATGACAAGAAGTCTCTAGGAACTTTACTTGGACAAGCTCAGCACACAATTGGAATTTTCCAAGGAATCAAAACTGCAATTCCTGAAATTCAAAAGTTGTTCACAGACAACGAACTTGATCAAGAAGACTTCAACTTCATAGCGAAGAGATTGCTTGCTGTAGCTCAGCAGTCTGAGCAAAAGGCAACAACAGGTGGATTCTTCAAGGCTATTTCTAACTTCTTTGGAAATGTTGGAAAGACGAATCCATTCCCAGGTCTATCTGCACAAAACATCGTAGAAGACATTATGGAAGAAGTTGAAAAGATGGTAACAGCACCTCAAGATGGTAGTGGAGAGCAACAACAGCCTCAAGCTGGTCAGCAACCAGTTCAGGAAGCTGTTCTATACGAAGCAATCAAGGCATCAGATTTCTTCAACGGCTTAAGCAAAGCTTTGACAACAGGCTTGACTCAACAGAAGCAAACTCCTATGCCAAAGACACAACCAACAGGTCAACAGAACCCTTCAGATAAGCCAGGAGTGACAGGAAACAAGAATCCTTCAGACCCATCAGCAACAGCTACAGGTCAGCTCCCAGGTGGCGTACAGGCTCCTCAGACCGCAGGTGGACGTCCAAATATCCAAACAGCAATAGGCTCCTTGGCTCAGGCTCTTGGAAAAGACCCTGGACAGCTTACATCTGTTTTGATGAATAACGGCTTGCTTGGGAATGTGAACAAATAAGACCGTTTGATCCGATAAGCATCAAACACATTTTCGTTACCAAATAAGTTCCAAGTGCTGCTGTCAAAAGTGGCACTTTTTGCTGTTTTGCTATTGTCTGTCCAAGTGTCTTCTTAATCATCTTGTCTAGATCTGTGCTTGTTTGGACTGCGTTGAGTTTCTCAAGAAAACTCACTTCGTTCAAAGTGCCATAGTTTAAGAGGGTTTTCACATTTCGAAGTATGTTATCGATTGTAATGCGAAGTGACTTGTTCTCTATCTCGGAGACAAGTGGAAGGTAAAGATACACAGAGTTAGATGCAAGCGACTTCAATCTTGCGTCATAGATGTTTTGAATATCTTCAACAAGAGTGTTGGCATTATTTTTTCTCTCTATTATGGTTTTCATGTGCATGAGAACGTTGGTTTGAGTATTTCTATTTTCAATTGAAATCTCTTTGAGTCCAACATGCACCTTGTCTACCACAGGAAGCTCATCCCAGTTTACAAAAGCTACTACGTGCCCTTGCATTGAAGATATTGGAGTAGTTCCACAGACAATGGCAATGTCATTGGCAACGTTCAAACTCCAAACGTCGTTTGTGAACTTGGCAAGTTGAACATCAAACTTTCCCTTGTCATTGTTTGCCTTACATGTAGCAGCAATCTCTTCTCCAAAGCCCATAGCAACGATCAGTAAAGGCTGTTTGATTTCGCTAGCTTTGTTAAGCAGTTGGTCCAGTTCAGCAACTTCTTCAACGATTCCGTCAATGACCATCATTCTAACATTGTTTCTTACCCAAGAGGTTTCGTTGTCCAGAAGAAACTTGAAAGGTTCCACGCTTTTGAACACATAACCGTTTTTTAGTTCAACTATGTAGTTTGATTGTTTTCCACTCTCTACGAAAATCTTTCCCTCAAGTCCCGATAAAATAAGGGATTCGTGAACAGCACATCCAAGATCTCGATTGTTCACCGTATAGGAATCCACATACTGTTTCAAAGATGTGTCATTGATTGCTGCGAAGCTTGATTCAAATATTGGTTTGAGTGTTGATGCAAAGAACGTCTCTAGGTCTTCATGCAAGACACTCTCTTGGGTCTTGACCAACTCTTCATTTTTGAGAAGTTGCTCCATAAGGTTTAGAGCGTATGAGAACACAAAGTATGCAGAGCCGCCGCTCTTCACTTCCATCTGATACATTGTTCGAACAAGCATCTCATAGAATACCTTTTCCACAGGAGTTTTAGGCAAAAGATTGCTAATAAAGAACTGATATGTATCTGTTTCGGCTAGTTTTAGTCCTTCTTTGTCATATATATAACAAATGTCTCCAAGCTTCGAGTGCTTTTCCCTCATGTTTTCAATGAGTTCTGAAAATGTTTGATGAAGTTCTAACTTGGGAATAAAAGAAGAGTGTTTTTGCATATTTAATACCGATACGTCGCAATATCAAAATAGGCTAGGAAGTAGGTAGTTCAATGTCTGAAAATGATCCAACAAGAAAGAGTGGTTATCCTCCGGGACCAGCTATGTCTGAATTCAAGACAGAGGTGATGCTTGAGAAGATTCTCAATAAGGTTGATAAAGCAGACACAAACGTTGAAAGACTTTCATCTGAAATCAATTCACTAAAAAATGACATCAATGATGTTAAGGTAAACTTTGCAAAGCACGGAGCTGACCTTGAGAATATCAAGAAGAGCGCAGATTCAAGAGAAGGTACTCTAAACAAGATTCATGATGCAATCTATGATCCCGAGAAGGGCATCTATGCGTCAATCAAAGAGAACGATAGTGGCTTTGTCAATATCACTGGCAGACTTGATGCTCTTGAGAGACACCTTGATGATTCAAAGACTTCTTTGAAGCGCGATATTGCCGATACAGAGACGAAGCTTAAGAACGAAATCAAGCCGTTGCTTGGCGACCATGATGCATTGTTGTTTATTGGTGGAGACAAGCAGCTAACAAGTATCAAGAGTGCTGTAGAAGCGCACAAGAATTTCAATAAACTATGGTGGGCACTCATCTTGGCTGTCGTAAGTGGTTTTGGAAAGTTTGCCTGGGATATTGCAAAGGACTACATTCAATGAATGACGGAAAAGAACTCCTCAAAAGACTTATTGAAGAAGCGATTGAGAGCATTGTGGAACAGAATGCTTTATCGATGGGTAATGTTGCAGGAACTTCTGCTTCGCCTGTTGGGATGAAGCCAGAGGTATTTGATCCAGAAAAGCCAAAGCCTCACAAAAATGCATCCAAAAAGAATAAGTGATATTCATTCGAATCATATTGTTTATACTATCTAAGAATACACCCATTTTATAGAGGTAAAACATATGACGTTCAAGAAGATCATGCATTTCATTGAAGAGAAGAATCTGGACAGAAAGACTCCGTACACAGAGAAGGAGCTTTCTGAGCAGGGATTCATGGCACCTGCTTTCCGATCATCCGATGAGATTGAAAAGAAGAATCCTGTGATTTTGAGAAATGCTCTTGTCGAACTCAAGGAACATGAAGCCAATACAACAGTGGAAGAAACTCCCGCTGTTGTTGTCGTTGCTAATTCTACAAAAAAAGAGGAAGTAAAGGAGCCAGCCAAAAAGGCTGTTAAAGAAGTACAAAATAAGAAAAAAGCTGCTAAGAAGACTTCTTCGAAAAAGAAGCCAGAGAAAATCAAAGAAAAAACTGCTGAACCAATAATGGATGCTACCTGAAATGAAAAAGACATATATCCTCGATACAAACATTCTTCTCGACGATCCTCTATCACTAACATCATTTGATGATAACGATATTGTGCTTCCTCTTGTTGTTATTGAAGAACTCGATAGACACAAAGATAGAACTGACGCTGCTGGAACCAACGCAAGAGAAGTATCCAGAAAGCTTGACGGCTATATTCGTGAACATGGTCATCTTCGTGAAGGCGTTCCTCTTGAATCTGGTGGCACCCTAAAGGTTGCTTCCTTGTCTGATTACGACAACATTCCTGTTCCAAGACATTTGGAACTTGGAGATTATCGTACAGGTGACAATAGAATCATCGACTTCGCTCTAAAGCTTATCGGACACCACAAGGCAAATGGATTGGAAGCTCCAATTCTTGTTACCAGAGATGTTCTTCTTAGAGTCAAGTGTGACGCTCTCAAGATTCCATGCGAGAATAGAAGAAAAGATGCTGTCATTTCAAACGTCAGCAAGCTTTACACAGGGCACAGAAGAATTGTAGTTGACTCCAAGGTAATGCAAACGTATTACGAATGCTTCAACAGACCAGACCATCAAGGTAAGTTTTATCTTGCAGAATTGGTAGCTCCTTTCCTTGTGGACTGCAATGATAAGCTATATCCAAACCAATACATAACCCTTAGATGCGATGAAGCAAACATAACCCTAGAAACATTGCGCTATGATGCTTCAACAGGCTTGGGAATGAAGCTTCTTGACTACAAGGGAAATACCTTGAAGCTAAGAAATCTTGAGCAAAGAATGGCATTTGATATGCTTATGAACGACGACGTTAAGCTTTGCACAATGACAGGCTTTTCCGGCACAGGAAAAACCATTTTGTCAATTGCTGCGGGACTTGAACAGGTCAACACAGAGTTCAACAAAGGTAAGAAGAACGGCAAGCGTTATGATTCGTTGATGGTTACAAAACCTGTTCACGCTGTAGGTAAGGACATTGGTTTCTTGCCTGGTGACAAGGCTGAAAAGCTTGAACCATGGCTTGCTCCAATCAAGGACAACCTTAGATACTTGATCGGTAAAGGCAAGAGAAACATTGAAACCGAGAAGATTCTTCACGATTACTTTGAATCTGGCGTCATTGAGATGGAAGCTATCACATACATGAGAGGTCGTTCCGTTGCAAACACATTCATGATTATCGACGAAGTTCAGAACTTGAACCACCATGAACTAAAGACGATTGTTACAAGAGTTGGCGAGAACACAAAGATTGTTCTCATCGGCGACATTGAGCAAATCGATAACCTTCATGTTGACTCGGTAACAAACGGTCTTACAACTGCAATTGAAAAGTTCAAAGATAGCAACCTAGCGTCGCACGTTTCTCTTCGAAAGGGAGAAAGAAGTGCGCTAGCTACAGAGGCAGCTAACTTGTTGTGAGTAAAGCTATTTACTAGATGTAATGGCTGATTCTGAAAACAAACGCAATAAGCACGTATGGAGAAAGGTTGTGGGCTATGGTCCGCAACCTAAACCTGTTTATGACACGTATGTTGATCTTGCCAACAGCCAATCGTTCACTTACAACGAACAAGAGACGATAAGACACAGAGACTACTTTGAAGTCAAGAAGCAGTTTGTTGTCTCGGGTGTAATTCCTCCAAACCCTACTCCTGTTCCCTTTCCTGTTGGAGAGTATGACGAAGGAGTGATCACGTTTGATTATTCAGATGGTGACGCGAAGTATTTCAACTTCAACTTTACGTTTTCAGGAAACCCTTATGTTGTTTTGACTGTTGATAGCAATGACGATATGTCAAACATAAACACATACGGTATCACATATGCATCAACGGGTGCGTATATTGGTGTATCTGCTCCGTACAGTGGCAACATAAGGTATAGAGCAATTTGGGCATCATCTTATCCAGCCATTGTGTCCAGTACGTTTACAACATCGTACTTCACAGCTTCAGCAGGTACCTCAAACCCTTCAAACGTTACGTATTATTATCAAACCTTTGGAACGATGCTATCTCAGCCAGACTTTGCTCTTGAGAGTGCGTGGGATTCAGCAAATCTGTATTCAGATGTTTTTGTCGAGGACGTATTCCTAACAAACAGCTATTTTATTGCCGATGTTTCTGCTCCAAAGAATCATGACATTCATTTCATTGTCTATGATGGAGTCTCTGCTCCAATCACAAGCTCTGGAAGCGGATTTACTTATACCTTCGGATTTAGTTTTGGAACCTAATTAGGTAAGATCACATGGGATTAACGTCATTACCAACAAGAACGTCTGGAAGTTTGGGTGCCAACAAGGTAGACCAAAACGTCATCTTGTACTCAACGGGTGTTCTACCCGCTGGTGAATGGAACACTGGAGCGCAAGCCATCTATGAAATGGCTCAACAGCAAGGACTTGCAGATGGAACCACTTCTGGAAGTCTTATGTCGGCAAGTTTTCTTGTCGTTTCTGACAGTGCCTTGCCAAATCAAAGAATCATAAGAGCAGGAACAGGAATAAGCTTCTCCAATTCTGGCGGTTCATTAACCATTTCATCGACCGTATCTTCAAGCACTTCTCCTACTTCTTCTGTTGTTTGGGCTGATTCAAGTGCTTCTTATCTTGTTCTATCTGCCACTTCTTCTCTTGCAAATGAAAGAGTGATAACGGCAGGAGTTGGAATAGGCTTTGTTGACGGTGGTGCTGGTTCTTCTTTCACAATCTCTTCTTCCATACTTGCTGGTACAAACGTAACAATCAATCAGGTTGGAAACAGCTACGCGATTTCTTCTTCTCAAGGAAGCTTTGTTAGCTCAATTGCCGTTGTAGCTCCAATAACCTCAAGCGGAGGATTGACTCCAACCCTTTCCATAAGTACAGCTTCGATTTCCGCTGCTGGTGTTATGTCAGCAGCAGATAAGTCAAAACTTGACAACCTTCCAACAAGCTTTTCCAGCACAAGTAGCTCATACGTAACTCTTGCACTGGATTCAACTCTCTCGAATGAAAGAGTATTGGGCTCAGGTCCGGGAATTACAATCACAGACTATGGAGCGAACTCAAACGTCAGAGTAAGTGCAAGCCTTCTTGCTGGTGATAATGTCACCATAAATCAGGTTGGAAACTCTTTAGCAATTTCTGCTTCACAGGGTAGCTTTGTTAGCTCCGTTTCTGCTACTTCGCCAATCACAAGTTCTGGTGGAGCTACACCTGTAATTTCTATCTCTCCAGCAACAACTGCAAGTGCGGGAACACTTAGCGCAGCAGACAAAACCAAAATCGATAATCTTCCAAGTGGATACGTAAGCACAAGTGCTTCCTATGTCACCTTGACAACAGATACAACTCTAACAAGTGAAAGAGTTCTTGTAGTTGGACCAGGGTTGTCATTAAACGATTATGGTGCCAATTCAAATGTTGCCATTTCCGCGTCTTTGCTAGCAGGTACAAACGTTACAATTAACCAAGTTGGAAATGAACTGGCAATAAGTGCAAGCTTTCCTGCAACAGTTGTTGCAGCAGACGTAAGTGCTTCATACATTGTTATCAGCACAACTTCATCGCTTCCAAATGAGCGTGCTCTTGCAGCAGGACCAGGAATTGCAATTAGTGATTATGGTGCGGGCTCAACAGTTGCTATATCTTCCTCTCTATTGGCAGGGGACAACGTTACCATAAATCAAGTCGGCAATTCCTATGCAATCTCAGCTTCACAGGGAACATTTGTAATAGCTGTAAGTGCTAGCGCACCTCTCACAAGCTCCGCAGGTCAATTTCCTTTAATCAGCATTCCAGTGGCATCAATCACCGCTGGTGGCTATATGTCAAAAACAGATAAGGAAAAACTTGATTCCATTTCTGTTAGTGCGTCAGTGATTACTGTAACCGCTACAAGCCCTTTGACAGCTAGTGCGGGTCAGAGTCCAAACATAACTCTTCCTGCCGCTACAACGACTGCTGGTGGCTATATGAGTGCTCCTGACAAGAGCAAGCTTGATGGACTTCCAAGTGACTACACAAGCACGAGTGCCTCCTATGTTACATTGTCAACCGATGGCACTTTAACCAACGAAAGAGTTTTAACCATTGGCACTGGTATTTCCATGAGCGATGGCGGACCAAATGGAAATGTTGTTTTGTCTGCACAGCTATTGGCAGGCGACAATATCACAATCAATCAAGTTGGAAATGCTTATGCCATCTCTTCGAGCGGAGGAGTCTCTGGCAGCTTTGTTTCATCTGTAACCGCAACAGCTCCACTTACGTCAAGCAATGGACTTACTCCAAACATAAGCATTATCAACGCGACAACAAGTTCCGATGGTGCCATGAGTTCGGCAGACAAGCTAAAGCTTGATAACTTGCCTTCTTCTTTTGCTTCCACAAGTGCTTCATACATTGTTGTCTCTTTAGATCCAGGGCTTTCAAACGACAGAGTTCTTAGTTCAGGACCAGGCATAGCAGTTGTAGATTATGGAGCAGGAAATAGCATTGCAATAAGTGCAAGCCTTCTTGCTGGAGACAACATAACAATAAACCAAGTTAGTGGCTCTTACGCAATTTCATCAAGTGCTGGAACGAGTCCTGTAACTCATCAATACATAGGAAGCTATGATAGCTCAGCCGTAACTTCTAGCAATCCAAAGACAGTTGGAAGCACATATTTCGTTCCAAATGAATCAACAAAATCTTCTTATGCGCTAAGAACGATTCTCGCAACAAGCACTGGGTCAGATAAAGCATTCGTTCAAATGTATAATGTAACATCAGGAACTTATGTCCATATTGGAGGAATTGGCGTAACTGTGTTAACAACCAGCAATACAACTCCAAGCTTTCTAGAATCTGTTAATCTCTATGGTGCAACAAACTTCAACTCTTCTTCTGCTTCAATCTACGAACTTCAGTATTATGGAAGTGGAAGCATACATTTAACATTTCATTATGGTTCCGAAATTGTAGGAACGTGATACAAAGGTAGGCAAAGAATAAAATGACAACTACAATATATGGAAAAATAGACTGCTACAGTGATATTCTTGGTGCGGCTGGTACGTCAGATGCAAGATTGGTGAATGAAACTTACGTTCAAGCCTATAAGTTCATGCAATATCTTGAGACTGCTGGAGTCACGGAACTTTACACGATGTACTCTGGTACAATGACCTCTGGTGGTACTTTTGGTGTTGGTTATTGGGACCAAGCTTCTAGATTTGGAAACTATCCTTTTTCGGTTTGGAGATTTAAACCAAATGCTGCAACTGGAAGATCTTGGGATTGGTATTTGATGTTGCAATGCACATCTGGTGCCAACGCGCTTGACTCTGCTGCTGCGCAATCATTGCCTGTAAGAACGGAAGATAACGCAAGCGCAATAAACGCATATTGCTTTCTAACAGCAGGAGCTTTTGCTCTTGATGCGAGCGGCAATTCAATCACGCCATGGAGCGGTTCTGTTAATACTACAGGTACCGGAGCAAAAGGAGCAATAGTGTGGGCATCAGGATCCAGTCCCGGAAGTTCTGTTCACGTATTTCCAAGAATCAATAATACAAGCGGCACATTTGCTACAAATAGGCAATGTATGCAACAGTCAACAAGATTAGCAACAGGAGCGGCTAAGACACAAGTGAAAGCGAGAGCACACTTCTTTTCAGACGGAGATAGCTTTTTGATGCTACAAGACGTGGCTTTTGCAAACGGTACAACTCCTGCTTTGTTGACAACGTATAATATCACATTTTATGGTCCATACTCAATGATTGACGCCATATCTCAATCAAACCCAGGAAAAGTTCTTGGAATAAGTGGTTCAAAAGGTTTCTTGTCGTTTGGCTCCAGGGCAGAAAGCTCTGATTCTAGTGTGTTTTCAACAACCACAACAATACCTCACGAAGTTGGTCTTGGAACAGCTACGGCTACGGCAGCTACAAGAGAGGGTGGAGTGTTTGCACAAACAAACAACGGAGTAAGAGTTCTTCAATTGAGCTACAGCAACTTCAATACAACAACATATAGTCCAAACAAGTTGATCAATTCTGGATCTGTTTATGACGAAAAGGCATTGATGGTTATTTCCGCTGGCGAGCCTAACTTCAACGGAATGGCTGGATATCTAAATACTCCATTACTTAGATCCGTTGTAGGTTTGCAGACTCACGATGTTCGAGCAGATGGTTTAAGAGCGGTCTTTGGTGGTACGGCAGTTACATCCAATCAGATGGCATCTACACCATGGAGCGGCAGTAACTCGCCAGGTTCAAATCTTACTCGCGATGGAATCAACTTTACAATCACAGATTATAGCTTGTGATAGGTATATAGTAAAAGATGGCAACAAGTTCTTTCGGATTTACAAACGATTACGTCAATCAGCTCTTATATGAGACTGCTGAAGGACGTAACTTTACAACTTACTTGTTGCCAGGTGAAACTTTCAAAAACGCTAACCTTGGAAGTGGACCTTTGTTTGGTGCTGGCTCTATTCCCACAAACAACATAGTGACAGTAGTTTGTGGATCAGTACAGACAACTCAGTTTGTATATAGAGGAAGAATAGGGGCTACTTATGTTTACTCAATAGGTTCTCCTCCGGGTGGTGGAGCAGTAGACATTGTGATTGTTGGACAAGTGTAAAAAATATGGCATCTAATAACGACAAGAAATATGGAACCAACAGAAACCTTTGGAGAAAGGTCGCTGGATATGGTGTGCCTCCAAGACCACAAATAGCAACAATCGCAGATCCAGCTACACATATCACATATTCAATTGACTTGCAGTCAACCATAAGGCATAGAGATTACTTTGAGGTAAAGCCTGGGTTTGTTGTTGAGATTGTAACAAGCCCTATTTCATACTCGTTTGGCGAATATGATGAAGGACTTATCTACTTCGATTCCATGACGGATGAATCAACTGCTGTATTCAACTTCTCGTTCTCAGGGGATCCATACATTGTTTTGTCTATGGAAGATGCCTATGACAACCTTGGAAATGTGAATATCTTCGGAGTTGTTTATGATCCAACAGAGCTAACAGTTCGAACAAGTGCTCCGTTTAGCGGAACAATTAGATACAGAGCAATTTGGGCTCCTTCTTATCCAACAATTGTCACAAGTTCAGAGCCAGCTTCAGCCTCAATTGCTATAACTGCGTCAGCAGGCAAGGTAAATGCAAGTGGTGAGACGTTCAATACGACGTATGCAACTCTACCTGCGGTTCCAACTTACTTCTATGACACGCCTTGGGATACTGTTGACAATGGACTATCAAACGTATCTTTTTATCAGGCAACAACTTCTACAACAAACGCTTCTGGAAGCATTTCTGCCCAATATGTGAACTGGTTCCACTTCATTGCTCAAATAGTTTGAGTCTCAGATATCTATAATTTCGTTGTTTCTTGTTTTCGGTATATTTACCTACTGACTTATGTGAGCGGGTATTATGACAACAAATGATTATAGAGCAACTCAAATTCAAACAAAGCAGATAATAGCATCTGGAACACTTGGAAAAGATGGCACAGGTGCTAAGCTTGTTATTTACCCAATTGAAGCACAGGGGACTCCAAACAACACAGGAGTAATCAATCAAAATGCCTTCAATACAGGCTCTTTAAACGGCAAAGATATCTTCTTGTTTGTGTCTGGTGGCATTGGCGAAAAGAATACGAACAACCGCTCTATCACAGTATTTGGTGGAGACGTTCATGTTTCAGGAAGCATAACCTCAAACGGGGGAGGAACTCAGCAATGGGTTGAAAGTTCTACTTCCCCTAGATTGAGAACTACGGCTTCTGTTGCAATCGGCTCTGACTCTGTATTTGCTGAGAATATCGATCCAAGCACAAACTTCTACGTTTCTGGATCAAAATATGACAACTCAAAATTTGTCACAATCCAAGGCGACGCATTTTTTGGTGGAAACATAATACAGAAAAGTCTTCAGGACGCTGGACCAAATGGAATCTCTGGTTCTGACAACAACGTCAGTCTTGCGGGACGTGGAAACAATACTAACTCTACAAATTACGGATCATTTTCTACATTATTAGCTGCTGGAACGAACAACACAATAAACGACTCTGTTTATTCCGCAATTTTGGGCTGCGATTCAACAACTGTAAAAAACATGTTGAACGGATTAGCACTTGGAACTGTAAACTGCGTCATAACTGGTTCTGATTTGGATTTGGCTGCTGCCAACGGTGGAGTTGCAATACTAGGCGGTTACACAAACACAATAAAACTAGACTATTCAGCTCCAACAATCGGATACTCTACAGTTATTGCTGGTGGTAGCTTCAACGAATCTCTTTTTTCCGAGGAGTGCTTCATTGCAAGCACAACTAATGGTTCTCTTCTTGAAACAAGATATTCAAGTCTTCTAAACTCAGATAACGTACAGATTCTTGGACCAGCATACAGAACATTGGTCGCTTCTGCAATTAATTCAAGTGTAAGTTCATCAGATTTTAACTACGGTTCAAATGCCATTGTTTCTGCAAAAGAAGTTCACATGAACGATGCTCATGTAAGCATGATGCTTGCAACAAGCGGAAGCGCAATTGGCTATACAACTACTTCGCTTATTGCTGGTGGTATTGGAAACAGAATCAGTGGTTCGCAATCAAATGCCGCTATTCTTGGAGGCTCCAACAACGAAGTAAACAATGGAAGTTCTCAAGACGGAAACGTGGTCATTGGTGGAAATGCAAACGTAGTTTCTAACTCTTACAAGTCTTCCGTTCTTTCTGGCGAGAACAACAGAGTTACAATCTCGTACAACTCCAGCATTCTTGGAGGATCAAATAACTCTATTTCTGGATCCACTGACTCTGCGGCAGTTGCTTCTTTGTCAAACAATGTGAATGACAGTTCGGAAACAGCGGTTGTCGCAGGCTACTCAAACACATTTACAAGAACAAAGAAGAGTGCTGTTGTCGCTGGACAATTGAACGATCTTAGTGACAATACGAACGGCTATGGATACATGGCAGTTGTTGCTGGTAGTTCAAACACATTAGCTGGTGTCGGTGCTTTTCAGGCAACCTACTCGGCTGTAGTTGCCGGAAGAAACAACATTCTTAGTGGTTCTTCACATTCTGCTGCAATTGCGGCATATGACTGTCAACTAAACAATGGATTCTTAAACGTATGTTTGGGAACCGATACTGCTCGTTATTTTGGAACAACACAGCAATCTGCTGTTATAGGCACAAGCTTTCCAGTTATTTCAGGTGGAATAAACGGCGCAGCCTACAACATAATTGGTGGAGGTACAAGCAACAGTATTACTGATGGAAACTATAATGCCGTGTTTGCTGGTTCTTCAAACAGTCTAATTTCTAATGGAAGCTCTGTTATTCTTGGTGGCAATGTAAACGTATTGTCTGGCTCAGACCCCGCTGCCGATGGTCAAAACGCAATAATTGTTGGTACTGCCAACAAGATATATGGAATGACGAGAAACGCTGTAGTTGTCGGTGGTGGATATAATCAAATATCTGGCTCTTGGGACTCATCAATCCTAACCTCTGCAACATCTTCAATCATAGGTTCTCCAATGTCTGTTGTCATTGGAGGAAAGTTCAATAGCATTCCAAGTGGAATGTCTGGTTCTATTTTGATTGGTTCTGGATTGACAGCAAGTCTTCCTCAACAAATCATGATTGGTGGACGTGGAAGTGGTTCCACAGGATTCAGCGTTGTGGTTTCGGCTTCAAACGGATTGTACTTATCTGGTTCTGTGTTTAACCATATTCCCGTTGCCAAGACGACAACGTATACAGTTAGCGGAAGCGATTACATAATCCCTGTAAACTCCGCAGGTGGCACAAGGACAGTTATCCTAGACAGTGCTGCTGCGAGGCTTGGAAGGGCTTTTGTAATCAAGGACGTGGGTGGTTCGGCTGCTTCCAACAACATAACCGTGTCTGCAAGTTATGGAAAGATTGACTCTGCTGCAACCTATGTCATTTCGCAAAGCTATGGAAGAGTAACCTTAACCTGTTTCGATACAGCGGCTTCAAACGTAACTTGGGGTGTAATATCAAACTAACAAGAAGATGAACAATCAATTTTGCTTCATCAAAATCACTGTTGGAGCTTGCCATATTTTCCATATAGACTACCAACAATTATGATTAGGTAAGTGTCCAAATGTCCGCAGATTTTCGTGCCAGCCAGATACAAACAGGAAAGATTATTGTCACAAGTTCGGTTGGCAGTCTTGCTGTTTATAGCATTGACGTGGCAGGCACCGCTGGTGCCATTACCGATTCTACCGTTGTTGCACAAATAAGCCAAAGGGATACCTTTTTATTCGTATCTGGCTCTTCTAACTCGATGCGAAGGAACGTCAAAGGCACTTCTGTTTTTGGTGGTGACGTTGCTATCTCTGGTTCGATGTTTGTTAGGCAAGCCGTCTATTCAACACCAACGGTTGTGACAGCATCTTCTTATGGTGTTCTCGATTCTGACTATATTATAGGCATTTCGTCTTCTGTTGCCACTTCAATCATTCTTCCGTCTCCAACGATATATCAAAATGGCAGGCTGTTGATAATCAAAGACGTAGCAGGAAATGCGTCTTCTCATGCATACACGATAGATGGCAATGGTAATCTAATTGACGGGAGAAATAAGTATAATCTGCTGGTGAATTATCAAAGTGTCCAGCTATTTAACTTTGGTAGCTATTGGTCGATATTGTAATTCTTTCATTACAAGCACGGAGTTCTTAAAAAATGGCATTTTCAGGTCGTTCTAATTGGGTTAGCGGTTCCTTATGGAACGGTGAGTATTTCATACCACTAACCTCCAGCATTCTTCTTGGAACAGGTCTATCTGCTAGCTCTACAGCAGATGGAAAGATGACTATCACAAACACGGGTCAATCTTTTGATCCGTCTGCTTCTTATATCACATTGGGACCAACAGGTTCTCTTGCGAATGAAAGAACGCTTGCCGCTGGACCAGGTATCTTCATTACAGATTACGGCGCAGGAAACAACGTTGCTATTTCAGCTTCCTTGCTTGCTGGACCTAATATCACAATCAACCAAGTCAGCAACAGCTACGCCATCTCTGCCAGCTTTTCAGCTCTTGCTGTAACTGGTACATGGTTTGAAGGTACTCCTTCTCCAAGACTTAGAACGACAGCATCCGTAGCAATAGGATCTGGAACAGGCTTTGCCCAAGATTTTGGTTCCAACATATTCTTCTACGTTTCTGGCTCTAGAGCAGGTACCACCGGCATTTCCGTATTCGGAGGTGACGTACTTGTTTCCGGCGCTGTTGATATCCGTTCTTCAGCGGTAATCACAGGAACCCTAAACGTATCCAACATCATTTCAGCCTCGGTTGGTATGTCTACTCCATGGTTCACAGGCTCTCTTGTAAACCTTCAAAACGGTCAGTCCTATCTTTTGGCTGGCTCTGGTATCACAACAGCAACAGCGTCTAATGGACAGGTTACAATCGCAACAACAGGTCTTGCACCTTCAAACGCACAGTACCTTGTTCTAGCTACAGATGCAACCCTAACAGCAGAACGTGTAATCACCCTTGGAAACGGTCTTTCCGCTTCCGATGGTGGTGCAAATGGTAACTGGACTCTTTCTACTACACAATGGCTTGAAAGCGCAACTGCTCCAAGACTTAGAACTACTGCATCTATTGCTATTGGTGCGGGTGCAGTCTTTGCTCAGGATAAGGGAACCAACGTTGTATTCTACGTCTCTGGTACTCTTGCAACATCTGCTTCTTCGGCAATACTTCCATCGACAACAATCTCAGGAACCGTTACATCGTTTGGTGGCTGGATTGACGTTCCAACTATCGTTACTGGACCGTACACCATTCTTCCTGACGATTCTACCATTGCTTGCTCTGGTGCTTCAAGCTACACAATCACTCTACCAACAGTTGCAGAGTTTGGCAGATACTACTTCATCAAGGACGTAAGAGGCAATGCTTCTACAGCCAATATCATCATTTCTTGCAGCAATGGTGTTATTGACGGTGCCTCTACTTGGAACATGGCAGTTAACTACGAGTCTGTTAGAGTTCAATACTTCGGAGCTCCAACTCATTGGGGCATTACCTGATTCTTGTTGCTGTGCTTATGGCACAGAAAATATGGTTTCAGAAATCATTATGAAAAAGGGGCAATTTTTATTGCCCCTTTCTATTTAGCTATTGATAGAATTTGTGGAGCTTACTTAATGACATTTAGCGGAAAACCATCAAACAAAGAAGAATTCATTGAATGGGATGGAACGAAGTTCATAACTTCTTCGATCATAATCTCTGCTTCTGAATGGAATGAGTGGACAGATGGTGGCAATAGACTTGTTGCTACTGCTTCTGTTTCTGTTGATTCTCTTGGAAAGTATGCCAACCAAATTGGCTCTGACGTATATTTCTATGTCTCTGGTGCAATTGGTGGAACAAGCTTAAAGAAGGCAGTATTTGGTGGAGATCTTACCGTATCTGGTGTCGCTTTCTTCTCATCTGCCGTTTCTGTTCCATCTGTATTAACAGTAAGAAAACAAGATCTTGCAAACGAAGGAGGTCAGCTAACTCTAGAAAAGGCTGTTACTTCCACTTTGTCTGGTGCTGGAATCGACATTGACAACTATATCAACAACTTAAGATTCTTCGAGTCCGCCTCTCCATTTAGAGGTGCATATATAGACATATCTACAGCCGCAGCAGGAGCTACATCAAAAATCTGGCATTCCACAAACGACGGAGCCGGATCTGGTTTGGATGCTGACACCCTTGATGCATTGCACGCGGCAGATTTTATCCAAACTGGATCTTTAACTCAAACCAAAGCTGGCAACATGACCTTCTCTGCTGGATTGACTGGTTCGATTCAACAGACTGCTGCGGGCGCGGCTTACATAGTTGGTGGAACCAACATAACAACTTCTACTGCATCAAATGGTCAGATCACTATTGGCACCACTGGTATAGCTCCTTCAACAGCTACATATCTTACACTAACCACAGATGCTACACTTACAGCAGAACGTACCATTGCCATGGGAGCAGGATTGTCTTCCTCTGATGGCGGCGCAAACGGAGCTTATACGATTTCTGTTAATGGCGCGACGCTTGCTATAACAGGTACCTGGGTTGAAGGAACACCTTCCCCAAGATTGCGTACCACGGCATCTGTAGCTATCGGAACTGGAGCAAGCTTTGCTCAAGACTTCGGTTCAAATGTATTCTTTTATGCATCTGGATCTAAGTTCGACAATCTCAAAATGTCTGTTTTTGGTGGAGATGTTCATGTTTCAGGAAACATGTTAATTGGAACTGCACATGTAATCACAGGTGCAACCACTACAATTTCTAATGACTTTATTGGTGGTGGTTTAACAAACGTTATTTCTGATTCTCTCCAGGCTGGAATTGTTGCCGGAAACATAAATACCATAAAAGATACGAGCACTAACTCTTTCATCGGTGGAGGTGCATCTCATATAATTTCTGGCTCACAACTTGCTGCGATTGTTGGCGGTCAAACAAACACTATAAAAGATTTGAGTCACTATGCTGTTATAGCGGGTGGACAAAATCATATAGTTTCTGGATCCACTCGTGCAGGAATGGTAGTAGGCTATGGAAATCTAATAAGAGATGCAAGTTATGATTCCGTTATAGCTGGTGGGCAATTTCATAAAATATCAGCATCATCACCAATGTCTGTAATCGTTGGTGGATACAATTCTGGAGTTACGGGAAGTGGTACTGCGGCAATCCTAGTTGGAAACACTAATGCAATTACTGGTTCTGATCGTGCTGTATTGGTGGGCGGTTATACGAATGCAATTGTAAATAACTATGAAGCTTTTATTGGTGGTGGACGATTCAATAAAATCTCTGCTTCTTTACAGTCTGTGATTGTTGGAGGATCAACAAACACTGTAAAAGATATAAGCCATAACTCTTTTATAGCAGGTGGCACTACCAATAGTGCTGTTGGCTCACAGCTTTCTGCAATTATTGGTGGATTCAATTCTGGAATTACTAGCAGCCATTACTCTGGAATTGTTGCCGGTCAAATCAACACTGTAAAAGATGCAAGTCACTATTCTTTTATAGGAGGTGGTGCTGTCAATATAATTTCAGCTTCAACACGAGCAGGCATTATCGGTGGAACTACAAACACTGTAAAAGATACAAGCACATATTCCGTTATAGCAGGTGGACAAAGCAATACAATCAACGCAAGCACAAATGCTGTTATCATTGGAGGAAGCTCCAACACTGTATCTCCAAATGCCAATAATTCTGTGTTAATTGGCTCTAGTCTCACGTCCAATGTTGCCAATTCTATTATTCTTGGTGGCACAGGCTATCAAACAATTGTTTCCGGTGGTTTAACTGGTTCATTACAAAGAACCTTGGACGGTTCTGCTTACATAGTTGGCGGCACAAACATAACGACTGCGACTGCATCTAATGGACAAATAACAATATCGGTAAACACCACAGGGTTAAATGCCGACACCTTAGATACAATCGATTCTCTTGGATTCATTCAAACTGGCACTCTTGCTCAAACAAAGGCAAGTACCCTTACCATTTCTCAATCAAGCGTAGCTAACTCAACAGTAGATTTTGCTGTAAATAATTTAGCTACATCAATCAATCTTCATGCAAAGTTAAGCGCAGGTTCGTATAACCCAAACGTACAAGCAAATGATTCTGGAATCATCTTTAGAACGGGCTCAATGGGCACAGGTGGTCTGATTATTGCCCCATGGACTTCTTTGGATTATGCATTCAGAATGAGCGGCTCTGGTGCAACTGTTTTGGACGTTGCAACTTTTGACTTGACGGCAAATGGAGTAAATATACTTACTGCGTCAAACAGATCTGTTTCATTCCCTCTTGGTCTTTCTGGAAGTTTGCAAAGAACCGCTGCTGGCAATCCGTTTATCATTGCTGGTGCAAATATAACGGTTGCAACGAACTCTCTTGGTCAAATAGAAATATCTGGATCTGCTCCGGCTGCAACAAGCACAGGTTCTTGGCTTGAAGGAACTCCGTCTCCTCGTATCCGTACGAGTGCTTCCGTTGCAATTGGTTCAGGTACAGGATTTGCTCAAGACTTTGGATCCGACATATTCTTTTATGTTTCTGGAGCAAAGGGCTACACGCAAGGAGTAGCTGTCTTTAGTGGTGATCTTGTTGTATCTGGAGTTGCTCACATAGGAACAAGCCAAACTATATCTGCTGACTCTTTGGATTCCTTTATTGGTGGAGGCAATACAAACACAGTATCAAGCTCTCTTAGATCTGCCATCATTGGCGGTAACTCAAACATCATTTCAAGCTCAAACAACGCAGGTATGCTTGGTGGTTTGACCAACAAGATTTTGGCAACCTCAACAGACAGTGTGGTTGTTGGAGGAACAACAAACGTATTGTCAGCCAGCCTAGAAGCAGGATTGTTCGCAGGACAGTCTAATGGACTAACGGGAAGCGTACAAGGTGTGATCCTTGGTGGTTTCTCCAACAACATGTCGGCTTCTTCTAGAGGCACCATTGTCAATGGAACTTTGCACACTCATATTAACTCAACAAACGGTGGCATCTTTGCTGGTGCGTCCTCATTCTTATCTGCTTCTGCTAACAGCGTAATGCTTGGTGGTGTCACAAATGGTATTTCAACCTCACAGCAAAATGCAATAGTTGCAGGCAACTTAAACACCATTAAGGATACGTCCACCAACTCTACCATTATGGGAGGTTTGTCTCATACAATAACAGGCACTCAAAGAGCTACGATTATTGGTGGTACTACAAGCACCATTCTAAATGCTGCAACAAACTCAACAATCATAGGTGGTGGAAATCACCTGATTACAGCCTCATTGAATTCTGGTTTATTTGCTGGATCTGGAAATGAAATTGCCGATTCAGCTTCCGAAGCTGTTATAATTGGTGGAGCTACCCACACAATATCGAGAAGCGTTGATAGCGCAATGTTGGGTGGAAGCACCAGTGCAATAACAGGCAGCACACAAGCAATGATATTGGGTGGACAACTCAATAACATATCTGGTTCCATAAGAGGATCGATTGTTGGTGGTACAACGCATATCATCATTGGTGGTGCAACGAACGCGATTATTGCAGGTGGAAGCACAAATCAAATTTCTAGCTCTACGGCAGCAGGCATATACGCAGGATCCAGTCATCTTATTAAAGATGGCAGTTCAAACTCTGCAATATTTGGCGGATTTCAAGGAACAATAAATTCGGCTTCCCTAAGAGCTGTCATTGTTGGTGGGTCCGATAACCTCATAAATAACAGTAACTACTCGGCAATAATTGGTGCATTAACTACCACTATAAGCTCTTCTGATGCAGCAATGATTGCTGGTGGAAACACTCATACTATAAAAGACAATGCTGCGAACAGTTTGATTCTCGGAGGTGCTACCGGATTGATCTCTGGATCTGCTAGAACTGTCTTGGTTGGCGGTAGCTCAAACACAATAACAAGTACAGCGAATGATTCTGTTATTGTTGGTGGAACAGGAATAACAATATCTGCAAGTTTGCAATCCGCTGTGTTTGGTGGAAGCAGCAATGAAATCATTCGAGCAACCAACTCGATTGTCGGTGGAGGAAACTTAAATCATGTTTCTTCTAGCGTAAACTCTGCTATCATTGGTGGAAGCGACAACAACCTTAGTGGAAGCGGCTTGGCTGCTATTATTGGTGGCAACAACAATACCATAAGCACTTCGCTCGGTGGTGTTATTCTTACAGGAGCAACTGGATCAATAACAATCAACTCAAAGTATTCTGTTATGGGAGGAAGCACAAACTCTGCAATAAGGAATGCTTCAACAAGCTCAATTGTTCTAGGAACAGATAGCAGTCTTATAGAAACAAGCAACTATGCTTTGGTCTTAGGTGGCACAACAAACAATGTACAAAGAGCCTCCAAATCAGGAATCATACTATCAAGTAACTCAACAGTCATATCTGCTTCAACAGCATCGGGCACAACAACTAACAATCAAGTTATAATCGGCTCCAGTGGCTCGGCAATCTCTAGAAGTATCGATGGAATGAATGGTATATATTCTTCCAATGTAGCTACAATATCTGGTTCTGAGCGCGCTATTATTCTTGGTGGTGACACAAACTCAATCATAAACAGTGCTTCTCTTGCCTACATGGTTGGTGGCTCAAATAACCAAATCAACAAAGCTACTTGGAACAACGGCATCCTTGGTGGATTTGCTAGTTCTATCATAAACAGCGATAACGGAAATACGTTTACCGGAGGTGTCTACCTTAACCAATTTATCGGTGGATACAACTCTCAAATTCAAAACAATATAACAGACGGTGATGCTACAGTTAAGGGAATATCATTCGTTAACATTGTTGGTGGTGCCAACAATGTTTTTGCCAACAATGGAGTTAACGTTGGTGGATTTACTCTCATAGGAGCAAACAATATTATTGCAAATCTGTCTAGCTCTAGAGCTTTGACAAAAGACGCCTTTCGAAACGTTGCAATTGGAGGAAGTTCCAATCAATATGGTCCAGAAGGATTTAGCGATTCTGTAACAATTGCTGGTACTGACAATTCTTTGGGTGGCAACAATGCTGAAACTGTTATTATCGGAGGCTATCAGAATTATGCCACCTCTGATTACGTTACTCCAAATCTAAGAGATGTGATAATTGGTGGAAATGCAAACAAGCTTGATTCAACAGCCTACGGAACTATCATTGGAGGAAACTCAAACGCATTAACTGGCTCCGATTACTCTGTAATTATAGGAGGTGCGCTTAGCGTCGTATCTGGTGGTGCAATCTATTCTATTGTTCTAGGAGGAGGAAATTCATCAATCAATGGTGGAGAAAACTCATCTTTGTTGGTTGCTTCTTCAAGCTTCATAAGAGCATCTACTGGTTCTGTCATATTTGGTGGAAACACTCACTCAATCACAAACGTAACAAACTCTATAATCATTGGTGGTTCCACAAACAGACTAACAGCAGGTGCGAACAACAACATCTTGATTGGTTCGGGTCTAAGCTCCAGCTTGTCAAACAGAATCCTTCTTGGAGGTACCAACTTCTCAACCGTTGTGTCTGGTGGACTTACTGGCTCGCTACAGCGTACGTTGACTGGCAACAGCTACATTATTGGTGGTCCATTTATCACTGTTACAACCAACAGCCTTGGACAGATTGAAGTCTCTGGTTCTGCTACTGCAACAAGTAACCAATTCCAAGAAGGAACACCTTCGCCAAGACTTAGAACCTCTGCTTCTTTGGCTGTAGGTACAAGCGTGTTCGCTCAAGATCTTGGATCGGATACGTTCTTCTATGTATCTGGTGCTATCTCTGGAACCGTTGGTGCAAGCACAGGAAAGTCTGTCTTTGGAGGCGATGTACTTATCTCTGGTGGTCTTGACTTGCGTTCTGGACTAACCCTTGACCCAACAATCATCACAGGTGCCTACACAGCACTACTAACTGACTATTTGATTGGCGTTAGCGGAACAACTGTTATCACAATGTCTCTTCCAACAAATCCAAACTACGGAAGAACTTACAGAATCAAAGATATGAAGGGAATCGCGGGAACAAGCAACATCGTTGTCTCTTCAAGCAACTACAAAATAGACGGAGCTTCGGTTGTCAAAATCACAACTAATTACGGATCTATTGATATAACGTACTACGGAAGTAGTATGTGGGGAGTAAGCTGATTTATTATGGCATATTATGGAACTTTAGGAAATCCTAACACACAACTATTTTACAACGGAACAGATACAGTCAGCGGAGCATATACCCAAGACATTGATCCGATGTTCAACTTTCCAAGTTATAGATCGCAAGATGTAACCACACTTTACTCGGATTTTGTTAACATAACAAACGGACTGGCTCCATTTATCTCAACCGTTGCTGTTGGTGGAACAATTGCCACAGGCACAGCAGTAATGGGAAGAATTGGAATTGTTCGTTGTGGTACAGGTGCAGGTGCATCTGGATCTGCTTCAATTACGTCTCTGCCTGCAACACTTGTGTTTGGTTCTGGCACATTTAGATATAGAGCAGATGTTTTGCAAGACGTTGCAAGTGACGCATCAAACACCTTCACCACTTGGTTTGGATTCAACGACGTTGCTGCACCAGGAAACGGTGTTGATGGCGCATATTTCAGATATACGCATAACGTAATGTCTGGTCAATGGCAATGTGTCAACAGAGCAAACAGCGTTGAAACCGTTGTTAGCTCCTCAACAAACGCAACAGGTTCTCTATATCAGTGTTTGGAGATAGAAGTGGTTGGTACAAGCTCAGTTAGATACTCGATCAACGGCGTTATAGTTGCTACAAACACAGGAACCATTCCAACATTGGTTGCAAGAGCTACAGGAGTCCATGCAGGCATACTCAAGAGCCTTGGTACTACTGCGCGTGGTTTTGATATAGATTGGATGGGAGTCAGATATGAGAGATCAACTCCTATCTGATGATATCTCTTAACAGTGGAACCTTATAAGACAATAGAAGAGAGATAGAGAACTGGATGAATGCATAACCTATTATTATGAGTTACTTCATAGTGGTAAACATATATTCTCCAATGGTGTAGACATTGGAACATGATGATGATCAACAAAAAAGAACTCTCAACCAAAAAGAAGAAACAACTGACTGAGCTAAGGGCTCAGTTTTTTGATTACTTGTCTACCAATCTCAAGGGACAGGTTCCTCTTGCTTTGTTACACGCTCCAAAACTCAATAACCTCTCAGAATGTACTTGTAGAAAGCATAAAGACTGCAATGCTCTAGCAAAACACCCAAATGGTCTTTTTGTTAGCAAGATCAAAACTGGAGAAGCCTTTGACTATTCAAGAAAAGACTTCAAAGAAGACAGAGTTAACCGATACAACATGGGAGCTATCTGTGGCTATAGCCTTGACAAGACCCATGGAGCTGATACGGTGCTGATCATTGTTGATATTGACTCCAAAGATCCTTGGAATACTCCTTTTGTTAAGAACGTTCTCGACAAAGATGGCAAAGAAGCTCTTGAAACATTTGGATACCTAACTGGTTCCGGTGGAATGCACCTTTGGTATGCGGTGGATAAGTCTTATGGCATTCACAATAACAGTGTATCAAAGGTTGAAACAGGAATTGACATTCGAGGAGTTAATGGGTATGGAGTCGTCCCAGGAAGCTTGCACAAATCTGGAAACCTATACGACTTCGACAAAGAGCATAATCAAGGATTTCACCTACCCATCCGTAAACTGCCTCAGAGTGCCCTAGAAGCCATCGTAGCTTCCAACGGTGCAAGGATTCCAAAGATAAAAAAGAGTGACAAGAACAAGCTCCAGGGTGTCAAGAACAAAAGATCATTGGGCTCAATGCTTCTACCTCCGCTAGCAAACGGAATCAAAGACCTAAAGAAGATTTTGAGAAGCAATCCTAGCTATATGATACCAGAAGGTGCCAGGAATCAAACCATTTATAGACTGCTTGCACACGATAGAAGCATGGGTGCCAACAGAAAGATGCTTGTTGAAAAGGGAAAGTATTACAGAACTCGTTGTCAGGACCATAAATCGATAAAGATGCAAGAGATTCATACTATTGTTTCTTCTGCACACAAGAACAAACCAAAGGTTCTCAAGGTAACAAGCCACAAAGACCTAGCAAGAAACTATTTCATTTGGAAAGAGAATCTTCATAACGTGAAGTTCACCAAGAAAGAGAAGTCTGATATTCTGAAATGTGACGAAGACTTCTTTGGTCGTCTTACAACATGCAACGAAAATGGTCAAGACGTATTTCTTCCAATCAGCAAAATACATGAAATGAGAGATGCGTACATTAAAGAGTACCATGGATTGCATGGTTTCTTCCGATATCCACAGAAGTTCCTTGCAGAAAGACTTAAAGAGCTTGGCTTTCAACGCAAAAGAACCGCAAAAGGAAATCTATGGAATGTTCACGTTCCTGCTTGGGAGAAAATAATCGATATTCCAAAGAAAAAGAACATGGATGTTTATTCAAATTCACTTATGGTATATTCTAACAGAAGAAATAACGTTTCTACCTCAATAACAACAAGGCAAGACTTATCCATGACGACAACAATTACAATCGGAACCACACCAGCAGGAATTCCAGGCGCGATGGCGAATATTGCTTCGCAAATCGCGGGTACTATTGCGGGTACTGCTGCTCCCGCTCCGTCAACAACAGACGAGACAACGACAGAAAATACTCGTCCTACATGGGCATCAACAACAGAGAAGCCTCATGTTATCTACGGTGAGAATGTAGATCAGGCTGATGCCTTCGTTCCTCCAGGCTATCAGGATGAGGTGGTAATCAAGTACGGCGATTTCATTCGCCATCCAGACGAGACAAAGTATTTCCGTTTTGGAATGCCTGTCAATGGACATTTTGATCTTGAGAAGCTCTTCCAAAATTTCATTGATACGGTGACACCAGAAGAGGGTGAAGCTTTTGGAAATCTTGCTTTCATTCGCGATGTTGATGCAACTGCTGCTGCCTTTGATTCGATTCAAGAAGGTGACGTTATCGGAACGCTTACTCTTGATGAGCCCACAAACACGTATGCTCTTGAGGTTTTAAAGCGCCTTACAGACCGAGATACTCTTGTTTGCCGTCCATGGAACGGTGAAATCAAGGACCGCAAGTGGCGTCCGTTCAATCAGATTATCACAGAGGATCCAGAGGTTGACGTCAATCTTCAATACATTACCTTTGAGGATATTTCGTACGCTCTTGCGATGAATCATTTCAACATCATCTATCGACGAAATGCTGAGTACGATCCTGAGTCCGAGGAACGAGATGATTTTGGTCGTCTAAAGACACAAATCGTTTTCAAGCCTTTTGGATTTGAAGACCAGAAGAAGGAATATAAGATGCGATTCCGTTATCGTGTTGCAGAGGGTTATCCCGGACACGTTTCTGATGATAAACTCGATGAAGAGTACAAGACAGCATGGGCAGCTTATGTCAAGGAATGCCAAGACAAAGCCGAGGCAGAAGCCCAAGCTGCACAAGCAGCAGGGACCAATACCACAAATGGAACAACAACAGCAACAAACGGGATCTAGCATTGTAATACCAAGAGAATTTTGGATTTCCAAGGACGCAAGGGTAATCTTTGTGTCCGATTTCTTTTTGGAAGATTACACAGGTGGAGCAGAACTTACGCTTGAATCGCTTTATGAGACTTGTCCTCTAAAGTCTCAAAAGATTCACAGCACTTCGCTCACCTATCAGATGGTTGAAGACAACAAGGACAAGCTTTGGATTTTGGTTAACTACTCGTTGGCTAAAAGAGAAGCTCTGTCCTCTCTTGTTTTGAATAAATGCAACTACGTAATCGTCGAGTGCGATTACAAGTATTGCAAGCATCGTTCTGAACATCATCATTTTGTTCAAGAAAAGAAACTTTGCGATTGTCATGAGGTCAAGGATTATGGCAAATGGACTCAAGCTTTCTACAGAAGAGCACAGTCTGTCTACTTTATGTCCGAGACTCAAAGGGACACTTATATCTCCAAGTTTCCAAACATGGCAACATGGACAAATCTAAAGTGCCAATACAGCACTTGGTCCAAAAAAGATTTGGACTACCTTGTTGAGTTAAGTTTTGAGCATTCGAGTGAAGCTAAGGAATGGGCAATTCTTCATGGTGGTTCTTCTTGGATTAAGAACCAGGCTGGAACCGAGACATATTGCAAAACCAACAACATGCCATACAAGGTGGTTCCAAAACTCCCTTATCGTGATTTCTTGAAAGAGCTTAACAAGTACAAGGGACTTGTCTTTCATCCAATTGGATATGACACCTGCCCAAGACTTGTTGTTGAAGCAAAGGTTCTTGGACTTGAGCTTGACATTAACGAAAATGTTCAAATGAGAAATGAGTCATGGTTTACAGAACCGGACCCATCCAAGTTTTTGCAATTCCTCTATGACCGTCCAAAAGCGTTTTGGGAAAGCTTAACCGAACAAAATCTTGTGCAATAAGCTTTGATTCTTGTTTTCTTCTAGACTTCTCTGTGATAGAATAAGAAAAGAAGAAAGTTGTAGAATGAAAAATGCAAAAGGAAAAAGCAAGTAGCAAGGATGCTCTCTTGAGCATCATTGATGATTTAGACGACAAAGCTGATGACCTGAAAATTGAACAAGTTGTGACTCCAAAGGAAGAGAAGATCATTCCCGTTTCCGATCTTCTTCCAACTGGTCGTCCACATATTTCATATTCTGAAATGCACGACTGGATTGAGTGCCAATGGCGTCATAAGCTAAAGTACATCGACAAGATTGATCTTGACTCTGAGAGTATCCATACTCTTTTCGGACAAGTTGTTCATGATTCTTTGGAAGGTTATGTAAGCCAACCAAAGGGTTCACGAGTAGCAATTAACACAGAGCAAGTCCAGAAAGACTGGACAGAGAAGCATCTTGTAGAGTTCAAGCAAAGAGTTGCAGCCTCAATCTATAAGGACTACACAGACAAAGCATCTGAATTTGATTCAAGCTTTGAACCAATCTTTGATGCCGTTCCTAAGTGGATGGATGAGCAGTTCCCTGACTGGGAAATCTTCGGAGCAGAGCTTAAGCTTTACGAATCTGTAAACGATTCAATCAAGAACAGATTCTTTAAGGGTTTCGTTGACTGTGTAATCAAGATGCCAAACCCAAAGAAGAAGGGCGAGTTCATTTATTACGTTTTGGATTGGAAGACAACCTCTTGGGGATGGTCTTTTGAGAAGAAGACAAGTTTCAACAAACAGTTGCAGCTTGTTCTGTATAAGCACTTTATTTCAAAGACCTACAATATCCCAATGAAGGACATTCGTTGTGGATTTGTACTCTTGAAGAGGAAGCCACCTAAGTCAAACCCGGAGGCAATCTGTGAGCTTGTCATGGTATCCGTTGGACCAAAAACAGAAGAGAAGGCTTTGGATATCGTAACCAAAATGCTTATGCACTTGAACAAGAGACTCTATTCAAAGAACAGAATGTCGTGCAAGTTCTGTAAGTATAACAACACGGAATACTGCACATGATCAGTCTCCCATTTACAATTTCATGCGATGGATGCTGTGAAGGAACCTTCACCACACCAGTCTTGGTTGAACCAATGATGCTAAGTGTGAAAAAAGGAAATGAAGTCTCGGTAAGAAGGTTCATTGCTCTTGAGTATCCAGAAGAGTTAAATGGAAAAGGGTGGATTACGGTTGAGATAGGGCTCATAACAAAGACGTATTGTCCAGCGTGTAAAGAAAAGTTTGCTAATGAAAAGGAAGAGGATTGAAGAATGGCTAGACCAAAGAAAATAAAAGAAGAAGAACAAAAGACAACTGCTATAGAAGACACCGAGATAAAGTCTATTGGTGGTCAAGTGAGATATGTAGCGACACCAGACAAAGTGTCTGTTGAGTTGGTAAGGACAATCTTGCCACAACAAGCAGAAGAACAAGAACAGGCTCCAGTTGCAGAACAAGTGGTAGAAGAAAAGAAGCCAAACACAGTTGAAAACATCGGTACTCTTTTGAAACCAAAGAGCTTTCAACCATTGATCTCCAGTCATTACGTATTGGATCTTGAAGAGATTGATCCAACCGTTGTCAAAGAAGTACAGGTATCTGAGCATTCAAGACTGTCTGGATACGGAGAAGCTGTTGTAATGCTCTATGATTCAGTTAATCCAAACACAAGAAAGATGATTGAGAAGCTTAAGAGCAAAATGGTTCATAATCGCCGCTGGAATCTTAATCCCTTTGATTCGGTTAAGCGTACAAGCACAAATATGCAAATCCGTCATTTGAATGGTGTTGGCGATGTTCTCGCAACAACCACAGTGAAGGGTCTTTCTATGCCAATTGTGGATATTTCTGGATGCGCGTATGATACAATTGAAGTTTCAACAATCATGCTCACATTTTATTTTGAGTCTTGGGAACTAAAGTGAGAGAACTATGAAGCTATCTGGATACACATACGTTAAGAACGCGGTAGAAATGAACTACCCATTTGAAGCATCCATTCGGTCTATGCTTGATTGCTGTGACGAAGTTGTTGTGATAGATGCTTCAACTGTCGAAGACGGAACATCAAAGGCTCTACTTGAGCTTGTGAGAGAGTTTCCTGAAAATTTGAACGTCTATGAATATGCAGAAATCGACTGGACTGCGGCAAATCACGGAATATGGGATGGTAAGCTAAAGGCAATTGCTCGTTCTCAATGCTCTGGTGATTTTCTGTTTCAACTTGACTCCGATGAGATCATAGAAGAAAACGCAAGACCAAAGATTGACCATCTTCTTGGACAACTAAACCAACTTCAAAGCGTTCCAATTGTCGCGATTCCAATCGTTGAGTATTGGGGTTCGTCTGGAAAGGTCCGAATTGACGTTAATCCATGGAAGTGGAGAATCTCAAAGAACGATCCGAACATTACCCACGGCATTCCTGCCAATCTAAGAAAGCTAGATCCACAATCGGGACTCCTGTATGCTCTACAGGGAACAGACGGTTGTGACTACATCTATGAAGACTCTGGACAAGTGGTTCCTTTTGCAAACTTCATGAACAACGACGTAGAAGTTCTTCGTCGTCATGCTGTTCTCGATGAATCAACGGCTCAAACATACGAGCAATGGTTCAATATCGTTACAACAGAACTTCCAACCATTTATCATTACTCTTGGTGGTCTGTTTACCAGAAGATCAAGAAGTATGACAAGTATTGGAATGCACATTGGATTTCTCTATACGGAGACAAGCGACCACAAGGTTGGAATCCATTCTTTGAAGGCAAGAGTCTGAATGACGTAACAGATCAAGAAATGATTGATATGGCACGCAAGTTAGAATCAGAAACTTCTGGACATATTTTCCATACTGCTTGGACAGGCACAAAGACAAATAGTGTGACCATCAACAAGCCCATGCCAAAGTGGATTGTCAAATGGGCAGAGGAGAACAAGACACCATGATTCCTATGAAATTGATTACGAATGCTCTAGGTAGCAAGATTAACGGAGTGATACATTACGGCGATGCCATTGAAGCTGAGATTGCTGATTATGAGTTTAGCGGCGTCAAGAAGGTAATTTGGATTCATCCAAACAATGCCGTGATCTCAACGCTCTATCCAGCTACAGCGGTAAAGAACTATCGTAATCAGTTTGTCACCCTTCAACTAAGTAACGAAGATGCTCAATTCACAAAGCGCCTTGAGAGCTATGTTAACGAAAACGTAATGCACATTGATCTTGATGCGTTCAATCTGCTCAAGGTAAACCCAATTCAAGGTGCCTCTGTGGATTCTAAAAGCATTGTAGAGGGTCTTGGAGGACTAACCGATAAGTACCCTTCAATCAAGGGCATCTGCGTCACAAACGATTCTAGGGAAATTGAAAAGCTTCTTGAAGAACGTGGTTTCGATAAGATCTACTCAATTGATAAAGCAACTCTGTACGTGAAAAAATGATAAAGTCAAAGACAATCAATGTCGTCGTGTATAGCAAGGACCGAGCAATGCAGCTTACGTCTGCCCTTCATTCGTTTTTAGAATGCTTCAAGGACAAAGACGAAGCAAACGTAACTGTTGTGTTCAAGACTTCTAACATTGCATATGAGAATGCTTATCTGAATCTTGTTGTACCTATGTTTCAAAACGTAAAATTTGTTCAAGAAACAGACTTCAAAAAGAACACGCTTGATTCGATTGATCCATATTGCAAATACACGATGTTCTTAATGGATGATATTTTCTTCTATAATGACTGGTCATTGCAAGATGAACCTTTCAAGCTGCTTGAAAAGCATCCTGATGGAGTTTTGGCTGTCTCATTAAGACTTAGCTCTCAAACGAACTACTGCTATCCAATAAGTCGTGAGCAGAAGATTCCAAACTTTTACAAGAACTGTGCCTGGAAATGGACCGAAGCAGATGGTGACTTTGCATATCCAATGTCACTTGACGGAAACGTCTTTCACACAAGCAAAATTCTCGAGATTTTGACAAAGATACCTGATGAAAAGTTCACGCATCCAAACACTCTTGAAGGTGCTCTTAACGATTTTGCCCAAATGAGAAAGTTCTCTGGAACCGTCCCACAGGTTTTGACTTGCTATCCCGAGGCTTCAAGATTGTTCAACTTTCCATGCAACAGAGTTCAAGGCGTTATCCAAAACAAGCACGAAAACACCTACTCTCCAGAAGAATTGAATGAAGCTTTGTTAAGAGGAACCAAAATGTCAACAAGTGAACTCATCAAAATGATTAGAGAAAACGTTGTTGTTAACGCTGCTCATTTCATAATTCCAAAGAAAGTGTTTGATGAATATGTCAAGTGATGATCCAAAAGTTTCCGTTATCATAACGAACTACAACCATGGAAAGTATTTGAAGAAGTCCATTGAGTCAATCAAAAGACAGACTTATTCGAATTTCGAAATCATCTTGATTGATGATGGTTCAACCGATCCATATACCAAAGAGGTCTTAAGTGAAATCTGTTGGGAAGATGAGTCCATAACAACAATCCTGAACGACAAGAACAAGGGAAAGTGGGCAGTTTTGAATGAAGCCATTTCCAAAGTCTCTTCTCCTCTTGTTATGATTCATGATGCTGACGACGTAGCCTTGTCTCAAAAGATTGAGGTGCAGGTCAAAGCAATGCAGTTACTAGGAAGCTGCCACAATCTTGTTGGATTTTATCACTGTCACACAGATGAGGATATGGAGAGCCACTATAATGAAACGTATGATTTATCGAATTTGGGAAGTTTGCTTTTGGACCATAAGCATACCTATGATTCTTGTCGTAACTCCAGATCTGTTCCCGGAATTGGGCATTATGTTGCTTCTCCTGAATATGAAGTCCATGGTGGAGCTTGCATGTTTGAAACATCAAAATGGCAAGACGGGATGAGATATGTTCCACCCGATATGAATCTAAGGATACAACGAGCAGAGGATTCTGATCTCAATACGAAGTTCACTTTGCTTTTGCAAAAGACCTCCGCAGTCAAGTTGCCACTATACTGCTATCGTAGAAATTCAAGCACGAATGATGCTTGGCTAAGAGGTTTATGATAACTCAAGACAATCTATGCCTTCATAGGGCAGTAAAATACATAACCCATAAAACAGACAAGTCGTCTCCTTTTGTGATATTTGACGTCGGCTCCAACATAGGAGACTACATTGAGCTTCTCAACTCGATGGTTCAGGCAAACTTTGTTGTTCACTCGTTTGAGCCAAATCCAAAAGCCTTTGAAAGACTCAACGAGAGATACGGAACACAACCTAACGTAACGCTCAACAACGTAGGCGTAAGCTCGTCCGAACACAAGATGGACCTCTATGACCCAGGTAGTGTCGGCTCTGCCATAGCGAGCTTATACAATCGAAAGGCATATGAAGGGTTCAAACCAGAGGACCAGCCTGTGCCCGTTGAAGTAAGTTTGATTTCGATCGACTCTTATGTTTCCAAAAACAACATAACCCAAATCAACTACTTGAAAATTGACGTTGAAGGTCATGAACTTGAAGCATTAAAAGGAGCCGTCAACACTTTTCAATCTGGCATCGTGAATGCTGGACAGTTTGAGATTGGTGACACATTCAAAGATGCAGGTATCTCTATTGATGACTTCGTTAAGTTCTTCGATAGCTTTGGATACTCAATCTTCTACGGTGACGTAGCTCCTGGAAATATAGTGAAGACCGCTTCTGACGTTGTGTCTGTTGACAACTGGGAAAATCTATTATTCATCAAAAACGAACTCCTCGTCAAAAACTGAAAGACCGAAAACAATGTTGATACCTTACTCGAAATGCTTAGAGATTGCTGGACATTCTTTTGACTACGTAATTCATATCGGAGCCCATCTTGGAGAAGAAGCTCAAGATTACGCAAAATATGGCGTTAAAAAGACATTCTGGTATGAAGCAAATCCAAATTTGATTAAGCCTCTTGTTGAGAACGTAGAGAAGTACAGAGCACTTGATGATTTTGAATGCGCAGCTTTGTTCAACGTTGATGGCAAAGAGATTGAGTTCAAGATAACCAACAACGGTCAATCAAGCTCTCTTTTGGAAATGGGAACGCACAAGAAACATTATCCTCAAATCTCTGTTACAGAAACAATCAAAGTGACAACAAGAAGATTTGATTCGCTAATCAAAGAAGAGCCAAATCAATACAAGCTAGAAGGCAGAAGTGTTTTTGTGAATCTAGATGTGCAGGGTGTAGAGTTTGAAGTCCTTCAAGGATTTGGAGATTTACTTTCTCACCACAACAGAGACTTTAGAATTGATGCAGTCTACACCGAAGTAAACTTCGAAGAGGTTTACAAAGGAGCCAAGACTATGCCATTCTTGAACGTACTGTTGGGAAATTATGGATTTCATCCTGCTGCAACCTGCCCAACGGAGTACGGTTGGGGCGATGCTCTCTATCTTAGAAAGAAGTGACACATGAAGATATCGTTATTGGCAAACAACACAAGCCATCGTGGTCCCGGAGGTGTATATAGAAATCTCTATTGGGGTATATCTGTTTGTCGCGATGTTATGGTATACAACAATCAAGGCAACTGCGATTATTACGCTTATTTGCAAGACCTTGGAGCCACCTGGCAACAGTTAAATCCTGATCGCACTTTAATTGGTCCAAATGTTTTCGTCGTTCCAAGCGACAACAAAGAACTCTGCAAGTTTGGAAAACACTTTGTCGTTCCTTCTCTTTGGGTAAAGAAACTGTACGAGCAGTTCCCCGAAATGAATGGAAAAACCATACATGTGTGGTCGGCAGGAATCGACACAAAAACATGGAAGCCAAGCTTGAATGCGAACAAAGACCTCGACTGCTTTGTCTATTTCAAGAACAGAGAACAATCTGAACTCGACGAAGTGAAGAAGCAATTGGATTCCATGGGACTGAAGTATGAAGTAATTTCCTACGGAACCTACCATGAGAATGCTCTTAGCTCTCTTTGTGACAGGGCAAAGTTTGCTGTACTCCTAACGGGAACGGAAAGTCAAGGACTTGCGTACATGCAGATGCTATCTTGCAATGTGCCATGCTACGTCCTCAACAAGACTACGTGGACCAGCGACGACGGTCAGATAACCGTTCCAGCCTCTTCTGTACCCTACTTCTCTGATGCCTGTGGCATTGTCGTAGATAATCTTGACTGCTCAAGAATCCAAGAGCTTAGGGACAACCTCGGTTCTTACAAACCTAGAGACTATATCTTGAAAGAGCACGGCTTTCTTGAAAAAGCAAAAGCTTACATTGAGATACTGAAAACACTATGAACAACAAAGTCAGTACAATAACCCCTTGTTTCAAGGGAGAACGCTATCTTGAGAAGTTTCTAAATGAGCTTCCAAAGCAAACTTGTTTTGACAAGCTTGAGATTGTGCTTGATCATAATGAACCAACCGAAGCAGAACTTGCTCTTGTTTCAAATTTCAATGCCAAGTACCCAGGTCGCTTAAAGCATATTGTTGTCAATCCTGTTGATCCAATTGGTATTTCGATGAACAGGTGTATCAAAGAAGCATCTGGCGAGTACGTAACAATTTGGAATATTGACGACCTAAGAACACCAGACAGCATACAAAAGCAAATAGATTTTCTTGACAGCCATCATAATCATGATGTTGTTCATGGCAACTTCGTAATCGTTAACCAATTTGGTTCAACACATGGGCAATACATTGACCACACATGGACTTTAGACAGACCAGAAGAACTCATCAGAGGAATGATGCTTGGTCCTTTCTTCATGTGGAGAAAGAGCCTTTGTGATAAGGCTGGTTACTTCGATGAACAACTCAAGACTGGAGCAGACTTTGATCTAGCAATCAGATTGGCTATGCATTCAAAGGTTGGAATGATTCATGGAGTTTTGGGATACTATCTTGACGAAGGCAGAGGAGCTTCTACGAATGGAAGTGCAAAACAGCCAGTCGAGAGAACTGTAATAGAAACTCGCTATGCCATTCTTGACAAGATAGAGAAACAATGGACTTTGCATCCTTTGTTCAAAGACTATGACCCACAGATTATCGTAAACTTTGGTCAGAAGATTCCAATTGAAAGGTTTTCAAACAAACATGAAAGTCATAGCTCTACTCCCGTTCAAGAATGAAGAAAAGTTCCTAAAGTCATACGTAGCGTCCGTAAAGCCTGTAGTTGATCAGATTATTGCAATCGACGACAACTCATCGGATAACGGAGCACAGATTTTGTTAGATGCAGGTGCCACAGTTATTTTGAACAACTCGTTCAAAGAAAAGTCTGGTTGGGCAGAGCTTGGAATAAGAGAAAAGCTTCTTGAACTAGGAAGAGAAGCTGGTGGAACACACTTCGTATGCTTAGACGCAGACGAAGCATTCACCATGCCATTCGTTTCTCGTGGAAGACAGATTATGAGCAAGATGCAGCCAGGAAACAAGCTGCTAATGCAATGGTTGGCAATGTGGAAGAGTGTTGACCACTATAAACATGATCATTCTGTATGGTCCAACAACTACAAAGACTTTGTATTCTGTGACGATGGAAAGGTAACGTATCCAAACGTATGGATGCATACTCCAAGAACTCCGGGACCAACAAACGAACAAACGAATCTCCAACTTCAACCAAAGTTTGGTGCTATCATGCACTTCCAGTTCTCGGAATTTGATAACTTCCAGATGAAGCAATGCTTTCTAAGAGCTGCCGAGCTAATAAGACTTGGAAGAGAACATGCTCAATCCATAAATCAAAAATATGCAATCACTCTTGACGATCCAAATACCAGGGTCAAAGCAATAGAACCAGACTGGTATATTGATCCGATGCCAAACATGACAAACGAGCTAAACTCTTGGAGAAAAGGTGCTATTTTAGCCTACTTTGATGAGCACGGAATCGAGTTCTTTGAGCCTCTCCAGATTTGGCACATGGACTTCTTGAAAAGAGAGTTTGTTTCTCGTACAGGCAGAGAACCAAGAGTATGATCGTTACCAAGTGTCCACTTAGAATCTCCCTTGTTGGAGGTTCAACTGATTTGGAGGAGTTTATTGATACCTATGGAACAGGTTCGGTAATAAGCTTTCCTTCAAATCTTTACGTGTATGTGACTCTTCATACGAACCACAGAAACAAGATCATCGTCAACTACTCTCATAAGGAAGAGGTTGATTCGATTGACCAAATCAAAAATGACGTGGTTAGAGTGGTAATGAGACACTTTAGAAAAGAACTTGAAGTAACAAACGACAAGAAGAACATTACGATCACGTTCAACAGTGACATTATCAGTCATGGCTCTGGACTTGCTACTTCTTCTGCCTACATGATTGCTACAATCAAGGCTGTATCTCTCTATCTTGGTCTTGACATTAGCGATTTCGAAATATGCAAACTGTCAATTGAGCTTGAAAGAGAGTTCAATCCACTTACAGGATACCAAGACTCATATGGTTGTGGCATTTCTGGATTCAAGCGTATTGTTTTTGAAAAAGGAAAGAAGCCAAAGTTCCGATACTTCGAGACTAAGTTCCTTCAAGACAATTTCGATATGTGCCTTGTCTATACCGGAATCAAGAGAAGCTCGACAGAGGTTCTCAAATCTATCGACGTATCAAAATCATATTCGCTCCTTGCCCTTGTAGACAGGGTGGATGAGTCCTTGGACCTTGGAGACACCGAAGGGTTTCTAAAAACGTTTAACCAGGCTTGGATAGCCAAGAGACAAAGCTCTCCAAAGATCTTTGATGAGATTGATGATTTCCATAAGTTCGAAGATTTGTTAAACGAACCATATGTGCTTGGATACAAATTGCTTGGCGCAGGAGCAGGAGGCTACTTTTTTCTTTTGCTAAAGCCAAATTGTGTGACTAAACTGAAAGAACGAATGAAAAAAGATGGAATGGAACATGAGCCTATTTCTATTTTCGTATCTGACAGTGGAGTAAAGGGACACATCATATGAACAAACAAGAACTTCAAGAAGGAATCGATATTGCTTACGAATGCGCGAGCAGTCTTAAGGATATCATTACTTCACCAAAATACAAGCAGATCATAATCATTGGAAACGGTGGTTCAAACTCTATTGCTTCTCATATTTCTCAAGACTATACGAAGCAACTGGGAAAGAGAGCTTTTTCGTTTTCCGATCCATCAAGACTTACTTGTTACATCAACGACTACGGTAGAGATGAAGCGTATAGGCAGTTTGTAAAAGAGTTTGCAGACAAGGATGACACTCTTGTCATTCTCATTTCGTCATCTGGAAATTCCATGAACATCTTGAACACAGCCGACTATTGTGAGAGCAATGGAATAAGATGGATATCCTTGTCTGGTTTTTCGTCATCGAATCCTTTGTGTAAAATGCAGTCTGAATATAGGCTTCTAAACTTTTGGGTACCATCCAAAGACTACGGAGTTGTAGAGTGCGTACACCAGATATTCCTCCATTCAATCTTGGGCAACTGAAAAATGATCTATTGCTTTGACCTCGATGGAACCTTGTGTACGTTGACTCAAAACGGTCAATATGAAATGGCATTGCCATACCAAGACGTTATTGACCATGTGAACGAACTTTATAGACAAGGCAACACAATAAAGATTTTCACCGCAAGAGGATGCGTATCAGGAAAAGATTGGTCGGACTTCACTCTAAATCAACTCAATCGGTGGGGAGTGTATTTCAGTGAACTAATCATGAACTCAAAGCCTCACTTTGACCTTCTGATTGACGACAAGGTTATGAACATCAAAGACTGGCGTAAGGAAAACAACCTACATGAAAAGATTGGGTTTGTTGCAAGCTCGTTTGACTTGATGCATCCTGGATATATCAAAATGTTGAAAGAAGCAAAGGAGAACTGTGACTATCTCATTTGTGGAATTCATACAGACCCTTCTGTTGAAAGAAAATCAAAGAATAGACCAGTTCAGTCATTGGAAGAAAGAATGATTGTTCTTTCCTCCATCAAATACGTTGATGAGGTTATTGCTTATGATACAGAAGAGAGCCTTGTTCAACTGATGAAAGATAAGAAGCCGCAAATACGGTTTTTGGGTACAGACTACGATGGAAAATCGTATACTGGACAAGATTTAGGCATCCCTATTCACTACATTGATAGGAGTCACGGTTGGTCAACAACAGGACTCAGAGAAAGAATCTGGCAAGCCGAAGAAGATAAGAAGAATAGAAAATGACAAAGAACATATTGGTAACAGGTGGAGCAGGCTTTATTGGAAGCAATCTTGTAGACAGGCTTGTTGAGCTTGGACACAATGTTTTTGTTATTGATGATCTGTCAACAGGATTCATTGAGTACGTAAATCCAAACGCAGACTTTCTCATGCTGGATCTGTCGCAAGCGAATAACGTCTGCAACATAGAATCATACATCAAGACAAACAATATAGAGCTTGTGTTTCACGTAGCTGCTCTTCCAAGAGTTGAGCCTTCAATCATAGATCCATTTACAAGCCATAAGATTAACATCGACGGTACCGTCAATCTTCTTGAAGCAATGAAGCTTTGTGGAACGCAAGTCAAGAGAATTGTGTTTAGTTCCTCTTCGTCTGTTTATGGACAACCTCAAAATGTCCCTACCTCGGAAGACGAACCATGCAATCCAATGTCTCCCTATGCTCTTCATAAGCAAATTGGAGAACAGTATTTGAAGCTGTTCTCGGACCTCTATGGTCTTGAAGCAATCTGCCTAAGATACTTCAACGTCTACGGAAACAGACAGCCAACAATCGGCTCCTATGTTCCAGTAATCGGAATCTGGATGGAGCAGCTAAAACAAGGAAAGCCTTTGACTGTCACAGGCGACGGAAACCAAGTTAGAGACTTCGTATGCGTAGACGATGTTGTTCAGGCAAATGTAAAAGCAGCATTCGACTGCAAAGAGAAGTTTGCTATCTACAACGTAGGCTCAGGAACACAATACAGCCTAAACCAAATAATAAGCGATATGTTTGGTGTAAAAAACGTCAAGTTCTTGCCAGAGCGCATCGAACCAAAATTGACAATGGCAAATATCAAGCTAGCGAGAAAAGAATTGGGATTTGAGCCACAAGTAAGCCTCAAGGAATGGATTAAGAATCATGTTTGACAAAGAGAAATACGAAAACGTAGAAATCGTAGCACAAGCTACTGTAGCTGAACAATCTCCCGATCACATTTGTCCTGTTGGTACAATTAACGACAACCATTCATCTGATGGCTATCTTGCCGAAGTTGAGAAGTACGTTCTTGACAACATGGGCAAGGAAAAGTTCAACTATATGGACATTGGTTGTGCTGGTGGACAGCTTGCCGTTGACTTTGCCAAGAGAGGTCATTTCTCAATTGGTCTTGAAGGCTCGGATCACTCAATCAAGAGAGGACTTCATAACTGGCCAGAATATCACAAGACAGTTCTTCATACAGCAGATTTGACAAAGCCATATCACGTTGAAAAGAATGGAGAAAAGGTTTTGTTCGATGTGATTAGTGCCTGGGAAGTCATCGAGCACATTCATCCAACAGAGATTCACACATTCTTCTCGTACGTATTCGATAATCTTGCAGAGGATGGAGTCTTCATCGGAAGTATCAACACAGGACCAGACTACAGAGAGCTTCCAGATGGCGGAATCATTCATTTGCATCAGTCTGTCTTTCCAGAGCAGTTTTGGAAAGAGCATATTCTTTCTTCCTATAACGTACAAGCATATCCGTTCTCACATGTTGTTAGAACAATGGCGCACTATTTCTTGGTCCTAATCAAAAAGAAGAAGGCATGAACGATGAGCCAGGTGAAAAAGGTTCTAATAACTGGAGTCGCAGGACTCTTTGGAGCTAACTTCTCAAGATATCTTTTGAATGCAGGATATCAAGTGGTTGGAATCGATGACTTGTCGGGTGGATACGAAGACTTCCTTCCAAAGTCTTCTGACAAGTTCACTTTTGTCAAAGCAGACCTTGGAGAAATAACGCAGCCAGAGCTTGATCGTATTTTTGTTGAACACAACATCAAGTACGTTTATCATTTCGCTGCCTTTGCAGCTTGTGGTCTTAGTCCTTTCATCAGAGAGTTTTCTTACAGGAACAATTTGATGGCATCTGTAAAGCTGATAAACTCAAGCGTAAGAAACAACGTGGAGAAGTTTGTTTTCACGTCATCAATGACTGTCTATGGAGAAGGAACTCCACCGTTCACGGAAGAAATGCTTCTAAGACCAGAGACAAGCGATCCATATGCAATTGCAAAACATGCCGTGGAGCTTGATCTATTCGAAGCCAACAAGCGTTTTGGTTTGAAGTACAACATCGTTAGACCACATAATGTTCATGGTATTTACCAGAACATTTGGGACCGTTACAGAAACGTAATAGGAATCTTCATTCGCAAAGCTATTAACAACGAAGACCTAACAATCTATGGTGACGGTACACAAGTGAGAGCGTTCTCTGACATAGACTTTTACATGGCACCTCTTGAGAGGCTTATATACAAGCACGAAAATCATACCTTCAACATTGGAGCAGATCAACCAACAACAATTTTGGACTTGGCAAAAGCAGTTCAAAAGGCAGCGAAGCGTCGTGAGGGTAAAGATATTGGCATCCAACATCTTGAACCAAGACAAGAAGTTCATCTTGCTTGGTGCGATCACACAAAAGCAAAAACAATCCTGAACTTTAAAGACGGAACCGATTTAGATTCTTTGATTGATAAAATGTATGCTTGGGCATTGACTCAACCAAACAGAGAAGTCAAAAAGATGAAATACGAGATTGAACAGGGCATCTACTCATACTGGAAATAGAATGAAAACCTTACAAGACTACATAACCACATACGAAGACACCATTGAGTGCCACGAAGAGATACAAAAAGACTTTTTCGCTGGCACAAACAGTTTTGATTATTTGAAGGCACACAGAGACTTCATTGAAGAGAGTTACAGAAATGGTGTGATCTATGGTCACGGTAACAGAGAGCTTCAATACATGTGGAAGCTTATTGTCGATGAGATGCCATCCGATTTCAAGTTTCTAGAAATAGGAGTCTATAAGGGACAGATCATTTCTCTTATTCAGATGCTTGCAGACAAGTCAAACAAGAACGTCTCTATCTCGGCAGTTACTCCACTCATGGACAAAGACTTCGCTGCCTACAATAGATTCCCTTGGATTAAGCAGCTATACAAGCAGTTTGAATTGACTCTTGACAACACAAAGATTTTTGATGGCTTCTCGACCGACAAGAAGATAATCGCAGGTGCATCAGAGATCGGACCATATGATGCGATTCTCATTGATGGAGATCATTCCTATGAAGGTGCCAAGTTTGACATTGAGAACTACGATGCCATGCTAAAGGTGGGTGGTTATATGGTAATTGATGACGCATCGAATCACAAGAACATGAACGGACTCGGAGATATTCAGTTCAAGGGAATTGTAGAAGTTTCGGATGCTGTTCGAGACACAATTGAGAAAAATCCAAACTACAAAGAAGTGCTTACCGTAACTCATAATCGAATTTTCAAGAAGCTAAGCAAGTGATTAAGATTGCATTCATAAAGTTTGGAGGACTGGCTGCTGGTGGAACCGAAAAAGGTCTTCAAACCATTGCTGCCAATTTGCCAAAAGACAGATTTCAAGTCGATTACTATTATTGTGACACAGCACCCTACATTGGGGCTGATGTTGTTCATGCAGGAACCGATTCTTCTAGAAAGAAGTACATGGAAGATGCAGGAGTCAATCTTATAGAGTTTCACGTTGGAGCCAAGAACATAACGGTTCCAACTCATGATTGGGTTGACACAAACCTTTGGGAACTGTTTGACGAATCCAAATACGACATAATCCAATCTGCCAGGGCTGGTCATGCAGAGTATCCGTTTACTCTAATCAACAATAAGCCTGTTGTGGACCTAATCACTCTTCCAGGAATGGCAGAAAGGAAGAGCAACTCTCTTGCAGTTGTTCATATCTCAGAGTTCCAGGCACAGACTTGGATTAGAGCCGGTGGAGAACCACACAAGGTTAAGGTAATCCCTTTGCTCACAGAGTTTCCAAAGTCAACAGAATCTTCCAACTTAAGAAATAGCCTCGGGCTCTTGCCAGGAACATTCGTTTATGGCTTTCATCAAAGAGTAGATGACGGAATATTCTCTCCAATTCCATTGGAAGCATTTCAACTTTTGGAAAAAAAGCACAAGTCCCGCGTAGCATTTCTCATCATGGGAGGTTCTTCCAAATACCAAGAGCAAATAGATAAGCTAGGGCTTAAGCAAGTATTTCAGATAAGTCATAGCGGAAACTATGACGAGATTCAAAAGTTCCTCAACACATTAAACGTATTCGCTCACGGTCGTTCTGACGGCGAGACGTATGGAATGGCTATCGCTGAAGCTATGAGAGCAGGACTGCCCGTAATCAGTCACGTAGCGCCAGCAATGGGGCATGTAGAGACGATAGGTGCAGGAGGCAACGTTGTCAATTCCGTTTCAGCATACGAAGCTGAAATGAATAAGCTTTTGGAGGACATATCCTATTTGAGTTTTAGGAAACAGGAAGCAAAAAATAGATTTGAGAGCCATCTTTCCCTTGAGTCAAATATCAAAAAGTTCATAGAGATATATGAAGAGATTTACTCTTGCTATCATTCTGTGGTAAAAGAAGATTGGCTCGACGAATGGATGATGACAAAAAATGAATAAGAAGAAAATCAAAAAAGTGTTGGTCCTCGGTTCCGCAGGACAAATTGGAAAACCTTTAACCGAATCGCTTAGACAGCATGGTTACGAGGTTTTTGAGTTTGATATCAAAAACTCTCTGATTCAAGATATCAGAATACCAAACAGTTATTCGCTAACAAGGCACATTCTTGAATCCGACTTTGTGTTCTTTCTGGCATTTGATGTTGGAGGGTCGAAGTATCTAAATACAAAACAGGGCTCTTATCCGTTCCTTCAAAGCAATACGGAGATTATGTCGAACGTATTTGAAAATCTTGAAAGAACAAAGACTCCATTTCTCTTTGTTTCAAGTCAACTTGCCAATAATCAAAACTCACCATACGGAATACAAAAGCGTCTAGGAGAGTTTTACACGTATGCTCTAGGTGGAGTCGTTACAAGGCTTTGGAATGTTTATGGAATCGAAGAGGACAATGAGAAGTCCCATGTGATCACAGACCTTGTTAGGCAGATGATAAAACCTCCTCACGAAGCAAAGCTTCTTACGGACGGTACTGAGAAGAGACAGTTTCTTCATGCAGATGATTGTTGTGAAGCTTTCATTGCCCTAATGGAAAACTACAACAGCATAGATAGAACGATTGATTACAATGTGACAAGTTATGTGTGGTCTTCCATTGCAGACGTTGCCAACTTGGTAGCAGGTCAACTGAATGGTTCTTCTTGGAGCCCCGGAGACAAAAAAGATACGGTTCACGAGCAAACACCATATGAACCAAACAGAAATATAGCTTCAATCTGGCAGCCAAAGATTGATCTGGAAGCTGGCATAGCAAAAGTTATTGAGCACCACAGGAACAAACAACAATGACAAAGAAAATACTTGTAACAGGTGGAACGGGAATGGTTGGAAAAGCTTTCGAGGCTTATCCAAATTGTATCCTTGTTGGTTCTGGAGATTGCGATCTCAAGAGCTATGAAGACACTGTAAGACTTCTCTGTAGGCATCAGCCTGACGTAATCATTCATCTAGCTGCAAAGGTTGGTGGTGTTCAAGGCAACATGAAAGACCAAGACGGTTTCTTTCATGAGAATCTTGCAATCAACACAAACGTTCTTCGCGCAGCACATACATGCAACGTCGATATGGTTGTTTCGATGCTGAGCACTTGCATCTTTCCAGAGAAGCCAAGAAAAGGTATGCCTTACGACGAGAGAGATCTCCATGACGGAGAACCTCACGATTCAAACTTTGGATATGCATACGCAAAGAGAATGCTAGACGTTCAATCAAGAATCTATAGAGAACAGCATGGCAGAAAGTATATTTGCGTCATTCCAAATAACATCTTTGGTCCGCACGATAACTTTGATCTAGAAAATGGTCATGTACTCCCTGCAATCATTAGAAGAATCTATGAAGCCAAGCTAACCAACGAACGTCCTGTCTTTTGGGGCAACGGTCGTTCTCTACGTCAGTTCACATATTCAAAAGATGTGGCTAAAGCAATAATGACTGTGATTGATAGAGTGGACCATGTATGCAAGGCAAACAAGCTAAATGGCAAGAGACTCTACAAGAACTATACCTTGGTTAATATCGGAACGAATCAAGAATATGCCATAAGTGCCGCTGTAAACAAGGTTTGCGACATATTTGGTTATGACAAGTGGCAAGTAAAGTGGGATGATGATAAGCCAAATGGAATCTTTAGAAAGCCAAGCGATAACGGAAACTTCATGAATCTTTTTGTGGATTCGTCTGTGCAAGATGAGTCTCAATTCTATACTGACTTTGATACGGCATTAAAAGAAACATGTGAATGGTTCGCATCACAGTATCCAAAGGTAAGAGGAATATGAAGACAGCGTTTATTACAGGAATCACCGGCATGGATGGAAGCCATCTTGCCGAACTTCTTTTGTCAAAGGGTTACAAGGTCGTTGGTTTGAGAAGAAGAACAAGTACGTTCAACACAGAACGGCTTGAGAATATCTACAAGCATCCAAATTTTGTTATGGAGTGGGGAAACATAACAGACTCTCATTCGCTATACAAGATTCTGAATAGGTACAAGCCAGATGAAATCTATAACCTCGCTGCTCAATCTCATGTAAGGGTGTCGTTCGATGTGCCCGAAGAGACTTTGGAAGCCGTGAGCATGGGTACACTTAAGCTCTTGAACGCAATGAAGGAGCTTGTTCCAAACGCAAGGTTCTATCAGGCAAGCTCCTCGGAAATGTATGGTGTATCTCCTTGCCCATTAACAGGATATACAGAAGAATCAAAGATGCTTCCAGCATCGCCATATGCTTGTGCCAAACTCTACGCTCATAACATTACCAGAAACTATAGAGAGTCCTATGGTCTTCATGCAAGCTGTGGAATCTTGTTCAACCATGAGTCAGAACGTCGCGGTGAGACGTTTGTTACAAGAAAGATTTCCATGGCAGCAGCCAGAATAAAAACAGGCGTACAAGATAAGCTATATCTTGGAAATCTTGAAGCCTACAGAGATTGGGGCTACGCACCTGACTACGTTGAAGGAATGTGGCTAATGCTTCAACAAGACAAGCCAGATGACTACGTTCTGGCAACAGGTCAGACTCACAAAGTCACCGAATTTCTTTATGAAACGTTTAAGCTAGCAGGTCTTTCGGTTGAGGAGCACGTTCATTTTGATGAACGTCTTTGCAGACCCGAGGAAGTACCTTATTTGCTAGGTGATTATGCAAAAGCAAAGCAAAAGCTTGGTTGGACTCCAAGAACGAAATTCTTAGACCTTGTTAAGCTCATGTATGATCACGAGATAGAAAACATAGTCAAATAGTCTGTATTCTACCTATATCTTTTGAGTGCCCTTAAATATGTTGGACAAGGGCGTTTCTAAGCAATAGTCTATTCCAAAATGGAGATATAGGTGATTTGACAATGACAGAACCACAGACAAGCACAATCAGCGTTCAAGATGATAATGAAGAAGACTTTTTCTTCAAGCCAAAAAAGAAGCACAAGATTTTGTTCTTATCCGATCATCCACTTGCAACAAGTGGTGTAGGAGTTCAGGCAAGATTTTTGATCAATGGCTTGATTGATACAGGAAAGTACACGTTCCGTTGTTTGGGTGGTGCTATGAAGCACTCGGATTACAGAACCATTCAAGTGAACGAAGACTTCATCATTCAACCTGTTGATGGGTTTGGAACCAAGGATATGATCCGTTCCATTCTCATTTCAGAAAAGCCAGATGCTATCTTTATCTTCACAGATCCTCGCCAGTTCACTTGGCTATGGGAAATGGAAGACGAAATAAAGCAAGTCTGTCCAATTGTTTATTGGCACGTATGGGACAACGATCCATATCCTGCTTTCAATCGTGCATGGTATGAAGGAACAGAGCTAATCAATTGTCTTTCTCACAAGACATACGAGCTTGTTAAGCCAAATTTCCCAGAGAAGACAAACTACATTCCTCACGCATTTCCAAAGAACGTATATTTCCCACTTGACAAGGCAACTCGTGCAAATGTAGCTGCTCAACAGTTCGGGGACAAGGCAGACTGGTACAAGATGCTTTGGGTTAACAGAAATGCTACGAGAAAGTGTCCATCTGACGTCATGGAAGCATGGAGATTGTTCATTGACAATCTGCAAGCAAAGCATGGTCATAAGAGAGCCGTTCTCATAATGCACACAGATCCAAAGGATCCAGAAGGTCCAGATATCATTGCTGTTTCTCAACAGCTAGGAATCCAAGACAATGTATGGTTCTCCGTTGAGAAGCTTCAATTTGAACAAATGAACGTTCTTCATAACATCGTTGACGGAGTTGTAAATATCTCAAAGAACGAAGGTTTTGGTCTTTCAACATTGACCTCGCTACAAGTTGGTAAGCCAATCGTTGCTCTAAAGACAGGTGGCGAAACACGCCAGGTTATTGACTGGAGAGACGGCTTTGAACACGGCGTTGCTATTGAACCTTGTAAGAGACTTCTCGTCGGCTCACAACAAGTTCCATACATCTATGAAGACTACGCAGGAACACAAGATATTGTTGATGCGTTCATGAAGATTTATGAAATGACAGAAGAAGAAAAGGACGCAATGGAAAAGCGTTGCGTTGACTATGTTGATTTCGAATTCAACTACAATGATATGGTAAACAAGTGGGATACCACAATGGATACCTGTATCACAGACTACAAGAACAATAACAGAAACAAGTATGGTCGTTGGACACTTCAAGAAGTTGTATCTGCCGGAACAAGAATCGATCAACCACAGGCAGTAATGCCAAAAATCATCGGTCCACAAGAGCAGTTCAAGATGCCACAACCATCTGCACAAGCAATTGCAAACGATCAAGCACTTATAGAGAAGAAGCCAATGGGTCTTAAAAAGGTAACAGCACAAGGAGTAGCACAATGAGCGAAGAACAGAAAAAGAAAAATGTCTTGCTAAGAGGTCCATTCATTACCGAGAGTGGTTATGGCGTACATGCTCGTCAAATTGCAAAATGGTTCTTCGACAAGCAAAATGCTGTTGGTGCAGACAAGCTAGACGTATCTTTTGAACTTCTACCTTGGGGAATCACACCTTGGATCACAAACACACAAGGTCTTCCAGGCTGGATGATTCAGAATGCTAAGAAGCTTGATTCCTATGACCTATCTGTTCAAGTCCAACTTCCAAACGAATGGAATGCTTTTGCTGCTAACTATAACATCGGTGTGACCGCTGGTGTAGAGACTGATATCTGCAATCCTGTTTGGATTGACGGTATTAACAGAATGGATTTGGTTATTGTTCCATCCGAGTTCACAAAGACCTGTTTTGTCAACACAGCAAAGATGATCAACAAGGAAATCAAGACAAACATCGTTGTGATCCCTGAGTCATTCACAGAAGAAGTGGCAAACACAACAGTTGACGTTGTTGATATGTTCAAAAATATCCCAACAGACTTCAACTTCCTACTCTTCGGACAGTTAACAGGTAACAATCCAGAGAACGACAGAAAGAACTTTGGATACACCATGAAGGCTCTCTACGAAGCTTTCAAGGATAACGAAAACGTTGGAATCATCGTTAAGACCAATGCAGGCAGAAACACCTCTGTTGACAGAGCACAGGTTATGTCGCTCTTCACACAGCTACAAATGCAATTGAAGTACAAGGACTCCAAGGGTCCAAAGGTCTATATCCTTCATGGCGATATGGACAATCAAGAAGTTGCCAACATGTATAGAAACCCAAAGGTGAAAGCTTTGATTTCTCTTACAAGAGGCGAGGGCTTTGGTCTTCCAATGCTTGAAGCAGCAGCTTCGGACCTTCCTGTTATCGCAACCGACTGGTCTGCTCATACAGAATTCCTAAACGAAGGCAAGTGGGTCAAGGTTGAAAAGGATCTTGTTCCAGTTCATGAATCAAGAATCGATAACCAAATCTTCATCCCAGGTTCAAAGTGGGCAAGTGCTCGTGAACCAGATGCTATTGCTAAGCTAAAGAAGTTCTACGCAGCTTCTTCCATTCCAAAGCAATGGGCAAAGGATCTTGGAGTAACCATTCGCCAGAAATACTCACACGAAGCTATCTCAAAGAGATATGATGAAATCTTCAACGACAAGATTTGAACAAGGGAGACGCTATGAATAAATGGGTATATAGAATATTGGGTACCTTAGCAGCGATTGCTTTGTTCTCTCTTGGATTCTATTTGTATGATTTCAAGTTTCTTAGCGCGGTTTTGGGAATTGCTCTTTCTGTATCTCTATTTTATCTATATCGGTTCATGAGAATCATTCTTATCTTCGAAGAAGATATCGCTACAACCCTTCAAACATTCAAAGAGTGCGAAGAAAGCCTAGAAAACGTAATTTCTCTAAGACTCTTCTTCGATTCTGAGCACGTTAGACCTGTTGTAGATGCCGCAAGACAAGAAGTTATGATGTGCCGAGTTAAGGTAAGACAGATGGCACAAAGGTTTGTGGAACGTAGCAAACAACAATACGTAATTTACGAAGAGCCCGTAGAAGTTGAGCAAGTCAGAGGACAGCCTGGGGCTATCAATGACGAACTCATTACAAGTAGAATCCTTGGATTCAAGCAAGAGCTTGGAGAAGATGCAGACGTCTACTTTATGACAACAGATGAAATGACTGCCGCTAGAAAGGCGCGAAATATATGAAAGCACCAATCAAGGGTGACAAGTTGATTAAAAGGAAGATCAAGCGTAAGAAGCCTGGTTCCGGTCCTTCAAAGACCTACTTTACTCAAGACACCCAAAAGGCAATCGTAAGGTACCAAGAAGAATCGGTTCCTCAAATGAAGGAGTACATTTACGTTAAGGAAATCCTTCCAGCGTTTGATTCTCTTGTTGAGAACTTGATCAACGTTTACGGCTTCAAGGTTCAGTTGGACTCCAAAGAAGATCTAAAGCATGAGTGCATGGAGTTTCTTTATGGCACCGTACACAAGTACGACGTTACAAAGAGTTCCAAGGCATTCTCTTACTTCAACGTAGTTGCAAAGCATTGGCTTACCATAAAGAGCAAGCAGAATGCTAAGAAGGTTCAACAGTACGTCAGCATTGACGACACAGAGAATATGTCTGTTGCCGATGCAGAGAAGATTGAAAGCCACAACTATATCCCATCCTATGACGAAGTAACTTCAACAAAGGAAATGAAGATATATCTTGACAAGATTCTAACGGAACTAGATGGCAGAGCTAAATCAACAAATGAAAAGCTAACCATTGCCGCCGTTAGAGATATCATGGACAACATTGACAATCTTGAATTCTTCTCAAAGAGAGCTTTGCTTCTCTATGTGAGAGAAATAACACAGCTAAACTCAAAACAACTAAGTCTCTGCCTGTCTTCCCTAAAGAAGCAGTACAAAGACATTAAGAAGAACGAAGAGTTCAGCTATTGATGACGATCGACTTGATAAAGTCGTTCACTAGCTCTTGAGGCATATCCCCTAGATCCTTATATGGATCGGGGGTTTTATAGCTTTTGTGAGCATACTTTTGAAGAGCGTTACCTGCGTTCGTCTCCTTGTCGTTGTCAAGAATTGCGATGATCTTCTTCTGCTTGCCGATGATTCTAAGCCATTCCCGAACAGGCTCGGGATCATTGGCTAGAGTGGCAATGGCAGCATATCCTGCGTTATGGATTTTGGCAGCATCGAAGATTCCTTCGGTTAGAAAGAGTTCCGACGACAAATCATAGGTGTCAAGTCCCCAAACAGCAATCTCTCGCTTGTTGTTGAATTCACCACCCTTGGTTACGTAGGTCCAATACTTAGCCAAGTCCTTGTACTTCTCGTCCTTGGACTGCCTGACCTGCTTGGTGCCACTTGGATTGTACTGCTGGTACCCAATCAGCTTTCCCGATAGGTTGAACAACAAAAACGTAGCGGTGTTGGAATCCTTGTCAACCAACAGATGAATGCGGTTTGGGTCTACACCACGCATCCTCAGATGGTCCTCAATGGATTCTTTTTCGTTTTCTTTTAGCAAATGTTGTAAACTTGGGTAAAACATACTTATCTCATATAGCAAAATAGGACGGAGTTCAATAAATATGGCAAAACAAAACAAAAATGGTGTTAGCAAACAAGCAAAGCAACTTGGTATTGATTTGGAAGAGGTGGAAACAGAGGAGCTAAAGTTCGTTCCTCCAAAGGCAGCCGAGCTAGATACGGAGAACGACCGCAACATGGATGACTTTAACGCACTTTTGGACTCAATGTCAACAACAGAAGCGAAAAAAAAGTCACTTTGGAAGCAAATTTACCAAAATGCCTTAATTGATAGGCGAAATGCTTATGTTCTTTTTGGTGATCTATATAACATGGTGGCAGGAGATGCGGCAAACCATGGTGTTCACGGGATAAACCTAAGCAAATATCTAGAAAGAATGTCAAAAGCAAACGATCAATTGATTAAGTTGGCTGACCTCGTTGACAAGGAGTCTCAAGAAGCAGAAGAGACAATGTTCAGTAACGATTCCCTCTATGATCAAATCAACAGGAGCTAATATCAGCAATGCTTAACCGTAACGCATCCAGAATTCAAACCACAGGTGGCAAAAATGCCATCTATGCTAATCAACAAGAGATAGCAGAGCAAGCAGCCAAGAAGGGAACAGAGCCTACCCTTCACAGGGCTGTTGTTATGGACGTTATTGTTAACCCTGATGAACTCTCAGATGACTACAAGCAGCAGATAGCTTTGATTGTGAACAATCCAGAGCTTGTTGAAGTCATTCCAGCAAATGCTGTGATAGCAAGACTTATATCTACAGGTCAAGGACTCATCAATGCAAGGGATACCATTCTCTTTCCTTTCTTTTCCTCTCATATCATGTTGCCCGTGCAGCCAGGAGAGGTTGTATATGTCATCTATGAAGACTATGCCAACCTTGGAAACAAACTTGGCTATTGGATAACAAGACCACATGGTCAAGGAACTATTGAAGATGTGAACTACACACATAACGATAGACAATATGATGCAAGGAACAATCTTGGATATTGGTCCATTCAAGACAGACAAGATATCACCAAATGCTCTCCTCCAAATTTCCAAAACGGTGGTGGAACAGATACAACAGTTACATTAACCCCAATAGACGATCAAAATCCATATGACGTTTTTGCAAAAGAAGCAGCATCATCAAAGTTGATCACGCCAGAGCCGGTACCTCGTTGGCACAAAAGACCACAAGAACTTGTTCTTCAAGGTTCTAACAATACTCTCATCATGATGGGAGAAGATAGGTTTGGTCACGTTTCTGGTTCTGTTGATCCAAACGTTAACGGAAATAACAAGACCGACAAAAAGGGATTTGCAGGAACCATAGACCTGATCGTTGGACGTGGCAGAGCAATGCCAAGTGCAGACAATAACTATAACTCCTCTGTGACCAATCAAGCTGCTGACCTCTCGGTTGGTCCCGCTGGCGAACAGACGCCCGTAGGGACGGCTCCTAGAGTCATACAAAACCAACGTGGAAGCTTCGAGACGGACAAGGCTCCATTCCGTCAGAAACGCTCAGATGGAGGAAGGGTATCCAATAATCCAAAGGAAGGAGATCCAGATTTTGATAAAGACGCAGCAAGAATCTTGATTTCCATGCAAACCGAAGCAGACGTTAACTTTGGGTTATCAGATATTCAGTATCCAAACAACTCATTGAAGGTAACTCAGCCAGAAGCTTCAAGAGCAACAGTTCAAGATATCTCTGGGTCATTCAACAGAAGTTATGTTGTTCAAAAGGGCGACCACATTCGAATTGTTGCAAGAAAAGATGCCGATCTGGGTGTGAACGGTTCAATTCTTTTGATTAAGGAAGGCATCTCTGGGCAACAAGACCAAATGGCTCGCGGAGATCAAACAAACTTTGATACACAAGAGAAAGACCTTGCCTATATCTACATAACCGATGACGGAATACAGGTTCAGGCAAAGAAAATCTATATCGGACCATCAAAAGACCAACAAGAGCCTTATGTTTTATGGTCAAAGTATGCAGAAACAATTGACAACCTTCAACAACAGATAAGACAGCTTGCAAACAATCAAGGTGGATCTTCAAATGGTATATATCAAGCTCTTACGGCAATCTTTGAGGCTGTAAACACAGCAGCGACAGCAGGAAACGTATGTCCTCCAAACGGACCAAACCCTGCCGTAGCAGCTATGGCAATTGCTATGAAGACTATTTGGGAGAATACTGTCAACTCTCCAAACAGTAATGTTCAAACTCATACGCACCAAGGCACAAACACAATCACTCAATTACAGACGACAAACATGAATGACAATGTTAACAGAACAAAGCATTCAAGCATAATCTACGGTTCTTAATCATATGACTTTCCAACTACCAGATCCAAACAGTGCCTTGTCTTCTCTTGTTCCAAGCACGATAAACTCTCAAGCTCAACTGACAACCGTTCAGAACAGCATTGATACTCATGCAACTCAGTTGCAGAATCAAATAAAGCAACTGACTCAGAATGCAACAACGGCTTTACCTGGACAGTTAGGCTTCACAGCACCTACAACTCCATCTGTACCACAAATACAGACTCCGCAAGTTGCAGGAGTTGGTGGAATAGACCAGTTCTTGCCAAAGGCACAAGACTTACTGAGTGCCGAACTTCCATTCTTTTTATCTGGAATTGTAGGAGGATTGGCACAACTTAAATCAAAAGCCAATCAGCTTGCATCTGGTGTGGTTGACATAACAAAGAAATTTGCAGAAGTTTCAGCCAAGATTGAACCTGCGAGACAAGCTGCCCATCAACTAGCAACTCAAAGATTTCAACAGCATCAGGCAGCAGTTATTACTCAACAGACTCAAGTTACAACTGCGGCAGCAGGCATCAGAACTCCTTGAGACAAGTATTTAGGTATTGAACATTATGGCTAAACTAAAATTCGTAGACGTTGGTATTCTTGAGACGGTAAGAGACTCTTATGATGCGGTCAAAACCGTTTCACAGGTTCCTTTTGGAATAAAGACTCCTTTGGAGCTGTCCTATGATTCAAACCTCTTCACAACCAACGAATCTCTCAAGAGTCAGATTGCTGATAATCTTAGGAATCTGATTGCGACCAACTACGGCGAAAGACTTGGCATCGTTGATTTCGGTGCCAACATTCTTCCGCTTGCTTCGGAGTTTTCAAACAAAGATGACTTTGATTCCGAGGCAATGGCAAGAATAAAAACAGCAGTAAAAAAGTGGATGCCGTATGTAGAACTAACCGCATATGAATCAAAGCCAAATTATGAACAAAACAGATACATTGGCATCATAGACCTATTTATCGTTTATTCAGTTCCAGCAGCGAACATTACAGAAGATATGGTACAAGTAGAAATACGAGTGATGTGAAAATATGTCAAACGAATCTAAAAGAGAAGTTCTCAAGAGAGTAAAAGAAAGAAGCTATCTAAACAAGGATTTTGATAGCTTTAGAGCTGATCTGTTAACGTATAAGCGTACTTTCTTTCCAGATACTCCTGTAGATGACTCTGATGCATCATTCAGTGGTCTTCTAATGGATATGCCTGCATACATTGGTGACGTAACGTCGTTTTATCTAGACCATCAGTTCTTTGAACTCGATCCTCTCTTGGCAGTTGAACCAAGAAACATTCAGAGACACCTTGAACGTTCTAGCGTACCAATCGTAGGCTCTTCTCCAGCAGTTGTTAGCCAAACCTTCACTTTTGAAATACCCGTTGATCCTGCTGACAGAACAAAGCCTGATGCAACAGCAATGCCAAAGCTATTTGCAGGAACAACAGTAACTTCAACCAATGGTGTCCAATTTCAGCTTGTTGATGATCTGGACTTTTCCGCAACAGACTCTACAGGCAAGTTCAAAGCAAGTTACGAAGTTGGCAGAAGAGATGCTCAGAGCAATCCAACCTCATACTACGTTTCCTTGAACGGAGACTGCATCTCTGGTCTTCTCGCTTCGGAAACTCTTAGCTTTGGAGCTTTTAAGGCATTTACGCAGTTCACACTTGGACAACCAAACGTTTCAAGCATCATTCGTGCTACAGACAATCTTGGAAACGAATATTTCGAGGTTGAATTCCTAACTCAAGATACTGTATACAAGGCACTTCCAAATCTTAGCTATGACAAGGAGATCGTAAAGGAAAACTTCATTCCAACTCCTGCTCCCTACAGATTTGTGAAAAGAATGGACGTAAACACGAAGCTAACCACTTTGACTTTCGGTGGAGGATCATCTGAGACTCTCAACGACGACATTCTTCCAGATCCATCGCAGTTTTCCGTTCCACTCTACGGCAAGAGAGTTGTTTCAAGATTCACAATCAATCCAAATAACATGCTTCAAACCACAACCCTTGGTACAGTTGTTCCAAACTCAACTCTAACCATTCAATATCGTTATGGTGGTGGTCTGAGTCACAACGTCGCAGCCAACTCTATCAAGAACGTTACCAACATTCAAATCGCATTCCCAGGCGAGCCAACGGTTTCAACAGCACAGTTCGTTCGTAACAGTATCAGCACAATCAATAACAAAAACGCTTCTGGAGGAGAGGATGCTCCTACCATAGACCAACTAAGGGCACAGATTCCACAATACTCAAATGCTCAAGGAAGAATTGTAAGCAAACCAGATTTGATTTCAAGAATTTACACAATGCCATCAGATTTTGGAAGAGTCTATAGAGCAGCTATCCATTCAAATCCAAATAACCCTCTTGCTTCACAGCTTTATGTGATTTCTAGAGATCCAAGCAACAAACTCATCGTATCTCCAGATACCTTGAAGAAGAATCTTGCAAGATACCTCAATGAATACAGATTGATTTCTGATGCGATTGATATCTTGGATGCAAAGGTCATCAATTTGAAGATCACCTTCTCAATTGTGGCAGATCCAAACATGAACAAGAACGCAGTTCTTGGAACCGTTATATCATCTATCAAAAACTTCTTTGCAACAAGAGCCTTTCAAATCGACCAACCTCTTATTCGTTCCGATATCAATAACCTGATCTACAACAGTCAAGGTGTAATCTCCGTTCCAGATATCAACATTACAAATCTCACAGGAGCTTCTAACGCTACCGCTTCTGGACCAGGAGATACAAGATTGTATTCGGACGTTCAGTTTGATGTGAATGGAAACACAAACAAAGGAATAGTATTTCCGCCAATAGGAGGAATCTTCGAAATAAGATACCTCGACTTTGACATTGTTGGAATGATAGTTTGAAGAGTAACAGAAAAAGAAGAAAGATCAAATAAGCATGTATCGTCTACTATCTGCGTCTCAAGACGCTTACATTCAAAACAAGTACATCAAAGGAGTCCGTTGCACTGACGCAAATACAGGACAAGCGGGAACCCTTGATCTTTACAGTCTATATGCTGAAACTTACGTTCCAACTTCAAATACTGGCTCAATTGTAAGTGGAGTTATGATTTACAATACAGGAACCTATGATCCTGTAAGAGAAGTCTCTAGATTGCTCATCAAATTTGATTATTCGCAACTTACTTCTTTAACTTCAAGCGTCCTCGACATGAATGATTCTTCTTTCAAAGCTTACATGTCGATGAAAGATATTTACGGTGGTCAGACCGTTCCTTCAAACTACACAGTTGAAATCATTCCATTGGCAAAAGACTGGAATGAAGGAAGAGGCTCTGATGTTATTTCATACAGACAACTCGACGTTTGCAATTTCCTAACTGCCTCTGTCGTCAACTCTACCTATGTAACTTGGTCACTTGAAGGAGCAAATGCTTCTGGTTCTTTAACGGATGGTACAGATGTAGACGTTTGGGTTTCTGGAAATATTGGCTCTGGAAATCAATCCCTCAAAACCTCTCAGTTCTTCAGAAGAGGAGATGAAGACCTTTGGGTAGACATTACCCAACTTGTTTCTGCTTCCGTAGCTGGTATTTTGCCTAACAACGGATTTAGAGTCTCATACACAGCTCAAGAAGAAAACTCAGACACAACGTACTTCGTTAAGCGTTTTGGAACTCGTCACGCTTACAACGATGACCTAAAGCCAAAGCTTCATATCAGATATTCTGGCGAAAGAATCGAAGATCAAACAGCTTTGTCCAATTTCAGTTCTGCTCCACAGACATTCTACATTTACAACAAGAACGATTATGGAAACTATGCTAACTTTACCTCTGGTTCGTCTGTAGTCTCTGGAGCAAACTGTTTGACTTTGGAACTTGCTGCTTCTCATAGCGTTGAATACTTCACCCAAAGCTGGAGTATCTCTCACAGTGCTTCAATCACACATAAAACAAGATCACTTGATGTGTTCACAGCATCATTCATTGGATCGCAGCATGTGATTGGTGAAAATAGTCAGACTGGTATCTATAAGTCAACATTCGTAATTGACCCAGATATGACTTCAAGTCTCAAGGCTTTCTTGTCTGGGGCATCAAGTCATGAGTTCAAGGTTTCATGGAAGAGTCTCGATAGTTCAATCACTTATGCTGCTCTTTACGAGACTTTTGAATACAGATTTGGAACCTTCTCAAACGTTACAGACAGAAATATTGTTGCCAACATAACGAACCTAAGACAAGAGTATCAATCTGGCGATCAGGTGAGGCTAAGAGTCTTTGTTCAGAATTATGACGCAGATATGAAAGCTTACAAGACATATACACAATCACAGTCTGTAATCATTCCAAACATGTACTGGAGACTTCGAAAAGCTTACGAGAACATCGAGGTTATCCCATATCACGAAGACGCTACAAGACTATCTTTTGATCACGAAGGAATGTTCTTTGATATTTGGCCAGGGGACTTAGAAGTCAACATTGTTTATCAAATAGACTTTCTAATACGCTCAGATTCCACTGGCAAAGATACCTATATTGAGAACCCTGGTTTTAGATTCAAAGTAGTTGAGTAGCATGACAATATTCGGAAAAAATGGTTATAGCACGTCCCAAGCAAACTCATTGCGTTTGTTTGCGCCAAACTATGTCAAAAAGGTCGATGCAGATGCATTGAAGAGCTATGACTTTGACAGCACAAGCTCTTTCAGAACAAACCCAGAGGGATCTGGGTTGTTGTCAACTCAACAGTTGAACATTGACTGGTCTGACTTCTCTCAACACACATTCTTCAACTCTGCCCAGGTAAAAACAAACGTAGCCTTTGATAGAATCCTTAATGATTTCCCATTTAACGGATCTCAAAAGGACACAAACATATTCCTTGACCAACTTACAGGTTTTGAAAAGTATGTTTATGATAATTTCCCAAAGAACAAAGGCTATCTCTTCTTCTCAGGAACTCAGGCTTCTGAGGGTTATGGTGGAACCTATGTTTCCGTTAAGGACATTGCTGGTTCTGCGTATCCTGGAATGTCTTCCAATAAGAGCGGTCAATCGATTCTAAATCCCGGTGACGACTCTCTAACCATTGAGATGCAAGTCTATGTCCCTGCTCAAGCAAACGACTCTACAGCGGTTATAGATAAGCATTTGAACGATGTTGGTTACTACGTTAGTTTGGAATCTGACGGTGGAAGCTCTGGAGCCAATCTTGGCTTCTATCTAGTGTCTGGAACCCTTGTGGATAGCCTTACAATGCCTATTTTGAAAGGTCAATGGAATCACGTTGCTTTCGTATGGGATAGAACTCCTGGCGTTGGCAAGATTTACGGATATCTCAACGAACAGCTTGTAAACCAAACCCTTTCAACAAAGGAATTTGGATATCTCTCTTGTGACACAACCGATTTGCTTATTGGCTCTGGTTCAAACCTTGGAACTCTCTTCACTCCAAACACAACCTTCTCTGGAGCCATTGACGAACTTAGAATCTGGAATGAGCCAAGAAGTGCGTCTGATCTCCAGCAATATGCAGCAAAGAATGTATTTGCCGATAGCCATCTAAAGCTTTACTACCGTTTCAACGAACCAGCAAACATCAACTCAGACGTTGTTGTTGATTACTCAAGCAACTCTGTTCACGGAAGACTATCATCTACAGGATATCTCCTTGGTGTTAGAAACATTTCAACAGCTTCCATAGCCGGAACTTCTCCAATGACTTACGAGAGGTCTTTCCTCAATCCTGTTCTATTTCCTGACTATGATGATACCACAACTCTAAGAACAACGCTTGTAAGCCAGTCTGCTGAGTTCGACGAACAAAATCCAAATCTAATCACCAGATTAATTCCAAAACATTACCTCATTCAGAACGTTGAAGACGACATTCTGAATACAGAGGGTGGGAGCATTGTGGATATGCTTCAATCAGGCACAGATCCAAGAAGTGCAAAGCTTGGAGCAACCCAAGCCATGCTTCTACTCATGTATACATGGGCAAAATACTTCGATGAACTAAAACTCTACATTCAAGAGTTCTCAAACTTGAATTGGGTCGATTACGATCCAAAGAACAACACGCCAAACGAATTCTTGCAGAATATCGCAAGACAATCCGGCATTGAGCTTCCTTACTTGTTCCAAGATGCTTCTCTTGAACAGTATTTTGATGGTGAAAACATTGAAGGCAACATCAGCACTTCATCAGAGACTTTGAAGAACGTTCAAAGCCAAATCTGGAGAAGAATTTTGATCAACATGCAAGACGTTCTTCGTTCCAAGGGTACCATCCATTCTGTGAAGGCATATCTTCGCTCCGTTGGTATCGATCCAGACAACAACTTCAGAATAAGAGAATATGGTGGACCAACAAGCAGAAACCTTACATGGGTAAGAGACAAGCGTTCTGACGTTTTGACAATGGTTGACTTTATCTCCGGTGGGTTCATTGAGAGCAAGCCTCTAAGCTGCTCAAAGGTTGAGCCAGGCTGGCCATACTCTGATGGCACGTCCAACGACTCATTGATGACTTCTGGCTCATGGACATATGAAGGTCTTTACAGGCTTAATCCATATTCTCAAGTCTTATCACAAAGTCTCATGAGAATGTTTGCATCAACAAGCCTTGGCGGTGGTGTTGATCAGTTGTTTTTTGGAAACTTGATTTACAACTATGAAGATAGAAAGCTTGAGTTTGCCTATAGATCAGATTTTACCGGAAATTCACAACCACTAAGAATGTCAATCCCGTCGATTGATATGACCAATGGAGATCCTTGGTACATCTCTGTTGGCAAGGTAAGGCATGACGATGAATATGCCCAGTTGAATTCTGTTGCGTCATCTTCTTTCTTCCTTCGTGCAGCGAAGAATGTCAATGGAGAAATCTATGAATCATATTCCACCTCTTCATGGTATGAAATAGAGCAGTTCTATAATCTAGACCAATTTGACGTTGCGAATTTCGCTCCAGTCACTTCTAGTGCCCCATATCTTACCGTCGGTTCTCAATCAATTCAAACAAGTGCTCTAAGCGTCTTCCTAAACGATTCCGTTGTTGTTCCTGACTCCTTGAGAGTCACAGACTTTGATGGAAAGTTAAGTCAAATTCGTTTTTGGTCAAAGAATCTAAACAATACCGAATGGCAAGAGCATGTAAGAAACTATCATTCTGTTGGCGTCAATGATCCAAAGACAAACTGGAACTTTGACACCGTTACTACAGGCTCATGGAATAGACTTAGAATGGAAATTCAAGTTGACCAAGTTAATGAGACAACTACTGCTGATGGAGGTTTGTTCCTAACAGACTTCTCACAGAACAACATAAGCTTCACAGGAAGTTTGTTTCCAGCAACAAGCTCTATTGTATTCTCTCCACATCAAGTTTATTATTCGTACCTATCTCCAAGATTCGACGAAGGTAGCACCGTTGAAAAGGTAAGAGTTCGCTCATACCAAGAGTATGACAATCTTTTGAATGCAGAGCCTTGGGCTGGAGCGGCTCCTATGTATGAACTCCCTCCCTCAGAGAAGCCATTTGACAGCACAAAGTTCACCATCGACTTCTCAATCATGGACTTCTTGAATCAGGATATCATAACCATTCTATCTTCGTTGGAAGAGTTTGACAACGCTCTTGGTTCACCAGAACTTCTCTATGCTCCACAATACATGGACCTTGAAGTCATAAAGAAAAACTACTTCAACAAACTAACTGACAAGGTTAACCTCAAAGGCTTCTTTGAGTTCTATAAGTGGTTTGACACAAACATTGGAACATTCGTTTCCCAGTTGCTACCTTACAAGACAAAATTCGCTGGAACCAACTTCATTGTTGAAAACAACGTATTGTCTAGACCAAAAGTACAATACCATTCTGATGATATTTACCTTGGAGACACAAATAGAAATGGCTTGAAGGCAACAATTCTATTACAACTAATCACAGGCATTGTTAACCGCTACTGAGGACTGTTATGTCGAACTTTTGCAGCAATTCAGATACAGAGCTACATGGATTTACTCCATTCAATGATGCCTATGAGCAATCAAGGATTGGAAGAGTTCAACAAAACAGTTCTGTAACAACGAATGGAATCAACACCAGCCAAATTGACAGATTTCGTCAGGGTGTAGAAATTACAACCAACAAGATGACAACTCTTGGAACCACTCCAAAGATTTGGTCGGGCAATACCTGTGGCTTTACAAGAGTTAACACATATGGTCAGTTTGACAGTTATGTCGAATACTCAGGAAGAACTTCATTTGACGATAAGTTAAAGAAGTTTGACCCAATTCAATTCATCAACGAAAGAGACTCATACCCATATCCACTTATCTTCAATGACGGTCCACAGCAGAAAGAAGAACTATCTATTGAACCTTTGACGATTGCTTTCAGAAAGAACACAAACGAAGACGTCAAGAACATGGCTCACATGCCAAGAGGCTTCATAGATTACGGAGCCCAAGCAGATCAAAGAGAACCATACTTCTATCAACAACAAGAACAGTGTGACTTCTTCTTTCTTGACCAAGGTGGAACATACTTTGGAGACGGAGCACAACTAAGTGACAAGATAGTGGTCCCAGGTTATATGTCTTCTGACAAAGACAAGGTAAGACCGTTTGACGACACAAGGTCCAATGGACCAAACCAGCCTTTAACAAGCCTACTCAGTACAACAGATACCGATTTGATTAACCTTTTGAACAGCACTTCTATGGACTGGAATCTCGATGAAGATTTGAGACAAGAGTATGGTTATCGTTCAACAAGTGCAGGTTCTACGGTATATGGTCCAAACATGAGAAGATACGGTACCGATAGTCTTGCATACACAAATACCTACAGAGGATCTTGAATCAAATGGCACGTAACGAAAAACTATCTAGAATAAAGGGAATTCCAGCAAGACTTCAGTTGACAGCAAGAGATGCTGCGACCGGAAGCTTCCCGACTATTCAAAGACTTGCCGCTGATAACAGAAAGGGTGGTTACAATACCTTTTTCGATGATACAACCCCACTCATCTTCTCAACTGCATCTGTAGACGTATATCTTGGAACGGGTCTTCGTGTTTCTGACACTCAGTACATAACCACAGAGAACACCACAAGCCTTATTGAAACAGGAAGCGTTAACTCAAGCATAACTGACCAATACATAACCCCTTATCTTGAAAAGACAATGGGTACAATGCCACAGCAAAATCTACAACCATTTAGAGATTTTGATCGCCATGCTGCTGACGGTAAGTCAACAAATGATCCGTTCTATGCCACAGGCACTCTTGAGTCAAAGGTTGGAGAAGGTGGATTTGATCAACCTCTCTGGTCCAAGAATATTATCGAGATCAACAGAGGATTTATCCCAGGAAATACCATAAGACAACAATTCTATCAGGATGATGTAAAGCAAAACATAGCTTCGTCATCATTCAGCTACGATAAGGTGTATGATTACACGAATGTAGACTACCCTGTTCTTGTTCATGGTGCAAACAGACCAATGGTATATCTTGGCAGTAATCAATGGGATCCGATTGGTGGACAGATTATGCCAATCATTGATGCGTATGGTGCTGCTCCTTCAATCATGTATGCCAGTGGCACATATGGGTTTAGTCCTGGATTTGCAGTAAATTACTCACCACTTGGGTTGGCAACGTCTAAGGGTGGAACATCAGGTTCCGTTTTCATCAACTCATACTTCACACAATCGTTGATGGCAACAACAAGAAGTTATGAGCTTCTTCTTTCCTATTGCTCCAACAGTCTACTATACAACAATGTTGAGTACATGCAAGAAATGGCTCAACCAATGAGCAATTATGCTTTTCCTTATGGTCCTCAATATCAGGCAAACACAGATCAAACAATCAAACTCAAAGACTTCATAAACAAACCGTTTCTTGTTGAGAAGATTGTCATTCAAATATCTGGCGTTGATTTTTCTATGCCAAATTTGATTATTCCTGGAGATTTTGAAGGCTCACCAACGCCAAACTACTTCTACCAAAAAGAGGGTTTGATTTTTCCTGTTGCAATGAACACTGTGTTCATCATGAATCAAAAGAAGAATCAAAGCTTCAGATACACAGATCCAAACACATACGCATTCAATCTTCAGAGAAAAACCTCGAGATTTGGCTACAATATTCAAAGAGAAAACCCAATAACAACTCAAGAGCAACAAATGGGAACCTCTTCACTTGTGGGACAGTGGAGCAAAGAAGTTTCTATTCCAACGTACTTCTCCGATGCAGACCAATGGGAATCGTGGTATTATGGCGGTGGCGAGCCAATAGAACAAACATACGTTAACACAACAAGAGACTTGATTGGATTTGGTACCATTGTCAGTTGTCCAAATGAAGTTACAGGCACATATACAAGACACATGGTTAGACCAATTCTTCATAGCCTTTTATCTATGACTGGTTCTGGTGTAACATACTATTTCGACGAGTTCTTTGGAAACAAGTACACAAACATTTGGCATCTTCATGACACATTCCAAACAACGTTTGTGTTATATCCGGCAAGTGACTTGTATTTGGTCTGGTATGCTTCTTTGCTTGGATCAGCTTACTCAGCAAGAGGTATGTCAAGCGAAGATATAGTCGAAATCGTTAGAAACAGAATTGCCGCCATGTATTCTGCAAATGACGTTGTTGTGACACAGAGTATTGATCTAAAAAGAGCTCTAAATGCTGAGTGCTATGTTGATACTGGAATGTCGATAGCTCAGAGTGGAACGCAAGCTTTTTCATTTACAAATCAGAATCTCACAATTCCAATCACATGCAAATCGCCATTCAGTTATGGATATCTTGAGACTGCTATGAAAGATATTCTTCAAACAGCAATTTCTGGCTCAGGTGGTCAGGTGTTCGATTTGTCCAAGGGAATCGACGTATCAACTATCAACGGTCTTTTGTCAAACAACACACAAGAGTCAGTTATCAACTCTCTAAAGGGTGGAATGATTGACGGATATGATTTCTGGAAGGGTGGTAGAAACGGCGTAGGCTTTAACCACTTGTCAACAAGAGATTTCTTAAACTCGTTTGGTGCTGTTAACGAAGCAAACGTTCTTGCTGAGTTCATGCAAGGGTATATGAGAGGCGTTAACGCGACTTCCGATATTCAACAGGGTGATTCAAATGCCTTTGAAGAAAGGGCAAATGAGTATTTGAAATATTCTGAGAGTGAAAGAACGAAGCAGGTTCCTGTATGGTTTGGATTTGATGCACTTGCACCTGGACAGATTGATCCAGATATCTACACAAACTCGGCAACAAGCATTTCAACATTCTACAACGCTCATCAAATTGCAGCAGACGTGAACGCTCCATATACTCTTGGCAAGATAAATCCATATCTATTATATCCAGAGGATGAGCTTATCATCGGATGGCAACTTCCGCTAATAAACACAATGGGCTTTAACACATTTGCTTCAATGTCTGTTTCTGGAACCTATGATCCAACCAGTCATGAATGGAAATATGATGCTACGTTCGGTGGCACTGGATATTTCGAATGCAACAGGTTGACCATTGCCGATCAAGGAACTGTAAAGATTTCCCTATACGGCTCAGCACTTGGAAACAACAAGCCAATGTCAGACTCAGAAACTCTCAACCAACTACTTACAAGTAACGCAATACACGAGACAATTGGATAATGGCAACAACAAAAATACTACCAGATCAATTCATGATCGAAAACTTGTCAGCATACTCTGGATCGTACTCCGATCACTATATGTATGGCAACATTGCATCTGTGCCTCACACATATATTGAGGGATCTTCTGGTGGCAAGACTTATGGAATGCTTCAATGTTATCCCGCTGGATATACATCATCAGTTGACTTTAGACGCTCTGAAATTGCCTTCTCTACACAGGCAAATTCAGATGAAATAAGAAAGTCAATCGCACTTCAAAACAAGACCATGTGGTTATCTGACTATATTCAACTTGTTTATGGAAGATACCTCCCAAGCAGAACAGCAAACTACGCTGCTCAGTTCAACGATGAATCAGAGTTCTTTTACGACTCATTCACACCAAACCTTTTCCAAATGTATAAGATTAATGGTGGAAACTATGCATCCAACACAGTTGGAGATGATCCAGCTTATCCATACGGTACATGGAGCGAAGTCCAATTCTGTGACCATTACTCAGGCTCCAGAAAGAATCTGGCATCGGGAGAATATATAGAGGACTTTTCATATCCGTACATTTCAAACAGCCTTGCTATCGTTCTAACCAATCTAGGAACTCACTACAATGCTGCTGCTGGCTATCCATACTCAGGAGTGGACGACACTCAATGGAGACTTAACTATCCATACTCGATCAAGTACAAGGCACTTGGAAGAAGCCTTAAGGTTTCCAGAGAACTTCAGTACCCAATCACAACCAATGTAAACGTAGCAGGAAGTGCCACACTTGATCCACTATCATCAAACATAGTTGGAACTGTTGCAATATTCACGTCCGGTACCGCACTTGAGCCAGCGACAGGTACATCATTCACTCCAGACAACTCACAGAACCTTCAGTTCTTATCAGATATGGTTATTTCTGGCTCCGAGGGAGAGTATCTTTACTCTGGATTATCGACCAATCTAAGCGTCATTCAGACTGCCCTTAACCGTAAGACAGTATCGAAAATAACCGATATTCAGAACATTTTCTTCTGCCTTGGTGACTATGGAACCATGAACACCATCCTCGTTCCAACAACAGGTATCAGAACAAGAAACTTCCCAAATTTCTTGGTTAATTCCTATTTCGTAACAATGGCACCAAGCATTCGTGGATACAAGTACGGTATTTACAAGGCAAACGCAGCAAGCACCAAGGCTTATTGGAGACGTGACCATTACGGACAGTTCAGGGACAGACTTGAACAAAGGCAGTATTCAAAGTTCTATTACAATGGAATGTCTGATCTCAGTCCCGATCCATCAAGACCTGTCTTAATCAACAAAGTAACTGAGCGTTCTGGTAAGGGTGTTTTGAAAAACATAATTGGACAAGCTCCAGTAACAATCACATTTGCCCCCGGATCACAAGCTTATCTAACTGCATCCCAATACAAACAGTTTGATCCAAACTTACAGCTAATCACCTACTTATCAAATAGCAGAGAATCAGGTATTTACGACTTTGAATATCGTTCTTCCATTCCATTTGAAGATAGAGACGTCTGAGTAAACAAAATGATAATAGGTTCGTATTATGGGTATTTTGAATCCAAAAGAGGTTGTGCTAGATACAATCCTAACAACAGAGGGTAGAAGGCAGATAGCGCACTCAAGCCTAAAGGCAACCTATTATTCGTTTACGGATATGGGCGCTCTCTACTCAATGGATACGATTGTATCTGGTACTCTATCTGCCGGTGGACTTCCATTCAACGAGACTTACAGACTTTGCTTTGAGGCAACAAACCTTCCACAAGATATCATCGTCTACGAGACGGATGATTCCGGTAAGATTAACGCAAATCCTCCTACAAACCTAACAAATCAACAGCCTGTGAACATTCGTTCCGGCAAGATGTTCATCCTAACGGGTTCCAGTCAGGTTTCTGAAGTCATCGACAATGACACCTTTGCAAGTCTATCTGAAGGTATTGTTTCCTCGTCCCTGAACGCTTTTAAGAATCAGATGATACTCTCAAGCCCCGATCCAGTGGATGACACCGAGAGGCTTTTTAGAATCGGTCCTGGTGGCAGGGTGTTCAACATAACTCCCAACAGACCTATTGCTCTAAACCAAATACAGGAAGTCAACGTTGACCAAGCCGAGTCCTTCTTCCTTGACAAGAGACTATCAAACACTCCGAACTATAAGTTCCTTCCACCTGTGAACAAATTGCAGTATGGAAAGAGCCCATCTACAGCTAAGCCAATTGGTAACTATAAGCCATTGAATCAGGCTCCAATTCTCAAATACGATCCAGATATCAAAGCAGAACTTGATGCGTTTGAGAAAATTGGATATCATCAACAGGTCAACTTTACCGAAACATCGAGAGAGAACAATCTTGTAATGCAATTCTTTGAAATGAAGAAAGGTGTCATGGGAAAGTTAGATGTTATTGACTTTGGAGCATTTGAAGACCTCGACGATGCAGGAAACACAATTACAAAGCATGTGTTTTTCTGTGGAAAAATATTTATCGATAACATGAAAGCTCCAACCTACATCAACTTGTTTACGATAGTTTTCGACATTGAAGGTGGACCTGTTGGAGTTACAAAGGCAACATGACAATCCTAATCTCAGGCTTTCCATCTAACGACTTAAGCACTCAGAGTAATTCTGTTAATCCAACCTCAACCGTTGGGCAAACAAACACGACTCAGGGCAGCGTAGCTAATGCAACACAACAGAAGAAGATTGTGAGCCTAGACACAGACACCATTGGAATTGCTCTTGATGAGATTTACATCGACCAACAAACAAGAATTCCAATCTATAGATACAAGACAGATTTGCTTGTTGACTATATAACAGCTACAAGGGTCAATGCCTATAAGTTGAACGTCTATGTAACTGAGCAAGGTGGAAACTTTGGTCTTGGAAATGCTCTTCTTAGCAATCAAGTAACCGTTGTCAATGGAACTTCAAGAACACCAGAAGAGATGACTACTGCTATCCTTGTTCAAGGATCTAACAGACTTGATTTCGTAAAAGCAGAACGTGCAAAGAACATCGTTCTCAAATTCACCTTTGACTTGAGCAGCAATCTCAAAAAAGAGACGCTTAACTCAATCAGATATGCCCTTGGAACAACAGATTATCTGAATAACCTAAAGTCTTTCTACATAGAGAAAAGAAAAGAACTAGAGAACTATTTGGCAGGAGACTTGAGGACCAATAACGTTGCTGCAATTGATACAACAACAAATACATTGGCTAGTTCGAACGAAGACCTGAATGCCCTCAGAAATACCTTGGACAACTTCCAAGACCAGTTCAAGCAAGCAATGAATACCCTTTCTCTTGAACTTCTCAGAGATCCTGCTGATTTCCAAGTCCTAAATGGAAACTACATCGGTGTCTACAATGCCTTGGCAGGAGTTTCCTCAAACAATCTTCCTTCGATCAATGACCTTAAGACTATTCCAGGTATCTCTACCATCAGATCAGCTCTTTTGAACGTCAACAACGCAACTCTTGATTCAAACAGATTGATTAACGACAATGACATTCTAAGCATTCCTGTTTTCAAGACCTATAACGTTCAACATGTTACAGAGTATGTTGATATTCCAATTGTTGCTATTGGCAGACAAGATTTCACACTCATGTTTGAAGTTGTTGACGTACAAGGAAGAGTAGTTCAGCTTTTCAACAGCAACGTAAGCCATGGACTATTCAGCAGGGCAAGCACAATTCCAAGCGTGGCACCAAGCGTATTGACAAATCCGAAGTGTGACATTGGCAAGAACTATCTTGACATAAAGCAAATGGATCAAAACGGAACCTCTGTCAAAATCTATAAGAAAGACATTTCTCTAAGTTCCATTGAGAGAGATGCAAATTATGCTTTGATTGGAACCATTCCATGTACTTATGGGCAAGACTTCATAAGATTCTACGATCCAGTTAGCGCAGGAAGCAACCCTTCGTTCTATAGAGTCACCAGTGTCAACAATGACTTGGTAGAATCTACCGTCTATGGAAGTGCGGCTATTCAGAACAGCAAGAAGTTCATTTCAAAGAACAGTGGTGCCTCTAGCAAGAAACGTTCTGTGAACATTTCTTCTTTGGTTGATAGAACATCGGACCAACGCATTGTTATTTTGGTAAAAGACCTTCCATCTGGCGTCATTTCGATAGACTTGACAAAGAAAGACATAAGCAATCCACAGAAAGCCATTGAATATGTTGAAAACAACAGGTTTGTTCCTGTGACCAACACAGCGGCTTCAATTTCATTCGTTGACAACAGCGTCACATATGGAAGAATCTATGAATACAGAGTGGGAATGCTTTACAAGGATGGAACTTACAAGTTTGGCAAGACCAATCACATCGTTGAGTACAAAGAAGTGACAAAGAATGTGATGGCAACTTCGATTGACAGTCCTGTTATTGAAACAATCAACGGAAACATTTACAACATCAAGTTCAACATCATAAAACAAGTAAACAAGACAGATCCAAACCTCATTCAACAATATCTTGAAGAGCAGGGACTTGCTGGACTATATTCCCAGGAGAGTCTTGATGATAAGAGCAATCTTATGCAATTGTTTGGAACACAAGTGTTTAGAACAAACAAGTCTACTTCTGAGGTTGAGTATTTTGGATTCGTGTCATCAGATCAGTTCTCTGACGTAAGATTTGGTACTCCAGCGAGAGTTAAGCCTCTTCAGCCTGGAAATACCTACGAATACAAGATAGTGACCTATGGAAGAACCGTAGACACCCTATTCCCTTCGAAGGTCATTACAAAGACAGACACCAACACAGGAAAGAGCTATTCCTATAAGCCATCTAAGTTCCTAAATCCTGTGACTTTGAATCAAGGTAACTTGGTGTCAGCAAACTCACTCAAACGCAATCACGCTGCCTCTACGTTTGCTCTAGGTGACATTCTCGACATAGACACTATCACTATGACCATTCCAGAGGATAACCCTGTTATTACGGCAGCTAAGTGTACTTCTGTAACTCACAACAAGCTTGTTGTTGAATGGTCAATAAAAGGAAATGCCAAGAAAATAGACCATTATGCCATTGTCATTCAAATCGGTAAGATTAGTTCTATCGTAGCAGTTGCTCATAGCCTTCCAAACACAACCAATTTAACCTACGTCTATAATTATACCAACAATACAAAGGGTGCTGTTGCCTTCAATATCATACCTATATTCTTTGACGGAACCAGAGGAACACCATTTTCTACAAACAGAATTGTGATTAAGTGATAACAAAGTATGGCAATAACATCCACAAGACAAGGAACACCAGCGATAGCAGTAGCTCCCATGCCTCCACCTGGGGCAGCTACAGTCAATTCGCAGAATAGTGCTGCAACTGTCCAAAGTTCTCCAAACGTAAGTTCTACATCAACCACAGCAGCTTCAGTTACAACAACCAATTCAACAGCCATCATTCCAACAGGAAATTTTAGCTTTGTAAGACCAATTGAGCCTGTAACTGTAAGAGATAGTGGTATGAAACAGTATTACAAGGATGATGCTGTCTCTATTGCAGATACTCATTTGGCAAATAACGGATATCAAAGAGTTTCTGCAAACGGAATCTCTTCTTTGCGTCCTGAGATGATTTCTGTTGCCAACTTTTCTCCTGTTTTCATTTACACAAATGAAGGTGGAAAGATTGGAATGAATCTAACTGCTCATGGAACAATGATTGATATTGTCAACAAGGCAACACAGCTAAGACAAGACAATCTATCTGTAAATGTGAACAATATGTCATTGACCTTGAACAATGCCGCGAGCATTTTTGGTCAAATGAAGGCAGATTTCGATACAAAGTTTGGTCTTGTAAACGGTTATGTCAAATATGCCAATGAAATTCACACAACACTTGACCAAATCAAAAATCTCTTGGATTTCTATGACGAACTAAAGTCCTATATTATCAAATACAATCTTGGACAGTTCTCTCTTCAAGGAGCCATTGATCCAAACAGAACCTCATTGACCATTGACACAAGAACCTTCATCAACAGATACATGAAGTTCAATCCAGCAGACGTGGAGAAGTTCACGAACACAAAGCTATATCTTCAAATGGTCTGCGACTTAAAAGCAATGCTTGAGTCTTATAGTCTTGAGTTGTTCAGTGACACGGATACGGATAGAGGACAATTCACAGATCCATTCTCAATAGACGTAACTTACGGCTCTTCTGTTAAGGACAGTAGATTCACACTTGACAAGTGGATTCCTACAGATGGAACAGTTCTTGGAGCAACCAGACAGGTTCACTTTGACAACTTCTACAAGATGATGCCAATTCAACCAGAAGACCGTATCAAGCTTCTAACAACCATCTTGAGCAAGGAATACAGAATCTCAAAGGGTCTTGGCAACTCTAACGTTGCAAGCATTCTTCAAACAGAGTTTGGTGCAGGAAATATTGGAAATCCATTCGACAATATCTGTGGAAGCCCTGGACAGTCCATATTTGATGACATTCGAGGCGATAAGTCATTGGCATCTGTTGCCAAACTTAAGAGCACCTCTGATGCTACTGTTGATGTGTTCCCATTTGAGAACAAGTACATTGATAAAGACGTTTTTGCTTCTACAATAGGTGTTGGCTACGGTGGACCAATCAAAGTTGGAGATAAGACTTATATTCCTGGCTCTAACTACTTGGTTGATACCATTGTTGATTTCTCTAATCAACAAGTGAACGTCAATGGAGTGTTGAACGACATTATCTTCAGCATAAACCCAATAACGGCTTATGCCAACAGTACAAACAGAAAGCTTCAAGCAGCCAATGACATAATCAGAAGTTTGTTGGACGTGAACAACGGAGGAGTTACACAACTCAATCCAGTAACCATGTTTAGAAAGATTCTTCAAAGAACCTTTATGTCTACACAGGGTCTTATTTACGAAAAGTCTGTAAGTCCAGATCAAGCAGCAATCTGTGCTATATTCAGGTATGCATATTCGGATCCAACTCTGAAAGCAATGCTATTTCAATACATTCTTCTTTGCGGTATCGTTATTGCAAAGCAAAAAGGAGATAAGAAAGTCTTTGAGCATCTTAGCCAAGAGCTAAAGACAACTGCTGAACTGCCGTATCTTCCAAAGATTGCCGGTGCAACCAACGTAGCCTTTGACGGAGACGTTTCGTTCAGTGTGATTATTGAGAAGTCTGCACAGTTGATAGAGCAGTACATCATGAATGCTCTCTATAGGAATGCGGGAGGCACTTCTGAGATCTCTGGTCCAGCCATTGTTCCAGGTGGATTCTCAGCAGCGTACTCATTCTCAACGGATAAGGGAAAGATTCTAGGACCATCCGGTGTTCAAACCATCGGCTTGGACAATGTAACAAGTGTGATTCTTCAAAATGGTGACATTTCTTCTATTTTGAAATCTGTTGTTTATCCAACTGATTCAAACATTCCATACACCAACCTCATTTCAGAATTCATCTATACAGCAGACCTTTTCTATGATTTGGCAATGGAAAACAATACAGCTAACTTCATAGTGGCTGGTACTGCCAACTCTGTTCCTCAAACACGATTCAATCTTGTAACAACAAGCGGTCAAATGCTTATGTTGTATGAAATCTTCTTGTCTGTGTCACAGCAATACGTGAAGGCAGACTTTGCTATTGAGACAACCTTTGGAAGCAATGCTTTCATGGTCTATGTCAATAACGAAATACAGAAAATCATCAACGATATGTATGGAAACTACGTTGCTTCAAACAAAGAAGTTGACAGTTTCTCGTTGCTAAAGCTTGATCCAAGAATAACTTCTACGTTCAACAATCCAACTCCAACCTCTGATCTAACAGCAACTCAAAGCAACTATCTCAAGCCTTCATTTAACTTCTTGTTCAACGCAACGACAGGTAAGTGGAGTCCAAACGCAGAAATTACTTTGACTCAAACAGTTACAGGACAAAAGGTGTTGGTCGTTCCAAAGACAAGTAATCAAACTCAAACCCAAATCTCAACAGACTCTCTGGACCAACTTGTTAAACTCTATGGTTCGTACAACAATGTTGGAGCATATCAGCAGACAGAAAAGAGTCTTGTCAACGATGCGAAGGCAATTGAAGGAATCTTGAGCATGTTCACGGTCATTCAGACCAACATGAAGGGAATTGTGAATGCTGTTGGTGCCACATTCAATGTGTTTAATCCAACAGGAGTCGCACCAGCGCAGGGAACAAACACAAAACCTCTCAATACAGCAACAATCAACTTCTTCTCTCAGTTCACAGGAGAATACTCATTCTTCAAAGACAGATCTCAAGTTCAAATTGCCACAAGATACCTAGATAGGTTCAAGTATCAGCTTGAAAATGCTCCACAAATAGAAAACACAAACATTGATGACGCTCTTCGACCAATCTTTGCGGGATTCGTACCAACAAAGAAAGAACTTCAGTTGATGTTCAAGTTTCTTTCCCAAGACAAGTTCTTGACAAGGAACCTTGCGGCAGATAGGACCAAAATTATCTCCGTAGGAGTGCCTGTGGGCTTTTCTAAAACCATCACAGAGAGAATGAAGAGAGACGGTCAGTCAAACAATTTCCACGGTAGAACGAATACAGATATTGTCAACATCAACGTCTACAAGCGCGACTATCGTTTTGATGAAATCGTGTTCAAGCCAAAAACATATCAGTTTGATTTGAGTCTCTATCAAGATGACCAACAATTCAACCCATTTGCAAATCTAGATGATGTGACCTATGATTCGTGCAAAGAGTTCAACCTCTTGTATGATTACGGAACGCTTGTCAACAACCAAGCAAAGAGCTACTCCTACAGGTCTATTGCTCAAAACAACGAAAGATATCGTTTGATTAGTGACGACGCTAGAAAGCAGATTTTCACAAATCATCTTGAAAGCTACTTGCTTGAGAGATATCTTAATTACACAACTGGCTTGAACATCAATGAAGGTACCTTCTACGCAGTCAAAGCTGGAAGTGCTCTAAGTGTCATCAACAATATCACAAACATTCCTGTTGCAGTTCAAGGACAGTTCAGAGAAATGGTTTATAGATACCTTGAATTGACAATGGGTGTCACTGGACTATCTGGAAGAACCTTTGATGCCGTAATCAAGGATCCAAACGTCCCAAAGGACGCAAAGGACTTCTTGAACCTCATATCCTTCTCGTATGTTTTCAATCCAGACTACTTATTCAACAAGGTCATGATTCCAAAGATGTTTGAAAGAGTCTTACATATTCCTATCACAACAGAAAACGTAGATCCGTTCTACATCGACTTTGATGCGTCAAAGAAGACTCAAACAGGTGTTCTGTCTCTACAGAGTTTGGCTTTGAACAACAAGATTGTTAAATCAACAAACGGTGAATCGTATCTAAAACCAGCAGACTCAAAAGAAGCAATATTCGTAGACTACTTTGTTACGATTGAAGGAAGTGACATAATTCTATGAGTCAATCATATCCATCTAAAAAGGCTATAATCACAGACGTTCCTGAAGTCACTGGCTTCAAAGGTAAGTTTGTCTATAACTTCTTCACCCCGGATGAACGTTTGAATGGTGGACTTACAACCTTGAGAAGCTCGATAAGGGATAGAATCAAAGGACTTGATCCAAGTAACGTTGCGGGAAATCTTTCTTCGTTTGATAGGTTCGTTCCTAGATATGTCAAGTTCTCTTGGAGTCCCGTTGTAACAGTTACAGACCCAAGAACTTCAAAAGACGTTGCCGGCGACATTTCAATAGCCGCAAATCGTCACAAAATCTATGACGAAGAGACGTTTGCAATTGAAGACTTCAAGAACGTTTCATTTCAAGATACTCAGATTGATCAAAAGATGGGTTTCTTCGTTCAAAGGCTTATTCAAGACATTGTGAACAAGAACAAAGTCACCAGACAGACTCCTATGGGACAAATGAGTCTTATGGACTTGACAGAGTATGCAAATAGGAATACCTCTCCTACCGTCGCTCCTGATTTCTTGGCTGACGCTCTTCATGACCTTCATAACGGCAGCATAAAGTATTTCAATCAAGCCAATAACAAGCTTCTTACCGACAATATTCTAACAGACCTCAGAACTGTTAGAACTGATGTTCAAATCAACAAGAAGTTTCTCAATACCGTTCTTCAAACGTCTAGAGAGAACCCAATCAACATTTACTACGACGAGATTTCAAACCAGATGCTTGATCAAGCTAGGATTGAACAAGAGAGTGCAGTAAAGAACAACTCTTCTACTATGATTCGTGGTTCGGATTATGATATTGAGATTGCAAACTACGTTGACTTAAAACTTGTCAATTCTGATTTCTACGAGTCTCAATCTCACGTAATTGGCTACATAATTGAAAAGACTGAGATTCCTCAATCAAACTCTGGACCTATCATCCATCCAGAGATCATTGTTGAGACTCCTTTTGTTGGAGAGACAATTGACTTTGAAGTCAAGTATGGTTCGAAGTACATTTACAAAATCTACACAGTAGTTTCGTTTGACGTTCGCTCTGTGAACGTTGACACATCTCAAGTTGTTGCGGTCACATTCCTAATGAGATCGAAGCCAACAATTCAGATAATCACATGCGATGAGGCTGTTGTGCCTCCTCCACCAGCAGATTTCAATGTCATCTGGGATTACGTAAAGAGAAAGCCCTCTGTAACTTGGTCATTTCCTGTAAACACCCAGAGAGATATCAAATATTTCCAGGTGTTCAGAAGAAAGACCGTGGATGACCCATTTGAGCTTCTGGCTTTGTATGACTTCGATGACAGCATGATTCGAACAGCAATCCAAGAGTCAGACATTCGTGGCTATCTGACAAACGATGACGCTTCTCTTGTGAATAAGACAGATTCAACCCACTACAGAGATGATGAGTTCAAACAGTATGAAGACTCATACATCTACACAGTCTGTTCAGTAGACGCTCATGGGTATAGTTCAAACTACTCAACACAGATACAAGTTAAGTTCAACAGAGCTACAAACTCCCTAGACAAAAAGATTATCTCAAAATCCGGTGCTCCAAAGCCTTATCCAAACATGAACATTCTTGAAGATCTGTTTGTTGACACAATTAAGACCAGCGGAGCAAAAAGAATGCATATTTATTTCACGCCCGAGTATTTAGATGTGTATAAAATCGATGGTGGTAAGAAAAACAGTCTTCATCTTTTGAATACAAGTAAGAAACTTTCCGATGGTAACGTCTACCGCGTTCAAATGATTAACGTTGACTTACAGAAACAAGAAATCTTCGGCATTAGAGTTGACGACAAAAGACAATAGAAAGAATAAGACTTAAAATAAGTTAAATTATAGGTGAATTATGGGTTTTCTGCAAAATGATACAAACAGCTTGATTCTTGACGCAGTATTGACTGACAAGGGTAGAGAACTATTGGCTAGAAACGACGGTAGCTTTTCTATTGTTAAGTTTGCTGTTGGAGATGACGAAGTTGACTACAGCATTATCAGAAAGTTTGGAAGAACAATCGGCAAAGAGAAAATTGAGAAGAATACCCCTGTTTTTGAAGCTCTTACCAATGAATCTTACGCTCTGAAGTACCGCTGTATCTCGGTATCGAACCCAAACCTTCTACGTCTTCCTGTCATTCAACTATCTGGAGAAGGCGTTGACTCTACAGCCAAGATTGTGTCCATTGGAGCAACGACCACAAGAACAAGAACCCTTTCTGTTTCACAAACCATTCAGAACGAGACTTCTATTGACGTAGAGCTTAAAGACCAAGCGTTCATTATCGAAATGTCAAACATGTTCCTACAGATTGCAGGACAGTCTACCCCTGACAGCATCAGCTCTCAACAAAGAGCAACTTACATTCTTCCAAGAAACGCAGGAGAAACTTCTCTTGGTGGTTCTAGAGTGTCGTTCACGTTGTCAACAAAGTCAATCACAGACGGACAGTTCCAGGTTTATGGTACTTCCTATAACAAGAGCTTGATCAGTACGTTCGTAAAGGTTACAGGCATTCAGTCTGGTGCTGTTTATGAATTTGAAGTTCAAATAAACAAGGCACTCTGATCACAAAAAACTAACCTACTATTTAAGAGAAGAATCAAAAGGAAGAACACAACATGGCAATTTTCAAGGAATTGGAAAACTCCGACATTCAAACGGCAAGAAGTTATCTTAACCAAATCGTCGATATCATCAACACCGATATTTCTTCTTCGCAAACAAGAAGAAAGTATGAAGTATGGGTAACAGGTTCTATTGGAAATCCTGGCGTTACTTCTTCTCTCTTTCAAACTGTTTACGACCAAGACTTTACGCTTCAAACAGCCAACCCAATTTTCGATATGACATTTGGGTTCCATGTTGATTCTGACATTGTAACAATGGCAGGTCCAAGCATTGATGCCAATGGAAAGTACATCTTCCCTGCATCAACCCTTCAAATGCGTGAAAAGATGGATATCTATCGTCTTCATGCACAAAATCTTCTTGGAGATGCAACGGCAAAGTTCTCTGCTGCAACCGATACAACAAATAGCTCGGTCAATATCACAGAAGCTCTCTTCATTGACTTTAGACGTTTGTTCCATAGAGATCAAATCAAGAGAGAAACATTTGCAATCAAGGTCAACACCATTCAATCTGGTGTCATGACCGATCCAACCTCAACAGCTCCAAAGATCTACACCGACGTCAACAGTATCACAAACAAGGCTTATGAGTTTGGTGGTCAAGTTTCAACCGTTGTTGATAGCTCAGATACAACAAAGCCAAGAGGACTTCTCTTTATCGATAAGGGTGTTCTTGTACTCGACCTTTCCAGAAGCTTTGATATGCAAGATACAAGCTCTACCAACTGGCTCACAGGCTCAATTGCCTCTGCTGTCGGCTCTACGGGCTTTGCAGACTTCAATGGTTCGATGAAGTACCTCATGATTAGTTCTTCGATTGACGATTTCGTTGATTACATGTGCCAAACAAGATTCTCTGGCGTCAATGAAACAGCTATGACCTTCCAGAACGCAACAAACATTAACTCAACCATCTATTTCGCAAACCTTGGAGCAGATGAGTTCAACTACTCTGCAAATCCAACATACTCAGACACAGATGGAAGAATCATCGTTATTGATCCAGGTCAAGAAGATGTGCAACAAGCATTCACATTCATTACAACCGTTGGACTATACGACGCATTTGACAATCTCCTTGCTGTTGCAAAACTCTCAAGACCAGTTCTTAAGGACAACGAGCGAGCAGAAACACTTAAAATCAGACTTGATTACTGATTTCTCTTACAGAAATGTCAAATCAGAATGTCGTTATACAGAATATTTCCCGATGACCTTGAGTATTTCAGGCTAGAGACAAATCCAAAAAAGGTTTACTCGTCTAGCTCTCTTGGTATTACGGGAAGTGTTCATTTGTATGCATTCAGAAGCCAAGCAGAGAAAGAAGTATTTCCTCTTTCTATGTTCAAGTTGAATACGTTCGACGATATGAACTTGGACTCTCTGAGAACAAGCATTGCTCTTTATTCTGGATCAACAAACAAGCAGACAATGCTTCAAAGCTATTTGAATGCCGTCAAAGACCAAGGAGCTTCCGCTCGTCTTGAGCAACAACTTTTCATAGAGAGGTTCACACCTCCTCCGGTTCTTAACTCAAATACCTTGAGAAAAAACACGGTGAGAGAAGTCATGTATCCATTCTACCATTCTTCGTATCCAAGAATGCAATGGAATACAACAAACTACAACTCCCTGAACTTCTTCACAGACAATAACGTTCCAACTAGTTCGGTTCTCATCTACATGAATCCAACATGGTACGATCCAGATGACTTGAACAAGGAAAATCCATGGGACTCTGTTGGCGATCCATTGTATAATGCTGTCTTCTACAACAGCGACTATAACTCAATCAAAACTCAGTACCAGCTTTCAAGTTCATTCACTTTTGATTTCTGGATTAAACCAACCCAACAGCAATCTTCTGATACTGAGCACTATGTTCCCGGTGGAATATTCCATATGACCGGAGCATATGCTATTACTCTTCATAGCGGTTCTGCAAAAGACCAAAATGGTCTTGTGGACCAGTATCGTCTTTGCTTCCAATACGGAAGAACCTACAGACCAGACCTATTGACCAATGGAACAAACGTTCTGAACCAAACTGACTATGGAATCGTTTGGTCGAGCGACAATGCTCTCGATAGAAACAAGTGGAGTCACGTAACAGTTCGTTGGGGAGGACCAGACTTCCCAACTGGCTCCATCATGATTGACTCTACAGTAGACACAACATTCTCTGCCGACTGGTATATTGACTCAAACATTGTTGGAGACTGCGGATTCCAAAAAGATGGCTCAAACGCTTTGTTTGTTGGAAACTTCTACACAGGCACAGCCGATGTTTCGATGTTTTTCCCAGATCCACAGTTCCCTGCTGGACAATATGACGACATTTACTACTTGAATGGCGCAGCAACCTACTTGTATGAGCAATCATATGCGAAATACCTCGCTACAACAGGTTCTTATCCAACCCTTGCCCCAGGAAACTACTCAGACACACCACCTTATGAGCCAACTTCATTCTCTTTTAACTTTCCGTTGAAAGCAGAAGTTCATGAGCTAAAGATATTCGATAAGATGCTTACCATGCCTGAGATTCAGTCCTATCAGTCTGGTGGAGTAACCAACTTTGATAATCTTAAGTTCTATGTTCCACCGTTCTTCACTTACGAATCACCAGTGAGAAGCAACGAGCTATTAACTCCATTCCAAGCGAATGTCAGTGCGTCTACAGACACTCCATTTGGTGTAAAGATGGCATATGGAGTTTGGGGACATAACATCAATCTTGACAACTATGGAAGAGACTTTGCTATTGGAAATTATCCAAGACTCTGGAATCTTGAGGCAACTCCTCTTGATATCTACAACGGAGCATCGGATTCACTGTCAGCAAACTCATTCCTTTACGCTACCGGCTCTAATATAAAGAGGCTTTACACAGTAATGCCTTGTGATAACGGAAACGTTGTTCCAAATTTCAAGATTCTAAACAACTATAACACGTTCAGATTTGCAAACGATCTAGGAAATCAAGACCTTGGAGTCATTTCCTTGAACAACATGACAGTTACGAGTGCATACACAGCGTCAATTGCATTAACAGAAATGTCAAGCACTCAACCAATCCTCGGAAATATCCTTGGTCCAACTCCAACGAATCTTACGGCAGTTACAGCTTCAAGCTTGACTCTTCTTCATAGATTAAGAGACACTTCTTCGAATCAGGTTGTTTTCTACGACATTAGCAATATGTTCTATGGAAAGCAAATCAAACCTGGCTCGGTTGTTCTTAAAGATACTGCTATCTCTGGTACAAACCTCACTGTTACTCTCAAAGACGATGGACACGGCAATCTATATAGAGCAGATACTTCAGACAATGTAAACCCAACTTGGGCAAGTGTTGGAAATGTGCTTTACAACGAGGGAATCATTGTAATCAAATATCCACAACTCTACTTCTTTGGAGAGTGCCAGTTCCAAGTAGAAGTCAAAGGAACTCAGAACATTCACGTAATGACTCTGAATGCAACTGCACAAGCAGGTACGTTGATCAGTTCCTCAAACACAACCTTCAGCAGTTCTCTATTGCAGAAGCCAGATGAAGACCTATACAACGAAGCAGATCAGAGATTTGTATATCTTACTGGTCTAAACATACACGATGAGAATCTAAACGTTGTTATGAGAACCAATTTAGCACAACCAATTCAGAAACTATCTGGCGATAGGATCCAGTTTAAGAATAAACTAGATTTCTAAGAGAGAGTCTCCCTCCTCTCTTCTATTGTCTTATAAGGTTCCACTGTTATGATTAATGTCTTATCCAAAGTAGCTGCTACCAAGAAGCCCGCTACTTCTCTTCCTACCAAAAAAGCAAAACCAAAGAAAAACGCTGCCAAGGCTACCAAGGTTGTAAAAAAGACCAAGAAAAAGACCAGAAGAGGTAGATTTCACACAGGAATCCACAACTCTCCTAAATGCAAAAAGCCAATCTCCTATCGTTCTGGATGGGAGTTGACTGTGTGTGAGCATCTTGATGAGGATCCTTTGGTTAAGGAATACTTTTACGAAGACCTTATCATACCTTACAGAACAAGAATCACACAACAGAAAAACAAGAAGTACATCGTTGACTTCTTTGTTTTCTACGTTGATGGAACAAGAAAAATTATCGAAGTCAAAGCTGACAATAAAGTCAACCATCCTATTACACTGAAAAAGACTGAAGCTGCAATTCAATGGTGTAGCAAGAACAATGCGGAGTATGAAATATGGACAGGCGTAAAGATTCAGCAGATTCTCAAAGAACAAAAACAAAAGCATTTGGAAAAGGTAAGGGAGAGTCTGAAGGCTCTGAGCCAATCCAACCCGTAGAACATAATGATAACGTTATAGAATCGATTGCGGTGGACATTGGACTGGATATCTCAACCAGCGTCATCGGAGTCTGTGTTCTGAATGCTGGAAACGGCGAGATGATTTCGTTAACTCATATAGAGTTGAAGTCCACCAAGTTCGAAGACATTTACGAAAAGGTTGACGAAGCAAGAACCGTTCTCAAGGCACTTATCAGCAGCAATCCAAACTGGAGGCTTAGAAATATAGCCGTTGAAGAGTTTGCAAAGCAGTTCTCAGCAGGCTTTTCAAGCGCAGACACTTTGTTTACTCTGGCAAAGTTCAACCATGCAATATGTCAATTCATCTACGACACTTATCAAATTAAGCCAGTCAAGGTAAACGTACGAACGATGAGAAGTGTTTTGGGAATCAATATCGACTTCAAAGACAAGTCGAAAACAACAAAGCAGAAGGTTTTCGATTTGGTTAAGGAAAAGAATCCTGAATTCCCTTGGTTGACTCATGTGGCAAAGAATGGTAAGAGTAAAGGTCAGATTGTCTATGACAAGCAAAACGAGGACATGGCAGATTCTTGGGTTGTAGCTCGTGGCAACTGGAACAGCATCAACAACATTCTTAAACCAACAAAAACCAAAACAAAAAAGTAGACTAGATTGTGTTTTTCACACAAGGACAAGCAACGCAGTTCATAGAAAAAGTCTTTGGAAATGGCAAGCCATCAAACCAAGGACTTAACATTTCTGTTGTTTGTCCAATATGCAAAAGCTTCAAGAGCGAAACTTTCTCAAAGCAGAAGTTGGTTATTCGCACGGATAACTTCATGCTCCATTGCTGGAGTTGTGGATATAAGGCAAGAAACCTTGTATTCCTTCTGAGAAAGTACAAACCCTTCTATCTACAAGAGTACATTGAAGGGTTTCTTGGCGATGCACAGCTTCTCAAGCTCTCAATAGAGGAGAAGGTGGAGTTAGGCTTGGAAGATGCCAACGAAGCCCCTCCACGCCTTCCAGAAGGCTTCCAAATGCTAGCAACCTGTCAGTCTAGCTCCAAGTACGTCAAGAGCCATCTAGAGTATTTGCATAACCGTGGCATAGCATTGAACAACGATGACTCCGAACTCTGGTATTGGAAGATAGGAATCGTACCTTGGGATGATAAGGATCTGAAATACAGAATCATCATTCCGTCGTTCGATGCAGACGGCTATCTCAACTATTGGACAGCAAGAACAATCAATCCAAAGTCCTTTCTCAGATACAAAAATCCTGAGAACAAGAGAGAGCCAATCATTTTCAATGAGTTGAACATAGATTGGTCTAAGGAACTTTTGATCGTAGAGGGACCAATGGACCTGATCAAGACAAAAGACGCAAATGAAAATGCTACTTGTTTGATGGGGTCCGAGTTAAGTTCCGATTATCGTCTTTTTGAGAAAATCGTCGTTAACAAAACCCCTGTGGTGATCTGCTTGGATCCTGATGCAAGCAAGAAGCAGTATAGAATTGCACAAAGACTTCACGAGTTTGGAAATGAAGTCAAGATCATTGACTTGCCAAATGATATCGAGGACGTAGGCAGTTTATCCACAGACCAGTTTACTCATATCTACTCAACTGCTATAGACTATAGTGAAGACTACATTCTTCGAATGAAGATCAACAGTTTGCAGGAATAACCTAATGAAAATAGTACATATCAGTGACATTCACTGGCGCGGCTTGTCAAGGCATGAAGAGTACACAAATGCCTTTGAACTCCTCTTCAAGAAGATAAAAGAAATCAAGCCTGACGTTATCGTAAACACAGGCGATATCTTTCATACCAAGACACAATCGATCTCACCAGAGATTGTTGAGCGCATGACTTGGATGTTTGACCAGTTGTCAAAGTTGGCTGGTAACAATATTACGATTCTTGGAAACCACGACGGCAATCTTACCAACCTTTCTCGTAAGGATATCATCTCTACAATCCTAGAGAAGCAAATTTATGAAGAAGACACAGCAGGATTTGGTAAAAATACTTATTTTTCCAGGAATTCGGTAACATACGATATTACAACATACGATAGTGCCGTCAAAAAACTCCGTCCTTCTGTAAAGTTTCATTGCTTCTCGCCATTCGACAAAGATGGCTGGAAGAACATGGTTCCAGATCCAGACAAGATCAACATCGCATTGTTTCACGGCTCCGTATCTGGTTGTGTCATGGACAACGGAATGGTCTGGCCACACGGAGAGATTGATGTTTCGGATATGAACATCTTCGACTTCGTATTGCTTGGAGATATTCATCAACAGCAATTCATGGATCGTCGTAGAGATAAGACAGGTGCATTCAAGCCTTACATGGGCTATCCTGGCTCTTTGATCCAACAGAACTTCGGTGAGTCAATCACCAAAGGCTTCTACGTTTGGGATATTCGTGCCAAGGATGATTGGGACGTTGAGTTCCATGAGCTTGACAATCTTCAACCGTTCTACACACTCGGTTGGGTCAATAACGTAAAAGACACAATCCAAAACGTTCTAGACGTTGTTCCAAACGGAACAATCCTTCCTGGCTCTCGCTTTAGGTTCGTTACAAGAGAGGTTCTTCCACAAGCTCACACAGAAGCGTTGGTGAACATTCTTAGAACCAACTATGGAGTTCAAGAAGTTGTTTTCAAGCACGAAAAGGACGTGAATAACGATTTCATGGAAATCGAACGTTCAAAGGCATCCAAAAAGAACCTTAGAAACGATTCCGATGCCATTGTAAAGCTCTTCGACGACTTCATGCTAAGTCAGAATCAAATTCTTCTCTCAGCAGAGCAGAAGCAAAAGGCTCATGAGCAAATAAAGACCTATCTTGAGCAGTACAACAACTCCGTTCAATACGACGGTGGTGTTATCGGAAATCAACAGTGGACAGTCAAGTGGCTTGAGTTCGGAAACCTATTCCGCTACGGAGACAACAACAAGATTGACTTTGAGAAGCAAACTGGACTCATCGGCTTGTTTGGAAAGAACAAAATTGGAAAGAGCAGCGTCATCGCTGCAACCATGTATGCTTTGTTCAACACAACTGACCGTGGTTCTATCAAAGCAAGCGATATCATCAATAAGCGAAAGAACAACTGTTGGGCAAAGATTTGCATTAGCCATGATGGTACTGACTATATCATTGAGCGTGAAACAACCAGAACCAATCAAAAGGATCCTTCCAAGAGTGCCACAAAGGTAAACTTGTTTGAGGTGAAGTACAAGGCAGACGGAAAGATCACCAAAATAGAGAGAAATAGCATTTCTCGCGATGACACAGACAAGGAAATCCGAAAGCTAATCGGAACTCCAGAAGATTTCCTGATGACAAGTCTTGCATCCCAGGGTGATATCATGAGATTCATCAACGAGGGCTCGACCAACAGAAAGAAGATCCTCAACAGGTTCTTGGATATTGACTTGTTTGAAAAGCTATACACGTTTGTAAAAAATGACGTTGTAAACTTGAATGCCAAGACAAAAGGTCTAACCATTGAAGACTTGGATAAGAAGGAAATCGAAATCTCCAAGGAAATCGATAGAGTTGATTACCAAATCGATAACACCAATCAGTTGAAGTCAAAGAAGCAGTCTGCTCATACAGACCTAAAGGATTTGGTCCTCTCATACGAGAACAAGAACAAAGACAGGTTCATGATTCAAAACAGCCTTTCTTCAAAGAAGAAAGCTTTGTCTGTTGTGGATGATGATCTGTTAACTATCAAGAAGGACATTGATCTGCTTGTTGGAAAGCTTGAGACTCAAGAACAACAAATGGTTTCTCTTGAAACAGCTATTGGATTGGTTGATCTTGTTGGTCTTAATGAGAAACTTGCCATTCTTAACGATAAGAAGACCAAGAGCAATCACATAAAGTCCGAGATTCATGTTGAACAGAACACAAAAGCCCATCTTGACAAGTCTGTTAAGAAGCTTGACCTCGTACCATGCGGCGAGCAGTTTCCTGATTGCTACTTTATTCGAGATTCTCACGAGGACAAGAAGAAGTTAGTCGAACAAAACAACCATCTTCGTCAGCTCCTTGACGAGCAAGTATCAATCCTTTCAGATATGTCTGAACTTGCTTCTCTAAAGCTTGAAGAGCAAATAGAAAACTTCAACAGAAGCATAAAGCAAAGGGATCGCCTTCAAGAAACAGTGAATTCAACAAAGACTTCTCTTGCTTCAAAGAGGAACGAGTATGATTTCAAGAATGCCTACAGAATTCAAATCGTCAATGAGATTGAAGAAATCACAAAGTCGTTGAAGGCAGATTCAAGTTATGACAGCGACGAAACACACCTTGCAAACAAAAAGCTTGTTGAAGGAATGGAAGTAGAGATAAAAGAGTTCGATAAGACTCTTGCAGACCTCTATAAGTCACTTGGAAGTTATCAAACCAACCTTGAAACCGTTAAGGCAAACAGGGATATGCTTAAGGAGCTTCACGAGAACTTCACAGTCTTGTCTTCAATCCAAGAGTCCTTTTCAAAAACAGGTATTCCTGCAATGATCCTAAAGACTCAATTGCCTTCAATCAACTCTGAGCTTGAGAAGATACTCATGGGAGTTACTGACTTCAAGATTGTTTTGGAAAACGACCTAGCTTCAAATGCTATGGACGTCTACCTAGAGGATATGCATTCTCGTCGTGTCGTAGAGCTTGGCTCTGGCATGGAGAAGACCATCGCAAGTCTTGCAATCAGAGTCGCACTGATCAATGTGTCATCGATTCCACGTTCCGATATATTCATTGTTGATGAAGGATTCACCGCTCTGGATGAAGAGAACATGCAAGCTTGTCTCGAAATGCTCAACATGTTAAGGACTTATTTTAAGTCTGTGTTGATTATCTCTCATGAACCTGCTATAAAAGAAGTTGCTGATCGAATCTTGGAAGTCAAGAACGACGGCGTAGAATCCAAAATCGAGGCTTAAACTAATGAAAATCGAAAACTTACACAAGTTGTCTTTATCCAAACCATGCATCTCTTCTTTGTATAAGGGACCACAGGCATACTCAAGATCCTTGAAGCCTGCCAAACTACCAAAGAAGATGGCAAAGAAGAAGGTTTCTTCTAAGTCAACAGCGAGCAAGGGCAACAAAAGTAACAAGATTATGAAATCCTTCATTCCCGGACCTATCGACAAAGATTTGCAAATTGATCCGCTGCTTACGCCAACAGAGGCAGGCAGTCTGATTCCTTCTTCTCCAGAAGAAGATGAAGTCGTCTATTCAGATAACTTCAGAGTCAAGTCTTCTAGTATCAAGTGTGTAGACCTAATAAGCGATATCCAGCTTCCTAAGTTTGGATTCATTCCTTCAATGAGACAACAGAACAGCAGTCAAGGGGCAAAGCAGTTTGTCTTGATTGAAGTTATGGGAGGCATTGATCCAAAAGGAAAGATTAACGCATATACCGATTTGCTTAAGGCATCAAGAGACGGAATCAAAGATTTCTCTATTGAGCTTCTTGGCGAGAAGGATGAGGTCATTATGACAATGGTTCTAGACGAGCCACGAGTTCATGCAATCGACTTCGGAGACTTGTCCATGGAACGGGACCAAGTTAGAACTTTGAAAGTAGAAATCGACTATACGACTTTTACAATTGACGGCGAAACAATCTGAAACCAAAACTCTTAACAACAAACCACAAAAAGTATCAATATGTCACGTAATATCATTGTAAACAAGCAACAACAGTCTTCCGTAACTCCAACCCCAACAACAACAAACGTTCGCAGCTATACGACACAGGCTCAACGCTTGCTTCAACAACAGCAACAAGAGGCTGAAACACAGCCAGCAGTAGGATTCAAGAGGGACCAACTCTATCGAATGATGGACAAGTTCTATCATACCTTAGCAGAGGGTGTGTCCGACGATTCGTTCTCGATTGCTTCCCAAATATTCTTTCAACTGAATCCATATCTTGAAAAGAAGGAACACGATTCACTTGGAGAAGCCTGGAGAGATCTCTATGCTGATTCTGACGGAAGTGCAATCACAAGTCTCAAGAAGACTGTTGATGGCATCAAAGTTAGATTTGCTTGATTTTAGCAGACTGCTTTATTCCTTCAAGATAAGATGATATCATAGGAGCCTGATGAAAGGGTTCCTATGAATATTTTCGTTTTAGACACAAATCCAAAAAGAGCAGCGCAGTTCTTATGCGATAAGCACATTTCTAAAATGGCAGTAGAAACAACTCAAATGTTGTATACCGCTCATTGGGCAACAGGTGGGCAACCAACTGGACCAAAGAAACTTGTGCCATATAAGCCAACTCATGCCAATCATCCTTGTTCCAAATGGGCAAGAGATTCAAAGGCAAACTATAAGTGGCTTGTCAAACACGGAATAGCTATTTCAGAAGAATACACGGCAAGGTATCGTAAGATTCATGCTTGTGCTCCTCATCTGAAATGGCTCTCTGAGCATGTTCCAAACATACAAGCCGACAACATGACTGGCTTTGCCATGGCATTCTATGCCAAAGATCCTGCAAAGCATAATTTATGTTTGGTCCCCGGCGATCCTGTGCAGTCCTATCGCAACTACTACAAGATGGACAAAGCTAGATTTGCTGTTTGGAAGCGTTCAACAAAGAATCCATATTGGTGGTAATCTGTTAGTCTATTGTCACTATGGCAATAGAATCCAAAAATAATGGTAAGGTGATTGTTGTGTTTGATGAAGAAGTCAGACAGCAACAAGTCCCATTGTTTTGTAAAGAATGTCAACAGCCAATGAAAACAATCGATGATTCAATTTCATATAGATCAAAAGGTTGTTGCTCTAAGTGTGACATTAACTGGTCTTATGTTCTTGAAGTTGACTGGCAAGTAAAAGAGAAGCATCCTTCTGTAGTTTTTCCCGAGTTATGGGATGAGTACATAAAAAATAGGGAATTGCAATCAAGACCCATACTTATTTTCAAGTAATACACGAGGAAATACCAATATGTCAGGATTGATCAAAGACCTTAAGAAGTTCAACAGACTATCTAGAATTGCAAACTCAACCCTTGGTTCTAACGGACCTGGCGGCTCTGGATATACTGGTACAACCACACAACATCTTCGTTTTGAGTTAATCAACGAAAGAACGATAAAAGCTCATTACCAAGGCGCTATTGCAGTCCCTTCAAAATCAATGCTTTCAACTCTAATGGGTAAGCTTGTCTCTGACGCACTTTCATCAATCAAACGCGGTACAGAGAACTTTGCAAGAGAATACAAAGAGCAGTTCGATAAGTCAATAACACTAACAATCAACGAAAACTCCGTTGTTGACAACGTAGAATTCACTTCTTACTCGGTTTTTAGACCAACTCAATCAGGAATGTTAAGAGTAACTGCCCTCATTGAAGTAACAGGTGGCGATGATGTTGAGGATTACTTCGAGAAGATGGAAAAGACTGTGCAAGACAATGTTGACAAACAAGTCAAGCACAACAAGAAGTTGATAGATCAGAAGAAGCCCGATGGCAAGACCAAGCAAAAGTGAACATATTCAAACCTCTATGAAGGGCATTCCTCCTAGAGAATATCAAGTTAAAGAAATCATACGTTGCGGAAAAGACCCTGCGTACTTCATTAAGACTTACGTAAAGATTCCTCACCCTGTTAAGGGACTCATCCCATTCAAGACTTTTGAATATCAGGATGACTGTGTAGAATGCTTTAAACAAAACAGATTCGTAATCGTTAACAAGTCGAGACAGCTAGGACTTTCTACAGTCTCCGCTGCTTACTCGATTTGGATGGCAATCTTCCAGCCACAAAAGAACATTCTTGTTGTCGCTACCAAGCTAGAAGTTGCGAAGCTTTTCATTCGAAAGGTTGACGCAATGCTTAAAAGCATTCCAAACTGGCTCATCATGCCAAAGATTACGGCACACTCCGTAAGAGACATAAAGTTTGACAACGGTTCGTCAATCAAAGCCGTACCAACAAGCTCGGACGCAGGACGTGGTGAAGCTATCTCACTCCTTATCGTTGACGAAGCTGCCCACGTTGAAGGCATCGACGAGCTTTGGCTTGCTCTCCAACCAACCCTTTCTACAGGTGGAAGTGCTATCCTTATCTCTACTCCAAACGGCGTCGGTAATCTTTTCCATTCTCTATGGACAAGAGCATTAAAAGGAGACAACGGCTTCAAGCCCGTCGAGCTTCCTTGGACTGTTCAACCTGAAAGAGATCAGAAATGGTATGAGCAACAGTGCGCTGAACTAGGAACGGAACGAGCAATCCAGCAAGAACTTCTATGTTCCTTTCTTGGATCCGGTGACACCTTCCTTTCAAACACAACAATGGATCTACTTGCTTCGACCGTTAGAGATCCTTTGTATATCCATCCTCTACATGAAGACCTTTGGATTTGGGAAAAGCCTGAACCAGACAGCAAGTATGTTATTGCTGCTGACGTTTCTTCTGGTGCTGGTAAGGATTACTCAACGTTTCATATCATCAACATAACCAATGATTCTGTTATTGGAGAGTTCCAAAGCAACAAGATTCCTTCGGATCACCTTGCAGACCTACTAATGAAGGTTGGTCAGGAATACAATTTCGCAATGCTCTGTCCAGAACAGAACTCTTATGGTTTGATTGTCGCAAAATCAATAAAAGATGCAAACTATCCAAACCTCTTTTATGAAAAGTTCAAAAATATCTACTCTGCTTACATGACACAACAAGAGATCAGACCACAAGATATGCCAGGTATCTATACTGGTCCAAAGAACAGAGACGAGATGCTTGCAAAGCTTGACACCGTTTTGAAGAATGGTCAGCTTAGAATCAACTCGAAGAGAATCCTAGAAGAGTTCAAGGTATTCATTTGGAAAGGCAATAGAGCCGAAGCAATGAAGAATTACCATGACGATTTGGTAATGGCACTAGCTATAGGTGTCTCATTGTTTGAGGTTTCTGGACAAACTCAATATTCACAAGACGAGTATTCGAGAGCCATGCTGCTTAGCTTTGCAAGAAATAACGTATCACTTACCTCCAATGGTTACGGTGGATACGGAGTTTCTCAAGAGGTAAAGAATCTCGATATGCCTATGCCTGTCTTTGTTGGCAATAACTTTGCTCAACAGCAGAACAGAGTAACAGGTGCTCCCGGACTTCTCCCAACAGTTTCAAAAGTTCCAGCTACAGTACAGACCGATGCCTTTTCCGAATTGAGAAAAGAAATGGGTTTGCCACAACAGCAACAATCAAGACCCAATCAACAACCCTACATTAACCCGAACGCTGAATGGGATTGGGTACTAAGATAGCCATTTTTGTGTAAACTGATTTTTTGGTTTACATTTTAGAAATAGGTGGTAATATATGGCAATGCACAAGTTCCTACGCATTGCAGAACAAAATTGCCGCTGTCATGCCTACAATGAAAAGCAGGATTTTCGTCTTGCCGCTGTCATTGTACGTGGCGGTAATGTTGTTTCTGTCGGATACAATAAGCACAATACGAACAGTTTTGTCGAGCATTACACGAATCAAGTTCGTGGAACTCGTGATTACTGCTTGTCCACTCATGCCGAAATGGATGCAGTCCTAAAGGGACGAGAGAAAACCGATCTATCTGGCTGCAAAATGTTTGTGATTCGTCTCCGTAAGGACAACCAAGAGCTAGGAATGGCTCGTCCCTGTGAGATTTGTCAGCATGTTTTGTTTAACTACGGCATCAAGCGTGCTTACTACAGCATCGATGCTTCTACTTATGGCGTTATGAAGGTTGGAAATCCTGCAAAGAACTTCTATGCCAACGATCGAGTCTTCGATTCTGAGCATAACGAGCTTGTTGACAACTTCGAGATTCTCAAGGATCTCGTCTACCCCTGAAAAAACAGAAAACAAAAAACATGCAAATTCTACTCGGTTTTTTCGCTTGGATCACACTCTGGCTGTGGTTTACGTTTGAAATTCAAATCCCTGTGAAGCTAAATCTCAATTCGTACTACCGAAGCATTGAGAAACGAAGTCGCAAACTCTTGAGCACTTTCACCAAGTAGGACAATAATATCTATAATGATGGTCTACTTATCTTTGAAGAGCCCAACTGGACTCTCTTGTCAAAGAGGTAAACCTCATGAATAGTCCTAAAAATCAGGGTGAAAATCTTCGTAGGAACCAAGTAGTCCTAGAGCATCTTGATCGCATGGTCGATGACTTGGTAGTTATGTTTGAAGAAACATACGAAACCAAGCTAAACGGCTCACGTAGAGATCTCTTTCGCAACAAAGCCAAGAGTATTCTTACCTATTGGCTTATGCAAGTCTATGACGAGGCTACTTCTGAGCTTAAAAACCTTGAGACTGCACTAGATACAAGCAGGGTCATGGTTAGAAAGCTCCGTGAATCTGAGCAAAATCTGCTAGCAATCTCTTCAAGCCTATCTAGCAGACCGCCAGAAAATAGCCTAATGACAGGAGTTCAAAAAAAGATGGAAGCAGAAAGACTCTTGAAACAAGAGCTTTACATGCTTATGGAAACCTCTGCCTCCAATATTCATAACAAGAAAACCCTTGAAATTAAGCCTCTTTTCCCCGACGTTCCCGAATATGGATATCGGTTTTCGCAGGAAAAACTAGAGGAAAACATGAAGAAGAACAGGCAAGAAATCAAAAAAGACCCTAAAAACAAGGGCTAAAAAAATTTTCCATAATCAGTTTACTCTTTTGGTTTTCCGTGGTAGTCTATATAAAGAATCGAGACACACGGAGAACCCATGCCGACCAGCACCGCTTCCATTCCTGTTGCCAACGTGATCCAGTCCCGCAAGTTCGGCGTCGAGCTTGAGATTGTCAATCTGGCAATCCCTACCGTCGTCCTTGCCCTGCGCAACGCTGGCATCGATGCCCATGCCGAGGGCTATAACCACGCTCTTCGCAACCATTGGAAGGTTGTCACCGATGCGTCGGTCGTCGGAAACAACGGCATTCCGGGTTGTGAGGTTGTCTCGCCGGTTCTCGTCGGTGAAGACGGTCTTGAGGAAGTTCGCAAGGTTTGCCGCGCGCTTGTTGCCGCTGGCGCGACCGTCAATAAGACGTGCGGTCTTCACGTCCACGTCAATGCTCGCGACCTTACCGCTCGCGATATTGCGATGACGGTTACGCGGTATGCCAATACCGAGGCGTCTATTGATGCTTTGGTTCCCGTCTCGCGCCGTGGCAGCTACAATCGTTTTTGCAAGTCCGTCGTTAGCCTTGTCCGCACGAATAGTGCGCGCCTTGCTACGGTTTCGACCCCTGCGGATTGCGTGACCGCTCTTCGCACCTATCCCAATGACGAGAATCGTTTTCTCAAGCTCAATCTTGAGAGCTATCTTCGCCATGGTACGGTCGAGTTTCGGCAGCATTCCGGTTCGGTTAATGCCGAAAAGGTCTGTAACTGGATTCGCTTCTGCGTTAACTTCGTCGAGACTTCGCGTCGTTATGCGAGTCTTCTGCCTGCCACGACTGCTACCACGGTTGCCCCCGCTGCTACCGTCGCTCCGCGTCGTCGTGGTCGTGGTGCGAATCGTCGCCCCGCTGCTCCGGCTCGCGTTCGTGCCATCCTTGCTGATGGTTGTTATCACACTCCGAGCGAGATCGCTTCGCTCGCTGGCATCGCGGAAGCGTCGATCCCGGCAGTCATTTCCGGTCTTCGTCGAGTCCTTCGTACCGAGGGACGAGGCAGCCTGATCCGTAACTCGCGCCGTCGCGGCTACTACTTGGCTCTTGGGTTCGACGACCTTAGTGCCTATGCCCTGAACACGCCCACCACTCCGACCGTTAGCTACGATTCGGTCCTTCCTGCGGACGATTCGTGCTTCATCGGGCTCAATAGCCAGGTTATCAACTACTATCAGGAGCGCATTTCCGACCTCGCTGCCTGAGATTGGCAATAGCCCTAACAGGAAGCAAGAGGAAAGAAATGACTGCCAATACTTACAAGCTTCTGGATGGTTGCACGATTGTCGCTTCAAGCCATTCGGATTTCGTGACAAAGCTTCGCAATACGAGCTTTTTCCCGCGTGAGAGCGATGATGCCTACATGGCAGACTTTGCAAAGCGAGCCTATATCATGTTTGGGGCTTCGGTTCGAAGTGATAGCGCGAACGACTTTGCAAACGACCTGATTTCCCTTGGTATTGTTTACATTTCGCAGCTTAACTGATAATATAGACAATACAAGCCTCTCAAATTTCAAAAAAGAGAAAACATCAAATGTGTCTAATCATCTATAACTCGGACGGATCCAAGGTTCCTGAGCATCATATTCGGATTGCTCACGAGAACAACCCGCATGGGTTTGGGATCATGTGGGCACAGGATGGTCGCGTCCAGACCTATCGCGATATCCTCGATGCAGACGAGATCATTGATCTGCTTGGCAAGTTTGATGGTGTTCCCTACGTGATTCATTTTCGGTATCGGACTCGCGGACCTATCAACGAGAACAACTGCCATCCCCACCGTGTTCTTTCTCACAAGGCTGATGGACACGATCTCTTTATGATGCACAATGGAACGTTCATGTTCCTCAAGTCCGATGAAGAGGAGTCGGATTCGGTTAAGTTTGCGAAGCACCTTCGGGGTTCCCTTCGTGTCTACGGTGCCGATAGTCTTTTCGACAAGAATCAGCTTACTCGGATGGCAAATCGCGTTGGTCAGATCAACAAGATGGTTTTCCTTCGCGGCGATGGCAAGATCGCTCTCGTGAACAAGGCTGCCGGTTGGGAGAATGGCGCTCTCTGGTACAGCAACACTTACTCGCTTAAGCCTGGTTATCGTGAGATTCAGGCTCGTGCGGTGAGCAAGGCTGAGAAGGAAGAGAAGAATCCTCTTATCAAGAAGCTCAATGACACGCTGCTGCTCGACAAGGGTTATGCGTATCGCAAGAACAACAATAACGATTCGCACTCGCCCCGTGGCAAGAACATTCTTGATGTAGAGCTTTCACCAAAGGATGAGGCTCTTCTGTTGGTTCCCCGGAATCAGGGCAAGAAGGTTCAGAAGAACAACAACAAGAAGAAGAAGAATAAGGACGGTAAGACTGTCCTCACCAAGAAGTCGGTTGGAGGAAATCGAAGCTTGGTTCTTTTTAACTCCAAGAAGGATTAGGAAAAATCCTGCCTGAAAGAGTATTTACCCATATGAACGTACTAGTAATCGACAAAACTTCTCTTCAAGAATCTTCAATCTCTCGTATCCACGAACACTTGGCAAAGCATGATTGCGGTTTCATTACCGCATGGCGTTCTGCCAGGGATTGCAATCAGGGTACTCCATACACTCGCGAGGAGAAGGGTGCGCTAAACAGAAAGCTTTACGCAATCCTACGAACAAAGGGTTACGGAGTCACAAAGGTTAAGGGTTCATACGTTGAAGACTATGGTTCCGATACTGCCAAGGAAGTTGGCGAAGAGAGTTTCTTTGTTGTTGATCTTCAAGATTCGGGAAATCTCAAGGAAGACCTCGTTGCGCTTGGTGGAGCTTTTGAGCAAGATAGCATTCTCTTCTCTAACCGAGGCGGTAGTGATGTTACTCTTGTAGGCACTTCCGATTGCGAGAACGCTTATCCAGGCAAGGGAGAGGAAGTCGTACAGGGAAGCATCGCAGGAGACTTCTCTCAATTCTTCTCTCGCATCGGTTCACGTCCATTTTCGTTTCACGAAATTGCGGAGCCTGGAGTTTATGCTCGCGCAGCACGTACGCAGCTTGCCAAGATTTACGCGGAAGAGCTTGGACTTGGTGGATCGTCGTTTTTCCTTGTAAAAAACAAGGGATAATTTTCCAAAATAGCTGTTTACATTGTGTGTAATCTATGTTATTGTATACATACAATGACAAACAAGGTTCTCACCCGCCTCAAGTCGCACCCCGTTCGAACGCTGGCATTTTTGCCGGTTCAAATTGGTGCGGCACTCGTCTTTTTGGTTGTAATTGGTACTGCCAAGGCAGTCAAGTTTTTCAAGGAATTGGTCTGAAACAATGTCAGATTCGTCGAATGGCACCAACAACGGTTATCATTTCGTTTTTGTGTATGGTTCGCTTAAGCGCGGATTCCATAACAATTTCATTTTGAGGCATTCCGAGTTTCTTGGTGAATTTCGATCCAAGGATCCCGATTGGAGGATGATTTCATTTAACGTCTATCCTGGCGTTCTTTTCAGCTACTTGAATGGATCTCACGTTTCTGGCGAGCTTTTTTTGGTTGATGATGACGATCTCGTACGACTTGATCGTCTTGAGAGCAACGGATCGTTTTACACTCGATCGGAGATTGAGCTTGAAGGGCTTGAAAATCAGCCTGTTTGGATGTATATCCTGAACGATGAATATTCGGATAACGACAATGTTCGCGGAGTTTCCTTGAATAAGGAAACCAATACGTTTTCGTGGGAAGGTAGAAAGTAAGAGATATGTCAAACTTTGTAGTCAAGGTTTATTCGGTTAAGATTGAGCCTCATCCCAATGCCGATGCAATTTTGCATTAGGATGCATACTTAATCGTATGATAGAAATCGGAACCAAATTTGCAAATCTTACTGTGCTTGAGGAAGCAGGCAAAAATAATCGTTCTGAGCGGTTATGGATGACGTTATGTGATTGTGGAAACAACAAGATTGTAAAATCCATCAATCTAGTAAATGGCAAAGTAAAAAGCTGTGGTTGTCTGAAAACTGGACCTAAAATAAAGGATTTTGTCGGTTTAAAATTTTGCAAACTTACTGTTAAGTCTTATTCGCATCAAGATAAATGGCGAACAAGTTGGTGGACGTGTTTATGTGACTGTGGAAACAGTTGCGTGGTTTCTAAAACAAGGCTAACCAATAAAACAACACAAAGTTGTGGATGTATAAAAACAGAATACGCAAAATCAATCAGTGGAGAGAAAAATCCAAACTACAACGCAAGCTTGCAGACGGCTGATCGAGAAAAAGGAAGACTTATTTTCGGATACAAAGAATGGCTTTTCTCTGTTAAAAAAAGAGACGACTTTAAATGCCAGGTTTGTCTGACACCTAAATCTGGGACTTTAGTAAGTCATCATTTGAATAGTTATGACATATACGTTGAACAACGGCTGTCAATTGACAATGGCGTTTGCTTGTGTGAAGCTTGTCATTTAAGGTTCCATAAAATTTATGGATATGGCAAAAATACCAAGGAACAATTTCTGGAGTTTAAAAATGAGCAATTTTCAGGTAAAAGTATATAAGATTGTGCTTGAAAAGCACTCGGCTGCCGACAATTTAGAACTCGCGGTAATTGGTGATTATCGTTCAATCGTTCGCAAGGGAGAGTTCAAGGACGGTGATCTTGTTGCCTACATTCCAGAGGCTTCACTCGTTCCCAAGAACATTCTTGAGGAGCTTGGGCTTGTTGACAAGCTTTCGGGACCGGGAGGAAACAAGGTCAAGGCTGTAAAGCTTCGTGGCATCGTGTCTCAGGGTCTTGTCTATCGTGCTCGTCCTGATTGGAACGAGGGCGATGACGTTACAGAGGCACTTGGAATTGTCAAGTGGGAGCCAGAGATTCCTGTTGCTCTTCGCGGTAATTACATGAATGCAGGTCAGCATCGTACAATGAAGTATGATATCGAGAACTTCAAGAAGTTTCCGAATCTCTTCAACGACGGTGAGCAGGTTGTATTCTGTGAGAAGCTTCACGGTACTTTTTGTTGCATCGGTGTTATGCCTAATGATCCTAGTTGGCTTGAGGATCTTCCAGAGGGTTCACGTATTACCGTTTCCTCAAAGGGTCTTGGAGCCTCGGGTCTTTCCTTCCGTCACAAGCATCTTGAGAACGTAGGAAACGTTTACTGCCGAATTGCAAATCAGCTTGAGAAGCAGATTGTTGATGCAGTTGGAGACAATAACAAGGAGCCTGTCTTCATTCTCGGTGAGATTTACGGAAACGGAGTTCAGGATCTTGCTTACGGTTGTACTGCTGGTGAGGTGAAGTTCCGTGCTTTCGACGTATTCACAGGATCACGAGAGAGCGGCACTTTCCTTAGCGATGCAGAGCTTGATCAGTTTCTTAGTGCTTGCAAGCTTGATCGAGTTCCTGTTGTTTACCGTGGACCATTCTCTAAGGCTGCTGTAGACACTTACACCAATGGCAGGGAGACTGTTTCTGGAAAGGCTGCATGTATCCGTGAGGGCATTGTCATTCGTCCTGTCGTTGAGCGTACTGTAACGTTCGATAACAATCCTCATCGCTTTGATGGAGTTTTTGGTCGAATCCAGCTTAAGTCTGTATCGGACGATTATCTTTTGCGCAAGGGCAACGTAACGGAGTACAACTGAGAATAGTTATCTATATGATAACAAATTCAAAATCAATCTATGTTCTGATTGCAGTTTTACTCGCTTCGCTAAGTTTTCCAAGCATCGCATTATCTCAAGAGCAACAAACTAATTCCTCTTCCTATTTTTGGATATCAACAAGGGAAGACGTTTTTGTTAAGCCATCGTTGGACAACTTCGGTCCTTCGGTGGCATTGTTGCGTTTTGGAGACATTGTGCAAGTGTCAAGATGCGTACCCTCTTGCGATGACAGAAACGCATGGGCAGAGTTGGTGCCTTTTGGTGCCACAAGACTCTCATATTTAAGCCCAATTTCAACAAGAACAAGAGAAGCGCACTTTATTGCAAATGGACCGCAAAACTTCATTTGGGCAAAATATAGAGGACGTCATGCCTTTGATATCAACGAAGAGCAAATGTTAAGACACGGCGATGAACTCTATTTCATTAACAGAACACCAACTGCTCTAGTTCGACCAAACGGAACAGAGGTTCCTTTAAACTTATTGGACGTTTTTGAACCAAGCACGTTTTCTGGTTGGCAAAATCCTCCTGCTGGCGGTTTTCTTTTCATAATTCGGGACACACAGTTAACAGATTCTCTTCGCGGAACACAGAGAACGGTTCACAGGTACGAAAGGTTTCCTGTGGACTTCTACATGCACGCTAGAGGAGCCATAACGGTGCCTACAGGCTACATAGAAGACAGGAACGCAGTACGACTCGGTTACGCAAGACAACGCCCTACAGAGGTTCCTGGAGGCTCTCAATGGGTTCACGTTGATCTAGCTCAACAAGTGCTAACTGCCTATGATAGAAATGATCATTTGGCATTTGCAACTTTGATCTCTTCTGGATCTGCTCGTCACCCAACAAGACCGGGAATCTTTCAAGTTAGAAGAAAGATTACGTATACTCAAATGGTTGGTGGAGGTTCTCATCCGTATTCTGTTGAAGGCGTACCCTGGGTTATGTATTTCAATGAAGCTATTGCTTTGCATGGAGCATTTTATCACGATTCCTTTGGTTCTCGCCGTTCACATGGATGTGTAAACTTAAGCATTCGCGACGCCGAATGGTTATGGAGATGGTCTGAAATTGAAATACCGCCTGGTTGGCGTTCGATACACCCTATCGTCGCTCCAAACACAAATGATTTATGGGTTGTGGTAGAATGAAAACAAATTACAAATCATACACGACGGAAAAGTTCATTCATCGAGCTAAAGAAAAACACGGTGATTTGTATGACTATTCAAATGTTGATTATACTTGTGCAATCAGTAAAGTAAAGATTGTGTGCTCTACACATGGACCATTCTTAATTCAACCAAGGCACCATATAAATGGTGTTGGTTGCAAAAAATGCACAGCAGTTAAAATGTCAGTTTCTCAAAGAAAAAATCAAGCTACTTTTATTGAACAATGTGTAAAGATGCATGGAGACAAGTACGACTACTCTAAAGTAGAGTATGTAAATGATAAAACAAAGGTTGTAGTCATATGTCAAAAGCATCAATCTCAATTTGAGGCACACCCAACCAATCTGATAAGAGATAAGCATGGTTGTCCAAAATGCAACGAATCAAAAGGAGAAAGAAAAATAAGGTTGCTTCTTGAATCTTTCAACCTGAACTACGTTGAACAAAAAGTGTTCAAAGAATGCAAGGCAAAGAAGCCACTCAGATTTGATTTTTACTTGCCAAGCCACAATTTGTGTATAGAATACGACGGCAGACAACATTATGTGCCTATGTCATATAGCAAAAGAATATCTGCTGAACAAAACTTGGCAAACATTAGAACGAGAGATCACATAAAAGACGATTTTTGCTTATCATCAAATATTCGTCTTCTAAGAATAAGATTTGATGAAGAAATAGAAACGAAATTACGTACCGCACTAGAAATGAGTTGAGCATTCTGGCACGACCAGTTTGGAACAAGAAGATCCCATGGTTGCGTTAATCTTTCGGTAACGGATGCATCATGGCTTTGGCATTGGGCATCTATGCCAATCCCTCAAGGATGGAGATCGATTCATCCAATTGAGACAATGGAACCGGAAGACAATCTTTGGGTAATTGTAGAATAGTGTTTACATAAAATCATCAATCGGTTAAGGTATAAGAATGAAGAATAAGAAGAACAAGAATATCGCTCTGTTTGCTTTCGTACTTGCTTTGGGCTTACTTTTTTTGCCTATTGCAAAGACTGCAAGTGCCTCTGGTCAACAACAGAGAATGTACTCATGCGTTGCTCACAATACTCAAGGTCTAACTTTTGAGTATTCATGCTGGAACCGTACATGCGGACAAGTCTTGGTTTTGGAGTTTTGTGAGCGAAACACAAACGGCACAGGAAATGTTTGCACGTTTGATTATTGTCGTTGATACGAGCGAAAGTTTACATTGCGACATATTTAGACTAAGCTATTAGCAATGGGTTTGTAACTCAATTGGGAGAGTACCCGCCTTGCACGCGGGCTGTTGCAGGTTCAAGTCCTGTCGAATCCACCATTTTCATTTTTCTTATTCTTCTCGCCGGACATTTGGGGTGACTCTTGAACAGTACGGTGTCAATACATTCGCCTGAGTGTATGAGAGAAACTACTGTTGATCGTCAAGCCCTTAAGCATGGCAATGGTGTCAAATATCTGTGAAAGAAAAAAAATCAGATATGCAGTATCGGGCAAAATATCTAGGTGTGGCTCAATCTGGTAGAGCGCCCCGTTTGGGTCGGGGAAGTTGCATGTTCGAATCGTGTCACCTAGACCAATAACAACTATGACAAAAATCTATATTTCAAGCGACTGCCATTATTTCCACAACAACATTTTGAGGTACTGCAATAGACCATTTCAAAATTCAGATGAAATGAATGAAGAACTCATTTATCAACACAACAAGATCGTCAAGAAAGACGATATTGTCTATAATCTAGGGGATTTCACCTTTCGATCTGTTCAAGGTGCAGTAGAAGTTCTCAAGCGTCTCAATGGAAGACACCGATTCATTCGTGGAAATCATGATGAGTGGCTGTTTGACAAGAGCAATAATAACTTTGATGCTTTTCGTTCTATTCAAGATGAGCTTTTGAAGCAAGGCTCCACAAAAGAAAAAGTTGAGTGGGTCAAAGACTACTACGAGTTTAGAGAAAATGGACAGCTTTATTGTTTGTTTCACTTTCCTCTCTATACATGGCATCATTCCTATAAGGGAGCAATGCACCTTTACGGACACACTCACGCAAGTATTGAGGATCAACGTCCAAACGGGAGACAGATGGACGTAGGAGTCGATAACGCAAAGCTTATCACAGGAGACTATCGACCTTTTTCTCTTGAAGAAGTCACAAAGATACTACTTAAGAGAAATATTGCTTGTCCCGAAATGGAACAAATCCAAAAGGATCCATGGGACAAAGACGGAAACCATCATTCCTAGTTTACAAATTCGAAATTGACTGCTATAGTCGATTTCTCAATATGCGGCAGTAGTTCAAGTGGTGCAGAACCCGATCTTATAAGTCGGAATGTGTAGGTTCGAGTCCTACCTGCCGCACCAAAAAAACAACATCAAAAAAATAGAAACAGTCTCATGACTATCGAGAAGCTATCACAAAGTTCGTCGGAGTGGCTAATGGTCCATAAAAATGGACTGATAATCTCGTTTGAGCCAGATCTTCTGCTTGCTCCTCCTAAGTTTGATAGCTCGACAGCAATGTGGACCATACCAGGCAAGGTCTTCTATTTCGATGGGTTAGACGCAAACCTAAACGTTTGCCCAAGTCTTCCTTTTGAGCGACTTGCTACTTCGTTGGTTCTTCACAAGGATTACGTGAACAACATCGACAAGTTTCCTTGGAAAGCTAACAAAGGATTCAAGCCAATTCTGAATATCAAGCAGACAAGTTTGTTTGGTCTTGTATGTTGGGACGTCGGACACGTAATTGAGCTGAAATACTGAGACTCAAACAAAATGAAGCAGCAAAAAAACAAAGATAAGCCGTTAAAGCTTTTTAGGTATTCTGGAAACAAGACCAAATTTCCAAAAATAGACTTGCCTGATGGCACCAAGAGACTCGTTGAACCATTTTGCGGTTCAATGGGTTTTTCTCTTCAATACGATATGCCTGCCCTTGGAATGGATATATCTTCTGAGATTATCGATCTTCTAAAGTGGCTTAAAACAGTAGATGAAAAGTCTCTTGACAATCTGAGAATCTATGAGGGCAACAGAATCGACGTTCGGAAGGTTCCTGAACTAACAAAGGAAGAGCGTTCCTATCTCAGAATCAACATTGCCTCTGTGTGCGTAGGACAGTTGAGTTCATACACAATCTATCCTCAACATAAGCTGCCCGTTGATGAACCTTTCAAGAAGTCGAAGAAGGGTCACATGAAGCTTGTTGGTGGAGTGGATGGACATTTTCACACCGTTAATGAAAACGATCTTCCACAACTGGAAGACAAGCTTGGGACTGTTTTTGAGGATGGAGTTATCAAGGAACTTCACACTCTTGAAGTAGTACGAAATCGTGCAAAGATTTTGACTTACTGAACACTACTTATAATTCGAAGAATATTTCCGAGAAAAGCATCTGTAGATAGAATGACTCGTTAAAATAAGATTCTACAGGGACCAGGGCACCTTTCCAGAAGTGTGCAATGCATCTACAGGCTACATTGTAGAAAACTTGGGGGTGAAAGCCCAAGATTGATGGTTAGCTAGGCTAGCTCGTTAATCATCATATGCCTCAGAAGTTCATTTTGGTAGAACGCTCCCTTGGTATGGGAGAGGATAGCGGTTCGAAGCCGCTGTGAGGCTCCATCTCCTTTTTCTTTTGAAAACTGAATAGGTTGTTTTTCTGTTACGAGAAAATGTCTCTATAGCTTAACAATTTGGAAAAGCGTCGCAGTCCGAAAGCGGGAGCTATTGGTTCGAATCCAATTAGAGACGCCAAATCAACCGTAAAAATAGACCGAAAATATTTTCCATATCTCGGTTTACATTTCCTAAGTTTCCTGTTATTGTATACATAATGAATCGGTTGCTCGAAACTGCCTACAAGGTTCTAGCGTTTGCTCTAAACAGCATTTTCTGGATCACTGTAGTTCTCTCTTGCATTCAGGTCGGTTTGACGATCTGGTGGGCAGTTAGCTGCTATTTTGCTTGGTTTGCTAACTGAGAAAAGAAAAAGAGAAAAAAGATTTCGATAACGGTTTACAAAAGACAAAAAATAGGTTACTGTATATAAGACTCGAAAGACGGCAAAGAGAGAGAAAACAGAAAAACCTCTCCCACCGTCAAAAAACCAAACCCCCAAAAAACTAGAACAGATAACAGAAGGTATATTTCTAACATGACTACTCTTTTCAAGACTCTCAAGGTTGGACAGCTTGTCCGTGTCGTTTCCACCGTCAAGACTTCCGAGGGCAAGACTCTCGTTTCACACGGTTGCAAGGGATTTGTTGGCTCGGTGAGCGGCGAAGCGGAGAATGCGAGCTATAGCATTAACTTCCCCAAGCGAACCGTCACGCTGACAGCGGAGGATGTTCGTTCCAATCTCAAGACTTGCAAGGGTCGCCCGCGTAAGGTTTCGGCTTCTTCGACCGCTGAGTGAGCGGACAAAAAAGCCTGCATAGATAAGTGTTTACATTCGTCAATCAATGATATAGACTGATAAGGAACTCTACGAATCATGCTCATAGCATAGAGCCACGTTAAAGAAAACGTAAGACGAGAATTGTGGCTTCCTTCTCGCAATACACTGTGCGCAGAGAGAATCAGATTTTGTCCTTCGGTAAAAATCGAAAAAAGCGGGAATGAAAAACACCTAGTAATGGACCAGAGAAAATAGGCTGGCATGAATGGGAACCCTGCGCGTTCAAGGACGATAATCTCTTACGAGTTGACAAAGAAAACTGCCACAAGAGGTTGCTACTAACCCAAATGTGGAGTGATATAGAAAAGTAGCACAATGCGTTCATAGCACAATTGGTAGTGCAGCAGGCTCTTAACCTGACGGTTCTCGGTTCGATGCCGAGTGGACGCACCAAATTTATGGGGATATGGTGGAATGGCAGACACGGGAGACTCAAAATCTTCTGCCGCAAGGCGTCTCGGTTCAAGTCCGAGTATCCCTACCAAATATAAAAAGACGTTTCCTTGAAACCGAACCGACAAAAAGGTCTTTAAACGACTGGATAATCGGAATTCCGTTAAAGGATGACACCAGGGAAAGACCGGAAATCGCGTTGGGGTTTGATATTAGCTTATTATGGAAAAGCTGCCTAGTAATGGGTGAAACTTGGTTCGATTCCAAGATATTGAGACGCGCCCCTGACACCCCGGAAAGACGGGGAAACTTAACGGAGACAAAATGGAAGATACTCAAGCAATTGTCAACGCTTTCTTTGGAAAGAAGGTTAAGCAAATAGTTGTTTTGGATGGTTGTCGTGAGGACGATTATTGCTCCATTCATTTCGATGACGGAACAATTCTCTATATCGAAGCTTCAAGCGAATGTGGCGAACCTCAATTATACATTCACACCGACAAAGACTAATTTTTTGACAACAGCAACAACAAAAAGTCACGATTGCAAAGTTCGGTACACCCTGGCTATCAAACGCCAAAATATCCTTAGCGGGAGCAGTAGTGGTTCAACTCCACAGCAGTTAATCTAACATCATTATTCGATTAACTGAATTGGTCTGTAAGAAGGTTCGATTCCTTCGCTGCAATCTAAAATGATAAGCTTGTTGTTGTCATCATCTAATGGGATCATAGCTCAATTGGTAGAGCAGTTGACTTTTAATCAAACGGTTTCCGGGTTCAAGTCCCGGTGATCCCACCAACAAACTTCACGGATGATAGTAAAATGTCCACAGATACAAAAAAGACTCATGTAAAACCGAAATTGCAGAAATTCAAGCCAAAGCCTCGTGAAGAGTTTGGTGAAGACTGCTGGAGTCTTGGAACCTTTGTTTGTACCAAGTGCGGCAAGATTATGCGAGAGCACGATTACGAACTTTACCACGGTTACAGAATCTCTAAGAAGCTTTTCGAGGATGATCCTGTTGCTTACGTAAAGGCACTCAAGAAGGAACAAGCAAAGCCCTCTTGTGAACATGCGGGGAAGACTTTCAGGGTCAGGGAACTTCCACCTTTCATTATGCCTTTCATGCGAAAGCGAGACAGGCGAAAACTCAAGCAGATTTCAAAGATCTAAGATCTCAAAAAATGGTCCCGTACACTAACGGTCAGGTGACAAGACTCTCAATCTTGGCGTGTCGAGTTCGATTCTCACCGGGATCACCAAATTATGCAACAAACACAAAGAAGTAAAGCAGTTTGTGCTTTGATCGTCCATCCAGACACCAAGAAGCATATTCTCTCAATCTCAAGGCGAGACAACTATCATGCCTTTGGATTGATTGGAGGAAAAGTGGATCCCGGTGAAACGGATGAACAAGCGGTAGTTCGTGAAGTGTTGGAAGAAACAGGTTTTGAATTTACAATCCTGGCAAATGTGTTCGAACGTCTCTGTAAAGGCGAACAAGACTTTACAACGACAACTTTTCTTGGTACTGTTAACTGGTTGCCTCCTCTCAAATGGAAGGGGCAAATCGAAGGTGAAGGCATCATAAAGTGGTGTACCAAGCAGGAATTGCTTGATGGTCCCTTCGGAGCGTACAATAAGATCCTCTTCGAAAGAATTTTTTGAGATAGAGGTTTACACAAAATCAAACTTGTGGTACATACTTAGAACAACTTAATATGATGACAATGACGACTGCTTGAATCCATTACTGGCATTTTGTTTGTGGCTGAACCAAATCCTTGCTCGGGAGAATAAGGCATCCATCAGCGGAATACGGGTGGAATCTGAGAGGCATAGAAGCGTAAGGTATTATGAAGCTAGGACAATGCGTGTTCCGTTCTAGTGTAGTAAGTGAGTCTGACCAATTCGATCAGAGCTTGGGATTTTGAGAGTAAATGCTCTCCATTCTGTAGACTAAAGCCTAGCTAGCTTTATAGGAGTGTGACCGAATAACGCAACTGTGTGGGTAAGTAAGTGGGGTGATTCCCGCTTCGAACGAAGTACCAGTAATGGATTCAAGAAGACTAGAAGTTTTCATCAGAAAAAGAAAGATAGCAGCGTGGCTAATCACCACTAGTGCAGTATGACCTGCATGAAATGAAAAGACGTTTAAGCAGCATAAGGTGATTCTTGTGTGGAAAGCGTCAACAAAGCTCCTTCTCGGATGAGACGCTTGGTAAGCGAAATGTTTTGGCATGGAGCCCTGGTAAAAATGGGGTGTAGAAGTGACAATAACAGCCAACTATTCGGGAATCGTCCAACGGTCAGGACCGCAGACTTTGAATCTGCTTATCTAGGTTCGAATCCTAGTTCCCGAACCAACTCAACAATAATAACATGGTCCCATCTTCTAACGGTTTAGGAAACCACCCTTTCAAGGTGCGCAATACGAGTTCGAATCTCGTTGGGATCACCAATCTTTGATAAGAATGCTCGCAAGGTTTACATCATTCGAACACTGAATACCAAAACAACTTTGCAAATTTTGTCTTATCTCAATTTCACATATGAAGAATGCCGGTAAGGTTTACATCAAACCATTATTTTGAACAAAAACAACTTTACCACTTTTGTCTTCGTATTTGTATTTCTTCATTCTCACAGTTGAGAATGGTAATCGCAAAAAACATAGTCTCATCACACAACTTTACTCTATTTTTTAACAGAGGTGAATCATCATGGCAAACAAGAATATTTTCAACAAGTCCGCAGTAGCACAGTCAAACGTTCCAGTTGCGAATGCAACCAACCTTGCAGGTGGTAAGGCATATTCGCTCACGGCAAAGCAGGCAATCGCACAGTATGCCGTAACGGGTACTTTCAACGGAACCTACTACGCAGACGCAGATCAGCACCTCAAGTCGATTCAGGGCTTGTTCTTGGATAAGACCGTCGATGCAGCTTTCATCGCAAAGCTTGCAGTCTACTCGCGTCAGTCAGCATACATGAAGGATATGCCAGCATTCTTGCTTGCAGTCCTTTCGACGAAGGACGTTGCCCTCTTCAAGAAGGCATTTCCATTGGTTATCGATAACTCAAAGATGCTCCGCAACTTTGTTCAGATCGTTCGTTCAGGTGCGCTTGGTCGTAAGAGCCTCGGTTCCGCGCCAAAGAAGGCAATCAAGGCGTGGTTTGATGCTCGTACAGACGAGCAGCTTTTCTCGGATTCCGTTGGAAACGATCCATCGCTTGTTGACGTGATCCGTTTGGCTCACGTTAAGCCAAACTCAAACGTTCGTGAGACGCTTTTCAAGTATTTCATGGGAAATGAGATTTCCGCAGAGTCAAAGGGCAATCTCCCAAAGATTGTTCAGGAGTACGAGGACTTCAAGGTTAACTTTGCTTCCAAGGCAGAGGCACCAAAGGTTCCATTCCAGATGCTTACTTCGCTTCCATTGACTGAGACTCATTGGAAGAAGATTGCCACGGACGCAAAGTGGCAGATGACTCGTATGAACCTTAATACCTTTGCTCGTCATGGTGTATTCAAGGATTCTAGCTTGACGAAGCTCATTGCAGATCGTCTTGCAGACGAGGGTAACGTAAAGCACGCAAAGGTATTCCCATACCAGCTTTTCGCAGCATACAAGACTGTTGATGATTCTGTACCTGTCAAGGTAAAGAATGCGTTGCAGGACGCAATGGAGCACGCTGTAAAGAATGTTCCATCATTCAACGGAAAGAAGATTTTTGTTGGAGTAGACGTATCCGGCTCAATGCAGTCGCCAATCACGGGAACCCGTGGTACTGCAACGTCAAAGATTAACTGCAACGAGGTTGCAGCTTTGATCGCGGCAGCAATGGTAAAGGCAAACGACAATACCGAGGTATTGCAGTTTGATACGGCTTGCAAGCCATTAAAGGGATTGAATGCTCGCGATTCAGTCATGACGAATATCTCAAAGATTTCGTTTTCTGGTGGTGGAACGGACTGCTCGTCGGTCCTTCGTCATCTTAACTCGAATGCAGCAAAGGGAGATTTCGTTGTTATCGTCTCCGATAACGAGTCTTGGATGGAGTTCTATAACTCAGGGTTCCGTAAGGGAACAGGTCTTGCTCACGAGTGGGCAACCTTTAAGACTCGCAACCCAAAGGCAAAGTTGATCTGCATCGATATGCAGCCAAACCTTACAGCACAGATCAAGCCTGCCCAGGACGTTCTTTGTGTTGGTGGTTTCTCGGACAACGTTTTCTCGATCATGGAAGCGTTTGCAGACAATGAGAAGAATGATCCAGATTTTTGGGTTTCAAAGATTGAACAATCCTCACAGATTGGCTTCTGAGAAAAACAAAATAGAAGAATAAGAAGACCCGGTGAGCAATCATCGGGTTTTTCATTTTGAAATTTCGATGCATACTTATACCAAGTTGTAGCAAATTCAAGGGTAGGTACGATACATGGAAAATCTATATAGAGTCTCTTCTTCTCCGTCGAAACAGGCTGACTTTCTAATCACATTGTCAACGTTACAGATCGGATTGCTCATAGGCTTTATTTTGGTTTCCGTGGCAGGTGGATTGCACGCAAAGCACAATAACCAACAACAGACTGCTGCGACAACAACAAGCGTGCCAGCAGTATCTACAGCAACACAAGAACAACCTCCTAGAACGATTCTATATTCGTCACAAGCCTCTGTAGCAAGCGAAGGGTCACTACGCCATGAGTAAGGCTCCAAGGGATTTGCTTAAAGAATACATAAGGGAACTTCTGATTCAAGAAGTCTTTACAGATACCGCTTTCAACAAAAGTGAGAAGCGTAGACAAAAGTTTAAGACTAAGTTTGATACAAAGAAGGAGACTCCAAGAGTCGAGAAGCCAGATTCTTCCTCTGACTGATACACTTTTTTGACACGCTGCGTCACGAAGTTACATTCCTGTTACACACTTTGTCCTACACTAGAACTATCTAGGACTAGGAAAGGGGACAAAGAACATGAATCTTACAATTGATCAGATGACAATCTTAGCTTTTGGCTTAACGATTGCTTCTTGGGCATTGGTAAAAGGCATTGGCAAGTTATTCAAAATTGACTAAGAATATGCCTAAAAGAAAGACAGATAAGCGATAATAAAAGTTGTTGCGACCTGTTTACTCTAATCTCTACCTAGTGTATCACTATAGAACATCGAGAGACAGACAGAACGTCACCGACTGCTGAACCTCGATGCTCCTAAAAACCAACGTCGGTCAAATCTAAACCATTTTATAGACCGGGTTGAAAAAAGCATTAGGAATATACAAACGTTACGTATTAACAACAAAGAACATTGGAGTATCACAACTATGACTACATCAACACAAAACAAGACAGAACGCCTCCTTGCACGTCTCCGCGAAACCAGCAAGCGTGCGCAACTTGATTCCCCAGTTTGGGCTCTCGTTGAAGATGGAGCGATTGCTCGCTCACCACGTAGCGTAAGCTACATCTTCTCAACTCGTGAGAAGGCAGAGCAAGTTCGTTCGGAACTCGTTCAAAACGGTCGTGAAGTAAGCGTCGCTCGCTTCGTCACAATCTGAAAACAGACAGACTTTCCTACTTAGGATAAAGTAGGTGGTGGAAGCATAGCTTATATCTCTTGCGGGTATAAACTACAGCCCCGAAAGACCGGATTATCGAAAGGTAGTCCGGTTTTTCTTTTTTGTTAATCGGCATGGATATTTATCCTCATGTCCATCCGAGCAACAACAAGTTTTCAACATTCTGTTTTCTTGTGCATAAATCATAACCTAACAACGTATACACAACAGAATCCCTTAAAGACTTCGTATAACCATACTTGCAGGTCAATGATCTTGGGTTTCAAGTATTCGGTGTTTCATAACGGAACATACCTTATGTCAATCAAAGACAAGTATGAAGCCGAAACTGCTGCCTATAAAGAAGCAACTCACCTAGCAGACTTACAAATCTTTGATCTAGGTACATGGTGGTATAAGACAACGATGTTCAACCTCGACTATGTGAAGTCAGAAGTCTCCGATTCTTTCAATGATCGATTTGGTGAGTTCTTGGTTTGGTGTGAGATTGTCCCGTATGCCAAATAATAACCATAAAGATCACAAGATTTGTAACAAGACAACGGATGAAGTATGGTCAACCAACTTTAGACCAAACTCGATTCACGATATTTCCTTTTGGCTTCATAGAAATCCATGGATGTGTCAAAGGTGTTTGCATTTGACAGTCGAGTATATGCTTAAAAACAAGGCAGAAAAATAATTTCCGAAAATAGGTTTACATTTAGGAAATTGCCTGTATAATCAAGGTATGTCCAACAGCAATCAAACCCCCTTCTCCTCTCCTGGCGGGCTTCCTGCTCTCCTCGCGAACCTTAACCATAAGGTTACGCAATGCAAGCGCAACGGCATTTGTCCGTCGTGCGGTAGCAACAAGGTCACTTCCAGCGATTTCCGAGACGAGCTTTCCATTCGGGAGCACTCGCTTTCGGGGCTCTGCCAGAAGTGCCAGGATGCGTTCTTCACGGACGAGGAAGGCTGAAATATCATGCACCCTGATGCTAGAAACGCTTTGATCCTGATTTTTGGCACGCTGGCTTCCATTGCCTGCCTTGTTTCAACGACGATTTGCCTATATGGCAAGCATAACTTTGCTTCTGGAGTCGTAGCCGGACTCACTTTGTACTTTGTGATCGCCGTGATTCGAAATCGACCCTGAAAATAGGGCAGAAACTATTTTCTTGGATATGGTTTACATTTTCCAAAATCCTTGGTATAGTATATAAAGAATCGGAAGCGTCCAAAAAAGGGAACGAAAATGGCTATCAAGATCATCGAGCGCAATGAATTTGTTTCTCCGACGTTCCGTTGCCGGTGCCGTCATTGCACTAGCCTACTGGAATACGGTGCGCTCGACCTTAATTGGTGCGACGCAATGGCATACGATTATCTCAAGTGTCCGGTTTGCGGCAACGATGTTCCGCATCGCAGCGAGAATCTCGTACAGACCGGAAAAAACTACTGATTTTTAGGCACTAAATAATATTTTGGGTATTGGTTTACATATCCAGAATATTTGCTATAATAGATAGTATGAAGAGCAAGACCGATAACAAGGTTTCTACGCGCAAGCGTCGTAACGACCGCAACCACGTTATCTACGAGATTACGTGCGATGAGACGGGCGATACGTACATCGGTATCACCGTTGCTCGCGGTCGTGCTTACCAGAAGTCCATTGAGACTCGTTGGAAGGGTCATATCTATCACGCTTGCATTGAGAACCGTGATCTTCCGCTTGCCGCGACCATTCGTTACCATGGTCCCGAGAAGTTTTCCAAGAAGCTTTTGGGCATTGTCCGTGGAAAGGCTGCCTGTCATGCCGAGGAGACTCGCTTGATTAAGGAATTGAAGCCGACCTTGAACGTTGTTTCTGTTAACCGAAAGAAGAAGAAGTGAAACAAATGTTTTCCATCATTCTCAATCACTTCAAACATGCTCGATGGCTTCAAAAGTCTTTCGGTTTCACCTTCGCAGAAGCTTGGAGGCTCGCGCCAGCGTTTGAAGGTACGTACGTGAATCTTGACATGATCCGGTCGATGAAGTTCGACTTCTCCGTTTCGGAGAACGTTCCCAACAATCAGGGCGGATATTGGGATGCTCCAGGGATTGTAGTTCGATCCAAGTTTAACAAGAATGGAAATCTTTTGGTTTCCAAAGATAATCGTCTCGTTTGAAAGAAGAAAGAAATGACCATTACCATTATCAAGCGCGTTGAACCAACTGAGCCAACCCGAGTTATTGCTTGCACCACTTGCACGAGTGAGCTTGGCTACAACAAGTCCGATGTTAAGGTCTATGCCGAGGATCGTCCTTGTGGCTTGTGGCAGGAATATATTGACTGCCCTGTGTGCAATCAAAAGATTGTCCTTTCGTCATTGAGTGAGGCACGACGAGTCGATCCTGATGAAGAGCGCAAGCTTCGTTCCAAGCCAACCGATGAGTGGCGATTGAATCCACTTGCAACAAAAGGTCACTGACACTTAATTCTGGAGAAGACAAACAAAATGCCTACGAATAACAGTAATTCAGTTAAGCCCATCATGGTATCTAGCTATCGATCTCTTAAGGATCTGGAAGCAATTTTGGAGGATGGACATATCGATCCCGATGATGCAATTTCGCTTTGTGAGCGTCTCCGTAAGGAAGTGAAGCGACACAAGAAGACCAAGCGAGATTCTATTGCAGCCTTCGACACACTTCGCCTTGAGCTTCACGAGAAGAGTCACGAGGTTGTTGAGCTACAGGCAAAGCTTACCGACGCCGAAGAGCTTGTTACCGAGCATAAGCAGGAGCTTCTAATTGAGCGAGAACGCCTTTCCTTGCAGGACATTGAGATCGCTGATTTGAAGCGAGAGCTAGCTGCTCTTCGAGGATGCCTGGGGCTTTGAAACTTATGGCAAGTAACAACAAAGACAACTACGAGAACTTCGCTTCAAACATGACGGACATTGCAAATCGTGTTTTGACCGATTGCAAGGTTAAGGACGAGGAGCTTTATTACCTGGCTCGTGGTGCAAAGAATTTGATGAAGAAGATTGCTTTGATCGAAGAGACAGAGAAGCAAGCAAATAAGAACAGTTCTCTTGAGAGCACAACAGACAAGGCACTTGAACGTCTTAAGAATATGAATCCAAAGGAATTGCTCGGAACGTTTGTTGATGCTGGAATTGTTGACGCCAACGGAAAGCTGATGCCTGCGTATCAACAAAGCTGTACCTGCACTCGTCGTCTCGGAGACTACTGCCCGACTACAGATGATGCGTGCCCAACTCACGGCACAAAGAACAAGAAGTAAGGATTGATTATTATGGCAAAGGCTCGATACAACAAGGCATACAAGAAGGAACCTGAGAAGGTCATTGCTACTGCCACGCTTAGGAGTGACGTTAAGCGTACGGAGCTTGATCATACCGAGTGGTTTGCCGGTGATAAGGTTGATCTTGTTAAGCGAATTGATTTTCCAAAGACCGCTGGTATCCGTTATCGTATCAAGGGAACAATTCAGTGGGTCAAGGCAAGCGAGCTAAAGGGAATCAGGAGCGTTTGAACTTACAATGAAAAAGAAACGTGCAAGCCATACTGTTTGTAAAATGATCCACGCTGCTCATCGTGGTGAAGAGCGTTATGGAATAAAGAACATCTATAAGCTTGAAACGGCAATTCGCGTTATTCTCAGTAACAAACAGGACGACAAATATATCAACCTTGGAGACTCACGATATATTTTCAACATCGACGGAAAAGAATATTGCGTTGTCTACCAAAGGAAGAGTCAGACTTTGGTAACTTTTTTGCCTCCAAAGTCTCTTGGAACTCTAAAGAATCCAGACTATTCGATCGCTTCTGGTAAGTTGAAGGATAAGTACCAAGAGTATCTTAAGCTTAGTTCCAAACTTGCACACGCCAAGCGTCAATTGGTTGAGTGGGAGACTGCTTTTGAAAAGCTAAAGCCTGGAGCAGAGGCTTATGAGTATTACGCGGCTCTTGAACTATCAAGGAAGTTTGATCTTGTCGAATCTATCTTGCTTGTAGCATGTTACAGGCAGCTTTACAGCAAGCATCAATGTAAGCGTGGACAGATCAAGGATCAAAAGCTAGTTATTCTGAATCTCGTTGACGAACAGACTGCTGTAGGACTTGAGCTGCGAAAACTTGCGTATTAGCCTATAAAACAGGCAGAAAATAATATTGGAAAATCGGTTTACATTTGCCAAAAATCGTGCTAATGTATATACATAATCAACCCTCACCCGAGAAGAGAGCCCGTAGCCGATGACCATTTTCACCAACAACGACGTTTTCGTTTCCTCCCTCTCGCGTCGGGTTGTGATCGCTACCGATACGTCTTACGTGGGTCAGGTTATTTCGACCTTCTCCAAGGTCGAGCGCATTATGTCGGACGTGTGGGACGACGTGTTCTATGCCGTTGTCGCGGAGGTTGGGCAGCTTGGCTACGTCTTCAAGACGATTCGTCTTGGTTGCTCGGAGTTCGGTTATTCCTATGCCGTGGTTGATGCACCGGAGCACGCGAAGGCTGCTTACGCTGCGTATCTCGTCAAGTGTGAGCAGGATCGCCAGGCTGCTGAGTCTGCTCGTCTTCGTGAGCAGAACGCTCGTATCGAGGCTGCGCGTCGTGTGGAGCTTGCTCGCGCTGCTGCGCTTCCCAAGCATGGTGATCTGGTCGTTGTTAGCGTCGATCGTCGATGCCGTAATCCCCAGGTCCAGGCTGCGAATGGTTGCATTGGCAAGGTCTTTTGGGTCCGCGATGGTCGCTTCGGTGTGACGCTCTCGGACGAGCGAGATGCTCGCGGTAACTTCACCAAGGTTGTTTGGTGCAACGAGAAGCAGATCCGCAAGACTGCCTGAACAAAAATCGCTTAAGAGCGATACAAAAAATCAAGAAGGTGGTATCCCATGAGAGTGGGACCACCTTTTAGCTTTTGGAGCGCAAGTATGTTGATCGACAAAAAGAATCCTGATTATGACTATCGAGACGTTTTCCTTATTCCTCAATATTCGGAAATAACCTCACGAACACAAGTAAGCACAACGTCAACGATAACAAGTATGTTGTCATTGGAAGTTCCTGTTATTTCTGCAAACATGGACACGGTAACAGAATCCGCAATGTGTATTGCTATGGATAAAGCAGGAGCAATCGGTGCTTTGCATAGGTTTATGTCAATCGAACGAAACGTTGAGGAGTTTCAAAAGGTAAAGGATGCTGGAGCTAAATGCTTTGTTTCAATTGGAGTCAATGCTGACAGCAAAGACAGAGCGAAAGCTTTGATGGAAGTTGGAGCGGAATATTTCGTTATTGACATTGCTCACGGACACTCCAAGATGATGAAAGATATGGTTGTTTGGCTTCGACAAGAAGCAGGAACCAAAGTGGTCATCATGGCAGGCAACGTTGCTACCAGGGAAGCAACAGATGATTTGTGTGAATGGGGAACGGACATTGCAAAGGTTGGAATTGGTCCCGGAGCAGTTTGTTTGACAAAGAACGTCACAGGCGTAACAAGACCTCAATTCTCTGCTGTGCTTGAGTGTTCTAAAGGTATTCTTCCAACGGTAGCAGATGGAGGAATAAGAGAAATCGGAGACATATGCAAAGCTATTGGAGTCGGTGCTTCCATGGTCATGTGCGGAAAGCTGTTTGCAGGCACTCAGGAGGCTCCAGGAGCGAGGATAGAAGGGTCCAAGGTATATCGAGGCATGGCAAGTAAGGATGCCATGCTAACCATACGTGAGGACGACGGCAACCTACCAACTCCAGAAGGAATGACAACGACAATCAAGCAAGAAGGTTCTGTCATTGAGGTTGTTAAGCATATTCAGGGTGGACTACGTTCTGCAATGAGTTATTCAAATGCAAGAACCATAGAAGAGTTCAAAACAAAGTCAAACTTTGGAATCAGGTTTACAGCATAGTCATAGTCTGTTATGGTACAGGCTCACAGACAAGAAAAGAAGAAGAAGAAGAAAGAAACAAAAACTTATGGCAATTGGAAGCACAATCCTTTACGTTGAACCAACAACAGGCAAGGTAAAAGAAATCTATAACCATATGAGTGCTCACCTTATGTATACAGGTCGAGTTCTTCATGATTTCTATAAGACCAAGGAACAAGTCTCGGAGCTTGTTGAAAATGGTGACTTATACTGCATTGGATATTCAACAAACCAAGTACCTGACGATAAGCTGAACGATGAAGTTTATCGAAATGGAAACAAGCACTGTACTTTCTATATCCGAGATAGAAATGACAAATCACAGAAGCGAAAGACAAGAGAGCATGATGATCTGAATCATGCAATCGAAACGCTTGACAAGAATCCTCAACAGTTTACTTATATCTGGAAGGATGGTAAGTGGTACTATCGTCTTTGGCGTCGTCGTGTAGAAGAGATGAACAATTTGAGAATTTATCACGACGATGAAGAAGATGGTTGATTGACAACATATTTATCATCATGGGTTCCCCTGGTTTTCTGAACCAGACAAGGATAGCACGATAAAATAAACTAGAGTAGTAGTTCGGTAATTTGAGTAACGTAACAACTTTCACGCATTTCTGTTTGTAAGTGACGACACTGAAAAAAAGTAAAAGTAACTGACTCGTTCGACGAAACTAAAAAAATGTAATTGCCCCGGATGGTAGAAGCGTGAAAGCTACCATCCGGGGATTTTTTTATCCATGATTTTAGACCAAATAAGCAACTCAAGTAAATCTCAAGACTCTCAAAATAGACCAAGCAAGTCTATATTTAGTCTTATGGATCTTGTTGGATATCTTGAGACTTCGATGCATGAAGTCCGTATGACAGAGACGGACACGCATTTCTATTACTATGCAATCGACAGAAACCAGATGATCGCATCCAACACGAATCAAGCAGTTGTGTCATGCCATGTTCAACTTCGTAAGAAGCTTCTCTCGTACGAACACGCAGACTCGTATCTAAATGAGATACCGCAGGTCAGTTGGGTCTATACAAGTATGTCATACAAGAGACAGAACATTGCCCTTGATATGTATGCGTTCATCATAAAGCGTCATGGGATGCTCTGGTCTGACATAAAGCATTCCATTGGAGCAACAAAGCTTTGGGAACTCGTATCTTCCAAATACAAGGTATCTTTGGTTGACTTTGGACAAGACAACGGAAAGATTGTTAAGGAATGGACCAAATCTTCCATGGAAGACAAGTGGTACAGCAAACGAGAGCTAATGTTACTTGCTCATAGTGAGCAGTAGATTTCATAGATGGACGGATAAGATGGTCTTACCATTCGAGTCCATTCTTTGATTAGGTTTCCAGAACGTTCGTATGCTTCGTTTTCGTATGGAGTATCCAAATCTGTGTCATACTCCGAAACCATATCTAAAAGCGTTCCACGCTCGTTCTGTTTATGATGGGTAAGCTCATGGGCAATGGATCTAAGGATATCTAAAAGCATCCTGTTGCCACCAAGGACCATAATATCAGTTGTGTGAGGATCGTAGCCTCCGGTGGTCATTCCCCTCTCTTCATCGCGAGCTTTGAAGATGGTGATCTTTGAAGGAAGTTGGTCAATGTCAAGTTTTGTTTTGCAAAACTTTACGAAATGCTTCAAAAGCTTCATTCCCTCTGGAGAAAGTTTGACTTGTGTATGGATAGTGCAAGGCATAGAAATACTTAGAATTATGAATAAGTATGGTGTAAGTAAATGAACAAGCTAAGAATATTCGCCGAAGAAAAAGAATTTGGCAAAGGTATTACCCATATAGAGGATCTAAAGCCTGCACAGCTTTTGGCTCTGCTTCAACAATTCAATTTAGGCAAGGGATTCACCGTCACAGAGAAGATGGATGGATTCTTCATGACCTTTGGCAAGGATCAATCTGGATTCTTTGCAGGAACAAAGAACACCACTTGGAGATCTGCTGCTGACTTCCCTGATCTCTACTTCTTAGCCGGGCTAAAGAACTATATTCAAAGACTCCAAACGCTTGATGTTGGTGGCTCTGTTCAACAAGCTTTCAACCTTCCTTCACCGCCTCTAAACGTTAGAATCACTGGCGAGTCCATTCCTAGCTACGATCATAACATCGTTATGTATGATCCTTCAATCATTGGTGATGGCGTATTTGTCATTTATCAGATGACCTTTGATGGACAGCAAGTAACCGATCCAAAAGAGATAAACAAGTGGATCCAAATTGCTCAAACAAGCACAACCATCAAGTTTTTCACAAATCCACAGGTTGCCTGGAAGTTCAAAGCGCCAAAGAAGATTGTCGTTGATCTTGAGAAGGTAATCGCAAAGCATGGAAACATTCTTTCAAAGCCTGCAAGAACAGAAGAAGACAAGATTCTAAAACAAGCCATTATCTCAAAGGTTCAACAAGCAGGAATGCTTATCAAGCAAAGAATCCTAAAAGACCCATACAATCCTTTCTTTGGTGGTGACTTTGAAGGATTTGTTGTCCATATGCCAGATGGCTCCATGGTCAAGGTGATTGACAAAGACAAGTTCACCAAAGCAAAAGAAGAGAACTGGCATTTCATTGACAACATGCAAACGGCAGAGAGAGACTTCAAGAAGAACACAAAAGGTTCACCAGAAAACCTTGCTGCTCATGTTCAGTCATTTGAAAATGCAATCGTTGGAATCAAGGACGACTTTCAAGCCAACGCAGACAAGTACATTTCGATCGCTAGAAAGAAACAAGACACAATCGAAGAGCTAAAGCTTTACGCAAGAAAGATTGCAAAACTAAAGGAACTTGTTAAGCAAGGTCAAATGGAACCTCAACAAATCATAGACCTCTACAACAAGAGACAGATAAACGAACAGAGCAACAGAGCAATCTTCCAAGAAGGTGGTCATGCCTTTGGCGATCTTGTTAACTCAGTTGTCCCAAAACAGTTTCTTGATCCAACCATCAAGCAGGCATTGAAGTCGATTGGACTTGACAACGCAGGATACAGGATTGTTGGAAATGTTTCAAAGCCTTACCTTGGAGACATAGACGTAGCAATCAACTCGAAAGAACTTGCTTCAACCTATTCTCTCGACACAACTGACCAAGACACATTTTGGGCTTCTCTTGACTCTACGTTAGAGAAGTACAACGTGCCATACACGGTAAACAAGGGATTCAAACAGTTCCATGTTGTTACAAACGTTGTGGACCAGTCTGGAGCAGTCCAACCCGCTGTAGATGAGACAGGAAAGGTCAAACTTCCAAAGCAAAAGGCAAAAGTTCAAATTGACTTCTTTGTAGGCTCTATCGACTGGATGAAAGACGTTCTATCTGGAGCGCCCGAGAGAAGCAAGTACAAGGCATATTTCAGAAACGTTCTTCTTAGATCAATCGTTTCGCTTGTGAGAAATCCAAGAAAGCCAAACGAACGCTATGTTCTTGATTTCAAGTCGGGCGTTGATTTGGTTAAGTTTGAAGTTCTCCCACCAACAGGCAGACAGAAGAAAGAACAAGAGAACATAACTTCAAGAGCAGCTTATCTTGGTGATGCGAACGCATTAGCAAAATGGCTATTTGGTCCAAACCATTCATGGAAGGACATTGAGTCTTTTGAAGACTTGGCAGCTCTGATAAGATCACCGGACTTCATATTCAAGTCTTATCTCCCACAAATTCTCGAGAAATTCCGAAAAGAAGTCGCAAAAGACAAGAAGGAAGTTCCTCAAGAAACGATGGCTGAACAAGCTTCTTCTTCTTCTTCTTCATTGCCTGGCAACAAGACTGTAGGTCTATTCCTTGGAGGCTTTAAGCCTTTTCATAGAGGACACATGGCTGCTGTAGAAATGGCATCCAAGCAATGCGACGTAGTGAAGGTCATAGCTTCTCAAAAGGATAGAGACAAGGGTGGCTTTGCTTTGTCTGGAAACGTAGCTATGGAGTTCTGGAACCGTTTCGTTCTTCCAATCATGCCAGATAACGTACAGGTTATCTTCTCGGACAAGCCGTACAATGAAATGGTAAGAATCCTTCATGAAGAAGTGGAGCCATCTGGAGACAATGTTGTCATATATGGAGATAAGGACGATTTGCTTGCCAACTTCGGTGGTGAAACGTACAGGAAGCTTCAAAGATACATTCCAAACACAATTGCTTCACACAAGATTTCTCTTGAGCAAGTTCCTAGAATAACTTCAGGAACAAAAGTAAGAGAAGCCATTATGACCGGAAACCTGAAGGCAATCAGGGATAACATGCCAGAGCAGTTAAAGAATCAAGCCCCTGAGATTCTCCAATTCTTTAGAGAAAAGATGGGCAACAACAAAGAAGCGGTGTAGTTCATGAAAATCTTAACCTTAATGTCGATCTTGATGGTATTCCTATATTCATCTAATCAGATCGCAACTCATGACCACGTTTCATCTGTTGACGTTGGAATGCTTGTTTACAGCATTTGCCTATTGTCCCTATTCATTATGGATAAGCTTCCGTTCGATTCGAATAAAAACGAATAATGCTTCTCTAGCTTTACAAAAAATCATTTAGCTGTTATGGTATATAGACAATCTACTCATAACAAAGGAAACAAATGTCATCAGATCAGCACGTAGAGTTCGAAGGAACAGTAGTTTTTGATACAAAGGGTTGCTTTAAGATTCAACTCGAAAACGGTGAGCATGTAAATGCAAAGCCAAGTGGTAAGATGCGACTCAACAAGATTCAGATTCTTCTCGGAGATAAGGTTATCGTTGAGTGCAGCATTTACGATATGAAGAACGGCAAGATCGTCAAGCGTCTATCTTCCGGTATCAAGAAGTCGGCTACGGATCGTAAGAAGCTGGCAGCAGAAAGCAGCGTCAGTCGCGAACCCCAAAAGGATAGCTGGTCCTGAGTTTATCATGACAACAAAGCCCAATCTTGACGATTTCTCCAAGGAAGAGATTGTCGAAGTTCTAAGTGAGATTCGTCACCCTGTAGACGTTGCAATATACGGAGCAGGCAATTACTTCAATATCGCTGGCATCATTCGCACAGCGCATTCCTTTCTTGTACGCAAGATTTATCTCGTTGACATTGAAGAGTCAAAGGATCCTTTCTACGAGAAGGGAACCATGGGAAATCACAAGTACGAGGACATTGAACTTCTCACTCTCAAGGACTTTCTTGAGAAGACCTCTGAACGAAACATTGTCTCTTTTGAGAGACGACCTGGCTTGCTGACAACGAAGACAAGTTGGGGATACGAGTATCCAAATGAACCAATCTTGGTCTTTGGTTCTGAGAAGAGTGGTGTGCCTGATGAGATTCTGAACGTTTCAAAGGACGTAGTTTCCATCCCAATGTTCGGAATCAACAACGATTTGAATATCTCTGTTGCTTTTGGAATGGCAATCTATGATTGGACGATAAAGCATCATTCGAAGCGTAAGACTGTTTGGTGACTGTATTTATCTTTAGGGAGTGAAATATGGCAAAACAAAATAAAGAAGCTTACGAACAGCCAAGACTAGAAATTACCCTGGAGATCCCTCCAGCGATGATTGCTCCTCCACTCCAAGAAGAACAAAAAATCTATAACAAATCCAAAACCAACCTCAACCAAGACATACTTGCGGACAGCATTGTTGACCACAACGTTTTAGAATGATTATATGAGCGATACAACAAAGACTAGAATGACAGACAAGGATGAAGTATCACAGGAATTGGTTGATGCAGTCGATCATAAACTTAAAGTCCTTGATCTTCTTGTAGAACACTGTGAAGAGACGTTCAAGAACTTGAAGGAAAACAAGATTCCGCAAGAAGAGTTGGACAAGTTTTCTATTTCTCCAAACGTCTATGCCATCAATCCATTCATTTTGGCAGATATGAAGCGACAAGCAGAGTTAAAAACTTCTTTGCCAATCGACTACATTCTTGATATCTACGTTGATTGGATGACTCAAGCAAGTGCCATTCTTGTCGTAAACATGACCAACTACCATAAGAACAAAAAGCTAAGAGAGCACGTTAACGAAACCCTTTCTGTTCTTATTCCGAACGCAAAAAATGCCCTTAAGAAAGGGCATGAGTTTCACTCTAAGTGTTCGATTTACCTGTCAGTGCTAGCTGCAAAGAGAAATCAAGACGATTGATCCATCAACCAATTCCGTCGTAGCCATATTGGCTTCCGGTAGCGTTTGGATTAAATTGAGCAGCAGATCCCGTCAACAGAGGAAATCCTCTGGATGGGATTTGTGTTAGTCCTGCAAAGATGCTGTAGCTGATTGTGCCTGAGTCTGAGCGAACATAGAGTGTTCTCACTCTTACGTCAAGATCTACAGTTGCAGCAGCAGGTACAACAAAGTAGTTTGATCCACCAACTCCATTGACTCCGTTTTGGGTAAAGCCAATTCTCAATGGAAGGGTTCCTGAGTTTGCTACCGTTATCATATTGGTAACAAATGGGAAGTTGTAGGAGAAAGGACTTGTGGTTGCTTGTGAGCTTGTTACCCAAGGAAGTCCCGATGCGATATACTCTGCCGCATTGTTTAATCCCGAAGCTGGATAGTTGAATGTGTTATAACCTGACATTTTTGTGTGCCTTTCTAATGTGAAACGAATACTTATTCGAGTATAAGTATGTTTCGCATAAGGGAGTTCACTAAATGTCATTCTTCACAAAGACTTTTTTGACAGAAAAAGTCAAAACAACAACAACAATCAAAGAACAGTCCATGGGTGACATAGCCATTATGCCAAGAGAGCATGAATCAAACTCGGTTGGACCTGAGAATGACTTTGATGCTGGCATTCCTATGACAACCGACACATCGTCCGTTCCTGCACCTATCAACGTTGACCTTATGGACAATCCTGTGGACCAAGAAGAGCTTCTTACCAAGGTAATTGAGCCTTTTGCCGGTCATCCCTATGCTGAGCTTGGAGCAATCGTAGGAATGCTTGAAGGTATGACCGTTCTATTCCAAACCTTTCACTGGAAGGTGAATGGAAACAGCTTCTATGGCGACCACCTTATGTTCCAAAGAATCTATGAAGGAATCGATGGGCAGATTGATGGAGTTGCAGAAAAAGCAATTGGTCTTGGTTCTCCAAACCTTATTTCTTCCGAGAAGATCACAGAAACAATGGAAGTCTTCCTTGATCATGTGAACAACATGCACTCACTCGTCACAGACGATGACAACATCAACTTTCTCTATGCAAAGAGAGGTAAGGACACTATCGAGCTTTTCATTCACACAGTCGAAAAGATGATGATGGACCTTCAAGATAAAGACTTACTCACAAAGGGACTTGACAACTTGTTGGCTGGTATTCTTGACGAACAAGAAGGATTTGTCTTCCTACTTAAGCAACGTGTATTAATTGGAGCCTGAAAGAAGAACAACAACATGAACAAACAGAAATTAGCACAACTATTAGCAAAAGCCGGCGTCAATCAAGTCAACTACTTTGAAAAGACAATCCGTGGCGACATTTTTGAGAAGATAAGCGCGCTGCTCGATAAGAGTGGAGTTGACGCAAGACACTTCGTTGATCTCTATCAAGAAGATTCTTTCTATGACGATGAGCCAAGCGAATGGACACCAACTGGTGAATCGATGGAAATGGATTGGGATCAGTTCCTTAATCACATTATCGGAGTTCAAGCTCAACCACCAGTAGAAGAAGGCTATTCAGAAGTAATGGAAGAAGATGCCCTTGAAGAAGCTCCAGGCGATGTTACAAGAAGCATCGATGCAAACATGGGAATTGCTATTAGAGCAATCGAGAACCTACAGTCCTTTGTAGCTCAACTTCCAAGAGGTAAAAGAAGAGACAAAATGTCACGTTTTCTTGTTCACGCAGAAGAAAACCTTGTCTCGGCATCAACCTACATGCCTGAGACTCAAGCAGACAACGGTGGAGACTTGTCATTTGATATTGCAACTGGACGTAGAACACCAGAAGAAGCAAAAGGCTACGCAGATATCTACGGATTGACAGAAGGTACAACAGTAAAGTTAACAAGAACTCAGATGACAAATATCATCAGAGAAGCTCTTAAGACCAAGAAGTAATTTCATAACACACAGAAAATGAGAAACGGGGAGACAAAATCTCCCCGTTTCTTTTCGTATTAACTGATACTACTGTCTCACTACTATTGTGCTGTCATACTGTATCAGGCTAAACCACCTGCTACAATTCTCACGTTGTCGGCTGGAAACCAACCACGACGTTGATATCTTTCTAGGAACACTGGAATCAGTATAGTTGTATCTGTTCCATGGATGCCAGGAACTCCATTGTAATCTTTCAGAGACATTTTGCTGATCTTAAGAGTTTCACCTTCAATGAATCCGAACGAACCCTTTGTGATTCCACCCTTACATTCGATCAAGCAAGTGCCGTCAGATGGATTCATAAGAGGCTTACCTGTGTTTGGATCAATTCTTGGTTCATAAACGTAGACAAGTTCTTGTCCTCCGTTTTCTGAGAAGATCCCTGTTGTTGCGTCAATTCTAACTCTGTCACCTTTTGCCATTTTGTTGTTCTCCTAAATTTCTCTTCTTAGTTTGATTTTTCTTCACTGTTAACGATTATCGAGTTGCATGTAAGAACAAGTCCAACAACAGAAGTGGCATGTTCAAGGGACAAACGAGTTACCTTTGAAGGATCAATAACGCCGCTTGCAATCAAGTCTACGTATTTACCTGTACGTGCGTCAAAACCTTTGTTGAAGCTTGCAGGAAGTTTCCAAGTGTGTAACTTTCCATGTTCGTCAACATAGGTCTTTGGCTCTGTTGAATATATGACGGTTCCTTCGATTGTCTTTAGTAGGTCATTGGCAAATACGTCTGGACTTCTTCCTGTATTACCGATGATTGTTCTAAATGGAGCTTCACAAGCTTCTGCTACAACCTTTATACCAGTCATTGTGTCATCAGAAAGAATTCCAATAAGCTTTTCACTCTTGAGATATTCCTTTAGATACTGAGACGCATAGAACAACATGGTTCCACCACCGGGGACAATGCCTTCTTGAGTTGCAGCAATGGTTGCATTCACAGCGTCGTCTACACGGTCCTTCTTCTCTCTGATTTCAATCTCGGTACTTCCACCCACCTTGATGATTGCAACGCCTCCTGATAGCTTTGCAAGCCTCTGGCGGTACCTTGCCATACGAGCCTCGTCAAGTGTGTTATCGGTTGTCAAAAGAGTTCTCAGGGAATCGATTCTTTCTTTTGTTCTTGCCTTGAGAGACTGATCCTTGTCACTTCCAACAAAGATTGTGTTTCCTCTGTTGACGATAACCTTTGCACAGGTTCCAAAGTTCTCTACCTTCATTCTGTCAATCTTTAGCTCTGTTGTTGCACCAACAACTTCTGTGCCAACAACCGTTGCAAGATCCCCAAGAAGGTCTGATCTGTGTTCACCGTAACTAGGAGCCTTGATTGCGCAAACTTTGATAACTCTTTTCATCGAGTTAACGATAAGTGTGTGCAATGCTTCTCCCTCAATGTCGTCTGCAATGATGACAAGTGGTTTGTTTGCGTTTATTGCCTTTTCCATGATTGGAACAACATCGGAAATGTTGACGATCTTGTTGGCAGTAATGACAATGTAAGGATTCTCAAATTCACAGTTTGCCTTTTCGGAATTTGTGATAAAGAAACCTGAGACGTATCCTGAATCAAGCTGTAGTCCTTCTACCGTGTTGAGTGTCGTATGAACGCTCTTGGCTGGCTCTACTGTTATGATTCCATCTTGTCCAACCTTCTCAATTGCGTCTGCAATAAGTTGTCCAAGTTCTCTGTCTCCGTTTGCGGAAATGGTTCCAACGTTGATTATGTCTTCTTTTCCGCTAATAGGAGTGACATTTTCCTTCAAGAACTGAAGGACTGTCTCTGTTGCTATATCCATTCCCTTTTTGAGTTCAATGGAAGAGCATCCTGTGGCAACCGCTCTTGTTCCTGCTTGAAGTAAGGTATGAGCAAGAACGGTAGCTGTTGTGGTTCCGTCTCCTGCAAGCTCGTTTGTCTTTGAAGCAACTTCTTTGATTAGCTCGGCACCCATTGACTGAAGACGGTCCTTGAGATTGATGCTTCTTGCAACAGTTACTCCGTCTTTGGTAATAAGAGGAGCACCGACGTCCATATCAATGATTACGCTATGACCTGATGGTCCCATCGTAGACTTGACGGCTTCCGCTAGAATTGTTGCACCCTTTAGTATTTCAGAGTGTGCCTTGTCTCCAAAAACAACTTCTTGCGTTTTTACTTCTTGAATTTGTTGCTGTGTCATAGAGGTACGTACCCAACATTTCCTTGTTCATCTTTTACAAGTTGAAACTGCATTTCAACTGGCTGTCCGTCTGGACCCTTGACTATCTTTTTAACGATGCCGTTTTGGTCTGGTAATGATTGTTGTTTTTGCTCGGCAGCCTCAAGAAGTGCTTCTTCATCTGATCCGAAGGCTTCTCTTAGTTTTTCCTTAGCAGTCTTTGGTCGTCTTGAAGTAGAGATTGTCTTCTGCTGTTGCTTTGTTGTCGAAGCCTTGCTTGGAATGCTCTGTGTTTCATTTTCTGACCTATCAACAGTTTCAAGAAGCTGATCTGCATCAATCTTGCCTGTTTCATCGGTCAGAGATGACATTAGAGCGTTCCTCTTATCACTTTCGTCAACATAAACTCCGTACCACTTCTTTGCTCTTTGCTTAGTTTCCGCAATGGTTCCGTTGATGAACTCTGAGAGTCTGTCCTGTAGAACATCTCCTACTTCTTCAATCGTCGAGTAAACGTCTCCGGTGATCTTTCGTGAATCAATAATCTGTCTACTTGTTTGTGGACCAACAAAAAGCTTCCAAGAGGTAGAGTTACCTTCAAGAGTTTTTATCACAACCTCTTCTGCTACAATAGCAGGGATAACATTACCAGATTTGTCGGACACGATATAGATTACTTGCCCTATTTCCAAATCTTCTTTAGAAGCCATATCGTTCAACCTCCACGCTTCTCTTTAAGTGCGTTAACGAAGTCTTCGGTCAAAACAAGAATGATATCTTGGTTTTCGTTCAACTTTTGCTCATATGGTGTAAAGTCGATGGCTTGAAGAAGCTTCTTGATCTTTGTCTCGCCAGGGCTTCCAGCGTAAGTCGTGCAGATTTGTACGATCTTTTCAATTGCAGAATGATGTAGTTTCATGTTAATACCTCAGTGTATGGTTGTTTCTTTGTCGTCGTCACTATCTTGTTGTTGTTTTGACTTTTTCTTTTGTTCTGCAAGGTTCTTTTCAACCTTGTCTAGAATCTTTGCGCCAGCTTGTTGAGCTTCACGAAGTGGCTTCATTCCAAGTGCGACTCTGATAATGTCATATGTCTCTTCGCTAACTCTGTCTTTGAGTGTAAGCATATCGACGTATTGATGAATGATCATATCCATTATTGGAGAAGGATTGCCCTTATGATCTGGCTCAAACTCTCCTGTGTGTCTGTACTCTTGAATGAACAGAATGCTTGGCCACTCTTCTTCCTTATCCATTTCGATGTATGGAATTGGATTTGCATAGCCGTTTTCTGGTTCTTCGTAATAGATAATCGGAAGCTTTAGTTTCTTGTTTATATCTGAACTGCTAGACATTGCTCAATCTCCGATTCTGTGGTCTAAGATATCAACAAATGTGTCAAAGGTATCCTTGTGGTCTACCTTTCTCTTGATGTTGATTGCTCTGATTGCTTGCTTGAGTGTCTTAACATCTAGACGATCCGAAAACTCTTCAACAAGATTCTTCTGATCTTCCTTAAGCATGGCAAGTTCATTCTCAACGTTTGTGTAACGGGTCATAAACTCGTCCACGAGATTTGAGAGTTCTTTTAGGTCTGTTGGTTGACGTTCTGCAACGTTACCCTTTTTTGATGACATAGTAATATCCTTTCGAAAATGAAAAAACGTGCGCTGTATAAGTCACAGGCACACGTTCTAAGAATAATCGAAAAAAATTGCTCTTGTCTAATTCAACTTATGGTTTGTATTACTTTCTGTATGTTTTGCATGGCTCTTGGGTCCATTTTTGTATTTTGAAGTTGTTTGACAAGCATTCCCTTGAATTGTTTTTTCACTTGAGGAAGAAGCTTCTCTTTCTCTTGAACAATCTGTTGGTCATTCATGTTCTGCTTCTTAAGACCAGCAGTAATGGAGTCATCAATCTTCTTGAACTGTGGGTTTGATCCATACTTCTGTTGAAGTTGAGCGTAGCTTCTTATTGAGCCAAAGGTTTGTTTGACTCCTTGTTGAATAGCTGAAGTGCCTGAAGCTTGGAGTTGCTTTGAGAATTTGCTTGCAGCTAACTGCTGCTTTAGCTGTGGATTTGTGAAAATCTTCTTAATAGCAGCAATAATGTTTGCCTTTGCTTGCTTAATCATCTGAGGAGTTACAGAGGAAGAAGCTCTTTGTTGTGGCTGTGCCTGTTGTTGTGGCTGTTGAACTTGTTGTTCATACAAAGCATCGGTGTCACCATACATATCATAGCTTCCACCTTGAGAGTGAACAAGGTTCATATCAAAGTTTGACTGTTGTTGTCCTCCTCCAACCTTTCTCTTTGAGAAGAAGAAGTTAGCTGGATCTGTTTCTAGTCTCTGCAAGTCACCGGCAAGTGTCACAAGCATATCTCCAATAGATTGAGGTATAGCGTTTGGATCGTTTGCTCTTACATCCTTGCCACCCAACATGAATCCAACGGTTCCTGCTAAGACTTGAGGAGCGGTAACGAGAAGCTTTGATCCAAGGATCATTGCAGGGTTAAACAAAAAAGCAAGACCCCAAACATCGGATTGGTTAAAGATGGCATCAAGGTTCCTGTTGATGACGTTCGCATACTGCTCGTCTAAGCCCTCTAGCTGCTTTTGTATATTCGCCTTAGCGGTTGCCTCTATGGCGTCCATGGTGTCAGCTCCAACAAAAGGTATAAGCGCGGCAGCGGTTTGTAAAACAATGCTGCCTGCCTCTTGCGCTGTTACATTTCCAATTCTCTTGACTGCATACATACCTGTATCGATAATGTCAGTGAATGGGGTTACGAAAGCTTGCCAAAGTGGATTGCCGTGAACGATAGAAGAGAAGCTGTCGTTTCCTCCTTCTTCTTCAAGCTTGATCGACTCCTTTATCACCTTTTTCAAGAGAATCAAAGTATTCTCTGACAACTCTTTTTGTCCACTTTTGCTGTTTGTGACCTTTTGGACGTCCTCTTTTACCAACTTTGCCTGTGTTGCAGACAACTTCTGGCTCTGGCTCTCTTTTGCCTTCTTCAATTCTTTTGCGTTTCCTGAGTTCATTGATTATTGCCAACTTCCATCCACGAGGTCTGTATATGTGATTTTCCGGGTGTAGCTTATGTTTTGGAATAATTAGCTCCACCCCAGTCTTTTCTTTCCAATAATTCATAACCGCATAATCGAAATCATTTGGTTTTTGCTTTCTTGTCGAATAGTCCTCTCCGCTCAAGAAGACTCTTAGCTTTACAGGAAGATACCTTTGAAGTAAAGACTTGATGGTAAGCCATTGGTCTGAGTTACCGTCTACGACTGCAATTATGTAGTCAATATGCTCAGTAACTTCAAATACGTTCTCTGATCCACCGAGGAGTTCTGCTAGATCATCCATTTTGGATTCTTTGTTCCCGAAGGAACGCTTTGTTTCTTTATTTTTGATAAGTGCCATGATGACTCTGTTTTAGAAATGGAACCTTATATAACAGTAGAAGAGAGAAGTAGAGAGGGTACTTCTATGCTCATATAAATACATAGCTTAATCAATGTAATATAGTAATGTTCGGTAGCATGTTCTATTTATAGCTATCTCTTTCAAGAAAAGGTATTCCGCTTCATGGCACAAAACAACAGAGAAATAGAGAACTTCTATTCAAAGATGACCCGATTGTTTCGTTCTGGACCTGCAATCCAGAAGAAGATAAAGGGTTATGACTACACAAGCTATACAAATAGTGCGATAGCCAAACAGAACTTTGGATATAGAACGGCTCAAGGTTATGGAAGAGAGAATAACTCTTATTCATCCTATGGGTTTAGCAATCAGAATGGTAGCGGAATTCTAGATAGAATGGCACGTTATGCTGACTTCTCAATGATGGAAACCATTCCTGAGATTCATTCTGCCCTTGATATCTTTGCTGACGAATCTGTTGGTGGAGATGATAGAGGACACTGTTTCCATGTGTTCAGTCAGAACCCACAGATTAAGAAAGCTCTTGATGAACTGTTCTTTGATACGCTAAACGTTGAATACAACATTCGTCCATGGGTTAGAAACTTTGTGAAGTACGGAGACTTGTTCTTGTTCAACGAAGTTATTCCAAATGTCGGAGTCGTCAACGTATTCCCTATTCCTGTTAATGAAATGGAAAGAAAAGAAGGATTCGATGAACATGATCCTTATGCTGTCCGATTCATCTGGAACGGAAAAGGAAACCTCACCCTTGAAAACTGGCAAGTAAGCCATTTCAGACTCATGGGCAACGATCAATTTCTTCCATACGGTACCTCTGTACTCGACTCAGCTAGAAGAATCTCTCATCAGTTGATGCTCATGGAAGACTCCATGTTGGTCTATCGTATAGTCCGCTCTCCAGAGAGAAGAGTTTACTATATTGACGTTGGTAACATGGCACCGAACGATATTCCTTCCTACATGGAAGCTGTTAAGACAAGCCTTAGAAGCAATACAATCATTGATAGACAGACCGGACGTCTTGATCAAAGAATGAATCCTCTTTCTATCGTCGATGATATTTTCATTCCAACAAGAGGTGGTCAAGCAAACACAAAGATTGACACCCTTCAAGCTGGAACAAATGCAACAGCGGTAGACGACGTTAGATACCTTCAGGGTAAGCTATTCTCTTCTCTTAAGATTCCAAAGGCTTATTTGAACTACGATGAGTCTACCGGAGCTAAGGCAACCCTTGCTCAAGAAGACGTAAGGTTCTCCAGAACCATTGCTATGATCCAGAAGATTATCATCGCTGAGTTCAACAAGCTTGCCATGATCCATTTGTACGCAAAGGGTTTCTCTGGAGAAGACTTGATCGACTACCAGCTTAAGCTCTCCAATCCATCTACCATCGCAATTCAACAAAGACTTGAGCTTTGGTCAACAAGATTTGATATCGCAGGCAAGGCAAAAGAAACCGAGCTTGTTGATATGAACTGGATTCATAAGAATATTCTTGAGTTGAACGACAACGAAGTAAGAGCAATCGAAAAGGGTCTTAGAATTGATAAGATTCGTACCGCAGAACTTGAAGCCATTGCTGTAGCAGAAGACGCTACTCAGCTTGCGAACAGAACAACTGATACGTTTGATCCAAACAACAATCCAAATATTCCTGGCGCAAGCATTCCAAAGGGACCACTTGCCGCTCCAACCGAGAAAGACCAGATGGCAGATAACGGCTCTCCTCTTCTTATCACTCCAACGGGTGCTGCTGTTAAGACCGGAAGAGAAACTGGCGACGACATTGTTAGCAGAATTGATGCTTACGGTAATGCTGTAGACGCAGGCACAGTCCAATACTCTGAATATGAGAACGGAAAGCCTGTAGGAGCCCCAATCAAGGCAACTCCTTTCTTGAGCAAGGAAAGACACAATGCAAGAAGAAGACTCGGTAATCGAGGCGCTAGAGGGCTTGTAGAGCCTGACTTCAATGCAATGTTGAGTCCAACAAAGAATAGATTCGCTAGAGACATTTACGATCAGACGTTCACAAAGTCCATCACAGAAGCAGAGCACATGGAGAGAGAACTCCAGTTCAAGACACTTCTGGATGCGATAAGACCAGAAATAACAACAGAGAGTGTTGTCACCAAAGAGCTTATGTCTTCTTTTAGAAACTTCGACAAGAAGTTCAATCGCAACCAAGTTCTTATTGAAAATCAAAACAGCACCCAACACGTTGTTTCTGAAAAACAATTTGAAGACGACGACAACTTTGAAATCGATATGATTTCCGAGGGAAATGAATCTGACAGGGAAGATTCTATTGATTTAGATGACCTTGTAGCAGATTTAGACAAAGAATGAATATAGTTATTTGTGAGTAGGATTTCACTACTTTATAGCAATTAAGAGTAGTTACGAAAGAGAATGAGATAAGATGTTGAATAATCAATTGAAGCACAACAAGAAGCGCAATATTGGCTTGTTGAATGAGTTTTTCGCACGTCAAATAGCATCTTGCATACTAGAGAAGAACTATGGTGGCGTTGATATAGCCAAGACAGTTTGGACCAAGTACATTTCAGAGGGATCTGAGATTATGCAGGAACAGAAGATATTCGACATAATCTACACTACCAAGATTCAAGACTTGAGCGTCGCTCGTTCTCTATTGGAAGACCTTAAGAGGGTCGCTATTAAGCAAGACACAAAGAAGCTAAACGATGAAAAGACCCGTCTGCTTCATGAGATTAACAACGCAATCAAGGACTCAAAGTTCTTTGATCGTGCAGTAACAGACTACCGTATGCAGGCAACCATTCAAACAATGATGAACTGCTGGAGAGAGTCTGCTCACGGAAACGTTGAAGCGATTCAAGCATCTGCTCTTCTAGAAGATCAGGTTCTTAGACATATGACAACAAGCAGCCCTATTCAAGAACAAAAGGATGCTTCTGTTTTGGAATATGGTGACGAAGAGATTCAAGGTCTTGTTCTAAACATAATGCTTGAGAAGTTTAACAAGTCTTATGGCGAATCCTTGACAGAAGAACAGAAGAAGATTCTCAACATGTATGTGTTTTCCTCTTCTGACGTAGGAAAGAAGCAAAGTCTTTTGGAAATGCTTAACGCTCTAAGAGAGGAAGCAGTAGTTCTTCTCCAAAGAGAATGTATAACCAATCACAATCGTTTGTTGGTTGAGAAGTTCTCCAAGATACGCAACCTTCTTTCAGAGTCTTCAAGCCCTTATAGAATCGTTACAGAGGGTGCTCTAAGCGACGACCTAATCACATTCTACATGACAGTTAGCAAAATAAAAGAAGAACTAGGGGAAAAACAAGATGAAGCTTCTCGTTGAAAGAAACGACTTTAAGTACGACTTTGATGAAGTACAAAAGTCAAAAGATGAAAATAACGGAAGGTTGGTCGTAAAAGGAATCATTCAAAGATCCGACACGATTAACCAAAACGGTCGTATATATCCAAGAGAAGTGTTGATGCGCGAAATCAACAACTATATGTCTCTTGTGAAGGAAAGAAAGGCAATGGGAGAACTCGATCATGATGACTCTCCAATCGTCAATCTAAAGAATGTTTCGCACATCATTAACGATATTTGGACTGAAGGAGACGTTGTATATGGAAAGGTAGAGATTCTTCCTACTCCATCTGGAAACATCCTAAAGAGCCTAATCGAGTCAAATGTCACTGTTGGTATTTCTTCTAGAGCACTTGGCTCCGTTCACCACAATGGACAAGCTGATATCGTTCAAGAAGACCTTCACTTCATTTGTTGGGACTTCGTATCGGAGCCTTCTACACCGGGCGCCTATATGATGAAGGAAGCTAGAGATGTTGATCCAAGAATCCTAAAACAGATTTATTCAAGAGAGTATAGACTTGATAGACTTGCAAACGATATACTTAAATTGCACGATGTAAGCAAAAAGTGAGTTTGAAGAATAAAGATGACAATGAAGATGACAAAAAAAGATCTAAAGCTAATGATGAAAGAGTGCATTGTTGAATTGATTCAAGAAGGAGCATTCAATCACGTTGGATCTACTTCGACCATGATGCCTCAACCGCAACAAATGATAAATCCTATGCTCATGGGAAACAATCCATTTACAGGAATGCCAATGCAACAACAGCAAAATCCTGCAACCCAAATGGAAGTCTTTGCCAAGCAAGCAGCAGCTCAGTATGCTCAACAGTTTGGTGGAAGCAACCCTGCTCAAGCAAACATGTTCCAACACATCTTTGAAGACACAATCAAGAACACTCTTCCACAACAAGCTATGTCAACCGAAAAGTTCCCTGGACAAGAAATCCTTACAGAAACCTTCGGCGAACAAGAAGTTAGACAAGATGTTAAGAAGCTTGAAAAGGTTGGAGACGTATCTCGTTGGGCAAAGCTTGCTTTCTCCCAAAGAAACAAACTGCCAGGACAACGTGGAGCAAACGACGAAGATCTAGGCTGAATGTAAACTTTGTTTTGAATAATTGTTGAATGGCTATATTTAGTGATATTGAATATACGCCATTCATTTCATTTTTTTGTGAAAAGGCAAATGGAAAAAGATACAGTTAAGAAGAATAAGGAAGAAGAGAGAAGAACCTATGGGACAATTTAATCGTGGAAGATATCGCGTAGCTGAATACGTAAACAGAACACCACCCGGACTTGGTGGCTCTGACGCTGCTTCAATTCAAAAGTCTTTCCCTGCTTCTCCACTTGGACAAGCTGGCGATGATGACGTTATCACAAAGATCTTTATGCAAAAGGTTATGGGCGATGGCGGACAAAAGGAATATGATCCTGCATTTTGGGGCAATGCTGCTGACGCACCTGATCCAAACTACGGCGGAGCACCAAACTTCCTTGAAGTAAGCACACTCAATGCTGGTGATCCAAGCTCTCCTTACGCACCAAACATTGTTTCTCCAACACAAGGCGTTGATCCTCTTTCCAAGAATCCACAAGCAGGTGTTGAAGCTATTCAATCTCTTGAGAACGCAGGTATCGCAGGCAATGGTTCTCCATGGCCAGAAAAAGAAGGAACCAACAAGCCAGATCAAGCTGCTAAGATTGTTTCTTCTCAAACACTTACAAACCTACAATTTGGTAGTTCAAAGCCTTCCGGTGGCTGATAGTTGGTTAGAAAAACGACCCATATATCAATAATGAACAAAACAAAGTGAAATTGAACTTGGATGCCTATATTTACAAACAGTAATATAGGCATCTTTCATTTTATCAACATTAAGAAGGAACAACATACATGACCGATCTATACAAAGAAGCACTAGCTGAAGCAAGAAAGATTCGCGAACTTGCAGAAGAAGATGCAAAGAAACACCTTCTTGAGAAAATCACTCCGTTTGTTAAGGAAATGGTTGGCAAGGATCTGAAGTCACGCACAGGCATGTTTATGTCTGAAGGTGCCGATCTCAAAGAAAAGATCTTTGCTATTGGTGAGCAAGAAGAAGACCCATTGGCTCCACAGCCACCAGCTCTTGATCCAAACGTACCTCCAACAGCAGCAGGAGCACCTGTGCCTGCGCCAATGGCTCAAGATCCAGCAGCACCACCAACAGGAGCAATGCCTCCTGTATCGGCACCAATGCCATCCTCAGAGATTCCTTCACCAGATGCAGGAGCAGCATTGTCTGATCCTTCACTTGGAGCACCTCCAGTTGAACCAACAGGCTCAGAACTCGGAAGCACAACTCTTGATCAACTAGGTGACGATGGAAAGATTGTCGTTGACGTTAATGATCTATTCAGCCCAGGTTCAGCATCAGGCGAACTAGGAGTTGGATCAGACGCAGAACTTTCAACCGACGTAGGAGATATGTCTCCTCCAGAAGCCATCTCGCCAGAAACAGCAGACCTCAATGCTCCAGAACCAGGAAGCCCTGAAGATGAAGCATTGAATGGAGACGAAGAGGACAATATGCCAGTTGCACCTCCAGCTCCAGTTACAACAGAAGTTGTTGTAAACAGCATTAACGAAGTGGCATATAAGATTGACGTACTCTGCTTAAATGAAAGCGGAGTTAAGGATTTGACAAAAAACTTCTACAAACAACGTTTGTTTTCTCTACTAGAACAGGTCGATAATCTCAAGGAAAATGGTCTAGTGTCAGGAAGACAAGCAAAAATAATGGAGAACAAACTAGAATTTTTGTTCATCAAGTTGAAAGAAGCAAATTTAGCTAATAGTTATAGGAAAGTATACAGAGAGGAAAACGACAACATGACCCGCAGCTTAAAAACAATTGCAGCACAACTCTTCCTTGAGGAAAATGACCCAATGGAAAAGACACAAACATCAGCAGATTCTCGTGTTGGCGCAAACAGCCAACATGCAAAGAAGGCTTCCGGTAACACTGTAGGTGCAAAGGCAGATTCCGAGCACACAGTTCCATCAAAGGAAAAGGAAACTTTCTGGGATGACCAAGATCCAAATGGTGAAGGCGTTCTCGAAGAGAACTCTGAAGCTGGTGGTGAAACCGTTCACGCGGCTACTGGATTCGGCGAAGGCGAAGAGCCAGAAGTAGAATTCGAAGTTTCGGAAGCAGACCTTATGGAAGCTATCCGTCAACTCCGCAAGGAAAGCGTTTCCAAGAAGGTTAAGGCTCTTAAGGAGTCCCTCAAGGAATGCGATATGCAAATGCAAGAAGAAGGCTTCGGCGATGAAGAAGACGCAGGACTTGATCTTGGCTCTGATGAAGGCGATGACTTCGGTGCAGAAGACGACGGCGCAGCAGTCGGTGGCATTGACGTTGAAGCAGCAGAACAAGAACTACAAGCAGCATTCGATGCACTTGGTCTTGGAGTAACTGTTGACCTCGACGCAGGTGGAGCAGATGCAGGACTTGGCGATGACGAAGAAATCGAAATCGTTGACGATGGCGATGACCTTGGTTCTGAAGAAGAGGGTATCTCCCTTCATGATTCAGAAGATGAAGCAACAATGATGGAATCAGCACGCAGCGGCAAGAAGACATTGAGCGAATCAGCTCGCCTTGCAGCAATGAAGAAGGAAATGGACGAAAACAACCTCTTCACAGCTAAGACTGTATTCCTTAACAAGATCCTCATGAGAGAGTCTCTCACAAAAGAAACAGCCCGTAAGGTTGTAGAATTTCTCGATAAGGCACGTACCCTCGCTGAAGCAAAGGAAATCTATCAAAAGATCCTTGGACGCCTCAACGAAGGTAAGAGTGCAGCTTCTAAGAAAATGCCTGGTACAGCTTCTTCCTCAAGAGCTACTAGACAAGGAAGCTTAATGAGCGAAAGTGTTAACCGCACACAAGAAAGTGGCGTATCAGTATCCCGTTGGCAAGAACTTTCGGGAATTAAAAAGGTAGAACGCTGAACAGCCACATACTTAAGAAAAGATTAAAGCCCAAAAGCTAAAAGAAAATAACAGAAAGATAAGAAAGGTACATATCATGTCAACTAAAACATTCTCATTACAGAAGCTCCTTGAGTCTAATGCTCAACTAGCAACACGTCTTGGTGCAGAGATTCCAAGACTCGTGAAGAAGTGGGACACCACTGGTCTTCTTGAAGGTCTTCGTGGAGTCCGTAAGGATAACATGGCACGTCTTCTTGAGAACCAAGCAGCACAAATGCTTCGCGAATCTAACGCTCTCTCAACAGGTGCAGCATCCCTCACCTCAAGCGGACAAATCGCAGGTTTCTCAAACGTTGCGTTCCCAATCGTTCGTCGCGTGTTCGCAGGACTCATTGCAAACGAGCTCGTCTCGGTTCAACCAATGAGCCTTCCATCCGGTCTTCTCTTCTACCTCGACTATACCTATGGTAACAACGTCGGTGGCGATGCAGGAACCGACCTCACAGGTACACCAGACAATACCTATGCAAGAACTGACTCACTCTACAATAACCCACGCGGTAAGGGAGTTCAATCAGGTTCTCTTGCATCCGGTGGTCAATACGACCTCGTAGGTTACGGTTATTCCAAGGTCCACAAGAAGGGTACAGCAATCGCTGCAACCGCAATCGGAGCATGGAACCCAACAACAAACGCATGGGTATCAACAGGAACAGTTGCCTTGGCAACCGACTTCGCTGGATACAACGCACGTTTTGCTGGTTATGACTCAAGAGTAGAAACCGACCTCGCAACAAGCGTTCTCGATTACTGCTTCGCAATCACAACAACCGCAGCAATCACAGCAGCAATCACAGGTGCAGACCTTTCGAACATCGATCAACTCGCAGTTACCGATTTCGGAACAATCGCAAGCGCAACAAACTGGTCAGAAACCTATCAAGGTGGTACTGGCGTTCTCAACTTCCGTCGTCAAAATAAGCGCGGAAACTGGGATGCAGCAACCGGCGTATTCACACCAGAGCCAATCAACGGTACACACGTCCTCTTTGTAATCAAGGTGTCCAACGCTGGTACAGCTCCATCAGGAAACCTTACAATGTCGGCAGCTATCTCTGACGCTCTCTCGGTTAACTCAGATGGTTCAACACTCACAATCCCAAGCTTTGAAACCAACTTTGCGATCAACCCACCACTTCCAGTTATCCCAGAAATCGATATCCGTATCGAATCAACCTCGGTAACTGCAACCACACGTAAGCTTCGTACCCGTTGGTCACCAGAAATGGCGCAAGACCTTACTGCGTTCTACTCAATCGACATTGAAGTTGAACTCACAAACATCTTGTCAGAAGCTATCACTCTCGACATCGACCGTGAAATCCTTAACGACCTTCTTACCCAAGCTGGCGCAGCAAACCTCTTCTGGTCCCGCGCTCCAGGTAAGATCGTTAACAAGGAAACAGGCGCAGAAGCTCTCCACAGCTCCTCACTTGCTCCAGGTCCAATGGCATTTGTTAACGTTCAAGAATGGTACCAAACCCTTCTCGAAACAATCACAAGCGCAGCAAACGTAATCTACAAGAAGACTCTTCGTGGCGCAGCAAACTTCATCGTGACCTCACCTGACGTTTGCACCATCCTTGAGCATCTCGTTGCTTACAAGATGAGCTACAAGGTTGACAGTGACGGACAAGTTCGCGATGCAATGACAATTGGTGCAGAATCAGTTGGTACATTGAACAACCGCTACACCGTTTACAAGGATCCATACTTCCCATCCAACAAGATCCTCATCGGTCTTAAGGGAAATACCTTCCTTGAATCCGGCTACATCTACGCTCCATACGTTCCACTTATCCTCACACCAGTTGTGTACCGTCCAGAAGACTTCGTACCAACAAAGGGTATCATGACACGTTATGGTCGTAAGATGGTTCGTAACGACTTCTACGCAACCGTAACAGTCCTTGATATGAACTTGATCTAGGTCCGGTCTAACCTTCTAGGTTAATAAGAAAGCGAGATAACCTCTCGCTTTTTTTGTGTTTATACTGCTAGATATGTACATATGTTTTTCCGTTTGCTATACTTAGTCATATCAAGCAAGGACATTAAACATGAAAACATTATATCACGAACATTCAGAACACGCAGGAATATATAAAATTGTCAATTTAGAAAACGGAAGAATCTATATTGGCTCGACGACGACTTTCAGAAAAAGGTTTAAGTCTCATAATCATACGTTAACATCAGGAAAGCATACAAACAAGTTCCTTCAAAATGATTTTAACAAGTATGGCACAGACAACTTCTTGATAGAAGTCTTGGAACATGTTACTTTCGATCCTTTGGAATCATTAAGTGACAAAAAGAAAAAACTAATATCTGTTGAGCAAACTTACATTGACAAATATTACGATAGCCAAAAAAACTGTTACAATTTTAGAAAAGATGCTGCTGATTCAAGGCAAGGAAGTAAAGCCATTCTAGAAGTTAATAGAGAAACCGATGGACGTTGCAAGGTTCCAACCAAAGAGACTCTTGATAAAAGAGGTGAAGCTATACGAAAAGCCAAGTCTACACCAGAGCAAAAAGAAAAAGCAGCTAACAATGCTCGTAATGGATTGTGGAAAGACCACTCAGCAAATGTTTCGCTCATACATAGAGACACAAAAGAAGAAGTGCTTGTCTCAACTTCTCTAAGGCAATTCGCGATTGATCGAGGACTGTCTTATAAAGCTCTACATCAACTCGTCAGAGGCAAGATAAAGAGTTCGGGTGGATGGACTCTAAAAACAGATAGTGAATAAAAACTAAGAGAAGGAGAAGCGAAAGCTTCTCCTTTTTTGTTATTTGTGCAAAATGCTTGTTTTGTTTTACAAGAAATGAACTTGGTGCTAAAGTCAAGTTCTATGACAAAAAAAGAAACACACCAACAACAAGAAGAAGACCTTTACCAATCATCATCTACTACTAGTGCTGTTACCTATGACGAATATGTAAAAGCCAAGGAAGAGCTAGAGCTTTTGAATAAAGAGCTTGAGGCAAAGTTTGCCTTGGAGGACAACAGCAATCCAAATAGATCTAGAATCTATATGGGTGGATTCCACGATTTAATGCTGTTAAACAAGGATAGAAATCTTGTTTGGTCTGCTATTCCTGCTGTCAAAACTGGTATTCCTGGGTCTATTAAGTACGGAAACTACACCATTTCAGTAACCAAGGAAGGTGTAGAAGATGACGTAATTGCACATCTGAAAATGTCAGGAGCTTGGTCAAACGGCACGACGTCTCGTACTAATTGGGTAAAAGGTATGATAGAAGGCACTTGGTATTCAATTCTCACCAAAGAAAATGATCCAAAGTGGCTTGACCAAAACACAGGACTTCCTGCTAAGTTTCCTTTGGATGGGAACAGTTATTTTGGTTCTCATTTGCAAATGACGACAAACAAAATCGTGATTCCAGCAATTCAATCTTCTGGTGGGTGGAGCTACGGAGCTCATAGACACGTACCGGGATTTGATGTGGCTTGGTATTATGAAACCTATTTGAAGACGATTGCCAAAGTGCCAATCGTCCAGAATGCAAAGAAGTTTTCATCAGTATATGAATACTGTGACTGGTTAGGATACTCTTGGGATTCGCCAAAGAAGTCGTCAAAGCCTCTCTATGAGGTTTGTAAGCTTATGCTTGAAGAAAAGAATAAAGTATCTAAGCGTAGATCTTATCTGATGAAGAAGATCAACGATAAGAACGCAATCATTGCTGCCTTCAACAATGGTAAGAGTCTAAAAGAGTTCGTAGAAGAGCGCAAAGACAATTATCAAGAAAAGATTGCGGTTTCTCGTGGAAAAAGAGTTGGAAAAGAACTTGAGAACTTGACGAGGATGCTTCTTGTCTTTGGCAAAATCAAAACTGCCATTAACGAAGTTGAGAAGAAAGCATTGGATGAGAACTACAAGTTTGATTTCTCTTACTTCAATCGAAGGATGGAGAACATTGAGCCTGCTATCGGTTTGATCGATAAGTTCCTGATGGATCAGGTTGATGATAAAAAAAACAAAGAAGAAGAATAAAAGATGACAGACAGTGACTACTATGAAGACGACCAATATTCAATAACTTCGTTGGAATGGTTGAGAGATAGGTACAAGGACAAGTTGTCCAAGTTTGACTACGCAGACTACCAAGATGAAGTGTTTTTGGATACGATTGTATTGAAAGAGCAACATAGAGGTAAAGGTCATGGAACTTCTTTCATGAAGGACTTGTGTGAGTACGCAGACAATAACAAGAAAGCGATCACACTCATCCCTAGCAACAATCTAGGAACTTCTGTCAACATACTAGAGAAGTTCTATCATGGATTTGGATTTGCTTATGGTAAGCAGTCCTATGATAATCATCTGATGATTCGAGAATATCGGCATAAAAGCGGTAAACCGTTTATTCGCTGATTGATTTCGTTTATCATTGAAAATAGGAAACAACAATATGAGATATAGATCAAGAGGACCAATCAGAATAGGCGAACAAAGCTTCTGTCGTGCCATAAAGAAGAAGTATGGTATGATAGTGCTCAATGCCTACGAACCAGAAATGCATATCCCAGGCACAAACTTCACCCTGACTTTTGAAGCAGGACCAAGAGATTTTCCATCGTCAAGAAAAGGATGGACTACTGCTGTAACTATGGAGAACATGGTTTGGCTGCACAACTCAGATTGGTCGCATACAACACCTATTTTGGTTGGAGGAAATAGCCTACAGAACTATTCCAGCTATTACATGAACAGTGCCTATGAGTATTGTTTGGGTAAGTGGACTTGGCATCATCCAGAATATTCGGCAATGAAAATTCAAAGCAAAGGCATATCAGCCCATGGAATAAAATCTGGTGGACCTTCGCCTGGCGAATACGATAACGTAATCACAGATATCTTCTGGACCAGAAGCAAAACTATCAGACCTCATGTTCTGGCTAAATTTAACGAACTTGACAAGCAAAAAGATGAAGCTCTAAAGCAGCTTGCCAAAGACAACAAGTGGAACAAGACTCAGCTAAATCAGTACATCAAGGAAGAGAACAAGAAGATAAGAGAGTCAATCGTAGATAAGAAGCTTGTTAACCATATGAGCAAAGAGCTTGATCTTGTTGCTCACCTTAGCTTGGCTCTATCCAGCTTGATTGAGGAAGCAAAGTCCATGCAAGACTATCTTGCCGACTGTGACAACAGACTCAACGTCTCGCATTACAAGTCAAGGATCAAAAAGGTCCGTGATTCAATCAAAACAATCAACAAAATGAGAACGGATTCATCTCAAAAATGACACAAAACCATGAAACAGAAACAGTGCTTGTTAGTGAGGAAAACTTCAAGAAGTACATGAAGGGAAAAAGTGGCTACAAGTACGAAGAATATCTTGAGCTAATTCACAACAACTATACTCTTGAAGAGGCTGAATCATATGAGAAGTATTTTTCAAACTATGGATTGATTCGTCATGGCTTTGGTACTTCAATGAACGCAATCTGTGCCAAGAAGTACGGACAAGAGGTATATTTCCCTTTTCCAAAGGTAGGTGAACCTGATAAGGTTTATGAGAATATGACTTACTTTGGCAAAAAGGTGAAGTTCACAATCTCTACAGAACAGCTATCAGAGATCACGGCAACCATTGTAACAGAAAGACTTAGGAAGGCTTATGTGACTGCCAATAAAACTGCACGGAATTCACCTTCTGTTGGTGAAGAGCCTTATACAGTTAAGTTTAACACCAAGCTTACCGTAACTTGGCTTCATGTAGAAGGAAATGACAAGAAGTTTCTTCTTGCTGTTGCTGGCGAACCAATCAGAACAGACAGCCGAGATATCATCTATGCAAAGAAGATTTGCAAGAATCTTTATGTGGAACCCGGACTGAACACAATCACGTATTCGGCTCTTGATAATAATATCCCACAGGAAGATATGAGCATGGTATGGCGTTCCAAGAGGTATGATACAACTGCCGCAATCCAAAAGTGGATTGAAGATCAGACTGCCAACAATGAAGACTTGAACAAGTACACGCATTCTGTTGCTGGACACCTTTCAACTGCAAGAACCTTTATCGTAGGTCCAGCAGGTTATGCAGTAAATGGAAAGCAAAAAGTACACTATAACACTAATATGTGGAAGGCATATCTTGATATCTTTCTTGGAAAGAACTGCCTCGATCTAATCAGCGTCTTTGACAAAGAGAGAAAGATTGCTCTAAAGAGCTTTGACAAGCAAATTGCAGAACAAGCAAAGACTGCAAATCTTGATCTCAAAGAATACATCAAGATTCTATCGGAGCCCGAAGAAGCCCGCAAAGAGAAGAACAGGGTCAACAAAGAGACAATGGAAGCAACCAAGGAAATGAAATACCTTCCAGAGCTTCTTCTGACAATTGGCTCTCTCAAGGGAGAGATTGAAGAAATGCATACCTACTTCAATGATGCTGACAGCAAGATGAACTTTGTAAACATTGAAAGCCGTCTTCGTCGTCTAAAAGATATGCAACGAGTTCTTCGTTCGATTCGAAAAGAAAATACCGTCAAGCGCAAGGCATAGCTCTACAGACCATATTTATGCGTATGTTGAAAAAGGTACGCATAAACGGCAAAGAGCTTATTCCCTCACGTCTTCTTAAGACTCCACAAGAGCATTCCTTGGGATATCAATTCCTGAGTCTTGATGACTTGGAATCCAATGAGTGTCTTGTCTTTGAATTTGAAGATCATGATATGCATGATGGGAGAGAGTTTCATATGCATAACTGCGACTCGTTCGATATCAAGCTTTATGCTTTGGACCGCGATAAGAAGCTGATTGATTCATTCCTCATGAAAAAGTCAAGCAAAAACCGCTACCCAATTAAGAATAGCGGTCTATGTAAGTACGTTGTGGAAGTTCCTGTTATTCTTTGATAAGGGTAAGCTTTTCCTTTTCTACCTGAATGCAGCGAATCCTGATTCCAGTTTCCTTAATGTAGTCTTCTTTGTTCAAAGACTGAACAGCAAGAAGGTTATGCATATTGTCATCGTAGAAGTAGACTGTCTCTGGCTGTACCCGAAGAACAAGCTCCTTGATGTAATCCCTTTTTCTTATCGCGTTGATAGGGGTAGAATTGATTCCGCTTCCTTGGTAGCCCACGGCATCCACCTTAATGTCGGAGAGCCCTAGATGGGTTTCTATAATGTTCTGGATGGGTCTTGGATTGATACGAGCCGAACAGATGCACACAGACTCTTTTCCAAACTTCTCGATTGCCTCAAGCAAGATTTTGGAAATGACTTTGTTTATCTTTACGTGCCTAGCTTCTGGAATCTTGTCTCCATCAAACTCAGAGTAGTCTACTCTTTGGTTTGGTTGCACGTCGTATTCGTAATATTCATTTGGAGTGAGAGATTGCACAAGCTTCTCTTCTCCATTTTCGTTTTGGAAAATGTAAATGAACGATTGAGAGAATACCAGAGTATCGTCAAAGTCGAAGACGTATATGCATTCCTGGCGTTTGTTGTTTTCTTTTATTTCTGTTTGAGTGTCCATAATGACAGGTTACAACCAAACAAAAGGAAAGTCAACATCATATTTATGCATAACAAAACATGGCAATAACTTTTAATACCACACTTAGCCCTACGCCTTTCGGACTTTTCGATTCTTCGGCTGCCTTTCAAGCAGATGCAGATAGAATTGTAACCTACGTCCTAAGAAGGCTTGGTGAAGACATATTGTCTGTTGAACTAACAAAGAAGATGATTTGGGCAAACTTTGAAGAAGCTTTGCTTGCTTTCAACGCAAGTATCGTAGAATACCAAGCAAAATCCAATCTAACTTACCTACTTGGAAGTCCTACTGCCTCAATTGATCCAACAACAGGCAAACCTGCGGCAGATCAAATCAACCTAACAAACACCTACATTCAACCAAATCTTGACTTCTTGGTTAGAATTGCAGAGCCTTACGCAGCAGAAGTTGGCTTTGGACAGTCTGTTGATACATACACAGGATCAATTGAGATTTCAAACGGTCAACAAGACTATAACATCTACACAGATCTCAAAGACTCAAACGGAGTTCCTCTATCTCAGTACATAATCCCTGGCTCTAACCAGAAGATGAAGGTTGTAGAGGTCTATCACTTTGCTCCAGTCCAATATGTGTTCAACTCAAACCTAGCTTCTAACTTCGTTGCCACAGGACTTCCTGTGGAGTCTTACACTCCAGATACAAGATTCTACGTTCTTCCTTTGTTTGAAGACGTTCTAAGAGCACAAAATCTATACACCGCTCAAAAGGTGAGAAGATCCCATTACAGATATCAGATTGCTGGTCGCCACATAAAGATCATGCCAACTCCAAACGATATGATCTACGGCTATCAGAACAAGCTCTGGATGAGAGTTAACTTCTCCAACCCATCTGGAGGCTATCAGCTTAGTGGCTCTGTATCAGGCAGTCAGTACCTTGTTTCTGGCAGTACAGGTGGTGGACAGTATCTAAACCTTCCTGGCTATGGAGCTATCATAGGAGCAGCAAACCCTGCTAACATTCCTGCTGGCTTCATAAACTACGACTCTTTGAATCCTTGGGCAAGAAACTGGGTATTTCAATATACGCTTGCTATTTCAACAGAGCAGCTAGGAAGAATTCGTTCGAAGATCAGAACTATCCCAATTCCAGGAGCAGAGCTTACTTTGGATGGAGAGACTCTTGTCACTCAAGGAAGAGAAGACAAAGAGAAACTTATGTACGGAGATGGTGGACTTATCACAAAGCTTGATAGCTTAACGTATGATAAGCTTGCAGAAAAGGAAGCAGCAAAGGCTGAAAGCATTCAGAAGCAGCTTCTATTCTTAGCTTCGCCTCCAAAATATGCAATTTCATGGGGATGATTTATGAACGAAAATAACCTTAAAGAACTAATCAAGCAATTGATTATCATGCAAGAAGCTCCAAACAGACTACCAAACAGAGGTCGTCCACCAAAGAGACTTGCAAATGCTTTGAAAGCAATCAACAATGCTCCGTTTGAACCAGAGCAAGACGGTTCCGGCAATAAGCAACAGCAGTCACCAGCAGGAGAACAAGAGGACAAGAGACTCAACTTCCAGAAACCAATCGATCCAGATTACCAGTCCGGTAAGTTCAATCTAGAGCAGTACATGAACTTGCCTACTCCTGGCGATAGACTCAAGTATGCAAGAGCCGCAGCAGAAAGAAAGCCAGGAAGCTTCCGTAGACTTGGTGAAGGTTCTTCAAGAGCTGCTTACAGTATGCCAGGAACAGGTAAAGTGCTTAAGTTGGCAATGAACAACGCAGGAATTGATCAAAACAAGGAAGAGATTGAGATAACAAGAAAAGTCCATCAGAAGATGCCAGAATATCCAATTGTGACCAAGATATATGGACACGATAGTTCTAGCACTCCAACATGGCTAATTTCTGAGGAAGTTAAACCATACATGGGAGAAGTGTATCAAGGTTTGGACTTTGATCAGATTCTTAGAATTATATGGAGTGGTGGTCCACAGGACTTGATAGATTCATACAGTAGAAATTTACGCAATCTGTCAATGGATCCAAGAAATGTAGAACTAACAAAAAAAGCACTAGAAGTGCTAAGAAATCCAAGTCCTTTCATAAAAGCATTGGGAAAAGTCATAAGTACAGGCATGGATGCTGGAGATCTTGAAATAGAAGAGCATTGGGGTCTAACCGAAGATGGAAGACTTGTCATCCTTGACTACGGATACGCTAACAAGGTTGTAGGAAATTACCGAGATGCTCGACGTAATGCTCCTGGTGGCGATGACAACAGAAGTCCATATTTCAAGAAGTTCGCAGAAGCTTACAGACAAGAATTGAAGTGATTTAGAAAATGGCACGCCTATTTGTTACCAGCCGAGAAATGAGTCTCATAAACGACTTGACCAAGGAATATATCAAAGATATAGTTGGTCAGTATATAGTCTATTATCCTGTATCCGTTTTGAAGACAAACGTTGATCTTGTATACGGCGAAGCTGTTGAGAAGATATTCAACAATCCAATAAAGGTAGATGCCCTTGTAGGACAGGTCGATAGAGAGAATGCTTACGATAAGTTCTCCATCTACCAAAACTCTGCAAAGGTAGAAGTGCTTCTTCAGGCAAGAGACTTGCTTGACAAGAATATCTCTATAAACATAGGTGATTTCTTTGTTTACGGAAGCACAACCTTTGAAATTATGGACGTTGTGAACGCAAAGAACATCTTCGGACAAGAAGACTATTCCCTATCATACGTTGTCAAAGGCGACGCTGTATCTGCCACTCAGTTTGATATCAACGTCTTCAACAAGATGTGGGATGACACAAAAGACTTCAGAAACAAGCTTGATAAAGTCTTTGAGCAACAGCGTGGTCTTCCTGAAACCGATAATAACGGTGCAACTGCCGACGTTAGACAGGTGAGAGAAAGACTTGGAGATGATATGGCTCCAATTGCTCTCAACGAGGGACCAAGAAAGATTGTCCCTGACAACATTGACAATCCTATTGTTGAGCCAGAAGTCGGAAATAGCTTCTACAATGAATAGTACCAGATACTTATAGATATCATGGGAACAGTACATACAAAAAACGATGCTGAGAACGTTATTCGTCAGAATATTCCAAGGGATCCTGTAAGAGATCCTGACGTTGGAGGTCATCTTAACTCAGGATACGAGGAACAGGTATCCACAAAGTTCTACATTCCTCCTTGCGGAATAGAAGACTGCGATAAGTCGTTGTTCAAACTGTTTGACAAAACTCTTGCATTCACACCAAAGATGATTTGGTCAATGAACAAGCAAGTAGAGATTCCTAAGCCGTTGGTTGTGTTCGCTTCTGGCGAAAGATACGCTATGTCCAAAAAGAAAACGCAGCCACCTTTGGACAGAAACAGAAATCTACTTCTGCCTGCTATTTCCATAAGAAGAACCGATATCAATCAAACTATGGACGATAGAAGAAGAGGCATGAACCAAAGCACAGGTATCATGACTCTTAAAAGAAAGCTCGCTCCAGAAGACAGAGATTATCAAAACTTCATCAACAAACTTGCTCTACAGCACATGGTTCTCACGCCAACTGTGTCAACAGAGGGACAGTCATCATTAGAGGTGGACCAGAGGGTTTCTAAATTGGAGGAATACCGTGAAGGTGGTCTTCTATACCCCAACATTGGCAACAATATCTATGAGGTTATAGAAATCCCACAGCCACAGTTCTTTACAGCGACCTATGAGGTTGTCTTTTGGACCAGCTATACCCAACACATGAACTACATGATTGAGAAGCTGAATACAAGCGTTCTTCCTCAAGACAGAATGTTCAAGCTTGTAACCGAAAAGGGTTACTGGTTTATGGCATATCTTGATGACGTTACTACAGGAAGCTCAAACTACGACGATTTCAAGGACTCAAAAAGAATCATAAGGTACACGTTCACCATGAGAGTTAAGGGCTATATCCTTGCCCCTGATGCGGATACAGATATGGTTCCAATTAGACGTTGGGTATCTGCTCCTTCCATTACGTTTGATATTGAGGCAACTGACAAACAAGCTATGGATAAAGATCTGTTGGAGAAACAAACCTCTCCAAAGAATCAAGAAGCTGGTGCTCTTGGACTCTTCTCTTTGACCGACGTTGACACCTCTGTAGACACAAGACACTCTCAAGCAAGAACCGTTGATGAGAGGATTGTCTTTCAGAAAGACGTGTGGGATCCTATTACTCGAAGGAAAAAAGGCACAAGACTTGTAACCAAGCTTGAAAGCAACGAGCGAAGAGGAGAAACTGTATTCCGCGCAACAGATATTCAATCTTTGGAAGAGTTTATCAAAACATCTTGAGAAAGGTGTATTTACATTATTTCCTTCATACTTATGAGAAGTAAAGTATCCCATATGACTTTATATGAGATGGATTCTTCTCTAAAGAGATTTAACGATAATAGAAGGAAATAACAGATGGCAAATCAGATTTTTCAATTTCCAGGTTACTACGACAGTGAACAAGAGCTTACACCAAGCACAGTAGGACCAAGCGGAGTACCAGCAGGATTAGTTGGTTCAGCAGAGAGAGGACCAGCTTTCATTCCTGTGACACTTGGTTCGTTTTCTGACTATGTAAATCGTTTCGGACAAACAAACCCAAGATATGCTGCTTCTTACGCAGCAAAGAAGTTCCTAGATAACCAATCTGCTCTTACCTTCCTTAGAGTTCTCGGCGCAGGTGCCAACGCAGTTACCGCAGACTTCGATAACACAAGAACAATGGGCGTTGTTAAGAGTGCCGGATTCAGTGTTAGTGGAACAGTAACCACTGGAAGAACAGTTGGCTCGGTGCAGTTCATCGTTGCACGCCATGATGTAACTTCTTCAGAAGCTATTGGTTTCCCAATGTTTACAGACAATGGAAGTGCTTTCACAACACAAGCAACTTCTTCCTACCTTGTTCGTGGCGTGATCTTCACAGCAAACGACACAAGACTTAAGATTCTATCCCACAACGGATCATTCACCGATTCAGCAGCAGACTTTGCAACAGCAAGCTCAGGCAGCAGATACTTCAAGATTGCTATCTCTTCATCGGCAGGAACAAGCTTCTCGAATGATGATGGTAAGCCTGGCGTTAGAATCGTAACTGCTTCACTTGATCCAGCAGACGATAACTACTTTGCTAAGGTTCTAAACACTGATCCAGAGAGCTTCTCAACATACAAGCATTGCGTATATGCTGACTATGCTGTTGACGCTACAGTGGCACAATGCGGCATTAACGCAAATGACGTTGCTATCTTCTCAGGATCGGCAAACACATCGGCAACTTCAGGTGACACCACACAACAATTCCTCCAAGCTTTTGGTAGATTTGACACCAGATACACATCGGCAAGAACCCCATACTTTATTTCTCAACCATACGGTAAGACAGAGTATGACTTGTTCTACTTCGAATCCCTTGATGATGGTCAATATCCAAATGACAAGTACAAGATTTCGATTGCAAATATCCAAGCAAGCACAAACCCAAGAGACACACACGGAACATTCACCGTTGTAGTTCGTGCATTCAATGACACAGACTATGAACCACAAATCCTTGAACAGTTCCCAAATCTAAATCTCAATCCAGATTCCGAGAACTACATTGCTAAGAAGATTGGCGATGCAAAGGCATTCTTCAACTTTGACGTAGAAGATGAGTCTGATCGTCGTCTTGTAACTTCCGGCAAGTATCCAAATCAAAGCAAGTTCGTAAGAGTTGTTTTGAATACAACAGTGGACAAGCAACTTGTTCCAACTGACGTACTTCCATTCGGATTCCGTGGACCACAAGTTCTTAACACAAACCCACAAATGAAGGACTCAGTTCCATCATCAACATTAATCAGACTCACAGGTTCCGCAGCAGGAACAGTTGACAGAGGACTCTTCGGAGCAATCGTTCCACCAGTTCCATACGTCTTCAAGGTTACTCGTGGTGAAGTTTCATCGACACCAGGATTTACCGGAGCTCCAGGAAATGTTGAAATCGCCGACTCCCGCTACTACTGGGGCGTTAAGTTTGGTAAGATCAAGAACGTTCTCAATCCAAACATCTCAACAGAAACAAACCCATTCATCGAGTCCGTTGTTAAGTTCTCTGGTATCTCCAAGCTTGATACACTCGTAACTGGCGGATACACCGATAGCTTCAACGACAACAAGTTCACACTTGCTCGTGTAGCTCTCTACAATGGTTCTATCTCGGACGTAACAAGCTCGGTTTCAACTCACATGAGAGAGACTGCTTATATCCGTAATGGTCAACCAGATATCACAAACTACACAATCACCGATGGTTCCAAGACAAGAATCACATTTGCTTCTCTTCTTCAAAAGGGTTCAAATAGCTCTGACTTCAACAAGTTCAAGGACTATGCAAAGTTCACAACCTTCATGTATGGTGGTTTCGATGGAACCAACATCCTTGATAAGAATGCTGCAACCCTAAACGACAGAGCAACCTCAACAGAGGCAAGAGGAACAACCTACGGTAACGCAAACTCAAGCTTCACATCGCCAGGATTTGCTTCAAATCAAAACGGTGTTGGATTGAGCAACAGCGCAGTTCAAAGCTACAGAACAGCAGTTGACCTTATGACCGATAGATTCCTATCGAACGTCAACACATTGACAATCCCAGGTCAAAGAGATCCTCTTATCACAGACTACGCTCTTGATAAGATGAGCAGCTATGATCTTGGTCTATACCTTATGGATATTCCAAACTACAATTCTGATGGAGAGCGTATCTTCACAGGTGAAACTGGAGTCTATGTAGACATTGACCAAACAGCGGAAGCGTTTGAGAATAGAGCCCTCGACACATCGTTCGGAGCAACCTACTTCCCTGACGTTCAAATGGATGACACATTCACCAACCGTAAGGTCTTCGTTCCAGCAACAGTAGCAGCTCTTGCAGCAATCGGATACAACGACAAGGTTAGTTACCCATGGTTTGCTCCAGCAGGATTCAACCGTGGTGCCCTTGACTTCGTAAATCTCACACAAGCACGTTTGAAGAACAACGAGCGTGAGAGACTTTACAGCATCGACGTTAACCCAATCGTTAAGTTCCCAGGCGAATCTTCATACGTTATCTTTGCACAAAATACATTGCGTAAGGGAGAGACACCTCTTCAATCTATCAACGTACAAAGAATGATTGGAGATCTCAAGCGTCAAATCATCGATATCGGAAACCGCCTTATCTTTGAACAAATCACTCCAGAGCTTTATGGACAAATCAGAAAGAGCTTCTCAGACGTTCTTCAGGTTGTTCAAAATAGACAAGGCGTAGAGAAGTTCAGAGTTGTTTGCGACAATACAAACAACAATGCGCTTGATGCAGAGAACAACAAGATCAACTGCTCAATCATCTTCATTCCAACAAGAGCAATCGAATACGTTGCAATCGACTTCATCATCACCCGCGCAGGCGTTGAGTTTTTGTGAATACGTAACCTCTACAACAGCAAAAATCTAAGAGAAACATAGTTATAGAAAAATCAAAGAGAGATCAATTAGGAGTTTCTAAATGGCAAATTCAGCAGGCGTAACAACAAGAACAATAGAAGTCATTGGTAACACAGGTGTTCAACCTGTGGGAACACCAGCAGGCGTCATTGGAACATCACAAAAGGGTCCAGCCTATATTCCTGTGACTGTAGCAACAGCACAAGATTTCGTTGTAACTTTTGGAAATCCAAGCGATAAGTTCTACAACGGACCATTGGCAACAACAGAATGGCTTCGTAATCAACAATCTGCCACCTACCTAAGAGTTCTTGGAGTTGGTCAAGGTAATAAGAGAGAAACCTCTGGTAACAATACAGGAAGAGTTGCAGGAGCAGGATTTGTAGTAGGAGATCAACAGCCACAAGATTCTTTGAGTGGTGGTCTTTCTTCAAACGCTTATGCAAATGTAAACGGAATCCCAGGCAGAACCTTCTTCCTAGTTTCTCTAATGAGTCAATCTCTTGGTTCAAGCATCTTCTCAGACGCAGGAAAGCCTACCGCTGGCGTACCAGTGGTTCGCGGTGTTATCATGACACCATCCGGCGTTATCGCAAGACTATCGAACTCTTATCAAAACGTAAACTCAAATGATCCTTCCGTATCCGACGTAGCTGGAACAAACTACAGAGGAGATGTTGCAGGTACAGTTAACCTTAATAGCTCACGCCAAGAGTTCGTTATCCTTCTTAACGGACACAAGGGAACTGATCCACTTTATCCAAACGCAATCACAGCAAGCTTTGATCCAGACGCTCCAAACTACTTTGGTAATCTCCTCAACAGAGATCCATTGAAGACAGAGCAAGCTGGTCACTACTTGTATACAGAGTATTCGATTCACCCAAGCTTCGCAGTTGTAACAGGTGCAAACGCACTTGCTTCGGCAGTAACAACAGGTTACGAGCCAGTTGCATTCATGATCTCAGGTTCTACTGCAAGAAACTCTGGTTCTGCAACTGCTCCAAGCTTCGAAAACTTTGAAGATCGCTACAAGACACCAAAGACTCCATGGGTTGTTTCTCAAAAGTTTGGTGGAAAGACCGATAACCTTTTCCGCGTTCACTCTCTTGATGACGGTGAATGGGCAAATCAAAGAATCAAGTTCACAATCGAAAACATAACCCCAGGAACCGATGCAAGTCCATATGGTACCTTCGACCTTGTTGTTCGTGATTGGAACGACACAGACAAGAGCAGAGTCATTCTAGAGGCATTCCGTGGTCTTAGCTTGAATCAACAATCATCAAGATTCATCGGTAAGGTCATTGGTGACATTCACACATTCTTTAACTGGGATGGAAGTGTAGGAAACCAAAAGATTGTCACAGAAGGTGATAACGTTAACCTTAGCAGCTACATCAGAGTTGAACTTGGTGACAAGGTTGTCAATGATGAGATTGATCCAAGCGCATTGCCATTCGGCTTCCGTGGAGCAACCCATCTTGTAACAAGCGGTTCCGCACCTCTTGCTACATACTCAAGCGCATCCATGTACTCAGTAGCTTCTCCTCTAGTAGATACAGTCCAAGTTCCAGTTCCATTCCGTGAGAATATCACAGTTGGTTCAACAAACAAGACCGTAGACAGAAGTCTATGTTGGGGTGTTCAGTTCGACCAAAAGCATTCTGTTACAGAACCAAACGGTGGAATTGTTCAAGATTCAACACTCAAGAGCTTCACAAGCTACTTCCCAGATTTCCAAACTCAATACATGAACTTTGCAGTTTCGGATAACGCTGGAGTTGCAGACACAACAACCAACGGAATCCTCGACGCAGATAGATTCAACAATAACGCATTCTCTCTATCGAACGTTAAGATCACCTACACTCCAACAACAGCAGGTTCCTCAAATGGTTCTGCTAACGTTAGAACCATGGTAAGCTGGTCGTATGTTCGTGGCGGAAACGTAGCAGCAGACGGTGCAACATACCGTGAACTTCGTACAACAGACCTTACAGACTCTTCCGTAAGACAAACTGCTAAGTTCTCGTTCTTCCTTCAAGGTGGATTCGACGGAGTTAGAATCTTCAACAAGCACACTGACGAACTTGACAACCAAGCAGTTCTTGAAGAAATGAATAACTCTTCTCGTGGTATCACCAACGGACCAACCGTTGTTGCATACGACAAGGCAATCGATATCATCTCCGACACAACAGAAACAGATATTCAACTTCTCGCAATCCCAGGAATCAGAAACTCTGTGATTACCGACAAGGCATTGCTTACAACCGAGAATAGATTCGACGCATTCTACCTTATGGACCTCGATGCTTACGATATCAACAATGCCGTAGTTACCGACGTCAATACACAAATTGGCAGCGTTAGATACACAATCACAAACTTCCAAAACAGAGGAATCAACTCTTCCTTCGGTGCAGCTTACTTCCCTGACGTTAAGTTGAGAGATCAGTTCACCGGAACCACAAGAGACGTTGCTGCTTCTGTAGCGGTCCTTGGTGCCTTCGGAAAGAACGACGCAGTTGGATACCCATGGTTTGCACCTGCTGGCTTCGCAAGAGGCGCTCTTGAGACAACTCAAGAAACAAGCCTTCGCCTTGGAAAGCAAAACCTTGATGACCTTCTCACAGCAAACATCAACCCAATCGTAGCCTTCCCAGGTTCCGAGGGAGCAGTTGTTTGGGGTCAAAAGACTCTTCTCGACAAGGATTCCCCACTTGAAAGAGTTAACGTAAGAAGACTCCTTATTGAAATCCGTAGAAGAGTTCGCAAGATTGCAAACAGAATCGTCTTCGAACAAGGCAGAGAAGAAACCCTTTCAAGATTCCAAGACCTTGTTAGACCAATCCTCAAGCAAGTTCAAGACCAAAAGGGTGTTGACCGTTATCTCGTTAAGATTGATACAACCACAACAACTCAAGCAGATATCGAAAATAGAACAATCCGTGGAAAGATCTTTGTCTTCCCAACTAAGACACTTGAATTCCTTGACGTTAGCTTCGTTGTTACAAACAACTCAAACTTTGCGATTTCGGGCTGAACTTTTTGAAAATCGGAATACTTAGATAAAGAAGAAAACAACAAAACTAGATAATAGAAAGATTTAGGAGAACACAAATGGCAGTTACCACATTACCAGTTACAGACATGTTGCCAACAAAGTATGAGCCAATTTTCAAGAACAGATTCATTCTTGCGATTGAAGGAATTGACGCATATCTTGTTAAGAGCGGTGGACGTCCAAAGTACACCATCGAAGAAAAGGAAATTCCTTGGATTAACAGCACACGCTATGTAGCTGGTAAGACAAAGTTTGAACAAATGAACTGCACACTTTATGAAGCTATCGCTCCATCCGGTGCTCAACAGGTCATGGAATGGATTCGTCTCCACTTTGAATCGGTATCTGGACGTGGCGGTTACGCAGACTTCTACAAGCGTGACATTCAACTTAAGATGCTCGATCCAGTTGGTAACGTTATCCAACTTTGGGACATTAAGGGTGCTCAACTTGTCAGCGTAGACTTCGGTGAAGTTGACTACACCTCGACAGACCTTACAGAAATTGCTCTTGTTATCCGCTACGATAACGCAGTTCTACAGTTCTGATCTAGTTTAACAAAATAAAACAAATGATGAAGAGACTGTGTTCACATCGAACATGGTCTTTCTCTTTTTCTATGCTATTTATCGAATATGACAATTCTCTCCAAAAAAACTAACACCTCAAAAAAAGAGAAGAACTCTTCCCTTCTTCTTCAGATCGTCTCAAAGATAAACGAGAGTTTGACCATAGAAGCGAATATCAAAAAGTTTCTAAACGAACAGGCAATTCCAGTTCCTCCACAACTCTCTCAAGGTCTTCAGAAGGAAAAGGGAATCCTTCAACAGATTCTTTCTGGTCAAGTTCAAAAAGGAGTTCAGATACAGGGCTCAGAGATTGTTAACCAATACCTTCAACAAGTTCTACAACAGGGTCTAAGAGATCCAAACCAAATCACACAAGGCTTCGATCAGTTCTACATGAAGAAGCAGGGAGATATTGGAATGAAGCAAGCACTTGCAGCAAAGAAGCAAGTTGTAGCTCCTACCGTTCAAACTCCAAAGTCAGGCATTACCATTGGAACATCTGCACCAACCTCTGTTGACAAGTCCGATCCTTTTGGATTTAAGGCAAGAGCAGAAGACAAAGCTGCACAGGAAAGACAAAAGGCAAATCTTGCCGCACAAAGAAAAGCTACCATGGGCGTAGGAGACTACGAAGATAAGCTCAAAAAGAAAATGATGAAGGAAGGCTCGATAACCAACCTTATCAATTTCCTTGTTTCGGCTGCAACAAATGGAAATGATTCTGCTTATTCTTCCTCAAGAAGAAAGTTCACAGGAAACAAAGAAGACCTTGAATACATTGATGCTCTCTACTCTGAGATTAAAGAGCTTGTATACCGTCTTAAGAGGCTTTCCATTGAGCAACAGAGGAATCCATCAATCAAGAAGATCATCGGCTCTGGAGCGTCCTGGAGGCTCTCTAATGCCATCAAGGGACTTGAGTCCGCAACCCAAAGTATCGAGACAGCTTTGCTCAACAGAACAAAATCTGTTAATCAGAGCCTAGAACATCAAAGAAGAAGAGAATTTCTTAGACGTTGAAGATATTTAGCAATATCTCTGAGATTCAGAAGAAGAAGAACAAAACAAAGTTTCAGTTAACCCAACAACTAACACAAAAAGAGGAACCAGCCACAATGATGAAGATCACAAAGTCACAACTAATCAAACTTATCCAAGAGTCTCTTGAAGAGGTCAAGCTTGAACAAGCAGAACTCGGCGAACAAGAAGAAGAAGAAACCATAACAGAGCAAGACGACGAGGACGGCGAAGAAGCTGACCTTGAAGAAGCTATTGAAGAAACATGGGGCGGAGCACGCTCAGGTTCTTCGGCAACCCGTGGCATTGGTGGCAACGGTGGCGGTGGTGATCGTGGAGTTGGTCAACTTGCAGCAATCGCAGCAAGAGACGCAAAGAAGAAGGCAGCAATTGCATCTTCCGAACAACATGCTTCCGATATGGAATCCATGAAGAAGAACCCATTCAAGCCAACACAAACCGGCATGAGAGCTATGGGTCTTGCAGAAGCCAAGAAGGTTATTGCAAAGCTTGTTATGGAAGAGATTGCTCGTCGCAAGGCAGCTTCAGCAAAGAAGCAAGTTGTTAAGGAATCAGCGGAAACAATGATTCGTAAGCTTGTTCAAGAAGTTCTTGCAGAAGGCGCAGCAAAGCCAAAGAAGCCAGCAACCGACCCAAAGAAGAAGCCAGCTCCAAAGAAGAAGTGAACTGAAACTGTCTTTTAGCAGTTTGATACGAGAGGATATTTTCATATTCCTCTCGTTTTCTTTTGGATACATATGTATTTCTTACGGATAGACTAAATCACACAAACAGAGAAGTCTATTTCTTCACAACATACTACTAGGAGTAAGAAAATTCTATGGATCCCGAACTCAAAAATTCAATCTTTGCTGCAAAGGCAGCCGCAGATGCAGCCGATAAAGCAACAAGAGAACAAGCTTTGTCAAATCCAAATCTTGATCAAGAAACAAGAGCTGCCGTTGCTGCCGGTGCTCCAGTGCAATCAAGAGAAGACCTTATCAAAAAGGACTTGAACTACGACATTGCTGTTCAAAGCGTAACCTTGCCTTCTGGTGGTTCTCTTTATTCTCCAGAGCATCCTTGCCACAACATTCCATTTGTTGACGTTAGAGCAATGACAGCAAAAGAAGAAGACATTCTCATGAACACCGTTTACGTCCGTAAGGGAACAATGGTAAATGAGCTTATTCGTTCTTGCTTGCTTGACAGAAGAATTGATCCAGGCACCCTTCTTGCAGGCGACCAAGCTGCTTTGATGTATGGTGTCCGTGCTCTTGGCTATGGCAATATCTACGAACCAAACTTTAAGTGCCCACAGTGCGAAACGCAGAACAAGGTAGAATGTGACCTTGATGCTCTTCCAAGTAAGGGAGTTGGCATCAGTCCAGTGTCTCCTGGCTTGAATGAGTTCGAATTTACCCTTCCCGCAACAAAGAAGAAAGTTCGTTTCAAGTTCTTAACAGCGAACGAGACAAAGATGATCGTTGATGACATTGAGACAAAGAGAAAGAAAGGTATGCAAAATACCAACTTGATCACAGCAAGACTCATGGCAAACGTTATCTCAGTTGACGGAGAAACAAACAGAACAAAGATCTCACAGTTCGTTCAGTACATGCCAGCAAAGGATTCCCTTGCTCTTCGTAAGTTCATTGATGACAATGAGCCTATGGTTGAAACAAAGGTTCCATACAAGTGCGGTAACTGTGGACACGAACAAGACATTAACCTTCCAATGACAGCAGAGTTCTTCTGGCCAAACATTGAAGGCAACTCCTGATTCATCAGCGACAAAAATAAGTTAAGAGATAGGTGTGAAACGTGGTTGACTCATCGTCATCACAGCAATGGACCTTTGACAGAAGCAAGATTCCAAATGAAATTGGCTTGCTTCCTTCGAGGGGTCTTGTATATGCAAAAGACCATCCATTTCATAATCGAACCTATATTCCAATCAAAGGAATGCTTGTGTCCGATGAAGAGATTCTGCTTAACGTTGCTTATGCAAAGATGGGGATCACAACGATAGAGTTATTGAAGTCTTGCATAAGTCTTCCAGGCGTTGATAAGCTAACAGGGGACAACGTACTTGCGGGTGACGTTGCTTCCTTACTTTATAGCATTCGAATCAACAGCTATGGAAGCCTTTATGATCCAACGATCAAGTGTCCTGACTGCAATGCTGATAATCAACTTAGCATCAACCTGTCTGCTTTCCCTGTTAACACTTTGGACCTTGAGCCAATTGTTGATGGCACAAACCTTTTCAACTATGTTTTGAAGTCTTCTTCTAGTGCGCTGAATAGCAACAGAAAACAAAAACAACAGCAACAGCAACAACAACAACAAGCCATAAGCATTGATTTTGGATTCTTGACCTTCAACGAAGCAGAGTCTTTAACCAAAATGCTCAAGGCAGGAGAAGACATTGTTCATGAGTTTGCTCCGATGACCGAGCATGAAGGAGACGAGTCTGTTCTCCTAAGTGCAGTCAAAGGAAACACCTATATCACAACGATGCTTGACAAGCTTGTCAAGTCTGTGAACGGAGAAACCTCACGAGACAAGATTAAGAGGTTTATTCGCTCTCTCAGAATCGGTGACTCGATGCAATTCAGAAACTTTGTGAAAAGCTTCGAACCAATGATTCACGCAAACTTTGACTTCAAGTGCAAAGATTGTGAATACGAGGTCAACATTCCGATGCCCATCAACCATGAGCTATTCGGAATCAAGCCGGAAGACAAGGTTGCCGTCCTACTTGAACCTCATTTCGTTCTCACCTACTACTCGGGTTTCAGTTTCGAGGAATATAGAAACTACCCGGTTGCTTACAAGAAGCACTTCACAGAGAGAATGAACGAAGAGATTTCAAAAGCTCACAAGGCTCAATCGGATATTCCAAACAAAGCGCCTCACAGCAATCCAGCAGACGTGAGGCAGATGTTGGGAAAGACCAATCCAGAAACTATGTCAGCGAAGATGCAACGCTTCACGTAGGATGCAAATTACCTCCCCTGCTCTATTTTTACTTGTTGGTGTCAGTTTTTGGTTTTTTGTGGGTATAGTCTTTAAGTTGCTGCTCAAGCATCCAAAGCTTCAAAATCAATTCATCCAGCTTTGGTGGATTGTCATTGGAAATATTAGAAGTATCAAACGGAAGTTCTGCTGCTGTTCCGAAACGCTTTAACGTTTCGTTGTGTTCATACTCATCCTCAATGAAGTTCTCTAGCTCATCAAGGAAATCGTGAAAGTTGGTCAGACTGTAGTTGTTATTGCTTGTTGACATAGTGCAATTCCCCTGTCGTAAGCGTCAAGTACATCTTGCTTTGTACGAGTGGGATCATCGTTCCAAGTTGGCGTATGAACAGCACCAACTCCCTTAAAAAGATAATCCCTTGCAAGACTTGTTTGAACGTCGATCGCGTCAAGAAGTTCTTGCTTTTCAAACAAAGAGAGATTCTTTGTCTCGTTGCCGTGAGCAATCTGAAAGCGGAGTTCACCGGAAACGCGAATCAAGGCTCCAACGGTGCAGAAACAGACTGCCTCTTGCTTCCAAGGTGCAAGCCGATCATTGTAAATATCTCGTGCGTAATAACCTTGAGTCCAACCCTTCTCTTCGAGAAGAGACTTGGCAGTTACGAGAATATCCTTTGCGGAGGTTGTTGTCATCAGCGGCACTTTTCCTCTTGGTCAGAAACGACAAGGCGAACAACCATACCTACTCCAAGGGTAAGTGACAAAACTACGCCGTGTAGTGTATCCGAAACGGATGGAGAGTAGTGGGTAAGGAAAGAACCGATAATTATTACAAGAAGAAAATCAGTAACGACTTCGGCAAAGTAGTTTCGCTTGCCTCGACCATAAGCCAAAACAATGTAAACGAAACAAAACAGGAAGAAGACGGAAAAGTCTTGTACGGTCATTTTGTTTGTGCCTCACTCTGATAGCTTGTAGTAAAACAAGAACATTCCCAAGATAGTAAACAATAGACACACGGAGTCGATTGCTTTGTTTGCGTCGAATGTAATAACGGAATCTAGAAGCATGTTTAATCAGCCCAGGAAGCTTTCCTTGGCATTCCTTCGGTTACGTCGGTCGTTCTGTCGCCCTCGTCCCTTGCGGTCCTTAGAACGGTTATAGAAATCACGGTCGTTACTTGAGAACTTGCTTCCCTGAGACGAGGAAGAATAGTCATCCTCGTCATCCTCACGGGTGTAGAACTTGGTAACGCTGTACTTGTCGGTAGGCTTGATTGACATACTGTTTATCTTATACGGATGATACGGTTATGTAAACTGCTTGTTGGATTATTCTTTTTTGTCAGGACAAGTAAGGCAGGCACTCATTGAAGACGTACCATGCCGTACAAACAATTCCACCTTCGACAAGGAAGACAAGCAAGGCAATGGGAGCGGAGAAAAGCTTTCCTCCATCAACGTTGAAGGCAAAAATGCCAAGAATGACAAGGCTAAACAGAAGACCGAATGCTGCCTGAATACCGAAAATGGCAGCTAGGACAGCAATGACGAGCGCGAATAGATGTTCCATAATGTTATCTCACTTCAAGAGGTTGCGAAGGACGCGAGCATCGTCGATATTGTAGCCAAGATCCTGCGCAGCCTGAATCAGCTTCTCGGTTGCAGCCTGCTTTCGCTCAACATCAGCCTTGGCATGGTTCTTGTGCCAGCCGCGAAGATTGGCACTACACTTGTCGAGCAGCTTGACGTTTCCGTAAAACTTGCCGTCCTCATCCGTTGCGGGAGTGTCAGCAAGCACCTTGGTAGCCTCGCAAAGCAGGGCAGTAAGGGTATTGACTTGATCCTTCAAAGGCTTGATCGTCTTCGCACGATCCTTGCGAGCGTTCTCAGCCTTCTCTTCGGCAGTCTCAAAATACGTGCAGGGCATTTTCTCTGTACCTTTCTAAATTCAGCGAACGTTAGCTTGAGCAAAAAAGTTTGCTCGCTTAAGCTCTTCCTTGAGCTTAGCATTTTCTGCCTCTAGAACAGAAATTTTCTGCTTTAGATTGGCAATGGTCGGAGTGATTCGTTCCTTACGGAACTTCAAGGTATACGAAGTGGCAAAACGATAATTCGTTGCCTTGCCGCGCTTTTTGGTATACTCGTACCTGCCATCGGCACGGAGGGTGAAATCCGCAACATTTCGCTCGTCGCGGAAGCCAAACCATTCAACCGTCAAGGCACGCTTTGTAACCTTAATCACGGTGCCGTGCCACGTCACAGGCTGCCCATAGACGGAAACAAAAACGGTCTGGTTGAGCTTGGCAATGTTGGCAGGCATCGGTTGGATTCCCTCTCTTCGGTATACACTCATTATAGCAAATATTTTCGATATGTAAACCAAATCGGAGAAGATTTTTTCCCCTACAAAAATAGGCGAAAAGGGCATACTGGCATATGCCCCTTACTTTTTGACCCCGCTATGCCAGTAGAAGGGCTCTGTTGTAAAACCAAAAATCAAATATTTTCGATTGTGTAAGTTAGCCAAGCACTACAAGATCAATACCCATTTACGGGGAGTGGAATCAAACCACTGGTATGTTGGCGTCACTTTTCTTATATATTTGTTTTTGATCGCCTAGCAAAACGTGTCAAAGCTCTGCTAGTCGCCTATTTCCCTTTCGTTAAGGTAAGAAGCTTGTTTGCGAAAAGGATTTTCGGCAGTTAGTACCGGCAAGGAAAGTGCCTTTTGAAATCTTTCCAATTCTGCTTGTAGCTCTTCAAGAGTAGAGCCATAAGGATCTATCGGTTCACTTGAGTATGACGATGGAAGTCCGGTAACGCTATCGTAGTAAACCTCATGCACTCCGAAAGATGGCTCTCCGCTTTTAGAATCAATGCGCTGGAGTACGCGATAGTTCCAGTGAGAATAAGAGTTACTCATTCTTTAGCCCTTTTCTCTTCCGCAGAAAGAGTCTTGGCTAGTATCCAATTTTTGAAATCTGGAATGAACTTATCTGGATTGCTAGTAAGTTGGCTGTTGCCGCGTCCCACGGCAGAATATTGAACTTGAGGATACGAGATCGATGCATTGACGTACAATTCAGCAGTTTCTAGAACTTCTTGCTCTGTTGCATCAACATCCGATTCAACAAGAATGCATTGAACCTGCTTCCGCTCCAAATAGACTTCCGTGTACTTTTTCATAAAAGTCTTTCTCAGTGTCGAACAGTGCAAGCCTTCAAAAACAAACCACAACAAACGACACCAGAAACATTTCGACGAGTGCCATCGGGCATAATGCGAGTTGCCGTAAATCCTGTGTTTGTACCATCCGAATCGGAACAGGAAGCAAACTCATATCCGGTCAACTGGATATTCACAAACCCCTCGTCTTCGAGGACGCGCTGCGCGATCATCGGAGCTGGCTCACAACCTGCCGAAAGTGGCAGCGTAAGAAGCAAACACGCAATGAAAAAACCAAAAATCTTATTCTTCATAATGAATCAATCCCATCCATCGAAAGCGTCGTAATCTCCACGCGCGAAAACATCATCGTCCTGCGCGAAATCCGAAAGTTCCTGTTGCGAGAGGATTCGATCTCGCTCTAGATCATCAAGCTCCGCTTGATCCTGGCGTTGGCACCAGATTTGAAAATCAGCCTCGGTCACACCAAACCGCTCGTAAGCCCGAGCTAGTGCAAGGTCGAACTCTTCTCCGTTACGGAAAGAGGTTCCATCAAGATAGAGATCACAAATCTCGTTGACTTCCTTTTCCAGTGCCGAGAACTTCTCAAACTCGGCATCGATGGCGTCGATCTTCGACAGGGCATCCGACTCAATCTTCTCGAAAAGGGAATTTGCCATGATTGTTGTCTTTCTTTCGTCGTGGAGTAAAATCAATAAGTGTGAGTGGGAAAGTCGTAGTTCGCTTCCACGAATCGCTTTGCCTCGCCTAGCCCGATGCCGCGCTCCCGTCGGACAAACTTGATTGCTTCAATCTTTGCAGATCGACCTTGGACGTTGCTCGCGCAAACCTTGTACTCTTCAAGAGTCAGCGGACCAGTTTCACGTCCCCAATTGTTTCCAGAAGGGGCAAAGCCATGCTTGCGAGTGGGACCGATGATACGCGGATCGAACGGTTCATCAGCCGGGACGTTGCTCGGAGTCTCATACGTGAAACCGTTGTCGCTCTTCACGACGCAGCGGATTTCACCAGTCTGCCAATCCACGCTCTTGATCGTAAGACCATTCTCGGTGAGATTGGAAAGGGCAGCGACAATGTTCTTTTGGAAACTCATTCTTGGCTCTCTTGCTCTCTTTTGATTGTTCTTAGATACTACCAGACAATTTCCAAAATGTAAACCGAGATATGGAAGATTTATTTTCTTCCTGTATTTTCAGGCAGACTTACTGGCAAGATAGATTGCAGCGAACCGATCGCGAACTTCGATGCACTTGTTGATCGTCTCGTTGAGATTGAACCGATCCTCCTGCAAAGCGCGATGCATTTCGTAGTTTTGCAAACGCACAAGGTAAACTGCCCGTTGCGGCTCGGACCAATTCTTCCAATCATAAAAAGCGTCGATGGGAAGAATGGAAATTCCGAAAAAGACACTCTCCGGGTTGGTGTCGTTCGAAGGATCAGCGAGAGTGGTGAAGAGTGGTGCGGTAGTGTTGGACATAGAACCATTATAGCAAATTTATCCATAATGTAAACCGTTATGGATAAAATCTTTTTGCTCTACTTTTTAGCGATTTCCACGCTTGAAGCTCGCTCAAACAAGCTTCGCAAGTCTTCCAGTGCATAAACCTTATTCGTGTGCTCAAGATACAAAGCTTCCGCCTTCTTCTCTTCAAGCTCAAACAAAGCAGCTACAGCGCCGCGATTTTCCTGCGAAACAAGAGCGGTTGCCTTTACCTTGCGGTCTGCAACATCCTTCATCTTGTGATAAAGTGACTCCTCTGCATTGGAGATTAGCTCATATCTAGCCTTTAAAGCCAGTACGATTTCTGCTACTTGCTCAGGGCTGAGCTTAACTGGCTCAGAACTTAGCTTATTCTTTAGATTTGCTACCATGACTACTATGCCTTAATCCGATCCTCAAGGTACTTAACCTTATCCTTTAGCTCCTCGTAAAGCTCACGAGACTCACGATCATGCTCGAAACGATCGAGCAGCTTCTCATTCGAAGCCAGAACGTAATCCCACTGACGAATCTGGCTCTTAACCAAGAGCAGAAACAGCTTCTCGACAATCTTTAGATCCATGGTCTTTTCCTTACTTTCGGCGTCCAGTACGTTGCTCACGCTCAAGCTCTAGAGCGAATCGAATATCACCACACGACATTTTCCACTGTCGGGCAAGCAAGAAAATGATATAAGACTTCGACCACTCACTTGTAGCTTGTCGCCAAAGTGCCTTGTATTGCTTACGAATTCGATCTTCTTTGGTCTGGGACATTTCTTTTTGATCCTACTTTTGGGGCTTCTCTGCCGATCGGGCTTCCTGCTTTGCCTGTAGTTCGGCAAGCTTTTCAACAAGCTCGCCAGCAAACACGCGCTTTTCAAGCAATTCCTTGGCAAGCAAGCCTAGAAGGGCAAGCTCGCAAACATCGTACATGTAAGGGTTCTTGTAGAAGATAGCGTCCTTACGCTCTTCTTCAATTTCCTTTACAGACGCCTTTGGGAATAGAGGTTCAGCCATTTTTAGTTCTCACAAAAAGTTCGTCGAACTTTCCAGTATTACAGTTAACCGCAATATACTCTTCTGCCTCATAAATGGAGGCAAAAGTTGCTACCAAAACCTCCTCAAAATGCTCGTAATTGTAACAAGCACTATTGACGCCGTAAACATGGTAATGGCTGTTTGTGTTTGGCATAGGATTCATTATACCTAAATTTTAGAAAATGTAAACCAAGTCGGAGAAAATATTTTCTCCTCAGAATCCAGGCATATTGAAGAGGTTTCGAAGGAACGAATCCTGATATCGACCCGTGTTCGGATCGCGGAACCGCTTCACAAGCTCCTGAGCATCCTCAACGATACCGATCTTACCGTTATTGTTGTTGGCAATATACGAATTGAAGATATCGCGAGCGTAAGGTGCGTACAACGCATTCTTACCATTTTTTCCATTAAGAAAGAGAGCAAGATCCTTACGAGAATCAAAGGTCATCTGATTCAAAGCATGAAGCTCATGCCCAAGGTTCTTCGACCAAAGAACAACCTTATCAGCAATATCGCGGGTAAGGTTACGGTGATACTCATTCTGCATCATAGGATACAGGTCATCAATCTCCCCGGTGAGGATATAGTTGAGAATATCGTACTTCGTGAAGTCGTGGACCTTGTTGAAGGTACAATACTTCTCCGACTTGATCTTAAGACGCTGCCAGTTAGCAGCAAGAATTACATAACCCTCCTGAACCAAGGGATCGAGCGTGTTCGCAGTCTTGACGAGATCATCAAAACTCTTGAAATCACGAAGCAAATCATGATGAATCTCAGCAGAATCGAAGCCAAGACCGAAGGCAACGTCCTCTGCAAACTTCTCGTTGCCATCTGCATCGCGAACACCAATCAATGCTGCCTTGTAAGCAGAATGCTTGATAACAACAATGTTCTCAGGCGTCATAAGCTCGAAGACGTACGTAACTCCCTTCGTAAGACGCGAACCAAAGCCATCCCAATCCTTGAGGAAAGGATACGACTCCAAGACTGCCTTCTCGAAAAGCTCACGGAAAGAATGGGTTGCGTTATCCGCAAAGTTAGAACCGACAGGGACATTACGGGTTGCAACGTTCCAGCAGTCCTTGAAAGGATCGAAATAGACGATAATCAACGTACCATCAAGCTTGTTGTAGATACGAACAGGCTTAAGGGAACCATCAACAGAAGCGTTCTGCCCATAGTTGAAGAAACGAACGAACGGAAATGCGAGAACCTTTGCCGGTCCAAACACAGCATTCTCGTCGATGTTCGTCGAGCCATCCTCACGAGCAATCACCAAACCACGACACAAGTTCGTGATCTCGTTATCGTTCTTTGCCTCAAACTGATGATAGGCAAGAGTAACAAGGTGGTCTACAACCTTGTAACGGACAGCATGAAACTCCCGAAGCTCTGCAAGAGAGTGGGAGTTCAAATAGTCTAGAAGAGGCTGTAGCTTGTTGTTGCTGTTCGACATAGTTTCAGAACTATATCAGTGATTTTGGAAAAAGTAAACCAAAATCAAAAAGTGCCTATTTCATAGTGGAAAATCACGATGAGTTAATTGTTTAAAGCGTTCTCTTGTCATATTTTTGAGATTAAGCTTCTTCACAACCGACTCGATTGATGCCGATGGCTTCTTTAGTTCGTCTTGAAATGACTTGGAAGCAACGATAGCATCTGAGATTGCTTTTAGTTGATCCTTGGTTCCTTTGATCTTAAGTGGCATGTTCTTGATAACTTTTCCAGCGATGTAAGCTGCGGCGGCAGCAAAGAATAGCTTACCTGACCAAGAAAGGTTCCATTCATTAAGAGAATCAAGCTCTTCTGGCTTGACTTCTTGATTATACTTGAATGTATAAGCTTCTCTGATGAGCTTTAGTTTCTCGTCGTCACTTACGCTCTCGGAAAGGATTTTTGAAAGAACAGGATCAGTGATAACAACTTCTTCTGTCATTGTTGTTGTTGCTGTTTGCGAATTGCTGCTGGTAGATTCTTTTACGATTATTGGCAAGGTCATATGTTTCTTTCTTAGCTCCTGTTAAGATTTATTTGTTTGCTACTTATAGTAAGTAGTCATATTTCGATTTAGATTCTATTTATCTGCTGACATATTACCGGAAATCTTTGTAGCATATTATGGCAAATACCTATGAACAAGAAGTAGAACTTCAAGCAATGTTCGAAAAGAGAGCAAGCTTCTTTGAGAAGATGAACAGCAATCTTCGCGGAAGCCTTGCCATAATGCAACAAATGTCCAAAGCAATGGACAACATGACTTCCGATGAGACTACAGACTTCTATGAGAACCTAAACAGCCTCATGGAAACCTCTGCTGAGCGTGTTGAGCGTTATGGTGACACTTCGAAAGAAGCGTTCGAGCAGATGAACCAATCGTTGTCAACAACCCAAAAGCTAATGTTTGGGATGTATAATGACCTTGAGAAGATTGGTAAGCGAGGAATGATATGGGCAACCATGGCATCTGGTCTTAACGGCTTCTGGAAAGGTTTGAAGCTTTCTGTCAACGTAATGGGCTCCATGTGGAATATCACAAAGAATGTGGCAGCGTCGTTGGGACACTTTGCCTTGAGCGTCATATCGTTTCCGTTCAAGATTCTAAACGGACTCATGAACATGGCACAACAGGGCGGTGGAGACAACAGCCTAAGACAAGCACTTGAAGATATTCGTAAAGAATTCGGTGACTTACGTACCGGAGCCTCTGCTGCGATCATTGACATTTCCAGAAGTATGAGAGGACCACTTGCCGAAACTGGCTTAGCAGGAAGAAGAATCTTTGGAAACTTGGCAGAAGCCTTGAAGACCTTCCAAGAAGTTGCTCATAACATGGGTCCAATCTTCAACATGATCAGCGGTCAGCTTACCGAAAGTGGATTAGCTGCTCAAAGATTTGGTGCATACCTTAAGGGTCTTGGTCTTGATACCGCAGAAGCTCAAAGAGGCATTGCAAGAATGTCTATCACAACAGGTAGAGATATCAATGAGCTTGGTAGAGAGATAACAACCTTTGCTTATGGAATGGGTGAAGCCTTCGGAATTAACGGCAAAGAGATATCCAGGGACGTTGGAAAGATGATGCATGACTTCGATAGCTTTGGTAATCTATCGATTCAAACTCTCACAAACGTTTCTGTATTCGCTCGTAAGCTCGGTGTTGAAGTTGAAAAGCTAAAGGGAGCAATCACAAGCTTTGATGATTTCGAAAAGGCAGCCGAGGGCGCAGCACAGTTGTCTCAAGCATTTGGTCTTAACATCGATGCGTTCCAAATGATTCAGGAACAGGATCCGGCAGCAAGAATTGAACAATTGAGAAAAGCGTTCTTTGCTGCTGGTCGTTCTGTTGAGAACATGACACGCCAAGAAAGAGCATTGTTGGCAGAACAAACAGGTCTTGATCAAGAGACTCTTTCGTTGGTCTTTGCACAAAAGAGCCAGGCTACTTCCTACGCAGACATACAGAAACAATCCGAAGCTACAAAGAAGAAACAACTTTCTCAAGCAGAAGCAATGGAGAAGTTAGCCAACTCAATTGAGAGAATGGTTAAGTCCGGTCAAGGTCTTCAAGGAGGTTTCTTCAAGATATTCTTGGATGGATTTACTGCTGGAATCATGCGATCTCGAGAATTTCGAGGGTTAATGCGAGATTTAAGGCGAGATATGAGAATTGTTTTCCAAGAAGGAAGACAAGTTGGTCGTGCTTTCGTTGAAGCTTTCCCTGGAGTAAGAGAGATGCTTGGAGGATTGAGAGAAATCTTTAACCCTTCTATGTGGAGAGCAAGAATTCAAGCTGTGTCTGTCATGTTCAGAACATTCTTCAGAGAGCTTGGAGATCCTCGTACAAGAAGCACAGCTTTTGGAAACTTTGTTCAGAACTTCAGACAGCACTTCGCTGATCTCTTTAATCCTTCATCCCCAGGTGGACAACGATTCCTAAATGGTCTTAGAAGCTTCCTAACGGCATTTGCAACCATCTTTGTGAGTGGCTTGAAGTTTGCTATGCAGTCTGTGACAAGAGGCGTTACTGCCCTTACAAGCTTTATACAAAACCCTGCTGCTGCTATGGCAAGAATGCGCAGCGGAGCATCTGGTGCTTCTGGCATTGGTGGTTTCGTAATGACAAGTTTCGTCATTCCTCTTATTGATGCTTTGAGAGAAGCTGGTCCTCCTTTGTTGGCTGCTCTAGGAACTCTTCTTCATACTCTATGGGATAAGGCAAAGGCAAAGCTTCTTCCAAAGGTTATGGAATGGCTTCCAACCATCTTTAGAGTAATGTTTGCTCCAGCAGCATTGTCTGGTGCTTTCAGCCTTGCTTCAACAGGATTCATGACAATCTTTGCAAGACTCTTTGGCTCTATGCTTGGTGCAATCATTGACAGAAGTACAAGAAGAGGTTCACAACAAGTAGCAAGGGGTGCTACAGACATTCTAAGCCAAGCAGGTTCAACACTTGCGTCTGCACCCGTTCCAAATCCATCTGCCGTTGCAGGTGCAGGTGGAGCAGCTCTAGCAGCAACAGAGGGTGCTTCGGCAGTTGGTCCAGCAGTTGCAGGTTCTCCAGTTAGTGCCTCAATGATTCCAAAGGCACTTGCAATCGCTGCATTTATTACCATTGGCTTGATCGCAATCATTGCAGGAATCGTCTTGCTTGCAGGATACATTCAAAGACATAACATCTCGGCAGCAAGTCTTGCCAAGTCATCAGGTGTGTTCATTGCCGCAGCAGTAGTCCTTGGAATCGTTGGACTTGTAGCGGTTGAGTTGATGGGCGTTGCTCCATTGGCTCCAGGTGCTACCGCTGCAATCGGTCCAGCAGCCTTGTTACTTGCAGGACTTGGAGTTATCGTTTTGGCTCTCATTGGATTGACAATGGTTGTTAAATCATCTGGTATCTCAATGGGAGATCTTCTCATGACAATGGCACTTGTTGGTAGTGCTGTATTGCTTATTGGTGCTGCTATCCTTGGTGGTGCTGCATTGATGGCAGCAGGTGTTGCTTCTCTTGGAGTTCCATTGTTGATTGCAGGTGTCTTAGCAGTTACAGCGTTTGCAACAGCAATGGCAGTAGCTTCATTCGCAATAGCTGGCGTGTTCTCCACTCTTTCAACAGGATTGCTCAATGCAACCGAAGCTAAGATCAGAAGTGCTTCTGTGACCATTCTATCGGTCCTTGCAGTTGGCGCAGGTATAATGGCAGCAGGACTTTTAAGCCTACTTCCAGGCATTAGAACAATCCTCAATCAAGGTTTTGGACTCGTTACACAGTTTGCCACAGCGATTGGTACTGCTGCAACTGTCATAATTGCAAGCCTAACAAACATCCCAACTGGAGCAGGGGTTGAAGGAAAGGTTCAAATAGTAACCCAACTTCTATCGGCAGTTGGAGGATTCATTAGAAACGTTGGAGGAGTTCTAAGTAATACAAGTGTATTGTCTGTCATTGCTGGTGATACAGTATCAAATCAAATTGGTTCCATGGTTGGATTCATTTCAATGATCTCCTTGCAGATTCCTGTAATGGTTCAATCAATCCTCAGAGCAATCTCATCGGTTCAAGGTGGACAAGCTGAGCTTGCAAGAGCACAGTCAATCGTACAAGTTCTTGGCTCTGTTGGGCAGTTGATTGGTAATATCTCAAGAGCTATTCCAAGAGATGCAGACACAGAAACTATTCGTGCTGCTGGTGACTTCTTCATGAGAATCAAAGACCACATGGTTACTTTGATTGGAAGAAGCGCAATATTGGTTAATGCCATCGTTTCAAGTGCTGGTACTCTTGATCCAGCAAAGGCAGGCAACGTTGCAGCAATATCCACAGGAATAACAACGGTTCTTGGTGGAATTGCCAACATGTTTGGTACAATTCTTAGAAGCCAAGCAATAAGAGAAATCCTTGCAAGCTCAACAGTTGCAACCAGAATGACTCAACTTGGCAACCTATTCGGAACAATCGTACGTTCTTTGTCCTCTGGAGACAATAACTTCTTCACCGCGATCGGACAGGTTATCCAACAAATTTCATCTAGTGCAAATCTAAACCCTGCTCAATCAGCAAATCTATATAACATTTCAAGAATACTTGGTCCAATGCTTGAGGCAATCGGTTCAATATTGCGAGTTGTTGGTCACATAGGTCCAGAGATGATCAGTGGAAGTGCTACAGAGATTCAAGCGAAGATTAATGGAATGAAGAAAGCTCTTGATGCCCTATCTACAGGATTCACAAGTGCCTTGGGAACCATGATTCCAAAACTTCTCGAAGGTCTTAACGCAATTCCAGCAGACCAAGTATCTCAAATCTCAGGCAAGGTCAGAACTCTTGGCACTCTCTTTAACGCTACGACAGCAATGACAGATATTGCTAGAAACGCAGGAGGTTTCGCCGAAACCCTTCAAAATCTACTTACAAGAGTAGGTGGTCTTACCAGTGAGTCGATGGTGGCAAACATTGAGTCTGTAAAGAGCGCAACAATCACAAGAATTGCTGGCGTAATCCACGACTATTCTACACTCGTTGACTCGCTCAACGGTGATCTAAGGAACATTTCTAACAAGTCGAACAATCTTACCGTTGCTCTTCAGAGAACAAGAGATAGACTTGGCTTGTCCGGTAGACAACAAAGTTCACTAACTGTTGGCGCTGTGAGCGTTACAATCAATGTAACCGTTAATCTTGCTGTTGACGACATTGAAGCTGCAATCGCTACAAGACCCGGTGGTTCTACATTCATTATCACAAATGGTCCAGGCAGCGTTAGACATAGCGATCAGCCAGGATATGCTACTGCTCAAGTGGCAACTGTCGGCAACGCAGGAACGCCTGTTGTATCTGGTGGAGGTTGATAGAAGTCTATGGACAACAATAACAATAAAACATTCAGAGAAATGGTTAACGAAGAGTCTGGTGACGCAATCAATGACTTTCTTTCTCAACTCCCTATCGATCAAAAGGTTCTTATTCAAAAGGCAATTGATGGCATCATCTCAAGTGTAGAGACTCAAATAGTCCTACCAATAGAAAAAGCTATCGAAGAATCCTCCAAAGAATCTAAGTGATGCGTATTTAGCTATATGCCTCCATCCTCTTCAAACAATACAAAACTCAGGTTTATAACTCTTGAGAACTATCTTCGCAAGGACACAGATCCTCTTGTTCATTTCGAGCAAGATGACGTCATTCCAGAAGATAAACAAATTGCTGCAAATCATTTGGTAGAGATATCCAACGATTCAAGCAACAACCAAGAGTACAAGCCAACCAACCCAACCGTGATTGAACTGGGTATACGTTCGTTTGATGGAAAGCCTGCCGTTATCAATACAGGGATGGGACAAACAGAAGGCACATTCTTTTCAGATACTCTAGGTCCAACCTCACAAGAAGCTATCTCTAAGTTCAACAGGAACTCAGACACAGGCATGTTTGATATGGAAGGTGAGAACCTTGGTCTGAACGTTGTCAAAGGCAAGCAGAACAAGAAGAATGGTAAGTCTCTAACGCTTGATGAGCTTATCTTTAACGAAAACCAAGTAAACGGAAACATTGTATCCGACACCGTTTTCAAAAGAATGGAACAAACAACAAGGTTCAATCCAGAGAAACCATATCTCACTTCCAACGGAACAGAGACAGAAGGCAACTCGGGAACCAAGGATTTCATTATACAAAACGTTCCTGGACTTCATTCACCTTATCCGCCAGGATTCTTGGGTCGTGGCAACAACGAGGCTTCACAGGGTTTTACAATCACTGTAGACCAGCTTAAGAACCTTGGCATCCAAACCATGTTGAAGGCATCTGGTGAATACTACATTCCAAAGGATGAAGGTTCTGGCGAGTCGTTCAAGTCTCTTGGTAGCACATTGGCTCCGGGCTTGGCAAGAATTGGTCAGAGAGTCAACTATGATGACTTTAAACCATCAACCATAATGGATAAGGTAAATCCAAACTACAACAAGACAGAGCTTCCTGGGCTTGAGAACAATGGACCAAAGAAGAAAAGCTTTGGTTCTCCATACAATCCTGTACTTCCTTTCGATGGCTTTATCTCAGACGGAGCAGCAATCGTTTCTGCCGGTGCTATGGCAGCAGCTATTTCAGGTGTAGCCTTGGCATTGTCTGCGCTTTTTGGTTCTGATAAGATTCAGAGCTTCGTTAGAAGAACAACAAACACAGATGGTGGGGCTAACAATACCTATAACTACCATGTAAGTCATCTTGGTCAAAACTCACTTGGAGTCAAGATTCCAAAACAGAACGATCAGGGACCAGGCAATCTGATTGGTGGAATCGTTGGAGACACAGAGAATATTCTTGGACTTGTTGCTACAAAGAACGACTTCAAAGAATGCGTTAGAATAGGTCTGAAGACTTTCTTTGATCCAACAAACAGAGATTCACGAAACATCATTCTCACATCTCCAAACTATGCAAACACAATCTTAAGAAGTATCACCAGAGATTTGGTTGACGTTGGTCTTGGTATTGCAAATCTTGCAGGCAACGATAACGTTAAGGGTTCTCTTGAAGTGAACTCGTGGACCAACGAAGATTCAAGAAATGCTGCTGGAACCGTTGAGGCTTCTTTCAGAATGATTGGACAACTAAGAGAGAATCGTATGATTCGCTTTGTCAACATCATGGCAATGCTTGGCGATGCTGTGCTGGCTGGTGACAAAATGTATACATACATGGATGAAGCTGCAAATCCGTTAATGCTTGACTCTATGTCAAGCCAAGGTGTAAGAAACGTTGTTCCTTCAAGAATCAACCTCAAAAACTTCCACAAAAAGGGAAGACTTTCAAGTGGAGTCTCCAAGGGTGCAGGTGGCACTTCATGGGCATCCAACACAATTGCCTCAATGTATATTCGTCCGAAGGAAATTGAGATTGGTTCAAGACTCTATTTGAACAACTACAATGCTGTGTCACAACTTACAAAGCAAAACTATTTCCATAAGCCTGGAACGGTCAATAGACTTTCCCAGGAACAAGTTACTGCTTTAGAAGCTGAGCTTGCTGGCACATACATGCCATTCTACTTCCACGACTTGAGAACAAACGAGATCATTTCGTTTCATGCCTTCTTGACTTCCGTTAAGGATTCATTCGACGCAGACTACTCAGAAACAGAAGCTTATGGACGCTTAGGAAAGATCTACAAGTGGAAGAACACAAACCGTTCTGTTGGTCTTGGATTCATGCTAGTTTCTACAAGCCCACAAGACTTTGACGAAATGTGGTTCAAGATAAACAAACTTGTGTCTTTCACAATGCCACAATATACAGAAGGAAGAAAGCTTCAAACAGAAGTCAATGGAGCAAACGTCAGCTTTGCTCAACCTTTCTCACAGCTTCCTGCCGCATCTCCAATGGTTAGAATGAGACTTGGCGACTTGTTTACAACAAACTATTCCAAGTTTGATTTGGCAAGAATGTTCGGAATTGGAAACCAAAGCATGTTCAACGTTGAAGGATCATCAACAGATGCAACAGGAACTCAAAGCGATTTAGCAATGGTTGACACAAACTATTCTGCAATTGAAAGTTTGTTTACTCAACTAAACAACTCCTCTGATAGTCCATTTGCTGTCAGAACAGCATACACACTCCAACAAGATTTCTTCTCGTATAATGGAACTGTATACAGACCAATGCCTACAAGTCCAAACATAAACCAAAATGTAGATAAGCCAATGTCTATCATTCCAGCGGGCGAAGATATAACATTTGAATCAGTTACTCCTTCGGGCGAATTCAAATTTGACAAAGGCACATTCATATTCAACGGAATGCCTGCAAGTCTTGTAAAGCCAAGTGTTCAAAAGATCAATCAACTTGCAAATCAAAACAACAACACAACAAATTCAAATACAACAATTTCCAAGTTCTTAAGTGAACAAGAAAACCCTATCTTCAAAGGCTTTGAATCAACAAAGGGAGAAGGTATGGCAGGCTTCATTAAGAATGTTCAGTTTGATTGGGATGAGTCTACCATTTGGGGAGTTGACCAAGATAGAAAAGCTCCTACAATGATGCCAGTTTCGATTGACTTCTTGCCTGTGTTTGATATTAACCCTGGCATTGATTCGTCTGGATTCATGATTGGTGCTCCATACAGAGTTGGTTCTATAATGAAGAATCTCAAAGATCCCAATGGCAACGGAACTCCACAACAGGGTGGACAACAGTGAGCACTAGATAATGTCAACAACTTCAGCAATCAAAAGATATTCAAATACTCCAGTGATAGGATTGAACCGTTACTACGGAACATCTTATGCCATTCCAGCCATTAGAGAAAACATGCAGAATGGAAACATTCGTTACAGAGAGATTGTGATAAAAGAAGCAATCAGACTGGATACTCTTGCAGGAATTGAGTACGGAGATGGAACTCTATGGTGGATCATTGCCGCTGCTTCTAATGTTGGTTATGGATTGGGCATTCTTCCAGGAACTATAATCAGAATACCAGATATGTCAGACGTTTCAAAGTACGTTTGATTTGAACTTAGACGAGAATAAAGCAAAAAATCTATGTCAAACATGAGCCCACAACGTAAGAAGTTCTTGATGAATCAAGCTATTTCCAAGCTATCTCCTTACTTTGGAACTGGCACAACAAGAGACTTGATCTCAAGACTTGACATGGTGAATACAACAATAAACAGGTCAAACCCTTCTGTTGCATCGACGGGTGCTACCAATCCTCCAACTCCAAGAGTGAGTGCTGTTACCGCTACAAGACCAGAGGATAGGGTCAGATCCCAGAATGACCCAGAACAGAGGGTAATGGAAGCACTTCTTGACGATTCTCTTGGGGCAAGAACAATCCCTGATCTTGTTCGTTATCTAAATGAAATTCTAACAACAGAAGCCACAGAACTAAACAGCAAGTTTACTGAGTCTGTTGATATCTACTATGCAAACTCAAGCGAGAACCATTTCATCAAAGGAAATGTTCTTGATATGTTTGATACTCCAATTCAAACTGGTCCAGTTACAGGAAGAAGAGCAGGCAGACAGCAAACAAATGCGATGAGCAAAGCAACTGTTGGCGAAGGTGCTGCTGTGCCTATTGGATATTCAGCAAAGGAACTCATCAATGCCCCTGGTTCAGAAAGGCATCTATCCGCTTTCCTTATCAATACAGCAAGAGTCTCTTTCACACAGAGAAACAACAACATTATTGGATTGTTTGCCAACTCTATTCCAAACATTGAGATTAACAGAATCTCTCCTTATCTTGAAGTTCGTTTCAACACACCAAGAACTCCAACAACAACCAGAGATAACAAAGAAGTTATCAATGGAATGTCCTTGGTTAAGTTCATAAATGGAGCAGCTAGTATTGAAAAGAATAGCGTAACAAGAGCACTTGTTATGGCAAACAAAACCGATCGACCTACCACTGGTGCCGGAAGCGCAGGTAGAGCAAATCCAACCACAACAAGTACGTCAGCAATCACACCAGAGTTCTATACGAGTGCTGGAATGGAGATGTTTACGTCTCCTCAGAGTTTGGTTAACGGAAACTACACCGATAACCCAACGCTTCATTCCCAAAAGATTCTCGACAAGTTCCTTCCATTCATGAGCCTTGAGGGTGTAGAACTCAATGTTGTTCCTACTCGTGGTCTTATGAGCAACAAGACAGGAACCATTAAGATCAAGCTTCATGACCGCTCAAGACTTGCAGACATTGCAGAGTTCATTCGTCCAGAATACTACGGAGCAAACGAAGTTGTTCTCGAATATGGATGGTTTCATCCAGATGGTGAAAAACTTACCATCGGAAATTCTACCGATAGAAACTTCTATGGAGATCTTCTCAACGGAATGAGAGTCCAAGAGAAATATCAAATTGTCAATGCAAGTTACAGCATGACAGAGAATGGTGAAGTTACCCTTGAACTCAGAGTCTCTATGAAAGGTGCAAACGACTTTGAAACAGAAAGCATTCTAACTGACGACGAGAACATCTCGAACTCCATGAGAGCAATCCAAGAGCTTCAAAGCACCATCGTTGACCTAAGAAGAGCAGTCTTTGGAGATAACAACTCAAGCTTTGGAAGCAGAGAGATTAGAGGAACTCAGATTCTTGATGCAGCAGGCGATGGAGTCAATCATCTTCTTTTAACCAGAGAGCTTAGAACTTCTCTTGAACAAATGAGAAGATTCCTTGGAAACGTAAGAAGAACAGGTCAAAGAGGAAACGACGTATCTCAACTTGTTACAGCTTTGAACAACTATGAAACAAACGTAAGAAGCGCACAAACTTCTTTGGCAAGCATGTTGAGAAAGAAGCTACAGATTCTAACCAACTCACCAGATCCAATCAAAGATGGTGCATTGGTAAAGCTAGGAATCTCTATCGATAACACACTTGACGACAGAATTGTGGTTAACGGAACTCAAACAAATTTCAACAACTTCTTGCAATCAATTGGATATACAGCTAACGACAGAGTGAATGGAAGCTTCTCATTGGCAAAGCTTTTGCTTTTGTTTGTAGGAATTCCATTGATTCAAACAGACAAGTATCATGATGTTCAGTTCTATTTCTATCCATTTAACGTTAATGCTGCACAAGCAAACAGAATAAACACAGGAGAGTTTGTAATCAATGCAGACTTGTTCATGCTTAAGTTCATGCAATGGAGACTCGGAAGTCTTGGACAATCATCAAACGTGAACCTTAGAGAGTTCATTCAATGGCTTGCTGCTACATTCTTTGACGATCCAGTCTCGGAAGTCTATGGGTTGAAGACACAAACAAATCATGGAAGAAGTGCTCCTCTCTACAGAAGAGTGTTTACGGAAGAGAATGGCGTTGGAGTAGAACCAAACATTGCTGCTGGTCGAGAGGCTAGAGGTACAACTGGAGTGAGCGACCGTGAAGCTAACTTCATGCAAGCATTGAACGACACCTTGACCAACCTTACTCCAAATGGAGAGTTTAGAGTTCCACAGATAGAGTTCTATATCGAGTCTCTTCCTGCAAAAGATCCAACAAATCAAGATATTGACGACACAAAAACTGTGTTGAAGATTCATGTGTTCGACAGACTCAACTCTCCTTACGAGAGTGTTCAACAAATCAACCGCTCGACAAGAGATAATGTTATCTCAAGCATCGGTACAGCAGTTACGACACACAACGCTGCACAGGCTCAACAAGAGATTACAACAGAAGCAAACAACGGAAGAAGACTTACTGCGCAGCAGATTCAACAAAACACAACGAGACGCAATACACTTGATATCTCGATGGCACAGTACAACGAGAACATTCAGAGAGCTGTTGCAGCAGAAATTCTCGAGCTAATCCCTAACTCAAACCCTGTGAGATACAGATTGAAAGGTGGACCAAACTCTGCAAGGAATCTCAAAGAGTTCTTCTACACCGTTGCTCCATATATGATTTATGGAAGTGCTGGAAGCATTATCAAGAATGCAAGCTTGAGTTCTCTTCAAGATTCAAGACTAACCACAGTCAATTTCTTGAGATCCCATACAGCTTCACCTCTTGAGCCGAACGGAGAAAATCCTGGCGGACTTCCTATGCAGGTTATTCCTGCTCAACTTGAACTTGAAATGCTTGGCTGTCCGTTCTTCAACGTTGGTCAAACTTTCTTCATGGACTTTAACACAGGAACCACAATCGATAACTTCTACTCAGTTGTTGGAGCAACCTATAGCATAGGTCCAGGAAGTTTTGATACAAGAGTCAAGATGGCACCAACAGACGGCTATGGTCAATACATCAACATCATGAACCAAATCAATAACTTCAGAGGAGAGCTTAACGGAATTCAAACCGATCAAGAAGCTCAAGCTGCTGTGGTAGCTGCGAAAGAAGCTGGAAGAAATACTACCGGTTCCTAAGCTGTTTACCAAAAATGAATAAGTTGTTAAGCTAAACGGTTATGAAGCTCTTTATACCAAAACAACTGGTTCATGGAACCTTAAGCGAACTTTCTGGTTTCTATTGTTTTAGAAACATGGAGGATCTGAAAGAAAAGCCTGAATCGGTAGATGAAGTCTTTACTTCAACCATGGGAAACCTCGTTGTTGGAACGGAAGACTTTCAAGATTTGTGCAACGTATACAGGTTGAACGTTAAACCATTCCCTTCAATCAGGTTCCAAAGAAGCTATCAGACTCTCCTGGAAAAGAACGATTCCATAGGAAGAAATGCAGATGATAGCTTCTTTGTCCCTTCCTGGGATAAGTGTATGCCTGCGCATATATTCAAAAAGGAACTGGCAGAATTTGTTAGGAACTTGAAAGAGCAGATTTCCTTAATCAAGGATGAAGGTTGGTATTTCAAAAACGTCTACAAGAAGCACAACATCGTCTTCAACTCCTTGCAGCCTGCCAAGGTATGCCCTGGAACGTTTCTAAAAGCCATCACAAGCCCGTCAACGGTGTCAAAGGATATCTTGTCTACCTTTGCTCCTCAAGAGGCTCCAGCGGGTTATACAAAGCCTGTGGAGTACCTTCGCAATGACACAGCTACAGGCAGGTTAAAGATAAGAGATGGAAGCCCGAATATTCTTTTGCTCTCAAGGGATATGAGAAATGAGATCCTTGGTGAGTCAAGATTTGGAAAAGGCAATGGAGGAATCTATTACCTTGACTTCAAATCCCTTGAACCAAGGGTACTTCTCTCTGTTCTTCTAGAGACTTCATATACACGTTCTTCTTCTCTCTCTTCTGTTGTACTTAAGGTTCCACAGGATAGTTATGACATATACCAGACCGTTATCGATAACCTTGGGATAAAACATATTCCAAGATCTGCTGTCAAGCTTGCCATTCTTATGGTTATCTATGGTGCGAAAGAACAAGCAGTTATAGAAAAGCTAAGAGAGCAAGAGAAGATTGAAGACGTCTCGGTTGCAAAAAAGATATACCGCTTTGTGCATCAGGATGCTTTTGGAATCGATCTGATCTCTTCTCAACAGTATCTTGTCCCTGACAATCTGAACAGAATCTATAACTACTACGGTAGACCAATGCTTGTGGAAGGCATTGACGACTACAAGCTTATCAACTACTTCATTCAATCAACTGCTGTAGATGTAGCACTCTTTGGATTTGCAAACATAATAAACAAAATTCACGAGACAAGAACCATGAACAGCATTGTTCCTCTTTTCGTTCTTCATGACGCTTTGTTTCTAGACGTTCACAACGATTATGTTTTTGCACTTGAGAAGTTAGCCAATCATGCAGGCAAGAAGGGCAACATACCAAAGTTTGAGCATTGTTCCTTCCCAATCGACATATCGAAAATATGAGTGGTTTACTTATATTTTCGTTCTGCTATGTTTGATGAATAGCTTTCACACAAAGGTAAATCAAAATGTCATCATACAACAGTAATTCAACCTATAAGAAAAATGGTTGGGGCAACAAACAGCAACAACAAACACAACAGACTTCTCCTGGCTCACTGAGTATGCAGGAAGTTCAACAGATTGATAAGAATTTCGATAAGGTTCTCGACTTGGTTTCTAAGGTTGAGAACGTTAAGGTCCGCGAGCCTCTTCTACTGCTCTGCAAGGAAGTAAAATCGCGCTTTGCAGTAGCTCCTGCTGCAACCAAAACCGAGTTTGCCGGAGCATACGGTGGAGGTCTTGTTAAGACTTCGCTTCAAGTCTTGAAGGCAATGATTCAAGCCAACGAAGCACTCGGAACCAATGTATCGAGCGATGATCTCATCCTCGCAGGTCTTTTCTTCCATATCGGTAAGATTGGCTCGGCTGACAAGGAATACTACATCGTTCAAGAATCTGAGTGGCATCGTAACAACCTTGGTCAAATGTTCAAGGTCAACGACGAGCTTGGAGACATTCTTCCACCAAACATTCGTTCAATCTGGTGGTTGAACAACGCTGGAGTTCCACTTTCGGAAGACGTTATCTACGCAATCACAAGCCTCTCCAACCTAACAGGGCATCAAACTGCCTACAGCACAGACGTTTACAAAGCACCTTCGCTAGCAATCTTGCTTCAAACTGCTTTTAGACTTGTCTGTTCACAAGCAAGCAACGCAAACAAGAAGTCGGTCCTCGACGCTTGAGAAAAAAAGAAAGATTCGATGAAGAGAAACTACAAGACGACACCCGGTCAAAAGATTGACGACAAGATAAAATCTGAGGACAGAACCGTAGCTGTTTTGGCTCTTATGTATATCATGTTAACCTTGGGTGCAATTGTAGGAATCTGTCTTAAATCTTAGACAAAAAACCCATTTAGACACATACTTATCTAGACCAAGAAACAAGAATTCTTGGCGTAAGAAAACAGATAACGTAATACAATTTTGTAAATAGAAAACACAGGTAATTCAAATGGCATACAATTTAGACGCAATCAAACAGAAACTCAGCAACATTGCAAACAAGAACAACCGTTTCGGTGGTAAGGGCAAAGAAGAGGACGCAAATAAGCCACGCCTCAAGTATTGGAAACCAACCGAAGGAAACACAGATATCCGTATTCTTCCATTCAATGACGGAAACGGACAACCTGTTCAAGAGCTTCTCTATTACGATAGCAAGCTCCTAGCGGATAGACGTTTCGTTGCTCCATATCAATTCGGTATGGACGACCCAATCAACGAAATGCTTGTTAACCTTAGCACAGGTCCACGCCTCGATAAGTCTGTCTTCAAGACACTTATGCAGTTCAAGGCAAAGCCAAGCTACTACTTCCCAATCATCGTTCGTGGTCGTGAAGATGAAGGTGTAATGTTTTGGGAACTCAACGAGAGAAATCTCCAAAAGGTTTACTCGGCAACTTTCGCTCATCCAGATTATGAAGAGGAAGATCTCACAGATTTGGATAAGGGATATGATCTTACCGTGACAGGAACAGACGCAGGCAAGAAGTTCAACGGTAACACAGTTATCGAATGGACAATCTCTCCACGTAAGAAGCCAAGCAAGCTCATGAAGAATGCAGCAGAAGCACAACTTTTGGTTGACTCGATTCCTGATGTTAAGGCTTTCTTCAAGCAATACATCAAGGGCAGCGCGAAGATCAAGGAAATGCTTGACAATGCTCTAGCTGGTGGCGCAAGCACAAACTCTTCCGAAGAGTCCGGTGGAACAAGCCGTGACACAGAAGAAGATGCTGGCGAAATCAAACTAGCAGGCAGCCGTAAGAAGGCACTTGAAGACGCATTCGCTGATCTCGACTGAGATAGAAGTTATTAAGCAAGTGTGACGAGAAAACCACCTAGAAATAGGTGGTTTTTTCTTTTGTGGAATGATGAAAATGTTGAATACGGGAAAATATTTGGTGACTAAACTATCCATACAGACAAACGGAGACACATCAAATGGCACCAAAACCAAAAAATACAACAAACACCAGTAATTCATCATCCTCACAAAACTCATCAATGGACGACGGCGAAGACTTTGCAAGCGAGTTGATCAAGCAAATCAACAAAGAACACGGAGACACGGTTGCTTTCAACCTTGGAGATGGCAATGCTCCAACATCGGTTAAGCGTTGGATTCCAACAGGCTCAAGGCAGTTAGATTGCATCATTGCAAATGCAGGCAGAGGCGGTCTACCAGAAGGACGCATTATCGAAATATCTGCTAACTACGGTGCAGGTAAGTCAACCCTCGCTTCTCTTTGCTGCGCTTCTGCTCAAAGAATGGGAGGCATCGCTGTCTACATTGACACAGAGAACGCAACCAACCCTGAGAACCTTGCAAACATGGGAGTTGACGTAACAAAGCGTTTCGTCTTCGCACAGACCGCTTGCACAGAAGAAGTATTCCAAATTGCTGAGTCTGCTATTCTCAAGACACGCAACATGACCAAAGATGTTCCTGTTGTCGTTGTATGGGACTCTCTTGCTGCATCTGCTCCAAAGGCAGAACTTGAAGGTGACTACGATCAAAACACAATCGGTCTTCAAGCAAGAGTCGTAGGTAAGGGTCTTCGTAAGATCGTTAATCTGATTGCAAACAAGAACGTTACGTTCATTATCATCAACCAACAGCGTCAAAAGGTTGGTGTGACATTCGGCTCACCAACAACCACTCCCGGTGGTCTTGCGGTTCCATACGCTTGTTCAACAAGAATCGAACTATCTCCAGGCACTCAGCTTAAAGACAAGAACGATATGGTTTACGGCATCGAAGTTCAAGCCAAGCTCATCAAGAACAAGGTTGGATTCCCATTCCGCAAGGTTCATTTCCAGATCCACTTTGGTAAAGGTATCGTCGAACACGAAAACGTCTTTGACCAATTCCGTGAATACACAGAGAAGCATCCAAAGGGAGTACCTGTTATAGTTGAAGGCATTGATACAGGAGAGAGAATGTTTATCGCAGGTGCAGGAGCTTGGAAGACTTTCACAATCATCGACAAGAATGGTTCTGAGCTTGACGAAGTAAAGTTCTACAAGGCAGAGTTTGGAGACAAGGTTCTAAGCAATCCAAAGTATATCAAGTACGTTGATGCGTTCTTTGAACAAGCATTCAGAATGAAGACAGAGAATGACAAGAATCATCCAACCTATGCATCAGAGATTGAGACAAGTGCTATTGGCATAAACTGAATAGTCTATTCATAGAATGAAGAAAGCCCACTGTTTAGGTGGGCTTTTCTTTTTGTCATCGTGGTTGATTCATAGGATGGCGATCACGACCCATTTCATAATATTGCACATCTTTTTGTGTCATCTTCGCCCTTCGAGCTGCTGCACGTTTTTCTTTTTGTGCTATTTGTGTTGCTGATGGATTTCCTCTTAGCTTTTTGACCATATCGGATAATTTGCTTATGATATCGTGCAATTCACTTGCTATTGTTTGAGACTCTGGATCGCCATTTTCTGCATAGGTTTCAAACATAGGCTCTATGTCTCGCATAGCATCGTCGAGAGTGCCTGCGTGCATCAAGTCCCTTCTTGTTACAACACGTTTTTGTGGTTGTTCTTCAAGTTGCTCTCTTATCATCTGTTTAAGTTGTTTGGTTGTTAGTTTCATGTTCTATTGGTCCTTGTTTGCTTTCTTCACTTCATTCTTATGATTGGCTTCTCTGCTGGAGCGTAGTAATCCTTTTCGCCCTTTAGACGGTACATGTTTATTCCACTTCTAGGGTCTGCATAATCGAACTCATAGTATTGTGGATCTGGAGTTCCACTATAGTCGCTCATGGTCTTTGGCATCCCACCAGCAGCTATGCGCTTCTCTTCTTTTTCGTCTTCTGCTCTTCTTCTCTTTGAAGCTAGCTCGTCTTCTTGCTTGTTCTTTGCTCTTGTGGCAAGACCTTTTTGTGCAGCAAGTCTTTTTGCTTCTGGATCTCTTTGAGCAGCACGAGCTTTTCTTCTTGCTGTAGCTACGGTATTAAGAAAATCTTGAGCAGCACCACTCATAGCTTGAACATCTTCGAGACTAATATCGGTTCCAAGAGAAACAGCTTCGTCTCTTATAGATTCAAAGAAGTCCTTGATTCTTTGAGCCAAGTCTTGTCCTCCTGTACCAGAAGAGCCAACTTCTTCAAGCTGTTCTCTTATGATCTGTTTAAGAACTTTGGTTGTTAGTTTCATCTCGCTGGCACTCCTAGTCTTTTGTTCTGTGATTCTTTCCATTGATTCTCTGAGAGCTTCCACATAAGAGGAGGAAACTTATCTCTGCATCCCGTATCACACTTTCTGTAGACATCAAGAGCTTTATCAACCGATTGATAATTGTATGCATTAGCTAATGCTACTCTGACCATTGCCATCTTCTTTAGATCTTCAAATCCAATGTTCATAGCTTCTTGATCAAAATCGCCCCAAATGTCATTGACGAAATAAGAAGCTGCTGCTTTATCTAAGTCTTTGACTAGCTTCTTTATGTCAATACCGTAAGCAACGCCTCGATATGCTGGTCTAGGTTGTCCAGGTGCTTCTTCCATGCTTGATGAAGGTGGTGTCATTCCACCAACTTGTTCTTCCATAGATCCATTTGAAACGTCTAGCTCTTGAATGATATCATCAATCAAGTTGGATAGTTGTGTTCTGTACATGATTGCGTTTGGCTTTGTCAAAAGTTCTGCAACCTGAAACAAAGAACTTCCTGCGTTCTCTGCACCAATATCACCGAGGTCCATGAGATGATGAGCGATGAGTTCAACTTTCTTTGAAAGGGATTCAAAGTTTGTGTTCTCTAGATTCTCAATGTCTGCCTGAAGCTCTTTTAGAATCTCACGCTCTTGTGTGGTATCGATTGGTCCTTCCGCGCCAGAAGATATGATGGTGTTTGGATCTTCTAGGTTGTCTATGTGTTCTTTGATTATCAATTTGATTTGGTCTTTTGCTGATAAGACCTTCTTTTGTTGTTTTTTGTTGGTCGATGACATAGTGTTTCCTATACCTTTATTCTTCTTTGTGATAGTCTAGATGGAACATAAATATTCAAAGGAAACCGAAATGACAGATACAAAAACCGTAAGATTCAAGAAAACAAGACCTGACGCAGTTGCCCCATTCAAAGCTAGAGAGTCTGATTCTGGTTTTGATCTAACCCTACTTGAGCTTGTTAAGACAAATGGCAAGGTAGAGATGTACTCAACAGGCATTGCAGTACAGCATACAAACCCAGGTTGGTATTTTGATATGGTGCCAAGAAGCTCTCTTATCAAAACAGGCTATATTCTAGCCAACTCCGTTGGAGTCATTGACCATGAGTACACAGGTGAGGTTATGGTTCCTTTGATCAAGATTGACAACCTAAAACCTGATATCCTAGCAGAAGGACCAGTTAGAGCAGTACAGCTTATTCCAAGACAAGTGGAGCATTTCAACTTTGTAGAAGTAGAGGAGCTTGTAGATACAACAAGATCGGATGGAGGCTTTGGCTCCTCTGGAGTAAAGTGAGTTTCTTCTTATGACTAACAAAATAACAAAAAAAAGAGTCCCTATTCCAACACCAAACAACTTGATACTACTTCCTGTAGATATGGAGTCTCTTGCTACAAGTGAAGAGAATGAACAGAGCAGTAATGGAATAATCATTCCAAAGTCAGCAGGACGAATTGAGGCACTGGCAGCAGGTAAGGTTGTCTATGCAAACACTGGCAACAGTCCACAATGGTACGGTCCAGGTGAGGTTGTTATATACAGAAAAGGATTTGAAGTGAACCTTACTATTGATTCAGAAACATACATAGTAATGGATTTAAAGAATGTCGTTGCCGTCATAATAGATGGAGAAAGCGACAGAATACAGCAATCAGAAAGAACGGTGTTAAATGGATGAGACTCAATTTTGTTATTGGCTACAGGGATATGTAGAACTTTCAAACGCTTCCGAACTCTCAAAGGAACAAGTTCAGATAATCAAGGATCATCTCAAGCTTGTCTTTGAGAAGAAGACTCCAGACAGGACGGTAGCTCCTCCAGTGCCAGTTGCTCCTGTTACTACAGAAAAGCAACAAGTACCATATCAACCATCATTGCTAGATCGAACCTATTGTTCTCCTATAGACCATCCTTTGTTCCATCCTCAAACAGTCTTGACTTGTTAAAATTTGTCCTCGATGACTATACTTATTCTTAACGCTTCCAAACAAGCAATGGCTTAAGTAAGAAGCGCATAGAAAGTAAAAGAGGATATTATGTCAAATAAGTTCGTTAGTTTCGTTAAGGCACATGTAGTTGGTCCAGTTACCGTTGCAGCTTCCGCTGCTCTTGCTCCGTTGGTTGTTGGTGGAAGCCTTTCTGCCATTGATTACAAGGCAGTAGGACTTGCATTCGTTGGTGCTCTAGTTGGCGCAGTCCTTCACAAGAAAGTAATCGTTAAGGTAGTTGGCGAAGACTGAAAAAGAGAATAAGAAATACTCTAAAAATATAGATTAAAATGAGGTTGGACTTGAACGGTCCAACCTTTTTTCTTTGTCCTATACTTGTCTATTATGATCAATACTTTGTCAAAAACAACAATTCCAGAACCAAATGTAAATCTCAACGGACAGAAAACCATATTGCTTGTCGATTCAATGAACATGTTCATTCGAAGCTATATGGTCAACGAGTCCATAAACAACAAGTCAGAACCAATCGGAGGCACCGTAGGATTCCTCAAGAGCCTTAGAATGGTTGTCAACCTAACAAGACCCGTTAAGGTAATAACAGCTTTTGAAATGGGTGGAGGCTCACCAAGAAGAAAGCACATATTCCCAGGCTATAAAGCCAACCGAATGAAGATGAAGGACTTGGCAAGCACCATGAAGCATACTTCAACTTCAAAGTCAATCAAGGATGGCTTGAAGTATGATGAAGACACAAAGGTAAAGCAGCTTGTTCTTCTAACGGGAATCCTTAAGACCATGCCTGTGTGCCAGGTATTTGTTAAGGACGTTGAAGGCGATGACATTATCGGTTATCTCGCAAAGGAGAAGTATGGTAAGAAGACCCCTTATGAGAACTACCGCAAGGTCATTGTCTCAACAGACAAGGACTATTATCAGTTACTCGACGATCCAAACGTTGTCATCTTTGATCCAGCAAAGAAAGCATTCATTGACCATAAGACCGTTTTGGAAACCTATGATATCTCGGCACGCAATTACTGCCTCGCAAAAGCCATTGTAGGCGATGACAGCGACAACATACCAGGCGTACCGGGCGTAGGGTTCAAGAGCCTTGCAGGGCGCTTCACGAGCCTTAAACGACAAGATGTGGACCTAACCATTGACGATATCATGACCGAGTGTCAGACCAACAAAGATTTCCTTATGGTCGAAGAGCGCAAGGTCAACAAGAAGAAGGCAATTGTAGAGGTTAAGGTAAAGAAGAAGAAGGCACCAAGAATCTACAAAGACGTTCTTTCTTGTGAAGAAATCGTTAAGAGAAACTGGAAGCTTATGTATTTGAACAGTTCCATCATGAGTTGGGACCAAATCCAAAAGATTGACAACATTGTTGAGAACTACACACCACACAGAGATCAGCTTGCTCTTATGAAGTTCTTGGTCCAAGAAGGAATCAACTTCGATTTCGATATCAATCGTTTCGCTCTTGAGCTTCAACAACTTGGTGCCACAGCAACGAGCTAATTAGATCTTGTAGACAGTTTTTCATAACATTTTTTTCATTATTTTCTGCCTATAAAATAGGCAGATTCTTCATTTCAAGAAAAGTGAATTTAGATAAACTTTTTCACAGAAGTTTCTCTTTGAGCGTACTCTTTATCTCAACCCCATGAGTCTGTAAGTCATTCCTAACAAGAGTTGGTTTACAGATTTTTGTCGTCGTGTTAGGGTTCACAACAGCATAGAGAACAGCAGTAGATTATAGGTAATTTCATGACAACATCATCAATAACACAAACATCATCATCATCAACAACAAACACGAACGACACGGCAGCAACAACAAAGAAGTTCTCATTTGACAAATCCTTCCAAGAGAAGATTGTCCAAGCCATGATAGTAGACAGAATGTGGGCATCACAGTTCTGCGAAGTTCTTGAGGTAGAATATTTCCAATATGCGTACCTAAAGCTTATCACAAGCGAATACACACGCTATTACACGAAGTACAAAGAGTTTCCAACTGCTGAACTATTATCTCAAATCATTGCCAAGAATCTAAAAGAGACTGGTGCTGACTCCATTCTAAAGGATCAGGTCAAAGAGTTCTTCCTTGGAAGAATCAAGTCAGACAAGGACTTGACAGACCTTCCTTATGTTAAAGACCAAGCTCTTAAGTTCTGCAAGCGTTCTGCTATCCATAAGGCATTGATTCGTTGTGTTGAGTTGGCAAATTCCGATAAGCTTGAAGATCAAGACAAGATCTTTGATGAAGTTAAGAAGGCAGCTTCCGCTGGTAATGAAAACACCGTTGGTCTTGACTTGTTTGAAGATATTGCTGCAAGATACTCAGAAACCTATCGCAGAACCATTGCAACAGGAATCAAAGAGCTCGACCAAAGAGAAATCCTTAACGGAGGTCTTGGTGCTGGTGAGCTTGGTTTCATTGTTGCTGCCTCTGGTGTAGGTAAGTCACATGCTCTCGTTCACATGGGTTCGCAAGCTCTCTTGCAGGGCAAGAACGTTGTTTACTACACCTTGGAACTCAACGAGAGAATGACAGGTATTCGTTTCGACTCGCATCTTATGGATATCAACTCCTCAGATTGTTACCAATATCAAGACCTTATCTCAAAGTTCTACAAGGACAACCAAGATTCACTTGGTAAGCTTCGTATCAAGTATTATCCAACCGGAGGAGCTACCGTGTCTACGTTACGTTCCCATTTGGATAAGCTTGCTTCACAGAACTTCAGACCAGATTTGGTTATCGTTGACTATGCAGGTATCATGCGTTCAACCGAACGCTATGAGTTGCTTCGCCTTGAGTTGAAGAAAATCTGCGAAGAACTAAGAGGATTCGCTGGAGAACTCGACGTTCCTGTATGGACTGCCCTTCAAGCAAATAAAGAAGGTGCAAACGCAGAGATCATTGATATGACAAATCTTGCAGAAGCATTTGCACAAGCACACGTTGCAGACTTTATTCTTGGTATTGCAAGACCAACAAAGATCAAATCAAGCGGATACTGCACTCTACACATTGCAAAGAACCGTGCAGGTAGAGACGGTCTAACCTTCAACGGACACATAGATACAGCAAGATCAAGAATAAGAGTATTGACAGAAGAAGAAATGTCAAGCCGAGATATAGATTTACAAACACAAGAAGAAGAGCAATCGTTGGACACAATCAGAAGGATGAACGCAAGAAAATATATGCAATCCTCTGGCAGCAACGGTATCATTCAATAAAAAATACAACAGAAGATTAACATAACACCACATATTAGAGGTACTTACCATGGGTTTAGCGGAAAACAATGTAGACACAAAGAAAGAGCACTATCAAGAAGCTCTTAAGAAGTCAAAAGAATATTTTGTAGGAGACGAACTTGCGGCACAAGTATTTCTTGGAAAGTATGCATTAACAACTCCAGAAGGAGATATTCTTGAAGAAACTCCTGATGAGATGCACAAGAGAATGGCAAAAGAGTTTGCCAGAATTGAACAGAAATATCCAAGACCACGTTCTGAGAATGAGATATACGAATCATTCAAGGGCTTCAAGTACATTGTTCCGCAGGGTTCTCCAATGGCAGGCATTGGAAATCCTTATCAAACAGTGAGTCTTTCTAACTGTTTCGTTATTGAGTCTCCATATGATTCCTATGGTGGTCTTCTTAAGACAGACCAAGAAGAAGCACAGCTAATGAAGCGTCGTGGTGGAGTGGGTTTTGATATCTCTACAATACGTCCTAGAGGCATCGCAACCAACAATGCAGCCAAGACTACCGATGGCATCGGAATCTTCATGGAAAGGTTTTCAAATACATGTAGAGAAGTTGCTCAAGGTGGTCGTAGAGGAGCTTTGATGCTTTCTATTTCGGTGCATCATCCTGAGATTGAAACCTTCATTAACATCAAAAGAGATCTCAAGAAAGTTACCGGAGCAAACATTTCCATAAGACTTTCCGATGAGTTCATGAATGCCGTTAAGAGTGGAGAGAAGTACCAAGTTAGATTCCCTGTTGATGAGAAAGAGAATCCACAAGTATCGGATTTGATTGACGCAAAGAACATTTGGGATCAAATCATTGAGTCCGCTCATTCCAGTGCAGAGCCAGGATTGTTGTTTTGGGATACGGTCAAGAGAGAATCTCCTGCCGATATCTACGAACAATTCCAAACAGTTAGCACAAATCCTTGTTTTGAAGCAAACACACTTATTGCTGTTGCAGACGGAAGAAATGCAGTTTCCATTAAACAACTAGCAGATGAAGGAAAAGACGTACCTGTGTACTCTTTGAATCCTTCTACTGGTTTGGTTGAAATTAAGATGGGTCGCAATCCAAGAGTAACTGGTTATAATCAAAAGCTTGTTAGAGTGTTGCTGGATGATGGATCGCATTTAGATGTTACTCCAAACCACGAGTTCTTGTTAAAAGATGGAACAAGAAAGCAAGCTAGAGACTTGCTGTCTGGAGATAGTCTTCCAAGATTTACAAAAGCTATTGAGCCCGTTAAACAAGGTGGAAAGAGCTATTACCGTATATACTGTAATACAAATGACGCAGCGTCCAATAAGATTTTTGAACATCGTTTGATTGCTCAATACAACAATCCAGAAAAGTGGAATAGTGTCTATGAAAACTCGAAAAAGTCTGGTTGGGCAAACACTGGCGGACTTGTTGTGCATCATAAGGATTATAACGGACTTAACAATAGTCCAGATAATCTTGAAATAATGACATTTAAAGAGCATCAACAATATCACGCCGAGCACGATTGCAAAGGTTTCGCAAACGGCAATTCATATTCTGTGACAAATGAACAAATCAAGAGCAAAGCCATAGAGCTAACCAAGGCACTTGGTAGACGTTTTAGTGCAAAAGAATGGGAATTGTTTGCATCTGAAAATGAGCTACCCGTTAGCTTTACTGATTTTAGGAAAACGCTTGCAACTAATCCAGTAGAGTTGGCAAAACTATGTGCCATTGAGCTTGGCTACGATCACATTGATGCCGATCCAAGAGTTGTCAAGACATTGCAAAATATGTTATCTCAAGGCTATGTGGCTAACATTGTTGACAGTCAGGTTTTTGTAGAAAAAACTTGTGAGATTTGTGACTCAACATTTTCAATTAATCATCTACAAAGAGAAGCTTCATTCTGCTCTCAAGCGTGTTCTTTGGTATATATCAACAATAACAAAGATATCAACTCAGCAAGAACAAATACATTAAATCAAACATATAAGGCAAAACTTGATTCAATAAAGATCAAGCAAGCTCAATTGTTTTCAAAACTAAAGTTTGATCTTAGTCGTAAACCATTGATGAAGGAATGGGAACAAGCTTGCAAACAAGAAAACGTGTCATACAGACTAAAGACAAAATACGGATTCCAAAATTGGAAAGAAGTACAAGAAGCAGGAACAAACTACAATCACAAAGTAGTTTCTGTTGTTGAACTTGAAGGTCTACATGATGTGTACAACATCACGGTTGATGACAATCATACAGTTTCAATTGTTACAAGTCAAAAACAAAACAACAAGGGAGAGACTTCATACAGTGGCATACATGTATTCCAATGTGGTGAAATCACCCTTAGCCCATACGATAGCTGTCGTTTGCTGCTTGTGAACACTCTATCTTTCGTAGAGAAACCATTCACACCAGAAGCAAAGTTTGACTACGATGCTTATGGAAAGGTTGTTATTCTCGCACAAAGACTCATGGACGATATGATTGACCTTGAACTTGAGTGCGTTGACAAGATTCTTGCCAAGATTCAAGCAGATCCAGAGCCAGATGACGTCAAAAGGATTGAAGTTAACCTATGGAACAAGATTCGTAAGTCTGCCGTTGATGGTCGTCGAACAGGTCTTGGAGTTACCGCAATAGGTGATACACTTGCTGCCCTCAATATTCGTTATGGTTCCGAGGAATCCATTGGACAAATAGAGGAAATCTATAAGTACCTTGCCCTTAACGCTTATCGTGCAACCGTTGAATTGGCTGGAGAAAGAGGCGCATTCCCTGTTTTTGATTACGAACTTGAGAAGGATCATCCTTTCATTAACAGAATCATGGACCTCGATCCAGACCTTAAAGAAGATTGGAAACGCTATGGTCGCAGAAACATTGCTCTCACAACTACTGCTCCTGCTGGTTCTGTAAGCGTTCTAACTCAAACTACCTCTGGAATTGAGCCTGCGTTTGAAGTTGTTTACAAGCGTCGTAAGAAGATTAATCCAAATGACAAGGATGCAAGAGTTGACTTCGTTGATGCTCTTGGAGATAAGTGGCAAGAATATAAGGTCTATCATCATCAATACAAGAAGTGGATGGAAGTATCCGGCAAGGAATCCATTGAAGATAGTCCATACTGCAAGGCAAGAGCCAATGACATTGATTGGGTCGCTAAGGTAAAAGCACAAGCTGCTGCTCAACGTTGGATTTGTCACAGCATTTCAAACACAACAAACATTCCTGCTGAAACAACTGTGGATACCGTTAAGGATATCTACATGACAGGTTGGGAGACTGGCTGTAAGGGTGTCACAATCTACAGAGATGGTTGCAGAGATGGCGTGCTTGTAACAGAGAAGCCTGTTGCAAACCCTGTTGAACTTGATTCGGAGCGAGATAACGGCAAGTTTGTCGAACATCATGCTCCAAAGCGTCCAACAGATCTTGAATGCGATATTTTCCATATCACCGTTGGTGGAGAAAAGTGGAATGCGTTCGTTGGTCTTTATGAAGACAAGCCATACGAAATCTTTGCAGGTCGGTCAGAATATGTCCATATACCAAAGTCAAGAAAGAAGGGAATCATTCACAAGAATGGAACCTATAACGTTTTGATTGGTGAAGGCGACGATCAAATCATTGTAAAGGATCTTGCCAAGGTATTTGAAAACTCTTCTGAGAGTGCGTTCACAAGAACCGTGTCTCTTGCTCTTCGTCATGGAGTTCCTGTTCAATACGTTGTTGAACAAATTGAAAAGGGTGCAAGTAAGGATAACAATCTCTTCTCTCTTGGTAAGGGACTCATGAGAGTTCTAAAGGGCTACATCAAAGATGGAACCAAGACAAGAAAGAAGTGCGAGAACTGTGGCTCTGACGATCTTGCCTATATTGAAGGCTGTTTGTCATGCACGTCCTGCGGCAACAGCAAATGCGGCTGAATGGTTTACATTATAGAAATCTTCTGCTACAATCTTGCTTTACAGCCAAAAATGAAGATACAGGAAAACTAAATGACAGATTTTGAAGTCTATCTCGATATGGACGGAGTTCTTGCGGACTTTGATGGTCGAATCGATCACGATGGCTACTTGAAGAAGCTAAAGAAGGATTTTGCACAACTGCTGGCTAGCTTTGGTCCGCAGTATGAAAACCTATCGATGGACCGAATCAAGACCATTGTTAAGGGTCCACAGACCGATCCGAAGATGAAGGCATTGAAGGTTGCTTATCATAACGTGAACAGCAGGAAGTATGCTTTGGCAAACGCTGAGCATTTCTTTCTCAACCTTCCCGTTCTGCCTGGAGCTATGGACTTGTTTGAGGGTGTCATGCACCTTACAGGCAAGAAGCCTCATATTCTGACGGCACCAATGGATTCCAACAAGCAATGTGCGGAAGAGAAGCAGCTATGGATGGAGAAGAACTTCCCTGGCATGTATCAGTCGTTCAACTGCACGAAGGACAAGTTCAAGTTTGCAAAGGGAGATCCTCGGAATATCTTGATCGATGATCGAGAGAAGTACGTTGATCCTTTCAACGCTGCTGGAGGTACCGCAATCCTTTATCATACTCCAAATGCTTCACAGGCACTTGAAGAGCTTCAAAAGACGATTGAGAATCTTGTTATGAATCCAACGCTTGCTGAGCAATCCTCCTCTTCTCCATCGGTTCTAACTGCAACTCCGGGTCCGGGTAAGAACAGTGTTTCTTACACGGGTCTTGTGTTGTCTCGTGCTGACCACAACAAGCTCGTCAACTTTGTCAAGGATGATGTTGATACGTTTGCGAATGGTTGGGAGATCCTTGCACACCACGTTACAATCAACTTGGGTAAGTTCAAGGGAGATCGGTCTTTGATTGGACAGACCTTCCCTATCCATATCACAAACATTGCACAGGATAGCCTTGTTGCTGCTGTTGGGGTTAACCTTCCTCGTCAAGAGATTCAAAGCTCTAACAACGTGCCTCATATCACGGTTGCTGTCAATCGTGCCGCTGGAGCGAAGCCAATGCTTTCGAACAAGCTTGACTGGAGTTCTGCTGTACCTGCTTTGATCCAACTGGTTCTGAATGGAACTTTGATGGAAGTTTCTGTCGATGATGATCGATTTTCTGACGAATATTGATCATATAATATAGATAAATCGACTTGACTGTTTACTATTACCCATATCTGATGTAAGATGTATGAATCATGGTGATAGACTCTCTCAAATCGTTCTTCAAGAACATCGTAAAGCAACGAGACTCTGAGCCTCCTCTTGGAAATCAGCAAGTCATCGAACAAGCTTTCGATAGTTTAGATATTCTAATGTCCGATGTTGTGGAGCTTGAATTCAAGGATCCACGAGATTTCGGCATTACCAACCCAAAGTCAACTACCTTTACGCGCTTTAACGCAGGAGAGTTTGAAACTCCCGAAAGCCGCACAGTTAAGGGTATCGTTACTCGTGTTTGGAAAGAACCAAAACCTGTCAACGAATGGTTTATTGAGGTCGCTACTCATGTTAAGGTTGCAAACGGAAACACACTAAAGGAACGCAAGCTCTTGCTCATGGCAAGTGAACTTGAATGGATTAGAAAGATTGTATGAACACAACTATGTCTACCGAAACAACAGAAAAAACAACTAACAGCAAGACCGACTTTCGAACCAAGTTCACACTTCTTGAAGATGCACTTGCCAAGCATGTTGACGTGCCGGGTGGACAGTGGACGTCGGGCAACGAGCTACAGTCAATGACAAGTCTTGCCTTTCTAGGCACAGAAGAGGATATGGAAAACACTGAGTTGCTCTATGCTGCAAAGCGTCTTCGTGTACCAGTTCGTGCCGATGCTGGCACGATTGGTGGCATCGTCGATTTGGATGATCTGTTTGGTTATCTTAAAACCAATGGGTTCACGATTGAATATCTTGAATCACGAACAAATGTTGATAGCGCGAGAACTCGCGGCTACGACCGCATTGCGCCTGAGACTGTGACCATCCTTGCCTATAAGCACGATGCGGTCTTCAACCTAGAGCAGCGCGAAGCCTATCTTAGCTACTCACTTTACTCAAATTTTGAGCGATCTCGCGCGGGAGAGACGTTTCAAACCAATAACGCAAAGTCTTTTGTTAAGTTTGCCGAGTCTGTAGCGTATCCTGTAGAAAGCCTTAAAAAGTCGAAGGCAGAGTCTTACGTTATCTCGTTTGCTGCTGGTTCTTATCGGCTAACGGGATTGAACTTTGGTAATCGTTCAAGTGCAAGCAAGAAGCTTGAATCCTCTTCCTTTGAAGATTCAAAGGTAATCAACTATCCTTCCATTGCACATTCCAAGCTGGAGAAGTTTGCTTCAAGCGATGGTTGTGATCTGTTTGGTAAGCTTCTTCTGCTTTGCGGAAAGCCTGGTACTGGCAAGACAACCTACATTCGTAACATGATTGACTCCTATGTCACTCCGAACACAAAGGTTGTCTTCGTCAACTCAAGCAATGTTGCTCAGTTTGGAAGTCCAGAGTTCATCAACTTTGCTCTCACCTATCTCCAGAATTGTCTTCTGGTCATTGAAGAGGCAGAGAAGATCATTGTTTCTCGCGAGGAGAATACGAACTCTCCAATCAGTGAGCTTCTCAATATCACAGACGGTGTGCTTGGCGATGCTCTTAACATTCGCGTTGTCTGTACTTTCAACACGAATTCTGTTAACGTTGATAGTGCCTTGAAGCGCGATGGTCGTCTCTTTCATCTTCAAGAGTTTGAACTTCACACCGAACAACAAGCACTTGATTGGCTTAAAAAGCATATTCCAAATCCACCAGCGAAGCTTGTGTCGTATTGTAAAAACTTGGACGACTACTATCGTGGATTGATGAGTTTTCAAGAGCGAAAGCCAGGTTCCATGTCACGTAATGAGAATGGAAAGTTCGTAATGAGTCTTGCGGATCTATATTCGATCCTGAACACCTACAAAGAAACTTTTCCTGAGCAGCAACAAGAAGCTAATAATAACAACAAGCCGGTGATCAATGAGTAAGAAGCAAATCAAGACGTTTCCAACAATCTTCAAGAAGACTTCAACGGGTGCCACACAGATTTGGTATCAAGAGATTTCGGAAGATGGGACTTCTTATCGCACTGTCTCTGGACAGATTGATGGCAAGCTTTGACAAATGCATGTCCTGCGCATACTTATTGTTGAGGTAACATGACTAAAAAAATTGACTTAACAAACCAAACATTCGGAAAACTAACTGTTCTTGTACAAGATATGTCCAGAAAAGATCGCGTTTACTGGATTTGTCGATGCGCTTGCGGAAGAGAAAAAAGTGTATTGGCTAAACATTTGCGAATGGGACAGGTAACATCCTGTCGATGCAGTTTATCCTTACCTGGAAAAGAATCTAAATCATGGAAAGGTTATGATGACATTTCTGGAAAATATTTTAATCAGATTAAGCGTAATGCTGGTTTGCGAGGATTTGATTTCAACCTATCGATAAAAGAAGCCTGGGAAGTGTGGTTGTCACAAAAAGGTCTATGTGCCGTGTCTGGTCAGCCAATAATCCTAGGGACAGGAAGTAAACAAACTGCATCAATTGATAGAATTGATTCGACAAAAGGTTATTCTAAAGATAATATTCAATGGACTCATAAAGACATAAACATGATAAAATCAAATTACTCAATGCAAGAATTTTTCGAAATGTGCAAGGCTGTAGTGGAATATAACAAACTATGAAAAAAGTATTATACAAGAAAAATGAAAATGGGTCTGTGATTGAATGGTGCCAGGAAATAGACTCAACTGGTACAAAGTTTAGAACCGTACATGGATTGCAAAATGGAAAAAAGGTAACAAGTGGATGGAGCCTTTGTGAGCCAAAGAATGTTGGCAAGGCAAATGCTACCGATGCAATCGCTCAATGCATTCTTGAGGTTCAAGCGAACTACAAGAAGAAGCTTGCTCAGGGCAACTACAAAGAGACTCTAAGTGAAGAGTCTCTTGCCAACGATAACTTCTTCAAGCCAATGCTTGCCAAGGAATACGGAGAAGCTTATTCATATTCGTCTGGAGACGATGTTTACTCTCAACCGAAGCTTGATGGCTTGCGTTGCATTGCGAGGAAGGAAGGGCTATTCTCGCGCCTTGGAAAGCCCATTGTGTCAGCTCCTCACATTCATGAAGCGTTGATGCCTCTGTTCAAGAAAGACCCAAATCTTATCTTGGATGGCGAGCTTTATTCCGATAAGCTTGCAGACAACTTCAACGAGATCATTTCTCTTGCACGACAGTCAAAGCCAACCGAAGCAGACTTTGCAAAGTCAAAGGCAACGCTTCAATATTGGGTTTACGATATCAATCAGTCAACCAAGTATGGACTTAGGTTTGCTTATCTGAACAAGCTCATCAACAAAGACCTACAGAACGACTTCATTAAGCTTGTTGAGACAGAACACGCAGAGTCTCAAGAGCACCTTGATGCCCTTTATGCTGCCTATATGATCCAAGGCTACGAGGGTCAGATGGTTCGCATGAACAACAAGGGATACGAGAACAAGCGTTCAAAGCAACTTATCAAGCGAAAAGAGTTCAAGGACGAAGAGTTTGAGATCGTTGATATTTTTGAAGGTCTTGGAAATTGGGCAGGATATGCAAAGAGCTTGGTTTTCAAGCTCAATGACGGTACAGAGAGAACTTCGGATGCAGGCATTGCAGGAACGCAAGCTTTCACAAAGAGTCTTTTGGAAAACAAGGACAAGTACATTGGCACACTTGTTACCGTGAAGTACCAGAACTACACTCCAGAGGGAAAGCCAAGGTTTCCGATTGCAATCAAGTTCCTTGGAACAAAGAAGAGGGAACTGTGACGGATATAAAGCTTCCAGTAGATTACACAAAACTCAAACCTTATGAGAAAAAGACCATCAGGGAAGAGTATGTTAGAATTCAAAATGGCTTATGTGCTTTTTGCAAGAATCCATTGAGCGGACCTGCTACAGAGAAAGTCATGGGTAAGACGATTAACAATAAGTTATTTCCGATTGGATTTTTCAATGCGCCTATACACTTACATCATAATCATGATACAGGTATGACAATTGGAGCAATTCATAGTCGCTGTAACGCATATCTTTGGCAATATCACGGAGAGTAAAACATGATAACAAACGCAACTCTAACAATTCAAAGTGGCAAACAAACATTTAAGATTCCTGTAACGTGGGAAGAAGATTTCTTTGTTGAAGGCGAGCAATTGTATTGCGATCTTATGTTTAATGGAGTATATCCCGTTGATTTCGAAGATTTGGAGTTAAGCGTCATTCTGGATTCTGATAAAGAAGTTTCTTGTCAAGTTAGATGGGATGATATGGCAAGTATGGTATATCCTGCTAGAAAGAGGAAGTAGCATAAATGCGTGACGAACCAAAATATCCAAAAGTAGGCGACTTGGTAGAATGCATAATGAATTCTCCATCCAAGGGAGAACAAGGCATTGTTACGGAAGTAAACTTATGTGCAACTAAATACGAAGATCTCAACATAGAGAATCACGGTTTTATTGAAGTTGAAATCACAAAAACCGTGCCTGGATCTTATTCCAAGGTCGGAGACACAGAAGACTATGTGCTTCATAATTGGTCAAATGCGCTAAAGATTGTGAATCAAGACAACAATGAGTGACGGTACACAACATCATGTAGCAAAGCTTCTTGAGGGTGAAGATGTAATCTTTCGCCCTCGTGGCAATTCTATGAAGCCAATCATTTTCGATAAGCAAGAAGTCACCATTACTCCTATATCAAAATTGTCGAATGGTGTAGAATCAATTGAAACGGGAGACGTGGTTCTTTGCAAGGTTAACGGAAAGCAGATGCTTCATTTGGTTACAGCAATCAAGGGAGTTCTGAGCAACAAAGAAGGCAAGAACACACTACAGTTTCAGATAAGCAATAACCATGGTCACGTAAATGGTTGGACTCCTGCCAAGAACATTTACGGAAAACTGATAAAAGTGAGCGATTGATTAGGAAAAAGATATTATGCCAATCACATTCAAAGAACTAAAGCAAAAGCACGACGACAAGAACAAGATAGAGTTTCCTCAAGAGGTGCTTGCCTCGATTGACAAGAGGATTGAAGAATCGTTTGATGGAAACATTGCAAGAGCAACAATTACGTCAGTAGAAGCAGATGCTCTTTTCATTGGAGCCAATGTAGTTCAATTCAACAAAGAAAGATCGACAAAAGCACTTGAATTGTTGGAAGAAATGTACCGCAAAGCTGGATGGAAGCTTGATTTTCGTGCCACGACGGTCCCATACGCTTCGCACTTAGGCGAAGGTAGACATTACACCTATATACTTTACTTCACAGGCATTCATGAGTCAAAACCACGTAGCGTTCCACCAGATTTCGTGGATCCAAGAGGAGGAATGGACGCTGTACAGAAAGACTCAGGACGTATAGATCCCGGATTCAAATGGAGATAAACAAAATGTCACTAAACCCACAAGATAATCTAGTTGAACTCATTGGAGTTTATGGTGGAGACGAATCTCATGCATCATCTGCATGGACCTCTACAAGCAGAGATATGACACCTGAGAAGGTTACTCGTATTCCAAAGCTTCTCGGAATGCTTGCCAAGGATGGTCATCATACACCGTTTGAGAAATCAAGCATTCATTTCTTGGTCACAACCGACATTGCTTCCCATATTCACATAATCAAACACAGAATTGGTGTTGCGGTTAACGGTGAATCTGCCAGATACAAAGAGTTGAAAGACGACAAGTTCTTCATTCCAAACGATTGGGACGAAGAAGAGAGAACCAACTACGTCAAGTTCATGGAGAACGCTTACAACGAATACCATAATGCCTTAGAGCGCCTCCAAACCAAATACGTAAGCGACCAAGGTTTTGCTCTTTCGGATGCCAGGAAGAGAGCCAAGGAGTCAGCAAGACTGTATCTGCCATACGGCAATCAGATTCAAGCAGACGTTATGTTCAACTTCCGCAGCTTCTATCATTTCTTGAGCTTGAGATACTCGACTCATGCACAGAAAGAGATTCGAGATATTGCAAAAAAGATGCTTGAGCAGGTTGTTGCAACAAATCAGTTTCCAATCACGCTTCAAGCGTTCGGTCTAACCGATGCCAATGGAAATATTAGAGCACCGTTCACAGATCATTTCCACCTTCCTGCCTACGAGCCACAAGAGTCAAAATGAACCTATTTGGATTCTACTTTGATAGAGACACAACATCTTTTGATGTTCCTATGTGGGTTTGTTCGTACGACATATACTTGCACATAGCTCCATCATTGTTTGCTCTTGCAAAAGAAGTAATCACCGAATACAAGAGCGACAGACACCTAGCAATGTAGAAAAGAGCAGTTATGATCGAAATCAAAGCACCAAACAAGCTAGCCAAGCTCAAAGATTCAAAGACCGTCTTCATGGCAGGCTCTATTGATATGGGCAAGGCAATTGATTGGCAGAAGCAACTGAAAGAAGCTTTTGCTAAAGACAAGAGAGTCACCTTCTGGAATCCAAGAAGAGACGATTGGGATTCGTCTTGGAAACAAGACATTAGCTTTGCTCCATTTAACGAGCAAGTAACTTGGGAACTTAATGCCTTGGAGAAGGCAGATATCATTGTCTATTGCTTTGATCCAAAGGGTCAAGCACCAATTACTCTTTTGGAACTTGGTCTTCACGTAAAGAGTGGCAAGCCTATCATTGTTTGTTGTCCAGAAGGATTCTGGCGCAAGGGCAACGTTGACATTGTTTGTGAGAAATACGGGATTCCTATGGTGGACTCTCTAGAAGAAATGATTGAACAACTAGGACAACTACTATGAGCACAGCCGAAATTATGCATTGTCGTCATTGTGAAAAATACATTGGCAAGAAGAACAACCTTGATGATTACTTCTTTTGGTGTGACAAGACTTGTCATGATGCCAACGAGAAAGAGATCCTTGATAGAAATCTTGCTACCATGGCAGCTCACGAAGCTCACTTCAAGAACAAGAAAGCTGCTGCCGCATGTAGCGGAAATGTTGACAAGGACAGTGGTGAAGCTTCTTCTTCAAAAGAGAAACAAAAGGCGCCAAGAAATACAAAAAAGAAGTAGTCTTCTATAATATAGAAATTACACAAATAGAAAGATAGGAGATGAAGACAATGACAACAACGACAGGCTCAGGTAGATTCAAACAAATTGGTGAAGAGATCGGTTCTCTTGTAGAAGAGAAGAACGCAGCATACGGCAATAGCTTTGGTAAGGTAGCAGAGTTCCTCAAGATTCTTTGGCCAGATGGTATTCCTGTTGAGGCATACACGGATGCTCTTTGCACCGTTCGTATGTTTGACAAGCTCATGAGAATTGCCAACAAGAAGGATGCCTTTGGAGAAAGCCCATACAGAGACATTGCAGGCTACTCAATCCTTGGCGTTGAGAAGGATGAAAGAGAGACTGCTCCACAAAAAACAGAAGCAAAGACTACAGAAGAGTTTCGTGAGTTTATACGCGCTAAAAAGCAAAGTGATGCCGCGAGAGATCTAAAGATTTATTCAGACATTGATCTGGAGCAAACAATCAGAGATATAAAAGTAGAAGCTGCTCTCAATGCTTCAAAGGCATTCTTTTCAGAGAAGCAAGTAGAAGAGTTTGCCAAGCAAGTTCCAACGGAAGAACAACAAGAAGAAGAGCCTTATCCAATTCATTTGAATGATGGTCCAGTTCCGTACAAGGAAACAGAAATAGCAATAAAGCAAAGTCGTACCGTTAGAAAGTTTGACGAAGTTGCCGAAAAGCTACTCAATGAGTCGAAGTCTGGTCCATTCATTCCTGTAACAGTTTGGGTCCGTGGACAAGAAAGACTTGGAAGAATTGAAGAAATTCCTTACAACAATGTAAAAGTCAACAACATTAGAAGGGATCCAAGAACAGATATCCAATATCTCTATATCATGTATTCTAATGGCAAATTAACGTCTATTCAGACTGATGAGATCACAAGGATCACTCAGGGAGAAGAAACTCTGTATGATGCAAGACCATATCTTCTCATAAAGAAAGCTGTTAACTACGACGCTCTTAATGACATTCTGTCAAATCCAGACGAAGTTATGGTCTTGACAGCAACCATTCAAGAAGAGATGGATAAGCAAGGCGTTAAAGAGCCAGGAAGATTGAATCTAACCAATGAGTCAGAAAAGAAAGCAACCAATGTTCCTCTTCCAAACTCAATAGAAGAGAAGGCAGTTGCCATTCAGGATTGGCTTGAAGAGAATGTAAGCAATCCAACGGCAAATGAAATAACCGTTTGGCAGACATTTACAAGCTCCCTATACAAAGCTAATGGATTGAAAGTCGATGTAGGAGACGTTGTTAGATTCCCAAAGAAGTTCCCAAATATTTCGTGGCAGATTCTAAAGATTGCTTGTGGTGTAGCGTTTATTCAAGACGTTGACGATCAAGGAAGAACACAAACCATTGATTTCTTTGAAAAAGGACTCTTTGCTCAGAAGCAGATAAAGATCAAGTTTGGTTCCGAGGCAGAGAAGAAGACTTGGTATGAGATCACCAGCACCTCGAAAGCTACTCCAGATGAAGTTGTTGACAAGCTCATTGAAATGATGAATCTTCAAACAGAAGGACTCGTTCAAGCAAAGGCAAAAGAACAGAACCACAACATTGTCGCGACTATGGAAGTTGATGACACGGATGATGCCAACAACTCTTCTGTGTGTATGGACCATGAGTAATAAAAAGTACAAATACAATCCAGATCGTCCAGAGCTTCCATTCTTTGAAGAACAGAGAGATTTGGCTTTCTTTCAAGAGCAACTGTTGCTTGCCTTGAAGATACCAGTACAATTCATCAGTTTTGATTTCACTGTTTCAAAAAACGGCTATCCAATGAAAAAAGATGATAATGAAGAAAAAACAAACACAGACGAAAAGTCCACTTAGATATCCTGGCGGCAAGTCAAAGCTTGTTAAAGAAATTGATCGATTGGCTCCTGCTGCTTACAAAGAGTATCGGGAGCCTTTTCTTGGTGGAGCTTCCTATCTTCTTCACGTCTGTCAGACTCAACCAAGCACGGTCATCAAGAAGGCATCAGATAATTTCTATTTGCTTTACAATTTCTGGCAGCACGTCCAGTGCTGTCCAGACACCCTTGTTGACGAGATCAATAAGCAAAAGGTTATAGCAAAGACAGGGACCAAGCTCTACATCGAGTCAGCAAAGACTCTCAAGAAGGATGGCAATAAAGACTCATCATTGCTTGAGAGAGCAGCGGCTTACTTCATTCAGAACAGAATCACGTTCAGTGGACTTGGATTGAGTGGTGGATACTCTCAGGGTTCTTATGATGGAAGGTTCAAAGAGAACCATATCAACGCAATCAAAGACGTAGGCAAGACTTTGAAAAACTGTCAGATTCGTTCTGCCAGCTATGAAGACCTATTGTTTGAAGATGGTGAAGATGTTTTTATCTTCCTCGATCCTCCATACGATATAAAATCAGACAACCTCTATGGGAACAGAGGTTCGATGCACAAAGGCTTTGACCATGTGAAGTTTGCAGAAGACTGTAAGAAGAGCAAAAAACACAAACTGCTCATTACCTATAACGACAATGAGCAGATACGTGCGTTGTTTAAAGAAGAAGACGGCTTCAAGATAAACGAAGTGGAAGTCGGTTACTCAATGTCCAAGGGAAACAACAAGAAGAAGATCGAGTTGTTTATCACAAAGGGATACTGAGTCTCACTCCCAAGCTGCATCAACTTCTTCTTGGGCTTGCAACAAAGCTTCATTGAACAAGTCTCTGATTGCTCTTGGATTGTTTTGTTCTGCTTGCTCAAGCCAATCTTGTTCGCTTAGTTTCAATTCGCTTTCAAGGTCTGCAATGAGTTCGCTTGCATTCCAGTAAGACAGTGGAGTGCCATGATCATGACGATAAATCATGTGACTGATCATAATGTCCTTGATTGCTTCTCTTGGAGACTTGGTTGGTCTTGGACGAGGAGCAGACGTTGATTTTGGTGGCAAAAACTCTTTGATGATTTGCTTAATCTGTGATTTGGTGATTTTTCTCATATCAGTATCCTGCGTTAAGTTTGATCCAGCCTGGGTCTATTCCATACATCTTTGCTCTGCTAAAGATTACTCTGATATCACGTTCTGAACGAGCAGCTCTAGCTCTTTTGTAATCTTGAATGAGTTCTCTTGCAGCAGCTTCTTTTTGTTCTGGTGTCACTTCTTCATACAACTCTTCTTGATAGAGATGCATTTGATCTTTGAAGTCTTGAACGTCTACACCGTCAACGGTAAGAGAATTGCAGAAAGGATCGTCTCCGTAACCATTATCTTCATAGAACTTTTCGATGCAGAGTTGCTCAAGACCTTCTGTGGTCATGTTGTCAATCTCATGTTTTGGAAGTACAAAGTTGACAAATATGCGATCGGCTCTTGGTGAGTTTCCTCCCCAAACTTCTGCTTCAACTTCCGATACGTCTCCACCCATGCCGGAGGCAGTCGCAGGAGATTCTTCCATTGAAGTGATTGGACTGCTAAGTGCAGTACCGTTGCTATCTTGCTCTTTGAGCTTCAAGGCTTCTCTTAACAGAGTCTTGAGTTGTGATTGTGTGATTTTCATATTAAGCTTCTTTCATCCAATTGTGATATCAGTAATTAATTTATTGTACATACTCAAAAGAGTTCTTAAAGAAACATCTTTTATTTCTAAAACAGAATCTTCATAACCACCAACCGATAAACTCCACATATCTTTTTCTTGATCAAAAACAATCCATATGTCCCCCATCCAGGGTCTAGGTAAAGCTTTGGTCCACGAAGTTCCACCATATTTTGCAAATTCAAACCCAAGCTTTTGCAGTATTTTAACTTCATCTGGTCTTCCCGTTCTAGGATGCATTTGTTCTCTTATCATTTGCTTGAGTTCTTCAGTTGTTAGCTTTTTCACTGTGTTTGGTTCCTTTTCTCTTGTCTTCTTTGACTGCTTGTCTATCGGTAAATCTTTTTCGATTCGCATATTGAGCAAGTTCTTATCGTTAACCGTTGGTTGGTTAAGCTCTTTGTCTCTTCCAATCTTCTTCACAACGGTTCTCTTGTTCTTGAACTTTCCAGTTAGAACAATGTCTCCCACATCAATATCCAAATCTATTGCCATATAACTAATCTTTTCTAAATATTACTAAATGAACAACAAATCAGAATAGTCGGCAATAACTTTACGTTCTTTGTCAGAAGTTGTTGACTCAGACCAGAATATAGCAGCTTTTATGCCCTTGTCTCCGTTACCTTCAAACACTCTATCCAAGTCACCTTTAAGCTGAACTTCTTCGGTTCCTGGGGCTTGTGTATCATAAGTTGCAAGACTTGGAATCCAAACCTTATTGTACTTGGTGTATTCTTTCATCGACCTGTCAACAAGTTCTTTTGTCTTTGAAGTGTCATAGAGCATTGGAGAACCAAAGTCACACTTCTTCAAACAAGTCCAGTCAATGTCTTTGGCAAGAGTTGGCAATGGGTAAGAGACAAAGCCAACAGAAAGAGATTGTTGCTGGCTATTGTTGTTTTTTGCAAGAGAAATGGTCTTATCTACAAGGGCATTAAGAGATTCCTTCTTGCCACGATAAGCCTTTTCTATATCAAGCATGACTCCCTTGCCTCGGACCATCTTGCAGTAGTCCACAGCAAGGATGGCAGCAGCTTCGCTTTGCTGGACGCTAGCTGCCCTCTGGCTGCCAGGGAATGTCCAAACCCATACGTCGAACCCTGCCAAGACAAGATCGTCTCCATAATCTTTTATATTTGATCTTGGAGACACATAGCCATCTTCGGCTTCAACCATTAAAGAAACCCAAGTAGCTTTTGCTGCCTTGAGTCTTGTGATTAAGACTTGACCGTTCTTCACGGTATGAGGAGGAAGTCTTCTAAGATAGAAGCCAAAACCTTTTGTTGTTGTAGTATTTGTTGTTGTCATTGTCACCAAGGATCTCCGCTTAGCTTGAGGGAAGAAGCAACCTTCTCGGATTCGTACTTGAAGCGCATCTTCATGATCTTCTTGTTATTGCCACCAATGATTCCAACAGAGTCAGCACCAACCTTCATGACGGTAAGCTTTGGGCTGGATAGAGCTTGAAGCTTCTCGTTGTTAAGAGGGTCCATGACAGAGGCAGCGTAGGCTCCGTTCTTTCCGTTACCAGTTACCTTGATGTATCTTGGCTCGATTACGTCTGCGTCCATCCAATACTTGAGAATGTAAGCTCTCAAATCTTTTGGCTTCATTGTTGAAAGCTTCTCAAACATCTTGTCTCTCATGGAAGCAAGAATCTGTTGTCCAACCAAGACGGTCTGCTGTTGTACCTTTGGCTTGGAACGGATATAAGCTTTTCTCTCCTGCATAGGAATTGGAAGCTTCAACTTCTTGATGACAACAGCGGTTCTTGTCTTGAACAAAGAGTCGAGATCAATTCCAAGTGCCTTGGAAACGGTTCCTGCGCCTGGATTCTTGAATCCAATATCGCCAGAACTCTTTGTGGATTTGGCTGAAATACCGAGGAATTGTCCATCGGAGAACTGAAGTAAGATATCTGTTGGGTTCATTCTGCTATCTACAGGCTGACCATAGGCTGCTGAAAGAACACCGGGACGTGCTGTCCACCAAGCTTTGACAACCTTGCCAGCATATCCATTGGAAGCTGCCCAAGCTAGAACAGAGTTTGCCATTGCCTTTGCTCTGCCCTCTTGGTCCACATATTCGTTTGGAGCAAGTTGAGCTTTTCTTGCTACAAGTTGAGCCTTAGCTTCGGCACCATTTCCAAAAGAAGACCACTTACCTCCAACGAGATAGAAGCCTGTTAAGATTTCGTTAACGTCTGCACCAATTGTGTTAGCACTCATTGTTGTGGCTCCTCATTCTCTGTATTGCCTTCTGTTTCTACTGTGTCTTCAATGGTTCTTGCAATCTGTTCGATTGACATTTGTTCTGCATCGTCCGTTGGGTCTTGCTCATTATCAAAACTTGTAGGTTCTTGTTGTTGTTGTTGCTCTTCGTCGTTCCCAATATCTGATAACTGTGGAACCTTAAGTACAGTAGAAGAGGGAGTAGAAGTAGGGATATCTAGATCACCTAGTTGCTCCTTAAGGATTTCTCTTATTAGATGACGAATATCGACTGGTTTGCTTTTATTCATTTTATTCATTGGCTACCTATTCTATTAGAATACATTCACAGGAGTTAAATATGTCCGAAGAAACACAAGAACAAACAACAACCACACAAAGCGTAGCACGACTATCAGATACGTCAATTGGAATGATCAGAGACTTGGTTCAACTTTCTCTGCTCCTTGGAGTCAACATTATCGATAACCTAAGAGCAATGAGATTCGATGTAGACCAAACAGGTGCTCTACTTCCAAGCGCAGCTTACGTGACTGCATACAATGAGATGCTTGTCAACCTTGAGAAGCAAGCGCAAGCTGTCCTAGATCAAGCACAAAAGCAAAGAGAAGAAGCTACTCTAGCAGTTGAAGAAGCAGTAGTAGTAACAGCATCATCTTCTGACGATAGTAACTGAAAAAAAGAAAACATGACCGTTAGCTCAACATTATACTCCAGCGAGAACATTGTTTGGGAGACTCCACAGAATCTTTTTGACAAGTTGGACAAGCGATTTAAGTTCACTCTTGACGTTTGTGCCGATGAATCTAACAAGAAGTGTGACAAGTTCTTCTCAGAAGAAGACAATGGCTTGTCTCAATCATGGAGCGGATCCTGTTGGATGAATCCACCTTACGGCAAAACAATCAATCAATGGATGAAGAAGGCATATGAAGAGAGTCAAAGACCAGAGGTTGATTATGTTGTCTGTCTTGTTCCTAGCAGAACGGATACAAAGTGGTTCAGTGACTATGCGATGAAAGCATCAGAAATCATCTTTGTTAAAGGTAGATTGAAGTTTGGCGGAAGCAAGAACTCAGCACCGTTCCCAAGTGCAATCATTGTTTTTGACAACAAAACAAAGCGCAATCCAACGTTAACAACGATGTGAGTTTACATTTCCAAAATATCTGATATAATCATCGGATTATGGAAACCCCCGACAATAGCACAACAGTAAAGGCAGCAAGCAGGGTCAAGTATCCTCGCACGTTCCATTTACCGTGGTCTGAGGGTGCAACCGACGATGACAAGATTCTCAAGTCGGTTAAGCACTTCTGCGATCTCGACGAGGTTGTGATCACCGAAAAGATGGACGGAGAGAATACCTCTATCTACAGGGATTTCTTTCATGCCCGTTCTTTGGATCTGGCAAAGCACCCTTCCAGGGACCATATCAACAAGCTTCGCTCGGAAAAGCTTTACGATCTTCCATTGAACATGCGTGTTTGTGGAGAGAATTGCTTCGCAAAGCATAGCATTGCCTACGATAGTCTTGAAGACTTGTTTCTTGTTTTCTCAATCTGGAAGGATGATACGACTTGTCTTTCCTGGGATGAGACGGTTGAGTGGTGCGAACTCCTCGATCTTAAGACCGTTCCCGTCCTGTATCGTGGCAAGTTTGATGAAGAGCTTATCAGGAACACCATTCTTGTTGAGCGTGAGTCGATGGAAGGCTATGTTATTCGTAACGCTGCTAGCTATCAGTACGAGAGCTTTGCCAAGAATGTTGCAAAGTACGTTCGAAAGAACCACGTCCAAACAAACGAGCACTGGTTGAATCAGCCAATTGTTCCCAACAAAGTGAAAGATACTCTATGACATATGTAGCCACTAAGTATAACATCTGGAAAACGTCATCCGGCTCTTGCCTTCTTCCTGATGGCATTGGTGAATCCAAGGAAAAGCTTTTGGAATGCGAAAAGGTTCTGCATTCTTTTGAGGCTTTCTCTTTCGGCGAAGCTTTGCAGAAGATGAACGATTATTTTGGATGGGGACCATATAGCTTTGTGTTGAACCCCGAAACAAATGAACCAGAGCCTTTTTACTTCGAAAAGACACTACAGGCAGAACCAAATGAGTAATGACAATAAGTTTCTTCCTGTTTTGGGCTATGACATTACCAATGGTCAGCCCGTCATTGTACCTTTTGAAGACATTCAGAATGGTAATTTGCTTTTGGCAGAATGCGATTATGAAATCGCACCAAATTTAGCCAAGTTACCAGAATCGTTGGCAAAGCTTTATACGATTCACAACGTTAAGTCAGTAAGCCTCGGCTCTATTCAAGCAAAAGATGAATTAGAGCTTGTGTGGCTTCTGCTTGATCTAGGGATTGCAAAGGCAATCGAAAACAAAGACTGGTCCGTGTTCAAACGCGGAGCATAGAATCGGTCTATTTTTCCGAACAAAATGAAATAAAAAGTGTAGTGGTTTACATTTTGGATATTCTCTGCTATTGTAAGAGAATGACCAACGCTTCCGACAGTCATTACCACTTCAACAGTCAGGTTCAGCTTGGCAAGAAGCTTTCGGGAAGTTTCCCTGAGTCTCTTGTTAAGAATGAGCCTATGTTGTTTTCGTGTGATCTGAAAAGCTCTCTGGAGCTTGGTGGTCCTATCACCAAGGCATTCATTGATGCTCTTCCTGATGACTGGAAGAATGCTTCCGATTTCATTCTGGACACTCGCGTCCATATGTTGATGGAAGGCTGGTTTCCTTGCATTCCTGGCTTCCACCACGACGACGTTCCTCGTGCTACGCCTACAAGCCAGCCGGATTACGATCATCCTGAGTATCTTTCGCAACACGCTTTGTGTCTTGTGAACGGAGATATTTGTCCTACGCAGTTTGCTATCGGTGAGTGTGATCTCCCAAAGGTTCCCGAGGGTGAAGTGATTTACGAGCATTGGCACAATGATGTTGTTCAATTGCTTGATAATGGAAAGCTTCAAAGCTTTAGCGCACCTACGAATCAGGTTGTCTTTTTCGATTGGCAGTCGATTCACCAGGGAACGCAAGCAGTAAGCGGTGGTTGGCGTTGGTTCGCGCGAGCATCGCGGAACACTAACCGTAAGCCTACCAACGAGCTTCGTCGTCAGGTTCAAGTTTATCTTTCGAATCCGATGGCTGGTTGGTAACAGTAGTAGAATAAAAAAAGAAAAAGAAAAAGAAACAGGAGAAAAGAAACGATGCGAGCAATTATCACAATCGGGATCAGTGCATCTGGTAAGTCAACCTGGGCACGAGAGTTTGTTGCAAACAACGACAACTGGACGATCGTTTGTCGAGACGATGAGCGTACCAAGCTTGCCGGTGGACAGCTTGATTGGAAGAAGTGGAATTGGAAGCGTGAGGGCGAGGTCACGAATGCCCATTGCGCTGCTCTGGATGCCGCTGCAAAGCAGGGATTGAATCTAATCGTAGCAGACACCAACCTCAACGCAAAGTTCCTTGGAGAGCTTGTTACGCGCCTTCACAGCCTTGGCTATGATGTTACGTACAGAATCTTTGAAGTGGACGAGGAAGAGGCAATCCGTCGAGATACCTCGCGGGGAAGTCTTGCCGTTGGTGCAGACGTGATCAAGAAGCAGCTTGCAGCTTTCGACAAGCTCAAGACGCAGACTTGGTGAAAATCGGCTATGAATATCATAGTATTTATTCTCGGAGTAGCTTGGTTTGGATTTCTTGGATATCTGATATTCAATGATTTCTTCTATAAACGAAGTAGATTTAAGGATACGTTCATTTGGTCCACCAAGGACTTGAAGAAGACTCCTGTTGCCGAATTTGAGATCGTTAGTAAGAGGGACGGGAAGATAGATTCTTGCCTGATTACATTCAAGAAAAAGTCTCTATTGCCTTTTTCCTCAAAAGAGCAAAGGGTTGTGTATTACTGCGAGAACCTAAGAGGATTTGGAGACTCTGGTAAGGTCTTCGATGCTGAGACAGGCGACGACCTTTGGTTCAAGTACGATTCTGGTTTTGTTATGGCAGTAAGGGCAATGATCGACAATCAAGAGTCTCGGGCATATATCAAGAACAAGATTGACGAGCATTACTCAAAGGCAATTTCTCTCTACGAGTCCGAACTTGACAAGAAGTTCAAGGAACTTGAACAGCAGAAAGGTCGCGTTATTGGAATCAAGTCTCGGATTGCAGAATCGTTTTCTCCAACAACTATGGAGCAAGAACTTGATTGCCTCAATGATGACGAATACAAAAAGAAATCAAAAGTAAGAAGGGGTTGAATTTTTTATGCTTGGAATTATTTTGGTTTTGGGGATGATTGTTGTCGGTTTGGTTGTCACGGCATTTTACTTTTCTTGGTCTGAGGAAAACTCTCGAACCAAAATTGAGTTTGAAATGGGAATCGTTATCGAAAGGCACGGATCACAGGATAATGGTGAACCAAAGCTTTTTCAGCTTACAAAGTACGAGAAGTATGTAAAGAGCGGCAAGGTCAAGAACAAGCAGGACTATGTTGTGGAAGTCCCCAGTGATTATTGTGCGACGTGGGCTGAAAACTACAGTCATTGCAAGGTTTTCCATTCGTCTGGTCATGTTTACGATTTCGTGGACCGCGAACAAAAGCAAGTCGCCGCGTTCTTGAACAAGAGCAAGCTCGACAAGATTGTTGAAGCTGCTTACGACAAGCAGATTGGAAAGATTGAAGACGATCTTGACAACAGGATCAAGAGTCTTGAGCAGACAAGAAACAAGGCACACGCTTTGAAGGCAAGGATTGCAAAGCCAGAAAATGTTCAACATGTTGCCTTACGCTCGGACGACTCAGAGCTTGAAACAGAAGAAAAGCTTGAGTACGTCATGGTAAAACTAGAATCGCAGCGGAAAAACCCTAGAAATAGGGGATAAAATAATTTTCCATATTCAGTTTACATTTGGAAAATATTTGCTATAATAGAGAGTATGAACAGCGCCTCTACCAAGTTCTACTTCAAGGTCCACGGACCCGGCTCGTCCAACATGAACATTGCGAACGAGCTTACTCGTTGCAATCTTAAGCGTACTTTCACGCTTAAAGAGGCACTGAACAGCAATCTTTCGGCTTCGATTAAGAAGCGTCTTCACACTTTGCAGCACGGTTCGACGGTTCCGTATGCCCGTTGGGCTCGTGGTGCCTACTGCATTTCGATCATTCTCAAGCCGACCGCTGGCAGCAAGAAGAATCTTGAAGCCAAGAAGATCAAGTCGGAAATCAAGACTCTTGACGAGAAGATCGGGGATCTTCTGGATCAGAAGAGGATTCTTGAGCGCAAGCTAAATCGAATTGGCGGCTGAGAATAAGAAAAAACAAAGGAAGAATAGTCATGCGCAATCCTATCGTTGATCCCGGCAATCGTTTCGTTCCTGCCTCCGTTCAGGAGAGGACGATTAAGGCAATCGCTCGCCGCCATGCCGAGGTTGCCGAAGCTCGAAAGGATATCCGTCATACGGAATCTTATGTCAAGATGCTTGTTGGCGATGCGAAGGATCTCCGAGAGGTCTTCTCGCTTTGCAAGCGTGGATTGTGGAAGGATGCCTCGCGAAAGGCTTCCTCGATGGATACTGCCGCTCGGGAGAACATTCCTGATGCACTTTACGACTTGATCGATAAGAATCAACGTGCCGGCAGGACCGGACGGGATTATTGTTGGTGATGAAAATCAAGATCCCAAAGGAAGTTCGCAAGGCAATTATTGAAGCTCTTGAAGCAGAGATCGATCCAGAGATGTATGGCTTCGGAGGTCCAGCTAGACGACGTGGAGATGCACTTACCTGGGTACTCAAGTACACACAAGAATCCTGAAAAGATAGCAATATGACAATCACAACTATTAGTCTATCTACCACCATGACCATTCGACAGACATACATAACAAGATTTGAGGCATACGACCCTCATATTTCTGTTTTTGGTTCCGACGCATATTCATTTCTCTTGGCTGACAAACCTGATCTGTTCCTTGTTGATTACCGAATGGTCAGTCCATACTTTGATAAACAATACGCAAGATTCCAAACAGCACCAGTAAACGACTGTAACTCCGATCTGGTCTACAAAGAAATAACAATGATTCTATTTGGCATAGAAGAAGAAGAAAAATACAATGACAACAACAACACATAAGCCAATCACAATCGGTCATCTTACCGATACACACTTCAACTTTCTAAGAGGGAAAGACGCTTGGTCGAACTTCTTCCTTCATTGCAAGTCTGTTGCAGATGATGCAGACGTTGACTTCTTTGTTCTCACCGGAGACATTTCGGAAGCTCCAATTCTATTGGACCAACTACAGATCCTTGAAGACTACATTTGCCGTCCTGTATACTTTGTTTGTGGCAACCATGATTTCTATAACGGTTCCATCAAGACAACGAGAGAGAACGTATTTCTGAAATACTCGGCTAACCTAAAGAAGAAGCTTACGTATCTTACTGTCATGCCCGAAGATCAGAAGCAGTATGTTCCTGTAAGTGACACGGTTGCAATCCTTGGTCATGATGGTTGGTATGATGGAGTCTATGCAGACTGGCATAAGAGCAAGGTCAACATGAATGACTATCACATCATTTCGGAGTTTACTCCGCTCTATCACAACGAGTTGTTTGCTGCGATTCAGCAGTATTCAAAGGAAGCTTCCGACTTCGTGTTCAAGGCAGCAAACCAAGCAATCGACGATGGGTTCAAAAAGCTTGTCATAGCTACGCATGTTCCTCCATTTAGGGAGAATGCTGTGTATAACGGCAAGATATCCGATAATGACTGGATGCCTCATTTCTCTTCTGGCTTCATGGGCGAGGCTCTTCTTCGTCTTGCTGTAGAGAATCCACAGGTAGAGATCACAACCCTTTGCGGTCATTCTCACGGAGAGGCATTGCATAAAGCAAATCCAAACCTTACCTGCCTCACAGGCTATGCTCAATACGGAGTTCCAAGGGTAAGCAAGATCATTCGGATTGAGTGATTGAAACAAGGATAAATAAAACCAAATAGAAAAGCTTAAGGCAGGTTCTCTTCACGAGATACCTGCCTTTCTTTTTGTTCGCTTCTAGGGTGTTTTAGATATTGCTAAGCGATGCCAATATCAGCTTACGTGCCAGTAGTAGCCAGCGGAGCCGGAAACCGAAACGTAGTTGCTTGCAGAGAACGCACCAATGACTGCTGCGAATGCACCTGCTGGTGATACGAATGGGTTGGAAGCGGTAACTGTGAATGACGAATCGGAAAGAATCTTCACAGTTGAACCAACTGTATCCGAAGCGATTGCTGGTAGAGCTACAACTGCCGATGACGCTGAAAGGACAAAGTTTGTCTCTCCGAGCGAAGCGGTGGTTGTACCTGCTGCATATGTGATTGTCTTGACTGCTGCGTTTGGTGTTCCTACAAGAACGTCGTAGCTGCCGATACGTGGGTCGTAAACTCTTTTAATTGATGCCATGATGTTTTGAATCTCCTATTTCTTAGCTAAGTATGTAGGCTCTTGCTTTTTCTCTCAATGTACGTTTGTTGTTCTAGAACTTTGTATTTTGTTTTTTTGTATCTGAAAAACCTACAGTCCTAAATATAGGAGATATTATCAATTTTCTACCACTTCTTGTGAAAACCGTCTTCAAACACTATGATGCATGGCTTTCCAAGCTTTTTAGCATAGTTTAAGGTGAACTCTGTACCGGAGCTTTCTTCATCCCAAAAGGCAATAATGAAATCGGCATTCTCCACAATTTGCTTGTTTCTGAGAATGCCTGCTTTCTTTCCTTGTTGGTTCCAGTTGGGTAAAAAGATATCGCGGTTTATCTTGCGATCGATTGCCCATTGTTCTGCTGTCTTATCTACGCCTCTGCAACCGCCAGATACGAGAACAATGTTCCCGTCCCACTTGTCATTGGCAAAATCTAACCATTGTGAAATTAAGTCTAGACTCTTGAACTCTCTTGAGCCTACGACAGCAATCCTTCTTCTACTGCTGTTACTGCTATTTGTTGTAGAAGAAGAAGATGAAATTACCTTCTTCCTTCTTGTTGCTGCTGCCATTGGCTCTAGACTATCTGCTGTTATTGATGATGATGGGTTTGCCGTGAAGTCTTGCATACTGTCCAAATAGTACGCGCTGCTGGCTTTCTTCTCCGCTAAAGATTGTTTATTGTTATGTTGATTATGATGGGTCGGCATGGCTGATCTCTGTTAGACACTCCTCTTGCTTGTTGTTTTTTGCTGTTGCTGCTGTTTGTTGAACTTTGTGACAATCGACACACCCTGTAGGTGATCGTATTCGTGCATAAAAACACGAGCGCGAAGTCCGGTTAGGGTTTCTTCGCGCTTTGTGAATGTTCGGGTTGTTTCGTCCAGTTGATACCATGAGGCTTGAATTGAGACTGGACGCTCAATAGCGAAAAGCTGTCTGGTGGTTTTACGCACGCTCAGACAGCCTTCTATTTGTGATTCTTTTGTTGTGGAGTTTGGATTGTATGTGTAGCTTGGATTGAAAAATGCTTCTGTCTCTGTTGTTTGCTGCCCGTCAGTTGGGAGGAGGTTGATGATAAAGAGTTGTCCGTTGAAGATTCCGAGTTGAGGTAGGGCTAAGCCGATGCCGTCTTTTTCTGCGCGAAGTGTGTTTGTCATCTTATCGACAAGACGGACCAAACTGCTGCACTCTTCTTCTGTCAAGAGTCTATCCACAAAACTATAGGGAATAGACTTCCTTCCATCAATCTTTGAGTGATCAAAGATCTTGGCTATAATAGAGTGCTTCTCTTCCGTTTTTGCTGCTGTCGTGAATGTGCTATTCATAAAACTTCTTGTTGCTTGCATACACAAGCTATCTGTTCTTCTTTTTATGGCATCTGCACCTTTTGCTTATTCAGCTATTTACAGTGCCTTGTTGTGTTTTCTTTTTTGCAGGTAAAAAGAACTATACCTGTTCACTCTCTATAAGTATAGGAGAACAGGCAATTTCTTATCGGGAGACTGTCAAAAAGATTCTGCCATACGGTTCCAAATTCCTCGATCTTCTGGTCCAGCGGCGTCATGACGTAGATGAAAGCAAAGTTCAGTAGTCTGCTCATTCAAAAAAGGGAAAGAGGGAATTGAAACAATTTGCGTAGAAAAGTAGTCTCCTGCTCCAAAAGGCTCTTCACATACTCTCTTCAAACGAAGCAAATTGTCAAGACGCTTAATCATTTGAGCTAGTTCCGTGTGTCCATAATTCCGACCGGGGTTAGCAATCTCTTGACATAGAGAAGAGATTCCCGCTACGTTTTGCATAAGAATCTCATGCAATTGAGGATCCGGCTTCTTTGTCACAAGAGTTACCTTGGTATGATCGACAAGGTTGTGACAGTGAGTAATGCGAATTGACATTTTTCTCCCTTCTCTTTTTCTAGTCGCAAACCGTTAGCTTTAGGTTCCGTTCTACAATTTCCCTTCGATACCATTCCCAAAAGAATGGACCAATGTTAGGAAACTCTGACATTGATACGTTATTGAAATTTCGAGACATGGTTTGAAATACATAGCCCTTCTTGTTTTTCTGGTATACGTATGGAGAAACTGCAACCACAAAGCGTCCTGAGTTCCTTATGAAGAGTGTGGGAGGACTTCTAGGCACTCCTATTCCATTCCAAGAACCAAGGGAAATTACAGGAATTCCGTTGAAAGCATGTACCAAACAAAGAAGAGCAGTACCACCCTCATTCTTTGTCTTGTTTGTTAGATTTGCTCCCTTTGGAACTTTCCAGTCAACTGTTGAGCGAATGGTCATTTCTCAATCCATCTTCCATATAGGCATTTGTTTGTCCTTATTCTTTTTCTCAGGATGGACTTGATTCCAAATCGAATTGATAAAACCAACCTCTTTCCAGAAGACACTGGCAAGACTTGGATTTCTAATCATGTTATTGTACGTAAAGGTTTCACACTTGGAGAGAAGAGTTTTCCCTGTCAAATCCTTGTGTGTTGAATACAGAAGAACACGAATGTAGTATTTCGTGTATTCCCAAACGCTGCCATGATAGAAATCTCCGTTGCTAACGCGGAGCATCTTCAATTCCTTGGTGTATTTTACGTTTAGACTCTGGCGAATGGTCATTATGATTACTTGCCCAACAAGTCCGTGTACTCATCCCATACACAATTAGGAATTCGATCTATTGTAGCCAGATGACTAGAATCGGTAGAATGGATCAATTTACGGACGTCGTAAAGGACCAGTATTTCTTTTCCGTTGTCATCGGCGTCAGGTACATACCTGTGAAGGGTTGGATGTGCAGGCATCACTGTCTTCATTCGTGTTCGAAGATAGAAAATGTAAGTCTTGCGCTTCTTTTTGTAGAATGATTCATAAGTTGGGTCATCCAACTGAAACAGGCTGTTCTTTGTATTTGTTCGAATCGCCATCGACAGAAATCTCAACTCTGGATATAAAAGTTTTGAAGAGTTGCCATCAACTTGTCAAGTTCGCCTCTGGTTGAAGCAATACGCTTTTCTGATGACAACATGCCAATGACAACCTGATAAAATCCTTCATCATTATCTTCTTCAAAAAACGAAGTGACAAGATGAACAGAACCTACGTTGCCAGCAAAAACTGCTGGATCCAATCCATCTTGTACGTACGCATGAGTAAGCGTATTTGTCAAATTTGGATTTAAGGCATACTTTGCGCGGAGTGACATTTGTGTCCTTACTTCGAATAGCCAACTGCCTTCATGTTCTCAAGCGTATTCTTGAGGAAAATGAATGCCTTGTTGTACTTCTGCATACGAACGAAATCCTTGTCTCGCAGTCCCTTGAGACGAGTGATATCGGAATTGTCTCGCAAGTCTTCCATCTTAACGCGAATGGCATCGGTGTTCGAAGAGATTCGACGAATGTAAATCTCGTAATCCTCATCCTTATCGTGAGTCATCAGAGCAAGAGCATCTGTGACACGCTTAGAGAATCCGTTCTCACGAAGCTTCTCAATGGTCCAAGCACCTCCAGAATCCTCTACAACGTCGTGCATGATAGCAATCTGCATTAGTTCTTCATCGGTCGTACGAAGGCGCTGCATGACTCGCATAGGGTGAAGGATATAAGCATTGCCACCTTGATCCTTCTGTGTCTCGTGGACAACGGAAGCAATCGCGATGGCAGTACCGAGGAGATTGGAAGTGTTGTTTGTGTTGATATTTGTGGTCATGGTTCAAAGATACCAAACAATATCCAAAATGTAAAGTGGTTTACTGATTATTGTGCTGTACTACAGTAAGCCTGTAATATCTAGGCATAAACAGCCAAGCGTTCAAGTCATTGTTTTGGGTGCAACGATTGACGTTGTTGATCTTAACAATTGTTCCATTATGCTCGGTACACCACGCTGCTTGAATAGCGCGGTTGGCTTCATTCACATCAAGCCTTTCGGACTGCAACTGATTGTAGTAATCTCGTTGAGCACTCAATGTAAAAGTTGCAACTGAACCTGCAACGTTGAAGAAAAGGCTAATGAGCAACATTATCATTATTGACAATGGAAGCAATGATTCGTCTTGTGTCTTTTGCTGTGTCATCATAATATTCATTCTATCGTTTGATTTTGGAAATGTAAACCGTAGGGTCCATTAAGAGATTTGGCATTGGCTCTCCAATATTCCAAATAACGGTTTGTTCTGGAATATCCGAATAAAGCTCCAAGTGCAGCATGGTCGTTGGATTCTTCCCTTTGTCTTTCTTCAAGACTTCGGCAATAGTACCAATGCAGTCATTAACAGAAACCTTTGTGCCAATTGCAATGTCCGTGTCAATCTCGCCATAAACAAAGACAAGCTTGTTACTATTGCTGCTTTGTACCCAAACCGCTTGTGTGTCCTTCCACCACGGAGTCGGAGGATTGCTCTTTGTTCCCGTGAACCATTCAACGTTGACAACCACCCCATCTTCAATCGGATACACTTTCGTACCATAAGGAAGGTAGATATCAATGCCCGTATGAATATCATGCTTTCGTACAGCACCAAACCTTGCATGGCTTGGAATATTATCGTTCGATTGCTTGGAGTTCATTGATTGTCTCGGTTACAAAATCCATATCCACAGCAAGGCGCTTAAACCAGTTAAGAAAATAGGTTTCAAGCTCGTTGGACCTTGGATGCGTCCCCTTGTGTGCCTTAACAAAATCCTTATAGTTTTGAATCTTGTCGGCAACCAGCATTTGATTGACTTCGGGAATCGGAGACAGTGCCACGCTTGAGAATAGGTTCTCTTCGGTTACATCTTGGCGAAACGAGAGATAGGCATTTGCAATGTTTCGGTACTCCATCGCAAGCATAATGACCCTCTTGTTGTCAATCTGATCAACATACTTCATGCCATACGTTGCAAGGTCCGAGTCTCCCTGAAAGATTGGATGAAGCATGTAAGCAGAAACGGTGTCACCGTCTGTTACCTTAAGCTTGTTGTGAAGAATATAGATTCCCTCATCAACGTGATTCATGTAAGGGATCTTAGAACGCTCTGCAATCCTAGAGCCATACACTTCCGAAATGATGTTGTAATGCTTCTCTGTGCTCTTGTTTGCAAGAGGATACGCACGGACAAAGCTGTATCGGTTCTTGGTGAACGTCCGCTCAAGATTGCAGTCAACGATTGTGACAAACGGAGTCTTGTTGGAGTTGTGCTTCAATCCATACATGTTTGAAACACGCTCAAACATTCCCTTGCCACGAGCACTCTCGTAGATATAGAGAGAAATGAAAAGGTCAAAGTAGTTTGGATTGGACTTCTGTGCCTTACGGAAGTAAGTCTTTGCAGCGACAGGCTTTCCATCTACGACGACTTCAATGCACTCACGACACCAAATATACCCATCTGTCAAAATCTGCCTTGCACGATCCTGATAGTATGTTGTGACGTCTTGAAGATTATTTGCGTTCTTGTTGAGGCGAATGTAAGTCATCTTGTTGCTTCTCTCAATGTCCACTGTGGGCATGAAGAACATTCATCTGTCCCGCATGATTCACTTCGATATCCCAAAGTGCGTTCGTGTTGAATCGATTGAAATCCGTACCAGTCTGCGGATTGTACTCCCAATGCGGCTTCTCGTCATCATTGAGATCCGTGAAGGTCACACTGTAATGACGCTCAATCTCAAGAGACTGTGGACCAATCTCATTTCGCTGTGCCACAAGATCCTGCGGATCACGAAGATTGTGGTCATTGAAACCGTGAAGCTCGGAAGTAGCAATCACCGTCCACTGATAGTAATCGTACGAACACCACTGTTCCATCGTAGGACACTGTTCATAGCAAGTGTCATACTCAGTCCGCGAGCAAGAATCACACTCGGTATGCGACTGCGGAGTGCAAGTCTCAGAACACTCGGAAAATCCATTTCCGCTGCTATGGCAAGACTCATGGCAGGATTCACCATCGCTCACGCTATGACAGTTGCACTCGTACGAGACACTGTGAGGATTGCAGTTATACGGATTGCAATCGTGAGTGCCATGCTGGCGAGTCTCGCAAACATCGTTGAAATGCGAAGCAGGCTCATCATCCTGCCAACCCGTGTCATGGTGCGTGGAACGCTGCGAAAGGTTCGCACGATGGCTCCAGTACGTGTTCGTAACCGTAACCAGCTTGGAATGATACGAGAAAAGCCAGAAGAGAAGGAAGACCAGAAGACCAAGACCAGCGACTACGGCACCAATCTTTGCGTAAAGAAGCTTCTCTTCATCGCTGAAAAAAGAATTGAGCTTATTGTTGCTGTTGTCATCGGTAGAAGGAAGCCAACCAGTAGGCTCAATGACGCGAGCAGGAGCACTATTCTTTGGGGCAATAGCAGGACGAAGAATACGGTTCCAGTCATGCTGGACCGGAGGATCGGCAAGAGTCTCCTGCTGCTTTTCTTTTGCAGCTTCAAGCGTCTTGGGACCACCGCAAACCGAACACTCACCATAAAGGTTACGAACATCGTTCTTGCAGAACTCGCAAGACCAATTCGAACCAGCCTTTGCAAGCTTCAAAAGCTCGGGATCCGTAACCGGAGCAGACGTAAGATTCTTTGAAGTGTCGTACTCCTCACGCTTCTCTTTGTAAGATCCGCACTTCTTACACTTCATATCGCGACCACGATTCACTTCCTTGCAGGAATCGCAAGTCCAAGTATTCTCAACGGTCCAACGACGCTTAACGTAGCTCATGCGTGCTCCAAGTCTTTGTTTTTCTTGTTTTCGGTCCAGTTTTTCTTTTGTTCGATCGAATCTTTAATCAAGAGCTTTGCAGCTTCCTTAATCGAAGTGCAAACAACAACCCGATCCCACGAAATCGCTGTCAGCTTAACGCTCGCATTGTCATGATCAAGAGTTGCAACAATTCGACCGTCAAAAGAGGAATACACTCGCTCAGAAACATTATCATTCACCATAGACGCAAAGGTCATTTGACCTTCAAGCTTTTCTATGGTCTTCTTGTTTACAAGAGTGTTCATATGATCCATTATAGCAAAAATATCCAAAATGTAAACTAACATTTGGATATTGTTTTTATGCTTGTTTTGCAGTCTATCGGTCAATCATCAACGAATAGGCAGAACTACAGCAGTACCAGTCTCGGTGTCAAACTCAAGGGTGCAGCATTCGCCATATTGAACCCACTTCTTCAAAGCAGACTCAACCTCTTGATACTCTTCATCAACCAATTGCTTGAATTCTTTCTTCGCAGACTTATCTTCAAAAGAACGTGATACAAATCCTCATGTCCATTCTCGCGGAGCTTCGCAACGGCATGATCCTTTATCGACTCGTAAAAGCCATCGGGATCCTTAATTGAAATTGTGATCTTCATTTTCCTTTTCTCTCTTTTTGATCAACGACGACCAAAGTTATTTGCGCGAAGAAATATTGGAGTATCCTTGCTTACGCATCGGAAGACGCCAGCATCATCCTGAATCAAAACGCCATTCGGACAATCTGGTCGATTCACATACTGATATCCATTGAATGCCCAGGCACCTACAATTACTAGGAGGACAAAAACAAAAAATGCTTGAAAACTTCTATCGCTATGCATATTGAATATTTCCTTTATATCTTTCTTTTTCTTGTTTTCAGCCCCAAGCGAAGCACTCGCCGTATTCCTGGCAGTATGCGAGGATGGCATCGAGACGGAAAAGGAAGCTAAGAGCCTGGTCGTCCTTCGGATCCAAGGTCGAAACGTTGGTTAGCTTGAGGATATTGCGACGAAGCTCGGCAATAAGATCCGGCGAAATCTTGCCAGTCGGCGCGGGATCGATGCCGATCAGGTTGAGAAGGTGGGATGCCGTGCTATTGCTCACACAAAGCTCCGGGGCATCGCAAATGCTAACCCATCCATCACCCTTGCAGAAATAGCAATCGCTATCCGGGGTACACGTACACTGACGCTCCGAATAGGTGGGAGTGTGATTCGCGGAGGTGGAGTAGAAGGTCGTCGTCATAACATCTATTATAGCAAAAATTTCCATAATGTAAACCAACATTATGGAAAAATTATTTTCTGCCTATATTTCTAGAGGATTTCTTCGATTCGCTTCATTGAGCCTGGATGATAGTCATGCTTTTGAGCAAACCAACCTTCTCGTCCTGCACCTTCATCAATAAGGATTTCAAAACAATCCGTATGCAAATAAACCGAAATGGTTCGCTTATATGGTTGAGGTACGCTCTTAACGTAATAGGTTCCGTAATGCTTAAAACCACCAACATCAACAAGCTTGGTATGCATTTCTTTTACAAAAGCTTCTTTTTCTTCTTTTGTCATGGGAAGAAACGTACGTTTCGATGGCTTAGGTTTCATGTTACTGTGAGTCTCCATCGTCATTGCCACCATCATTTGCTGATGCAATCATTAGCACAAAGATAATTCCCGAAAGGAATCCGCAAAGATAAGGAATCATGATTTTCTCTCTTTTCAATCCTCTGTTGACATTGGAGTTGTTGAGCAC